ATTTTGAAATTGTTGAAGTAAAACAATATGAAGACCTTGATTTTTGTTATTGTTGGTACACAGAAGACTATTATAATGAGCATAAAAATAAAATTGCAAAAGAAGTTGATAGATAAAATTTGTATTTAGTTGAAAGGAGATTGATGATATGAAGATTGAAACAATTAAATACATTGAAGCTGTGTTAAAACAGGACGTTAATGCTAGGGCTTTAATGTATAAGGATTACAAAAAAGAAAAAGAAGAAAAATATGAAACAGAGCAACTTCGACAAGTAATGAGTAAAGATGAAATTAAAGTATTAGACGGTAGAAAAGAAGATTACAACCGTGCATTAGAAAGATATAATGATTTTATGGCACACGATTGGAAATAAAATTCGTGTTTAATTTATGGAGGACTTTTATGAATGACGTTGAAAAACAAATTGTATCTTGTTTTTGTAAAAAAGAAAGATTCAAGTTTAGAGATTTGGTAACTTTTCAAAATGGTAAATTACATATTCATAAGTTTGTTCCAAATGACGAAACTGAATTAAGTGCTAAATTTGAAGCGAAATGTAAAAAGTGTGGCTACATACAGAGCCATAATTGGTAAATACTATTGAAAAAAGCCACTTTACATCTAATTATTTTAAGAGTTTTAAAGTTACAATGTGTGAATAAATTAGTTAAAGAAAGGAACAATTATGATTATGAGAGAACCGACTTTATTAACAGAAATTATTGATAATATTTGGTATGATATTTGTACAAATGGTTTATTTGTTGAAACTGCAATAAATAATTATTCAAAAGTATATAATTTTTCAAATGAAGAAAAAGAATATATCACTAAAATTCTTAAAACTCGTCAAGAGGAATATGATAAAGAATTTGAAGATTAAATAAAATTCTGTTTAAAATGGAGAAAACTAATATGATTTGTAAAGATTGTAGAACTAAATTTGCAAAGGTTGGTAATAAAGCTGTACGGTTGAATGGAGATAAAATTACCGTTTGTCCTAATTGTGGAAAAGAAGAAATTGAACAGAAAAAGTCAAAAATTAATAAATAAATTTGGAGTAATACAAATGAAAAAAGAAAATAGATTTTGTGAACTACGACAAACATATTGCAGATTTGCTAACAGATGTTTATATTGTGAACATAATGTTGGTAATGGTTTATGTGATAAATCTTATATTAACGGAAAAGGCGATTATGTAAAACAACACGGAAATAAAAAGTGTTTTTCTTGTGATATGATAAAATTATTAGACGAAAAACATTCTATGGAAATGTGTAATGAATGTTTAAAGGTTAAAATTGACTAATATTTTATCAAAGGGGGTAAGATATATGCTATTTATTAACCATCTAAATAAAAATGAATGGTGGGAATTTAATGAAGAAAAAATGATTGCTTATAATTATATGGGTGGTCATAATAATGTTGATAAGGAAACTTTGAAACAAGTAGAAATATGTGAATATGAAAATTGGCATAAATTATATCTTGCTAAACATTATTGTCCTTTTGAAGAAGATAAGTGGGAAAACAATGTTTGGATTTCTCCAGACGGTAAATATTATAATGGAGATGCTCACGAGGTTAAAGCAGCATATTTATGTGATATTATTTATGGTTTGGAAGATTTGGAATATGGTGGAGATGAATTAGAATCTCGTGGTTGGATAAGAGCAACTACAAGTTTAATGTGGGAAGTTCGATTTGATGAATGGATAGGAAAATCTATCACACAAAAACAATTTGACTCTTTATGGGATTGGTGTGAATGTCATATGAAAAAATTCCCTAAAGGTATAAATATAAAATAAGGAGATGATATTATGGAATTTACAGAACAGGAATTAGAACAAATTAGATATGCGTTGGAATATTTACACGATGCTGATTTATCAGATTTTGGAGAAGATAATATTAGGGCATTAGAAAGTGCTATGATTAAATTAGATATTAATTTTACATCTCAATTAGATTAAAAGGAGTAATCAATGAAGACATATAGTGTGGGAGTTAGAAACAATAAAAAACGTCCTTATAGTTTAGTTTTTCAAACTAATAATAAGGGAATTGCAAAATTAGTTTCTTTGTATTATAAACCTTTTGTTAATGAAATTGATATTTCTAATACAGAAGAATTAATTATTAGAAAAAAACTAGCACCTTTTGCAAATACCTATGTACATAAAAATGATGTAGAAAATATGTATTATTATATTTGGCGAGGTTGGTGGCAATCAGTTGGAGAAATGGTTTATGATACTTGGAATGGGGAAAAGTATTCAACATATTTTCCTTTAGAAAAAGAAGAATTATATAATTTTAATAGTATTTATACATATAGTTAAAGGGAGAGAACAATTATGATGAGGATAACAGAAAATAAGGGATTTCAGATGACTTTTGATAATGGATTAACTATTTCTTGTCAAATGGGATGTGGTAATTATTGTAGTAATAGAGATTTTCAGAAAATATTTTTATTTCAATCAGAAATGAAACAGTCTGTTACCGAGTGTAAAGATTGTGAAGTTGCTATTTGGAATGAAAAAGATGAGTGGGTTACAGGTAAGATTTTTTCAGAAATGGGGCTTGATAGCAACGAAGATGCAGTTGCAGGATATGTTGATACTATGACTGTGGCAAAAATTATTGCTTATGTATCTACAAAATAATTTTTATACAAGGAGAATTTAATTGAAAAATATATAAAAGAAAAGAGGTATAAAAATGGAAACAGTTGAAATTCCTAAAGGAATGAGTGTTAAAGAATTAAAAAATACCTTAAATATCAATATTCCAAAAGAAGAATTAAGAAGTAGAAAGAAAATTAAGGAGATTGCAAATTCATTTGATATGTTGTCTAATATTGTTGCTAATTCTTCACAAAAGGCTTATATTGAAAATAGAGAATTGATAAAAAACCAATTATCAAAAGTTTCACATCTTATTTTAGAATTATTAGAAAAATATGAAAATGAGTATTTTCTAAATGAACTTTATTTAATGGAAATTGGGGGATTAAATGAGAAATTAAAAAAGGAGAAACTTAATGGCTAGATATGGTAGTGGCGATGATGATACTATTATTACAGAATATTTAGATGCTTATTTAGAAAATGGTCTAAAACAAAAGTATTTAGATTTTGTTTTAGATTTAATGGACGAATATGTAGAATTAGTAGAAAGTGTGGAAGATGAAAATGTTATTAAATAGAATTGCTAATTATTTTAAAGAATGGGATGGCATTGATGAAAATGCACCTAAAATGGAATTAGATATAAATGAATTAAGATATATTGCTGATTTAAATATTGAAAGAGGTTATTATTTAAGAAAATGTAATGAATATAATAATATATTAAATTCATATAGAGAATTAGTTCATACTATTAAACCTATTATGGAAAAATCAGCCGAAGAAATTGAAAATCTGTATGGTAGAGAAACTGATTTAACTATGGAAATTAGAGATATATTAAATAAAATGGGAGATTAGTTATGGGTTATAGAGAATATCTTTATGTTGTTGATAAAAAGGTTGTAAATGCAATTCGTAAATGTAAAACAAATAAAGAATTGTATGATTTATTCATTAAATTAGGTTATGACGCTGATTATGATGAAGATGATAATACATATTATTGTCCTTTATATAATATTGACGGAAAAGCCTTTGAGTTTGGAAAATACTATGATAATAGTGATAATTTATATGAATTAGGAAAACCATTATTTAAAAATAAGGAATTAAATGATTATTATAGTGATTTTAATGCTATTTATGGTGGAGAAGATTTAATTTTATCTGCTATTGAATGGCAAAAGGAACATATTATTAAAATGTATGAAAATCTTGTAAATAATACTTTTAATAGTAAATTAGAAGAATTTCATTATCGTGATATGGATGAAAAAGATGTTCATTATAATAGATTATTAGAACATTGTAAAGACCATTTAATGTGGTGGAAAATGCCTTATGGTAATTCTACTGCAATAAATACAAATAAAGATAATCCAAATTTAGCAAAATCTTGGTTATATGAACACACTATTTTTGATTTAGTTAGAATTTATAAAAATTTTAATCCAAAGAAACAGTATGTATTATTCTTTGGTTGGTAAAATAAAAAGACATAAGCAATTAAGCCTATGTCTTTTTTTATGGTTTCCAATCAAAAATTTGTTCAATAGAAATTTCGTCATTATTTATATCCACAATAGCAATTCCCCTAATAGAAATAGATTTAGTACCATTAGGTAGAATTTCAATTTCATTTTTATGAATATGTCCGTGAATATGAATAGGAACTTTTTTATCACATAAATATTTAGAAATTCCTAATAAACCACAATGAGCATCATCTGAATTATCATTTAAAAATGCTCTATCGTGAGTAAATAATATATCAACAAAAGTTTGATTATCTAATAATTCAATGCTTTCTTCGTGTGTATATAAAGGACTTCGAGTATTTTTATATTTAATACTTCCCTCAAATCCAGCAAATCGAACTTTATGAAAGTAGTATTTATTATGTAAATTAGTTCCTTTTGTATATTGATTGTAATTATCGTGATTTCCGTGTAAATAATATGCTTTTTCTAGTGGAATACAAGTATCTAATATTCTTAAATCAGAAGAAGATAAATCTCCTAAAATAAAATAATCGTCTATATCTGATACTGTAAAAGTTTTATCTAATAATCCGTGTAAATCAGATATAACTAATATTCTATAATGTGTTGTAATTTTTCTAACTTGTTTAGAACGCTTAAATAATCTTTTCACATATTTAATATAATTCATTTTATTTATATCTTTCTTGATATTCACTTTCAATTTTATCTACTTCATCATCAGATAATTTATTTACTACAAATTCTGCTAATTCTTCAAAGTCCTTTCCAAAAATAGGACAATATCCACCACACGAAATATATCTATCTTTTAATCGCTTACTTAAAACGCAATCATTACACCATTTAGCCATAATATTACTCCTTTTTATTGATAGGTTCAAAATAATCGTGAGTTTTTACTCGTCTACTACAAGAATAGCATAAAACTCCTAATTCTCCACTACCATAATGTTTACATTGTTTACATACATTTACTTCTTGTTCTTTTTTAATTTGTTTATTTTTCATAATTCCCTCCATTTAATTATAAGACGCTATTTCAAATTCACAATCAGCGTCAATATAAACATTACCAACTTTCATAATTATTCTTCCTTTACTATAATTTTATCGTCTTGAATATCATATATAATTTTATCAAATCCCTCATCTGACATAGGAATTGTAAAACAATTAGTCATTATATTATAATCTCTATCAGATACTTTTGAATAACCAACTCTTTTAGAATTTCTATCTTTACATACAGATAATGGAACTATAAATACATAACATTCTTTTTCATAATTATATAATTTTAATTCATTTAAAACTTTTCTTCTTCTTTGTTTTGTTAGATTAGTTGAATCATAGATTATATCATTTCCTAATTCTAAATCTTTTTTCATTCTTGAATGTAATATATCTAATACTTCTTGAATTTGTTCTGTTTCGTGCATATTTAATTCATTACGAATTTTATCAGGAGAGTATATTTTATAGCCTAATTGTTCAAATTCTAATGCTTTTGTACTTTTACCTGCTCCTGGTAGTCCAACAAACATAATAAATTTACTCATTATTATTTTCTCCTTTCTTATTTATATAATTAAATAGTGTTTTAGGCAAATATAATATTTATATTGTAGTATTTATTATATTTAATTATATATTTATTATCTAAATAAAGGTAACAATTTTTTATTTATGTTAAATATATACAAAATAAAATTATATTGATATAATAAGAATAAAAAAATTAAGGGATATTTAATTATGACAAGAGATGAATGGTTAGAAAAATTAGAAAAAGACCAAACAAATAGATATGGTTTAGGAATGTATGTATTAGATACATTTAATGAAGATATTGCTGAATTATTAGAAGAACACGATAACAAATTATTAAGTGGCGATAATAATATTCTAATTGAAAAAGCAAAGGCATTTGATAGTATTAAAAAATTATATGAAGAAAATATAGATGTTTTTAGTAATACAAGTATTACTACTTATCATTTTATTAGAGAACTTTGTAATATTTTAGACAAATATGATTTAGAAAAAGGAGATTAAAGAATTATGAAGATTATTAACGCAAGTACAAATTATTTAGATTCAAAAGGATTGACACCTTATCAGTTTATGGAAAGGGTTGGTCGTATTTGTTATAAATCGGAAGATAAAATTACAGATGAAAGTGCTGTTAAGTTCATTGGAGTATTAGCAAAAAATAAGCATACAGCAATGTTAGAACACTCACATATCTATCTCGATTTAGATGAGATGACAATATCTGAAATTGCTGCGTCACTATATTTAGATGCAATGAATATTAGTTTACATAATATTACACCTGTTAGTAATTATTTAAATTTTACAAATGACGGTATTGTACATATTATGTCTGGTTCATTTAGGGCATTTATTACTTTATTTGAAACAGAAGAATTAAAGAATGTTCGTGCTGTTTTGTTTATTAGAAATAAATTACATAGTATTTATCCAGAAGTATTTGAAGAATTATCAGAAGAAGAATTAGATATTCTTTCTGAAACTGATGAATTTACAAAGAATGAATATGTATCTGCTTATACAAGAGATGAGTTTATTGAGTTTGTTAATAGAACATTTGAAACTGATGTTGCAAATTTAATTTTCTATAAGCATTTAACTCATACAATTATTTTTACTTGTGATAGGGGAGTAACTCACGAATTTGTTAGACATAGACCAGCATCATTTGCACAAGAAAGTACAAGATATTGTAACTACTCACATAATAAGTTTGATGGAGAAATTACTTTTATTAAACCTTTATTCTTTGATGAAGATACAAAGGCTTATGAACTTTGGGAAGATGCAGTTAATTATGCTGAATCTAAATATTTTGATTTATTGATTAGTGGTGCAAAGCCAGAACAGGCTCGTTCTGTATTGCCTAATTCTGTAAAGACAGAAATTGCAATTACAACAACAGAATCAGAATGGCAACATATTATCAATTTAAGACTTCACGGAACAACTGGTTCTCCACATCCACAGATGGTTGAAGTGATGAATATGGCTATGCCTGATTTATTAAAAAATTCTAATAATAGATTAAAGTAAGGAATGAAATAAATGAGTAAAGAATACGAACAGATTAGAGAAAAAGTAGCAAAACAATATAAAGAACAGATTAAAGATTTAACAGATAAAAATAAAACATTATCTAATAAAAATAAGTCACTTATTAAAGAAATTGAATCTTTAAAAAAGGAAATTGAATTACAAGAAAAGTTAATTCAACAACTTATGGAATATAAAGATTTATCCAAAGAAGATATTGATAAATTACTTGTAATAAGTGAATCTAAACAACAAACACTTGAATTGTTTAAAATTTTTGAAAAATTTGGGGGTAATTTTTAATGAAAGAACCTTGTTATATGTGTAATAATGCAAAAATTGATGAAGATTTAACTGATGATACTGATTTTTCTGCTTGTAGTATTGGAAAATGTGATATTGGTTTGAGATTAATGATTTGTTCTGGTGCTAAAAGACCTGTTCGCATCGAAGTTGAAAAATGGTATGAAACTTATGGTTGGGGAAGAGTAGGAATTTATTATCCTAATTATTGCCCTAATTGTGGAAGAAAAATTATTGAAAATTAAGACGGAAAATTATATGAATATTGTATTTTTAGATGTAGACGGAGAACTTACATATAGTGATTATTCTAATGAAGAAACAGCAGATATTGATGTTAATAAAGTAATACTACTTAAAGAACTTTGTGATATATGTAATGCAAAAGTTGTTATTAGTTCTTCTTGGCGAGGTTCGGAAAATTATACTCCTAAAATTTATTATGTTTTAATTGATATTTTAAGAAATTATAATATTGATGTTTTGGGAAATACTCCATATATCAATTTAGAATTTGAAGATATGGATAATTCAATTATTGCTGAAACCACATTAGAAGAATTACCTAATTTAAAAATTAAATATGGAACTGGTAGAGCTGCTGAAATTCAGAAATGGATTAGTGAACATAATGTGGATAACTTTGTTATTTTAGATGACGAAGATTGGAATTGGTCTGATTATGGATTTGATAATCATTGGGTTCAACCTACTTGGTTTGGTAATGGTGGTTTAAAAAGAGAACATATAGATAAGGCGATTGATATATTATCAAAAGCATTTTAATATAGGGGAGTTGTTTTTAATGGAATTAAATAAAATATATAATGAAGATTGTCTAGTAGGAATGGACAAGATTGAAGATAAATCCGTAGATATGATTTTATGTGATTTGCCTTATGAAACTACTAAAAATAAATGGGATATAGTTTTACCTTTTAAAGAATTATGGAAACAATATAATAGAATTATTAAAGATAATGGGGCTATTGTTTTATTTGCTGACGGTTTATTTATGGCTAATTTAATGAGAAGTAATCAAAAAATGTGGAGATATAACTTGGTTTGGGATAAAGTTTTAGCGTCTGGTTTTTTAAATGCTAATCGTATGCCATTAAGAGTTCACGAAAATATATGTGTATTTTATAAAAAATTACCTACATATAATCCACAATTTATGATGGGAAAACCTTTACACGGTAAGGGAAGTAGTTATATAGATAAAGATGTTAAAAATAATAATTATGGAAAATTTAATCAATTAGAAGATATTAGAAAGGGAAGTGTTGAAAAATATCCTAAAAGTATTTTAACATTTAGTAAACCACATCCTAGTAAAAGTATTCACCCTACTCAAAAGTCAGAAGAACTTTTTAAATGGTTAATTAAAACTTATACAAATGAAGGAGATTTGGTTTTGGATAATTGTATAGGTTCTGGAACAACAGCAGTTGCTTGTATTAAAACAAATCGTAATTATATAGGTTTTGAAAAAGATAAAACATATTATGATATATGTATAGAAAGAATTGAAAATACATATAAGGAAATGAAAAATGAATAAGAATTTATTACAAGTGCCTTGTAGTTATCAAGGTGGTAAATAGATATTAGCAAAACAAATTGTAGATATATTCTTTGAAGAAAATATGATTGATGACGGTTTGTTTGGTAAAAGGGAAGTATAACAGAACCTATTATTAAATGGTTGTAATTAAAGGAGTATAATAATGAGCAATTATATAAAAAGTCCACTTAATTATGTGGGGGGTAAGTTTAAATTATTAAAAGAAATTTTACCACTATTTCCAAATAATATAAGTACCTTTGTAGATTTATTTGGTGGTGGTTTTAATGTTGGTATCAATGTAGACGCAGAAAACATTATTTATAATGATATTTCTAAACCAGTAGTTGAATTATTAGAGTATCTTAAAAATAATAATATTGATAATTTACTTAAAGAAATTGACGGTTATATAGAAAAATATAATTTATCAAAAGAAAATGCTGAAGGATTTAATCAGTTAAGAAATTATTATAATGAAGAAAATAATAGTTCTATTGTTTTTTATACAATGCTTTGTTATGCGTTTAATTATCAAATTAGATTTAATCAAAATGGTAAATATAATATGCCATTTGGTAAAGATAGAAGTAGTTTTAATCCCACTTTAAGAAAAAAGTTTTTTGATTTTGTAAATGTATTACATAATAAGAATTGTTGTTTTGTAAATAACTCTTTTGATAAATTTGATTTTAATAAGTTAGATAGTAATTCGTTTGTATATTGCGACCCACCATATTTCAATAGTGTTGCGTCTTATAATGAACAGGGTGGTTGGACAAAAGAACACGAAAAAACTTTATTAGAATTATTAGATACATTAAATGCAAATGGTGTAAAATTTGCACTTTCTAATAATCTTAAATATGATAATCCCCTATTAGATAAATGGAAAGATAAATATACAATACATTACTTAAATTGTGATTATAGTAATTGTAATTATCAAAAAATTGACAAAAGTAAAGATATAGAAGTGCTCATTACTAATTATTAAAGGTTATAAAATTTGTTTACAAATAACGAATAATGTAGTATAATATAATTATAGGGGTGGTATATTTGAAATATGTAGGAAGTAAAGCAAAATTAGTAAAAGAAATTGCACCAATATTACAAAAATGTATTGACGAAAATGATATAAAGACTTATTATGAACCATTTGTCGGTGGTGCTAATATGATAGTACATATTAAATGCGAACAAAAAATAGGTAATGATATTGATAATTTACCTATTGATTTAATACAAGCAGGACTGTCTGAAAAGGACAAGTTATTTGATAGATTACCGAAACCTTATCCAACCAAAGAACATTATTATGATGTTAGAGATAATGCTGATAAATATGATAAGGGTTATAGAGCTGCTATATTATTATTTGCGTCATATAATGCAAGAGTTTATGGTGGTTGTTATGGGGCATTTGCTAATACCAAAGATGGTGGAGTGAGAAACTATTTTCAAGAAGCAATGCGAAATTTTAAGAAACAATTACCTACATTAAAGGGTATAGAGTTATATAATTCAAGTTATTTAAATTTAGATATTCCATTACATAATTCCGTAATTTATTGCGACCCACCTTATTCAGACGGTATTGGTTATAGTACAACTTTTAATTCTGACGAATTTTGGAATTGGGTTAGAAGAATGAGTAGAGATAATTATGTATTTGTTTCTGAATATAATGCACCTGATGATTTTGAGTGTGTATGGAGTAAAGATATAAAAACACATATGAATAATAGGGGTAAATTACCTAAAATTGAAAAATTATTTGTATATAAAGGAGATAATAAATATTAGAAACAACATACACACATAATGAAAATATTAAAGAGGATAAATATATGAGTAGTAATTATATAAAATCTCCAATTAATTATGCAGGAAGTAAATACCGATTATTAAAAGATATTATTCCTATGTTTCCTAATAATATATATACATTTATAGATTTATTTGGGGGGGCATTTAATGTAGGAATTAATGTAAACGCAAAACACATTATTTACAATGATATTATAAATTATCTTCCAGAACTTTTTGAATATTGGAGTAATACAGATTTAAAAGAAATTAATAATTATATTGATAAAACCATTGAAAAGAATGGTTTATCTTCAACAAATGCAAATACATTTTTAAAATTTAGAGAAAAATATAATAGAGAAAAAGATATTAGAGATTTATTTATTTTGGTATGTTATTCATTCAACTATCAAATGAGATTTAATAATAATCATCAGTACAATAGTAGCTTTGGTAAAGAAGCAAGTACGATGAATGACAGTATTAGAAATAATCTCAACAAATTTGTAGAAAAATTACATAGTGGTGATTATATATTCTTAAATCATAATTTTGTAGATTTTGATTTTTCTAATCTTAATGAGAATGATTTTGTTTATTGTGACTGTCCTTATTCACTTGGAACAGGAGTATATCAAGACGGTAAGCGTGGTTTTAATGGATGGTCAAAAGAAGACGATAAGAAATTATTTAAAATTCTTGACGAATTAAATGAAAGACGTATTAGATTTGCATTAAGTAATGTATTTGAAAATAAAGGAATGAGAAATGAAGAACTTATAGAGTGGAGTAATAAATATAAAGTTTATCATTTTAATATTAACTACAATGGCTCAAATTATCAAAGAAAAAACGGAAAATCAGATGAGGTATTGATTATAAATTATTAACTAAAGGAGTATTTTAATGAAATTAAAAGTATGTAAACTTTGTAATGGAGAAGCAGAAATAATAGGTCATTACATTAAAGGAGTTGCTAATAATTATCAATATTTTGTTAGATGTAGCAAATGTAAATCAAGACCAAGAGCATATCACACATTTAAAACAAAAGAAAAAGCCATTGAAATTTGGAATATAAATAATTCCCTTTTCTGAATTGTGTGCCTATACAATTTATCACTACAAGGAGGAAATGAAGATGGTAGGCATTTCAGAAAATAGAATGAAACATATTTTGGCAGTTGCAAGACAATCTTTTCATATTGCGAAGACTAAATATAATCTAAGTGAAGATAATTGTAGAAAAGCATTTGTAATTGGATATTTGCACGATATAGGGTATGAGTTTAGTGAAAACAATTTAGAACATCCAGAAAAAGGGTTTTCTTTAATAAAAGACGCATTAGGCATTGAAATACCAGAAATATTGAAACACGGGGACCCTTGTGCAGAACAAAATTTATTCTTATCAATATTAAATGAAGCAGATTTAACTGTAGATTCTAAAGGAAATATAGTAACAGTAGAAGAAAGATTAAATGACATTAAGGATAGATATTCTGCAAATGCACTTGAATATCTAAATCCATTAAGTGTAGCAAGAAATCTTGACTTGGTGTAATAAAAGTATAGTTTTGGATAACAAACATTAGGTACACTTTTACGAAAAGGGAGTAAATAATTAAGGAGTTAATATGAAGTTTAAAATTAAATCATTAAGAATTGAAAAAACAATGACATATAATGACCGAGATGATAGATATGAAGATAATAATATATACATATTAAACTGTATTTCAAATATAGGTAAAAAATATGAATTAAGATTATGGACTATTTATGGAGATTGTTATAGTGGTTGGTGTGGCTCTTCTTGGGGAAATAATATTCTTAAAGAGGTAGATACTTTTGTTGGTATGACACATAAACCTATTAAGGAATTAGAATTTGATTTAGATATTGACACTAATGTTAAAGAAATTGAATTACCTGATATGGATAATGATATTTTTAGTATTAGTTATGATGGAAATGATTTTTATTATCCAAATGGTTATGCACACTTAAATGAAAATTTATTTATAGAAATAAATCGTAATAAAGAAAAAAGACCTGTTTGGATTTTTAAAGGAGATAGTGCATTAGGTAAAAGTTATCTTGCAGGAATTATTGCAAATAGTGATAGAATGAAAACTGTTTATGAAACAGATGCACACGAAACATTAGATAAAATTCACGAAGATATTATAGTTATTGGAAATAAGTATTCTTATACAGTTGAAGAAATAAAAGAATATATTGAGGGGGATTTTGAAATTATTTTAGTAGATTTTTCAAAATTATAAGGTGTAAATATGGAATTAAATAAGATATACAATGGAGAATGTATAGAAATTCTAAAAACTTTTCCTGACGCAAGTGTGAATTGCATAATAACTTCGCCCCCTTATTGGAAAGGGTTTGAATATGAGGCATATTTTAATTCTTATAAACAATATCTTGATTGGACAAAAGAATGGTTAAAAGAATGTAAAAGAGTTTTAAAACCAAATGGAACTATGTACTTAAATGTAAGTAATGATAGTGATATTACAATTAGAGCATTTGAAATTATGGAAATTGCAACAAGAGAATTGATGTATAAATTACACGATACAATTATTTGGTATAGATATAACCAACAACCTGCAAATACACCAAGACAGTTGACTAATCAATGTGAATATATATTTATGTTAAGACATACATCTGCAAATGTGGAACTTGATAAACAATTAGCTTATGAGAAAAACCCACATATATTCAAAACAAAAAATGTAGGAAATGTATGGGAAATTCCTTTTAATAGTGGTAAAAAGACAGTAAAATCTTTTGGTAGAAAAGAAACAAAATCTACTTGGGGTCATAGTGGTTTTCCATTAGAATTACCTGAAACTTGTATTTTACTTTCTACAAAGGAAAATGATGTTGTATTAGATTGTTTTATGGGTAGTGGTACAACAGCAGTTGCTTGTAAAAAACATAATAGAAATTATATTGGTATTGAATTAAATAAAGATTATTGTGAACTTGCTGAAAATAGAATTGTAGAAAGTTAAAATTAAAAGGTATTGCTTATATAGTAATACCTTTATTTTTATATACTTAAAAAATTTGTTGACAAATTGCGTATAATGTGTTATACTATATACATAAATAATAAATTGTTTATATTTTTATTAGTATGAAAGGAAAAACACTTATGAAATATATAATTATTGAAAAGAAAAATAGAGATTTATTTGTAATATATGATACAACAAATGGTGGAGTTTGTTGTTGTAGTTTATATACTATTAAACAGTTAGTTAATGATTATCACGCTACTATTATTGGTTTTAATGGTAATAAGGTTGTGGAATGTGATTTAGACGGTAATGTGAGAAATAAGAAAGCCCCTAGTATGTGTGAAATTCTTACAAAAAGAAGTGCGTCCACTATCATTAAAGGTTTAGACGAAAAGCATTATCCAAGAACAAAAACTATTAGAAGATGTACAGGCTCTATTGTAGAGGTAGAATTTAAAAATGAAACTTCTATTGGTATTCAGTCAAGTAATGGAAATGTTTGTTTAATAGATAATAGAATTGTATTTAAAAGTGATATTATTAAGATAAATGTCACTACAGTAGATAAAGAAACAGAAAAACTTTTAAAAACTTTAATGACTAATAAGGAAGAAATCGCAAAAATAAATAATAAGAAGAAAAAGATAGAAGATGCTTATGATAAAAAAATTGAGAAACTTATGAAAGAAAGAAATGCTATTTTATATGAATTAAACACAGAAATTCGCAATAATGATGAAAATTCAAAAACACTTTGTTTAGATTATAAGTATAAAGATGTTACTGGTAATGAACTTTGTAGATATTCATTTTGTTCAAAGAGTGATGTTTCTTTAGAATTTATGAAAGTTTTAATTAAAAGAACAACAAAGCCTATTGTATATACTTACGGGTTGGGATATAGAAACCCTACAACTTATAGAGTACCTATTACAAAGGAAAAGGCATTTGAATATCTTGATAGATGTATGATTGATATTACTGCTGAAACAACTTGTATTCACATTAACGAGTTTTCTGGAAATGATATGTGGTAGAAAGGAGAGATACTTATGTGTATGTTTTGTGGAAATACTAACCCAGTATTGAAAATTGAGATTACAGACAAGTATGGAACTATTGAATATTGTCCTAATTGTTTATGCTTATACGCATATAATAATGGAATTGATTTTGTAGAAAGTCCATTTTTTAAAGACGATATTACAAATACTTATGGTGCGATTTGTTATCATAGTTTTGATGAAACATATTTCTTATCTCTTGAAACATTAAAGAGATTAGTTTGTCATAATCTTACTAAAGAAGAATATCGTATTCTAGTAAATAAATATGGGGAACATAAATTTATGCTACACGATGATTTTTATTTAGAAGATGGAACACCAATTCAACCAATGGGGGTATAAGATTATGTATATTGTTGGAGTAAAGAATAATAAATACCACAATTTTAAAATTGTATTTGAATCAAGATTTAAAAAAGTGGCAGAAGTTTATTCAATGTTATGTAAACCTTTCTTTAATTTTACAGAAGTAAAAAACACAAAAGATATAAAAATTGTAGAAAAAGAATGTTAAAATAAAAAATACCCATTTAATTTGGGTATTTTTTGTTTACAAATTTATAAATCAATGATATAATAAAATAAATTGAAAGGAGATTATAATTATGCTTTATGGTGCAATTATAGGAGATATTGCAGGTAGTCGTTTTGAAAAAAAGAAAGCACCTGAATATAATTTTGATATATTTAGTAAAAGTTCAAAAATTACAGACGATACTATTTTAACTTGTGCAATCGCAAAATCTGTTTTGGATTGTAAAGGAGATTATAGTGAATTAAGTAATCATTGTATTACTAATATGAAAGAATTTGCTAATAAATATCCTAACGCAGGATATGGTTCTTCTTTTATAAATTGGGTTAAAGATACAACTTGCAAACCTTATAATAGTTATGGAAATGGTGCTGCTATGAGAATTAGCCCTATTGCATATTTATTATATTGTTATCAAAAAGGTTCAAAAAAACAACTATTAGAATATGTAAAAATGGTAACAAATACAACACATAATCATACTGAAAGTATTATAGGGGCTTATGCTATTTCACTTACAATGTGTTTAGTAATGTCTAAAAAATATACATTAGAAGAAATTAAAGACATACTTTTAAATAAAGAAAAACTGTATAATATAAATGTTACTTATAAAGATATTAAAACAGATAGACCCTTTAGTTTAAATTTTAATTATAAAGATATTAAAATAGATAGACCTTTTAGTTGTACTTGTGAACATACTGTACCTATTGCTTTAATTTGTGCATTAGAATCAACATCATTTGAAGACGCAATAAGAAAAGCAGTTTGTGTTGGGGGAGATACAGACACAATAGCAGCTATGACAGGTAGTATTGCTGAATGTATTTATGATATACCTAAAGAATTTATTGATGGGGCAAATAGATATTTAACCAAAGATTTATTTAAAGTTGTTCAAGAGTTTAATGATTTTATTAAGAAAGGATAAGAGATTATGGATATGATGAAATTAAAACAGAGATTTTGTAAAGATAATAAAGTACCATTACAGTTATTTGTATCTCCTTATTTTGAAGAGAGATTAAAATTATTTGGTTTTTCAGATAAGTGGGAAGAGTTTTTAACTGTTTTAGAAGATTTTGAAAGTGTTGATGCGTATTTAGAGTATTATAATCAAGTAAAGGATAATATTATTGATTATATTAAAAATTCAGGGGCTTATCAGAAACTTAATTCTGATGATATGAATAATTACTCTAAATTTCAGATTAGGCAGTCTGATGTTTATAAAGAATCTAATATCGGTAAGAAATTCATTAGTATTGATATGAAAAAGGCTAATTTTAGTGCATTAGTTAAGTATGCAAAAGATACAGGAACTAAATTCTTTGATAGTTTTAATTATGATGAATTTATGAAACAGTTTACTAAATATGATTATATTTCAAATTCAAAATATATTAGACAGGTTGTATTTGGTAATTGTAATCCAAAAAGACAAATTATTTATGAATCGTACCTTATGAGTGACTTATTGCATAAGTTAATTGATATGAATTTGGTATTAGAAAGTGACATTTACAGTATGTGTTCAGATGAGATTGTTATTTCTGTATCTGATGAATTAAATGTTTCAGAAATTAAGCGTTTTTGTGATGAGTTTAATGAATTTCCTATTAGTTTTGAGTATTTTACTTTATTTAAGTTAGTTAATACTCAAGCATATATTAAGCAACCATTGACTGTTGATAAAAATTCTATTGTTGTTTCTATGCCTATTTTAAAATGTGTAAATCCTTATGATGCACCTTTTATTTATAGGTTTATGAATAATGAACCATATCAACCTAATGATTGTGTATTTATGTTTGAAAATAAATTAGCAAAACTTATGGAAACACCTAATATTACTATTAAAACTAGATAAAATACTATTTATTTATATAAAGGGGGCTTAAATTATGAAAGTTAAAACTGATAAATTTAAAATTGACGAATTATTTAAGCCTTTTGTAAACTTAAATAATAATCAAAATAAACAACAAAATCATAATAACGAAAATAAACAATCTTTTCAAGATTTGTTAGATGAGATTATGAATAATAGTAAGGAGTGATAGTATTGAGATTATCAGATTGGACAGTAATAAAATATGTTGATGAAGATTTCCATAGATATATTTATGGCGATTTATGTGAATATATGATAGAATGTGGTAATTCAACTGATTTTAAAATTATACCATTTGATAAATTGACAAATGATGATTGTATTGCTTTAATGACAAATTTGTTTCAAGACATAAATAGACACGCTTTGATTAAACATTTAGAATATGTTGTTGAAACAATGAAAGATTTAGATATGTGTGACATAAATAACTTTTTAAGATTTCATACAATTAAAGTGTTTGATATGTACGGTTATTAAAATTACTTATATGAAATATAGGGGAAAATTTTTATAGAGGGGAAATTATTATGAAAAATGATATAGAAGAAAGATTTAAGAAATTTTATGAAATGCGTTCTAGGGTTTATCTATATAGAAGAACACCTGTAATTATTAGATTAGATGGTAAAGCATTTCACACATTTACAAGAAATTTTGTAAAACCATTTGATGATATTTTAATATCAACAATGCAAAAAACTATGAAATATCTATGTGAGAATATTCAAGGCTGTGTATTAGGTTATACTCAATCAGATGAAATTTCTCTATTACTAATTGATTATCAAGAATTAGACTCTAGTGCTTGGTTTGATTATAGAATGGATAAATTAGTTAGTGTGAGTGCGAGTATGGCAACTTTTGCATTTAATAGATATTTTTCAGACGCTATTAAAAGTTTTGAAATTGCTTTAGCCTATAATGATAGTATTGAAGATAATGAAGAAAATAGAAAACTTTTAAAAGTTTATCAAACTGCTTGTGAAAATGGTGCATTATTTGACGCTAGAGCATTTAATCTTCCTAAAGAAGAGGTAACTAATTATTTCTTTTGTAGACAAAATGACGCAACTAAAAATTCTATTCAAATGGTTGGTCAAAAATATTTTTCTCAAAAGGAATTAAATAAAAAGAATACAAATGATATTCAAGATATGCTTTTAACTCAAAAAGATGTTAATTGGAATAATTTTAGTATTCCTCAAAAGCGTGGTACTTGTGCTGTAAAAAATAAAATTATTATTGAAAAGAATGATAATACTATAACAGCACAATTAAGAGATACTACTAAATCTGAAAATGCGTGGATTATTGATACTAATATTCCTATTTTTAAACAAGATGGTAGGGATTATATTGAGAAACTTGTAAACATTTAATTAAATTATTGATATAATAATAAAAAATATTTTATTCTTGGAGGAAAATTATGAAAAAAATTATTATCACATTGTTGTGTGGAACACTTATTGCTTTGTCACTCGTTGGTTGTTCAAAGGATAGCAAAGAAAAGACCGATGTATCAGAAATTGCTAGTGAAACAGACGCTAGTGAAATCGAAACAAGTGAAGAAAGTAATGTAGTAGATTACACAAATGCAACTTATGAAAATTCTTCTTGGGTATCAAGAATTGATTGGTCTAATTTAGAAGATTTAAACGAACTTGTAGTATATGAAGAAAGTGGTATTTCATTTCCTATGGGGGAAGATGATACAACTAAATTATATAATATGACATCTGAAATGAATTGTGGTTATCCAGTTGTATATACTTATGGAAATGCACCAGATGAAACAACTATTGGTACATATTGTGCTGAACTTGAAAATATTTCAACACTTAATTCATTTGATTGTATTATAGAAGATAAAATGGAATATGAAGAAGACGGAACAACTGTAAAGAATGAGTATCTTCATAATATGACACCTACAATTTGGGTACATTCAGATTATCAAACATTATATATTCTTGATTTCTTTGATGGTATATATAAACCATTAGATAAAGATAATGTAGAAATAAATACAAGAAATGTTATGGTATTGAATGATTTAATCAAGAATAATTTAGGTAAGCCTGATTATGTATATTGTTCTACGGATAAATTAGATGAGGTAGATAAGTATATTAGTTATGAGGGAGATACGGTTGTTCGTACTTGTGTAATTTGGTCATTTGAAGACGGTTCAACTGTTGTTATAAATGGTACAGAGTTAGCATATGATGATGGTATTCATTTGTCTATTCAGAATATTACATATAGCAAGGACACTTATTATTTAGATAGTATTTTAACAGAAATGTTAAATAATAATCTTATTGATGTAAAGCCTTTGCTTATGAACTAATAGGAGAGTGATTTAATGTTTGGATTAAAAAAGAAGAAAATTTCATTAACAAAAGACGAAATTGCAAAATTATTAAATACTAATCCAAAAGCATTAGAAGAATTTGAAAAAGCATATAATTCAGTTGCTATGGAAAGTGATAATTTTTTTGATATAAATTCTCGACAAGCAGTTGAAGAGCATAAAAATAATTTATCACAAGTAAATATTTCAAATGATTTAGTAGAAAGAATTGTTGAAGAATTAGTAAATAAAACTGCAATTTGGAATTTTAATGGAACAGAAATTAATACAAATATTCAATCATTAAATAAAGAAATATCTTATATTACTAATGAAGATTTAAAAGATATTCCATTAGAAGAAAGACCTATGTTGACAGGAAATCTAATGAAAACTGATTTAGAACCTGGAACTACATCTAGTGCATTGTTATATAATTATAAACAATATTTAGATACAAATAATAAACAGTTTTATCATATGTTTAGACAAGGTTTAGATATATTAGATTTAGACGCACTAACTTATGAAATTTTAGGTACAAATCCTAATGCAATGGGTTATTGGTTGCCTAATATTATTGATACTGTATTACAGAATGGATTTTTTAAAGTACCAAAAACAACAATTATTAAAGTACCTTTAACCTTATTACAATTAACTAGATTAGAATATAATTCATTAAATGCAATTACTTTAAAAATTGTAGATGAATATTGTAAAAAAGTATTTGATTTACAATTAGATGGAGATTATTTTATCAAAACAGGTACATATAGTTCTAAATTTGATTTTAGAAATGTTAGAGTAACTACACCAAAAGAAGTAAATGAACTTGGGGAATATTTATTATTCATTCATTTTCAAGCAAATATGATGGCAGGTCCTTTATCAAGACCTAGTATTTATGGTGTTAGTACAACAAATGAATGGGTTGTTCGAGATTTTATTGAAGATAAAGAAAATAATGGTTGTATTTATCACGGACTACCTTTACATACAGAATATAGAGTATTTGTTGATTTTGATACAAATGAAGTATTAGGAATTAGTCCATATTGGAAACCTGATGTTATGAAAAAGAAATTTGATGAGGGTTTTGAAAATGGAAATGCTGATTTAATGCACGATGCTATTATATATAGAAGTATGGAAGAAACTCTAATGCGTAGATATGAAGAAAATAAAGATTTAATTGTATCTAAAGTATTAGAATTATTACCTAATGCGAATTTATGTGGTCAATGGTCTATTGATATAATGCAAAATGGTAATGATTTTTGGCTAATTGATATGGCACTTGCTGTAAATTCAGCGTTAAATGAATGTGTTCCTACAAATAAATTAAAGCCGATTAAAGAAAATTGGCTACCAAAAATATAAAGGAGAAGTGATAATATGACAAATATTTCAAATGAGGATATAATAATTCCTGTTGAAGACGAAATTTCAGAAAATACAAAAGAAGAAACAAATGATACTGTGGAAACAGTAGTAGAAAAATCAAAAGATACTGATGTAGAAAATAAAATTAAATATATTGATAAAACAAATTATAAGACTTTGATTTTAGATTTACTTATTGGTATATTTTTAGCATTTATTTCTTATGCACCTACTGTTTCAGATATAACAGTAAATATTAAACATATTGGTTTTAACATTGGACTTGGTGTGGTATCTATATTTTATTTATTTTTATCTACTGATTGTATTATGAGATTATTACTATCTTTTAAGATAAAAATTAAATCTCTTAATTATGCAACTATTTTAACAACTATATCCACAATTTTAGTATTAATTTCAAGTATTCTTATGTGGATAAGTTCATTTAGTATTATTTAGGAGATAATTATGTATAATATTGACTTAACTCTATATACAAAAAATGATGTTATAAAAATTAGATATATAGATAAATTACCACATTGTAAATTAACACCATTAGTAAAGGATAAAATTGATAAGTGGATTAGTGATAATTTAAAAATGAAAGTTTATTATTATGATGTGTGTATTACACCATATCGTCAAAAAATCGCTATTTAAAAATTAAATAAGTGTCGATTTTTAATAAGTCGGCACTTTAAATAAAGGGGAATAAATATGAATACTTTATTAGTAACTAGAATTATGAATTTTGTAGATTATACAAATAAAAATTGTAATTGTAGAGATACCATTAGTAAAATTAAAGATAATAATAATGGAACAATTACAGTTGTATTTAAAGGACATTATGGGGAGAATTTTCCTTTGATTTTTTCATTGAATGAAAATGAATTAGTTATTACAAATGAAAATGGACAATCTATTTTTGACTTTTTAGGTCATTTAGATGAAGATACTATTAAATTGTTAAAATTCGGAGAGTAGGTGTATATATGAAACCTTTACATTGTATGTCTTGTCATATAAGTACAAGTGAATTGGATAGACTTAAAAGATTAAAGGATGTTTTATATCATATTGAGTCAACAAATAATTATTCAATTAGATTTAATTGGTATCTTAATCCTAGATGTAAATTTGGTGTAAGTTGTAATGAAATTACTAAATTAAAAAGACAATTAGAAAGATATGCAGAAGAAATTGAACCTAAATTAGTAACTGTTGGTTTATCAGATGATGATAATTTGTATCATCAAGTATTAAGATTATTACAAGGTTATTTTCCGTCTGTTTATAAACAATTAGAAATTATATATCACACTAAAAGAATATAAAATAAAAGCCTTATCTATTATATAGATGTGGCTTTTTAATTTATTTAAAATTATTGTTTACAAACTGAATAATTTGTGCTACAATAACCACATAAACATAAGTTAAGGAGATGTTACAAATGGATAAAATTAAAGAATTATTAAAAACAGACGATTATAAATTTTTATATGATGATGTATTAAATGATAATATCTGTCTATTAACTTTAGGTGGAAGTCACGCTTATGGAACAAATATTGAGGGTTCTGATGTAGATGTGCGTGGGATTTTTGTTCCGTCTAAAAAGGATATTATTTTAGGTATTCATAATAAACAGTATATCAATACTGAAACTGATACAGTTATTTATGAATTAGATAAAATTATCAATTATTTATCTGAATGTAATCCTAATACCATTGAAATGTTAGGATGTAAACCTGAACAGTATTTATATGTAAATGATTATGGTAAAATGATTTTAGATAATAAAGAAATCTTTTTAAGTAAGAAAGCAATTCCTAGATTTACTGGATATGCTAATCAGCAGTTATATAGATTAAAGCAGAAATCTTTATGTGCTCTGTCAAATGAAGAATATAATGACCATATTGCAAAGGTTATTATTGGAATGAAAGAACATCTTACAAGAGCATTTGGATTTGATGTGTCTAATTGTATCAATTCTTATGAAAAAGACGGACATCTTATGTTTGATTTACAGTTTAATGAAATTGAAGATGAGAAACTAATTGGTTTAGTAGATGAAATTAAAAATACTGTAAATAACTATAAGAAGAAATCAAATAGAAATAATAAGGCAATTAAGCACGAAAAGTTAAATAAACACGCTATGCACCTTATTAGATTATATATGATGGGTATTGATTTACTTGAAAAGAAAGAAATCATCACATATCGTTCTGGTGCTGACCACGAATTACTTATGGACATTAGAAATAAAAAGTATTTTAATGAAAATGATATGCCAAATGACGCATTTTTTGATATTCTTAATGAGTATGAAAAGAGATTTGAGTATGCAAAAAAGAACACAGAGTTACCAGATGAACCTAATTATAAGGAAATCAATGAATTAGTTTATGATATTAAAAGTCATATTTTATATGGGGGTATTTAATTATGGTATTTATTAAAGATTTAGTTGAAAATGGAAATGTATCAGAAGTTTATTTATGTAAGGGCAAACAGTTGGGAACTGCAAAGAATGGTTCTAATTATTTAACATTTACATTTATGGACAAAACAGGCACTATTGACGGAAAGATTTGGGATGTATCAGAAGATACTATGTCAGATTTAGAAGAGATTACTGTTGGTAGTTTTGTAAATGTTCGTGGTGCTATCACATCATTTAATGGTAAGTTACAGATTAACATTTCTGGTATTAGTATGGCTGATGATTATGACGAGAGTAATTATTATCCTATTACTGATAAGAATATTGAAGAAATGTGGAATAAGACCACAGAACTTGTAAATTCTGTAGAAAATGAGTTCTTAAATGCTTTATTAAAGGAGTTTTTTGATAATGATAAGATTAAGAGTGGATATGTGAAATCATCTGCTGCTAAATCTATTCATCACGCATTTATTGGTGGACTTTTAGAACACTCCCTTAATGTTGCTTTACATTGTAAAAATTATTGTGAATTATATCATAACACATTCAATTATGATTTACTTATTACTGCTGCCTTATTACACGATATTGGTAAGATTAGAGAATTATCTGCATTTCCAGAAAATGATTATACTGACGAGGGTAACTTATTAGGACACGTTTATATGGGTGCTGAAATGATTACAATTAAAGCAAAAAATATTCCTAATTTCCCTAGAGTATTATTAACAGAATTAAAGCATTGTATTTTAGCACATCACGGAGAGTTAGAATATGGTTCTCCTAAAAAGCCTGCGTTAATTGAGGCACTTGCTTTATCTTATGCTGACGGTACAGACGCAAAAATTCAGACTTTTAAAGAGAAAATTGCTAGTGCTAATGAGTATGAATATGTTTCAGACAGATTTTTAGGACTTAATGTGAGAAAAACATATGGACAGTAATAATAAAAACCGTATAATTTTTTATAGATTGTACGGTTTTTTGTTTACAAATAAATTAAGGTTGTGGTATCATTTAAGTATGAATAAAAAAGTTACCTTTATATAGAATATCTATAATAATATAAATAACATAATTACTACAACATAAATAATATGTTTGTGATTTTTTAAAAATAATAGAATGGGGTATTAAAATGAATGAATTAACAGACGCAATAAAAAGTATAGAAGAAGAAATTGAAGAATTAACTAAAAGAAAAGAATTTTTAGAAAATATAAATATAACCAAAGTTCCAAATGAAGATGAATGGCACGAAATGTGTTTATCTAATTTAAGACATAGTGATTTATTAGGACGATTTATTACTAATATTTTTCCTAATGCTACTGATGTAAAAATTGGTTGTAATTATGCTCAATTTTCTTTATATGATTTTATTTGTTATATACCTACATCTGCAATTACTGGTATTGAAATTGATACAAAATGGTTTATTAAAACACAACCACCTATATATATGGATAATAAAACTACATATATACCACCTGTATTAAGAGATTTAATAAAATATGTTAATGCTAAAAATTGGGATGAAAAATCTAAGGCGATTCTTGGGTCTAATTATAGAAAATGGTATAGATTTATATTATGGAATTTTAAATATAGATTTAACCACAACAAATATATTGAACAATATAATTCACAAAAGGCTGATTATGATGAGAGATTTAATAAATCAGTAGCAGATTATACTGAAACAGTTCGTAAACAAAAAGAGTTAATCAATAAAATGGAAAATGTACTTATTCCTGAATTATCAAAATTTACAGATAGAATTAGAATTTATAGACCAACTATATCTTATTCTAGTATTGATAGTTTAGAGAAGATATTAAATTATTATAAGGAGAATTAAATTATGACAAATCCAAAATTAAAAAATTTAATAATGACACTATATAAGAAATGTTTACCTAAACGAAATATTATTTGTTCTTTATATACACCATTAAGGACAATTTCATTATTTGATGTAGAATCAGAAGAAGAACTTAATAATTTATTGAATTTATCTATTGATATGGTATATGTAAAATCATTATTAACAGATATGGAAGTTGAGGCTTATGAATTTAATTTTAAGAATTTTGTTCTTAAAGAGGGAAAATCTACAATTTATATTTTAACAAATAATAAAGAAGTACCTATTATGTATTAAATGAGGGGGATGTTTACAATGAATAAATTAAAAAGATGGATTTTAAGACAATTAGGCATAATACATAAAGTTGACATAGCCGAACAAGAAATTCTTGATAATATCAGTAAACTTGGGATTGACCAATGTTGGGATGATGAAATTACTGATATAGTTATGTCTGCTCTATCAAAATTAAGATATAATTAAATAGAAAGGAATTTTTTATGAGTAATGCATATATTTTTGTAAAGGGTGGTTATGAGGGTTGTTCTTTTGGAGAAACTGTATATTTATCTAAAACAATAGCAGAAGAAGAATTAGAAAAGGAACAAGAAAATCCTAAATCACAATATTATAATCATCCAATGGACGACTTTGGGTGGTATGTGGACGAGTTAGAACTTGACGAAAGGAAATAATAATTATGAAATATGTTATTGCACAATTAGATTTTTATGGAAAACATAATGGTTATTGGACAGAAATCTACAATAAAGATAATGGAACTTTGCAAGGAAAGATTTTAACTGATATTAAAGAATGTGACGCAAAGATTTATCATAATTATGAAGACGCAATTTCTAATTGTAAGACTATTAGTAATAATTGTGATTTATTGTTAGAAGTAATTCCATATTATGATGAAACATCAATATATAATAATAAAAATGATTATCGTGACTTACAAAGAATTGTATCAAAATATTCTGTTGAAGATATTGCAAAAGTAATACATTATTCTTTAATGTTAAAAGAGTCAGTAAAATTAACAAATGAATTAAATTATCTTAATTCAGGTAGTATTAGACCTGAATAATAATATGGGGGTTATATTATGTTTAAAGTTGATTATTGTTCTTATTGTTATCCATTTGAATCAGATAGAACAGTTGATTTTTCTAAATTATTTCCTAATATAGATGTTGAAAATATGACAGAAACAGAAATTGATGATTGGATTTGTTCTTTAATTAAACAACATCCATATATAGACGGATGTATGAGAATAGAATTTACAATTAGAAGATTTAATGGTTTAGGTTGGGCTGTTTATCATTCTTTAACATTTAGAAATACTAAATATGATAAGCAAAAAAGAACAGATTTAACTGTTAAATATAGGGAAATGGAGTGATATAATATGGTATGCAATAATGATTGTAAAAATTGTTATCGTTATATAAATGCAATAAATGTCATAAATAAGAAAGCAGATGATATGGATTTAACATATTTTATAGATTCAGACGGAAAATATTGTGTATGTGATATTGATTGGATTGGTAGATTTGATACAATTTGTAACTTATTAGATTATTTAGGAATAGAAATAAAATAGAAAGGAAATCACAAATGTTTAATATGATATATCCAACATATATTATTGCTTATTGTATAGATACCGACACATTTTTTGTTACTAATCAAAGGAATTTTTTCTATCAGCATAATATAGAATTTAAAGACGAAACTAAAGCAATAAACTTTTTTGAAAAGAGTATTCCACATTTTATAAATGTTAGAAATGATTTAATGAAATCTGCTGGACAAAAATCTAGTAATTCTATTTATTTGGAAAATACTAAAAAACATTATACCGAATAATTTTAATTCCCTTGTAATTTTTTGTTTACAAGGGAGTTTTTATGTGTTATACTATCAATAGTTGATAAAGAAATTAAAGGAGTTGATATTATGAAAAATATAGAAATGGCAAAGAAAATTGCAGAGAGAGTACATAATCACGGTGGACAGACTTATTTTGTTGGTGGATATGTTAGAGATAAAATTCTCGGAAAGGAAAACAAGGATATAGATATTGAGGTACATAATATTATTCCAAAGGTACTTAAATCTATTCTCTCCGAACTTGGAGAGATTAAGACTCAAGGTGCTTCTTTTGGTGTATACAATATTAAGGGATATGATATTGATATTGCACAGCCAAGAAGTGAAATAGCAACAGGTAGGGGTCATAAAGACTTTGAAGTATCTGTTGACCCTTTTATTGGAACTGAAAAGGCATCAATGAGAAGAGATTTCACTATAAACGCACTTATGGAAGATGTTATTACTGGTGAAATAGTAGACCATTTTAACGGAGTGCAAGATATTGAAAATGGTATTATTAGACATATTAACGATACTACTTTTAAGGAAGACGCTCTTCGTGTTTTTCGTGCAGCACAATTTGCAGCAAGATTTGGTTTTGATATTGCTGACGAAACTATTGATATTATGTCAACTATGGATGTATCAACACTTTCAAGAGAAAGAGTATATGAAGAAATGAAAAAGGCAATGATTAAAGCACCTATGCCATCAACTTTCTTTAATGTACTTAAAATGGCTAATCAACTTGATGTATGGTTTCCAGAAGTAAAGGCACTTATTGGTTGTCCACAAAATCCAAAATATCATCCAGAGGGAGATGTTTGGAATCATACAATGATGGTTATTGATAATGCTGCTACTATGAGAGATAGTGTTTCTAATGCAGAGTTTTTTATGATTGCTGCACTTTGTCACGATTTTGGTAAGCCAGTTGCTACTTGTATTACTGAAAAGGGTGTACAGAGTATTAAGCACGATATTATGGGTGTACCTATTGCTAAAGAATTTATGGCTAGAATTAACAATAATGTAGACCTTAATAAGTATGTACTTAATATGGTAGAAAATCATATGGCTCTTCATCAGTCTTTCAATAATAAGTCTAAAATTAAGTCTACAAATGCTAAATTTGATATTAGTATTTGTCCTAGTGATATGGTAATGCTTACTATTGCTGATTCTATGGGTAAAACTAATACTGAAAATGAAGAGGCAGAATGGATTACTGAAAGATTTAATATTTATAAGGAAACTATAAGTAAACCAGAAGTAATGGGTAAAGACCTTATGGCTATGGGTATTATGCCTGGTCCAATTTATAGTGAAATTCTTAAAAATACACATAAGCAACATCTTTCAGGTAGAGATAAGGAATCGGTACTTAAAGATATTGCTACTAGATATGGTAAAAAGGGGGTATAATTATGAACGCAAATTTACCAAATTTAGAATTATTAGCGTATCAAACAAAGATGATTTTAAAGGAAGACACTAATTGGTTAGCTTTATGGAATAAATTAAAAGAAGAAAAAATTAAAAAGGGAACTACACCTATTTTTGAATTAACTTGTGAAGTTTTTTCACAAATTTGGGGAAGTACATCAACTGCTTTTGGTGGATTTGGTGGTTGTGCTATGACAAAAGCATATACTACCATTTTCCACGAAATAAATACAGATGTATATGTTGTTTTTATTGATAATAGACCTGCTTATATGGTTTTAAATGCTACAAAAGAGTTTTTTGAAGATTTAAAAAATCATAATATGGCTAGTGTTGAAGATGGTAAAAATAGATATTAACTTATAAAATAAATATTTTTAATAATAGGGAGTGAATAATTATATGGAAACATTTAATATTATATGTTTAATTATTGTTTGTGCGATTGAGATTGATTATTTTTTATTAAAATATTTTAGAATTAAATATCATTGTATTTTTCCAAAGTGGAAAACTAAATTTGTAATTTTATTGGCTTTTATATGTCCTTTATTCAATGTATTAAGTTATTATATAACCTAATAAAATACAATAATTTCTTTAATTCCTTATAAAATTTGTTGACAAATTAATAAAAATCTGCTATAATAAATACAGTTAAGGAATTAGGGAGGAAATTACTATGATTACATATGCAAAGGTTAATGAAATTTTTAAGACTTTACCTGTTGGTTATTATTTAGGTAGAAAGATTAATTGTGTGTTAGACGAAAATTCTAATACTTCATATTTTTCACCTTTTGAAGATAAAATTATTATTGGTTATCCTATGATTGCAAAGGCTTGTGAAATTATGGAAGATACTGACGATGTAGAAAGTATTGTTCGTGGTTTGTTATATCACGAAATTTCACACGCAATTCTCACACCTAGTTATTTAAAGGATAGACCTACTAAAAAATATCCTAGTGGTTTAACCAATAATGATATTATCAATATTGTTGAGGACGAGAGAATTGAAACTATTTGTCGTTCTTTGTATATGAATACAAATTTCCGTAGAAATATTATTCTTCTCAATAATTATAAAGGAGAAGAACCTACTAATGCAAGTGAGGCTTTCTATAGTTTTATTCGTTTCCATAGTGTAGCAAATAATAAGGACTATTGGCTTAATAGACTTTCTATGCTTATTAGAAACTATAGAAAGATTAATGCGTCCTATACAAAATCATATAAATATGAAGACTTTGTTGAACAATATATTTCTGCTTTACTTACTCTTTATGTTGATTTTGTAAAAGAATGGGAAACTGAAAATAAAGAAGAAGAAAAGCATAGTAAGGATAGTAAGGATAGTAAGGATAGTAAGGATAGTAAGGATAGTAAGGATAGTAAGGATAGTAAGGAAAATACTGACGATACTACTGATACTGATACTGATACTGATACTGATGATACTGATATTGACGATACAGAAAGTGTTTCTTCTAATAGTGAAGAAGAATGTGACGAAAATGAAGAAGAAAACACTAGCACATCTTCAAAATCTACAACTGACGAAACAGATGAAACTGATACTGAAAGTGCGTCTAATTCTATGGATAGTGAAGAAGATAGTTTTAATGAAGAAAATAGTTTTAATGAAGAAGATATTGAATCTTTATTAGAGGCAATAACCGAATTTAATGATTTAGAAATTGATAATGATGTGTTTAAGTCTATTGCTAATAATGTAACTAATAGGTATTATGACGGAGAATTAGAAAGCAAGTTAAATAACATTATTGCAACAAAGTTAAAGAAAAATAAGAATAATGGTAGTGCGATTAATGCTTATTCAGGTAGACTTAATGTTCGTTCTATTACTAGAGAAGATTATCGTTGGTGGACACAGAGAAATAGAGAAGGACATATTAAACAGTTCTCTAAAGTACATTTTAATCTGTTTATTGATAATTCTGGTTCATTTTATTCAAATGACGAGAGAATGAATACTTTTATTAGAACACTTGATAGAATTAACAATAGTGATTTTACTTTTGATGTCATTACTATAAATACTAGAGTGGTTGAATGGACAGACCATAAGAGAGAGTTTATATCTAATGGTGGTAATTGTCTTACTGATACTATCGCTGATGTAATTCGTAGACATACAAAGCCTGCAACTAACAATTACAATATCGTTTTATTTGACGGAGATGCACATTCCGATGACGGACTTTATCGTTTATCAAGTGGTAAAATTGAGCCTTTTAAACACTTTGATAATCTCAATACAATTATTATTACCGACCACAGTAATTCAAGATATATTGATAGAGCAGATATGACAAAAGCAACTGTTAAGTATTGTAGTAATTATTGTGAAGAATTTATCGACACAATTTGTAACTTGTTGGAAAAAGCAATTTAAGTATTATAAAAACCACTTGGATATATTCTAGGTGGTTTTTATATTTAAAAAGATGTTGCAATTTAAAAATTTCATTACTATTATAACTATATGAAGATAAGAATTATATATATACTATGGGGGAATTTATTATGAGTGAGATTATTAAGTTTAGGAACAAATCAGCAAAAACAATGGATAATAATTATAATAAAGGTTTATCGTATTTAAGTTCTTTAATGGAATTAGGACTATGTAGTGATTTTGATATTGAAAATGGTATTAGATGGTTACAGTCTAAAAAGAAATATAATATTGAATCTAAAAAACAAGACGAGATGATAGACGAACTTATTAAACAGTTACATTATAGAAATAGTATGATTATACCAAAACATTTAATAGAAGAAACAAATAATGGTATTCTTGCAAAATGTCCTATTTGTTCTACTCTAATTAAATTTGATAAACATTATAGAATTTTTTGTTATAATTGTGGACAAAAATTGGAAATCTAATAACTTTATATAAAGTTTTTGATATAATGATTATTAAATACATATAATGGAGGTTTTATTATGAATTTTGATTATGTTACAGGTGCAATAGATTATGCGATTATTGCACATAAAGAACAGACTAGAAAAGGTACAGATATACCTTATATAACCCATCCTGTTAATGTTGGTATATTTTTAAGTCAATTAACAACCGATGAAGATGTAATTGTTTCTGGATTTTTACACGATGTAATTGAAGATACACCTATAACAGAAGAAGATATTAAAACAAATTTTAATGTAAATGTTTTAAGACTTGTTTTATCTAATTCAGAAGATAAATCAAAGTCTTGGGAAGAAAGAAAATCACATACTATAAATTCTATTCAAAATTGTTTTGAAGACGAATTGTTGTTATTATTTGCTGATAAATTTTGTAATTTAAAAGATATTTATAATACATATCAAACTATTGGTGACGCTATTTGGTCAAGATTTAATCGTGGACAAGATAAACAAAAATGGTATTATGTAAACCTTTATAGAGAATTTAATAAGAGAAAGGATATAATTCCTGAATTATATTTAATGCAATTTAAGATTTTCTTATTAGAGGTATTTGGAAAGGAATGTAAATGGGATGAAAATTGATATGAGTTTAATTAAAGAATATCCTAATAAATATAAGTTAAAACCTAGTAATATAAAAAAATTAAAGATATTAGATTGGGATAAATTAAAAGAACACACTTGGCATAATAATGCTATGTTAAGGGGAGATTGGTATTGTCATCTTGAGGGTTGTAATATCGGTGGAAAATATTTAGATTATGATGAATTTTGGATAGGTTTTAATCAAGAAAACAATAAAATTGATTTTCATTTTTCAAGTTATGACGGAATGTGTAATTATAAATTTAAAACATTCTATGATAAATCTGAAATTGAAAATAAATGGGATTTAAATGTTCAAATCAATGCAATTAAATATTTGAATATGCTTATAGATAATGGAATTTTAGGAGTATAATATGGTCGGTAAAATTATATATCCTACAAGACAAGAAGCAATAGATTTCATAATGGAACGACATTATGCAGGTAGAGTACCACAGATAACAAAAGCATTTGGTTGGGAAATTGATGGGAGATTGGTGGCAGTTTGTACTTTTGGTAAACCTGCGTCCAATTCTCTTTGTTTTGGTGTTTGTGGGGAAAAACATTCTTCTAATGTTTATGAATTAAACAGATTAGTTAGAGTGGAAGATTTAACTTTACAATTAAGTCAATTTGTTTCTGCTTGTTTAAAGGAGTTAAAAAAAGAAAATTGGATTGTTATTAGTTATTCTGATACTGGAATGTCACATCACGGATATATTTATCAAGCGTGTAATTTTATCTATACAGGTTGTACAAAGCAAAGAACTGATAGATTTGCAGAGGGTAAACATAGTAGACACGCAACAGAAGATAATGAAAAAGGTATTAGAGTAGTTAGAACTGCTAAACACAGATATATTTATTTCTGTACTAATGATAAAAAACTTAAAAAAGAATGGATAAATGATTTAAATTATCCTATTATGAACTATCCAAAAGGGGATAATGAAAATTATGAATTAGGACAAGTTTATACACAAGTCCTTATTGATAAAGATAAAAATGTAATTAAAACAAGTGATTATCAGATGAAAATTAAGGAGAAGTAAATATGAGAAATTTTAAAGTTGGCGATATTGTAAAACATTTTAAAAGAGAATTATTATATCCTCTTGGAAGTGACGGAACTGATTATTTATATAAAATTATTGGTATTGCAAATCACACAGAAACAGGAGAAAAACTTGTCATATATCAAGCATTATATCAGAATGATAAGGTAAGTTTTGATATTTATGCTAGACCTTATGATATGTTTATGAGTAAGGTAGATAGAGAAAAATATCCAACTGTAAAACAGCAATATAGATTTAGTTTATATAAGGGGGCTTAATTATGAAATATGCAGAAAAAATTGATATGTGTATGGGTACTGATGAATTAAGAACTGCTATTTTAAATAATCCAACATTACCTATTGTAGTATTAACTGATGCAGAAGTTATTGCTGACTCTGACGGTTATTGGTATGGTTCTAATATTTCATTTTGTATTAAGGATTTATTAGAATTAAAGGGTGGTTATTATAATGACGGTCAAATTATTGATGATAAAAGTGATTTAGAATATTATTTAAGTGACCATTTATGTGAAGAAGAATGGACTAAAGGTTTAACAGATGAAGAATATAATAAAATGATAAAAGAAGAAGTTAAAAAATATGATAATCTTTGGACAAGATGTATTGTAATTTACTCATCTACATAAGAACTATTTAATTATAGAGAGAATGAATAGAAAGGGTATGTATTATGACATTAGCAAATAAGTATAGACCTACCGATTTGAAAACAGTAGTAGGACAAGAAGTTGTATGTAAAGTATTAAACAAACAAGTTGAAAATAATTCATATAGCCACGCAATTTTATTTTCTGGTAATGCAGGTTGTGGTAAAACCACTTGTGCTAGAATTTTTGCAAATGAAATTAATGGGGATATAATTGAATTAGATTGTGCTACACATAATGGTGTTGCTGAAATTAAGGATATTGTAGATAATGCTAGAAATAAATCTTTAATTCATAATTATAAGGTTTTTATATTAGATGAGTGTCAATGTTTAACATCTCAAGCGTGGTCATCTTTACTAATTGTATTAGAAGAAAATATTGAACATTCTATATTCATCTTTTGTACTACTGACGCACAGAAAATTCCTAATACTATTATTAGTAGAGTACAAAGATTTAATTTCTTACCTATTAGAGAAAATGTTATTATAGATAGATTAAAGTATGTATGTAATAATGAACATATTACTTTTGATGAAGAGGGATTAAAATATATTGCAAATTCTGCTAATGGAAATTTAAGACAAGCATTAACTAATTTAGATAAATGTATTTTATATGATGAAAATATCAATAGAGAGAATGTTTGTAAAGCACTTAATATAGTCACTTATGATGTATTATCAAATTTATATAATGCGTTTTCTTTAAATGATAGAGTTGGTATTATTGATACGATTGAAAATGTTTATAGAAATGGATATAACTTACATCAATTTGTCAGACAATTTTTAGATTATGCTTTAAAGCACGATAATTTAGATTTAATTGAAAGATTACTTGTTATTTTACAAGATATTAGATATGATGATATGCCTAAAAATATCATTATTGCTAGACTTATTATTGGGGGAAAGTAAAATGGAACAACAGACTAATTTAATTGCTAAATTAAAAAGTCACTTACCTAATAATTTAATAATAGTTGGACCTAAATATAGTGGTAAAAAAACATTAGTGTCAGAATTATTTCCTGATTTTTATTTTGTGGACGGTAAAGTTGAAAATATTCGTAATTTATCACAAGGAGATTATGTTTTTGCAGATATAGATGATTGGTCACAAGCAAGTTATAGTGCTATGTTGAAATTATTAGAAGAAAATGAAGACCATATTATTATTACTTGCAAAAATATTATGAATTTACCTCGTTCTATTCAATCAAGATGTATTATAGAACATATGGAAAATTATAAAGATATTGCAGATTATTGTGATAGTATAGGTCAACATTTATTATTTACAAAGGAAATGCTAACTGATATTGATAAATTTATATATAAAGAAGAATATGATTTTGATGTTTATTTTTCTGTATTATGTAATAGACTTTTAGATAGAATTAAAAATGGAGAAGATTTATATAGAGAATATTTAATTTCTAGTAAATATAATTCTCAAAAAAATTTAAAATCACTTAATAAGAAACAATTTGTTGTGAATTGGCAATTCGATTTAAAAAGTTTAAGTAATGAATGGGAGAGATTATAAATGACAGGACAAGAATTTAAAGCAATATTAGATAGTAAAACTAATATACAAAATGTGTATATAATAGAAACTATTGATAGTGCTATGATAGATTTATATATACATAGATATAAATTGTCTTTGGACGCAAATAAAGTAGTTTTTGGACAATTTGTACCTGATATGAAATTACTTAAACAGACAGTTGTAAGTGTTAATAACTATAAGAATTTAAAAGATATACCTACTAATATATTTGAGTATGATAATCGTTATCATATTTTATGTTTTGTAGAGAATGTAGATAAAAGAGCGTCTTTATATAAACAATATAAAGATAGATTTATTGAAATTTCAAATGATTATACAAAATATATTATGGATAATAGTAATTTATCAAAGGAAGAGGCTATTGTATTTGCAAAGGCAAGTAATAATGATTTTGGTATTATAAAAAGTCGTTTAGATACTTACAAATTATCAAATTATTCGTATAATAGATTTACAAACTATCATTCAGATATATATGAATGGGTAGAAAATTTTATAAAAAAGCAACCATTACCTAAAGTAGTTGATTCTCCTATTAGTGTAATGGCATTATTGTCTACAAATTGTCAAAATATATTAAAAGTAAAACAGAATGATATAAAAGGAATGAACCCTTATGTTATAAAATGCTTACAACCATTATTAAATTGTAGAACTGAAAGTGAGTTGGTACATATAATAAATGATTGTTTTTATTTAGATTGTAATATAAAAAAGGGTTTAATTGATGTTGATGATACATTAAAAATATTGATTAGAAAATATAAATAGGAGGGAATTATGTTACCTATTCGATTTTTACCATCAGTTAGTGATAAGATAAAAGATAAAGAATTGGCTGATAAATTAAAAGCAGATAAGAAAAAGACTAGATTAAGTAAAAGTAATGTTGTTGATATGATTGAGTTAATTCGTCAAGATGTAGAAAAGTCATTGGGAAAATATGCAGACCAATATCGTTGTATTACTACTGTAGAAGAATTACAAGAATATATCAATAAAGCAAATGAACACGGATATATTGCTATTGATACAGAAACAACAGGACTTAATCCTATGGTTGATAAAATTGTAGGACTTTGTTTGTATTTTCCTGGTGAAAAGGGTGTATATGTACCTATCAATCATTTAGATTATTTTACAGGTATTAGATTAGATAATCAGTTATCCGAAGAAGATATTAAACCTATTTTAGAACAGTTGACAGCAAGAATTATTATGCACAATGCACAGTTTGATATTAGAGTTATAAAACATACTATAAAGGTTAAATTAAAGTGTTGGTGGGATACGCAGATTGCGTCAACTTTATTAGACGAAAATGAATCACATAGACTTAAAGATTTACATAGTAAATATGTGAGTGGGGAAGAAGAAAAATCATTTAGTGATTTATTTGGTAATACAACATTTACAGATATTCCTATTGAATATGCTTATTTATATGCAGTTCACGATGCAGTTGATACTTTTGATTTATTTATGTATCAAAGACCTTTATTAAACAATAAGAGAGAACAAGAAGACGATAGAGATATGTATTGGTTATTTACTAATGTTGAAATGCCTATGGTTGATGTTATTGTAGCATTAGAAGATGTTGGTGTTTCTGTAGATGTTGAATATCTTGATACATTAAAAGAGAAATATCATAATAATTTAAAAGTAGCATTAGATAAATGTTATTCAGAATTAGAATTATATAAAGATAAAATTGATAAGTATAATGCTACTCATTATGAAAAGCCACTTAAAACACCATTAAATATTGGTTCTCCGTCACAATTAGCAATTTTATTCTATGATATTCTTAAAGCAAAAGAATTAAAGGGTAAAGGTGCTAGAAGTACCGATGTTGATATGATGAATTATTGGAAAGAAAAATATCCTATTGCAAAGGCTATTTTGGAATATAGAGCAGCACAGAAAATTGCATCTACTTATATAGATAATATTTATGATATTATTCATACTGACGGTAGAGTACATACACATTTTCATTCTAATGGTGCTAAAACAGGTCGTATGAGTTCTAGTGACCCATTAAATTTACAGAATATTCCGTCACATAATGAAGATATTCGTAAAATGTTTGTTGGACAAACTACTTATAGAGATGTAGATAAGCGTGACGATGGTGCTTATATTTTCGATAGACAAGAAGAAATTGAATTATCAGACGGAACTTGGCAATGGGTTGAATTGATTAAAGTTGGAGATAAATTGTCTAGTGGGGAAATTGTTAAAGCAGTTAAAATTAAAGACTTTAAAGTATTATTAGGTGTTTAAATTTAGGGGGTAATAAAAATGTTTGATAATGATTTAATTAAAACTGATGAACAACCTGATTGGGATGAATATGATATTGATTGGAAAGAAATGGATTGGGATAAATATGAAGTAAAATCAAGAAATAAAAATATCAAATTATCCATAATTATTGCTTTAATAATTTGTAATATCTTATTACTTTGTCAGTTATTATTTTATGTATCTACACAAAATAACTTAAATTCAGAAAATTATATCATAGATGATACTTATTCTGTAAGTTATATTGAAAAGAATGTGAAGAATAATTAAGAAAGGAGATATATATGATTAAGGCAAGAACACGAAGAATTATACAAGGTGCTGACTATAGTGCCCAAGAGCCTAGAGTGTTATCAATGCTTTGTGGTGACGAGGGTATGTTACAAGCATATAGAGATGGAAAAGATTTATATGTAGAAATTGCTGCTATTGCTATGCACTTAAATTATAATGAATGTTTAGAGCATTTTCCAAAGGGAACACCTATTAAAAATGTAGATGGCAAATGGTATTATGCTTTACATAAAGAAACAAATATGGTTGCCCCTAAATGTGATTATAGTGATGTAAATGTTGAAGATTATGATTATGATAAATTAGCAGATGGAGAAACTGATACTTTTAAAGACGGAAAAGAGCGTAGAGGACAAGCAAAGAAAATTCTGCTTGGTATTATGTATGGTCGTGGGGAAAATTCTATTGCAGAACAATTAGGTTGTGATGTAGAAGAGGCAAGAGATATTAAAAATAATGTTTATGACGCATTTCCAAAGATTAAGGTATTTGAAAGAGATTCTCAACTTATGGTTAAAAATTTAGGATATGTAACTACTTTATGGGGTAGAAAAAGAAGATTACCTAATTATAATTTACCACCATTTACATTCTACTATTTAGACAACTATGGAAATATTAGAAGAGATACCTCTGTACCTAATGATATTAAAGAAAAATTAACAAATAAATTAAATACAATGTTTTGGAAATCTCGACTTAATTTTATTGAAGAACTTAAAATTAAAGAAAAGATTTTAGTTATTGATAATGGAAATAAGATTGCTGATGCTAGTAGACAGATTATCAATTCAAGAGTACAAGGTAGTTCTGCTGATATGAGTAAATTAGCACTTATTAAAATTCATAATGACGAAGAATTAAGTAATCGTGGTGTAAGAACAATTATTCCTGTTCACGATGAAATTCTTATTGAAACACCATTAAGATATGCTAGATATGTTAAAAAGAGATTTGCCGAAGATATGGAAACTGCTGCCAAGCCTAAATTAACTATTCCTGTATGTTGTGATGTTGTTTCAGCAGAAAGATGGTATGGAGAAGAACTTGAATTGAATGAAATTTTAAGTGATTTGCCAGAGGTATAAAGGGGATGATTTGTTGGAAATTGCAGTTGTAATTCCCTGTTATAATGAAGAACAAACAATTTCAAATGTAATTAAAGATTATCAACAATATTTTAATACTATATATGTAATTGATAATAATAGTATAGATAAAACTTATGAAATTGCAAAGAATTGTGGTGCTATTGTATTGAAAGAGAATATTCAAGGCAAAGGTGCTACAATTCGTTCTGCCTTTAATAAAATAAATGCAGACATTATTGTTTTAACAGACGGAGATAGTACATATTTAGCAAAAGATAGTAATATATTATGTAATTATTTAATAGAAAATGATTTAGATATGGTTATAGGAAATAGATTAAATTCTGGTTATTTTAAGAAACATCAAATTATACACGGAATAGGAAATAGTTTATTAAGTAAATTAGCCACTAAAAAATTAAATGTATCTATTAAGGATTTATTATCAGGAAGTAGAGTTCTAAAGAGAACATTTTACCAAAATATTGATATAATAGATAATGGATTTGAAATTGAAACAGAATTAACTAAACATTGTGTATTAAATAATTATAAATTAGAATTTATAGATATTGATTATTTAAAAAGACCTAAAAATAGTAAATCGTCTATAAATACATTTAAAGACGGTTTTAAAATATTAAAAGTTTTATTAAGGGGATAAGGGATTGAGAGGAACATAAAATGAAAGAAAGAATTAAATTACAACCTACGGTTCGTTTAACTAATGTAAACGGACACTATTTTATTGAACAAATACCTATTCAAATTGAATGTGATAGTAATGTTTGTGGTTATAGAATTATAAATTTCATATCTACAACAGGTAAAAGGCGTTCATTTAGAGTAAATTGGTATTCAAAACATAGACCTATTAAAATGGGTTTATATGGAATAATTTTAAGAAAGTGAGATTAAAAAGAATGATTGAATTTATTAAAACAAGAAATGTAAAACTTCCTATTAGAAATGAACTTGAAAATGCAGGTATTGATGTATTTATTCCAGAAAAGGATAGTTATACCGAAGAAGAATTAAAGAAATTTGGAGAGAATGTAATTATTGACGGAAATACAATTACTGTAGCACCTTATTCGGATGTACTAATTCCTGGTGGTATTAAGAGTAAATTCCCTAACAATATGGCTTTAATTGCACATAACAAATCAGGAATTGCTACAAAGAAGAAACTTATTGTTGGTGCTTGTGTTATTGATAGTTCTTATCAAGGAGAATGGTTTTATAATTTAATTAACACTTCTAATGAACCACAGACTATTGAATTTGGACAGAAAATTGTTCAGTATGTACCACAGATGATTTATTTTGACAAGATTGTAGTACATTCAAATATGACAGAAGAAGAGTTTTATACAAATACAACATCTCGTGGAGATGGTGCTTTTGGTAGTACAGGAGTATAAATATTAAGGGGGAAATTTATGAAAATAGACGCTAATAAATTTAAAGAGTGTTTATCTATTTTAGGATTAGCAGTATCAAAAAATATTTCAGATAGACCTATTACAAGAACTGTTGAATTATCAGTTACCGATAATGTTTTATGGGGATATTCTTGTGATAAATTGAATAATATTCAATTAAAGATTTGTGATACAACAGAAGATTTTTCTATTGTAGTAGATTATGCAACCTTATATGATGTTGTGAAGAATTGTGAGGGCGATATTGAAATTAAGACAAAGAAAGATGTTTTATCTGTTAAAACTGCTACAATGTCTTGTAAATTACCTAGTCGTGCTTCAAATGATACTACCAAAATGCCTAGACCTGTTTGGGAAGAAGATAAAGCAACAGATATTGATTTTTCAGATATTGAAAATGTATTACCATTAAGTAAAACTATTATTGACCCTAATTTTACAGTTAATGCTTATAGAAATATTTGTTTTAATGAGAATGTTATGGTATCAGATACAAGTAATGCAGCAATTCTGAAAAAGAACATTTTTGGAATGGAAAATGGGGAATATGTTCAGTTTATATTAAGACAAGAAAGTGTGGATATATTAAACATATTAGGAGAATGTAAATATCACACAACAGAACATCAAATGCCATCATCAAATAGAAAAGTTAAGTTTTTACATATTAGAAATAATGATGAAACAATGTTTATCAATATTATTCCAGATACAATGTCTAGTGAATATCAATATAATGATATTATGGACTTATTTGATATTGATATGAAATATAGTGTTGTTATTGACCACGATATTTTAGCAAAGGCATATACTTTAAGTAAATTATTTTTAGGTAATACAATTTTAGTATTTAATAATGATGGTGTAACACTTAAAGTAGAAGAATCAGATTTTAGTTATAATATTACAGATGCCCCTTGTGATTCATATACTTATAAGATTACTGAAAGTGTAATGAAGAAATTATTATCAATTAAGGGAGATATTAAACTCTATTTTGACGAAAATCCATTCTTTAAATGTGTTTTTAATGATAGTGAAATGATTATTGGGGTTGATTTGGTAGAATAGGAGAGTGATTATAATGTTAAAGTTTTTTCAAAACAAATGGGTTAGAAAATGTTTAATATTAGTGATTATTTTATCCTTTATTGGTTCTGCTTATATGTATATTTATATAAGTAGAACTAATATGCAAACTTCACAAGTATTTGTTTGTGATAATCCAAAACATCATTCTGATTTTGATAATTGGATATTAAATGATTGTAATGTAAAATGGGTTCCTTCCTATATTATTATTTATAATGATACTGTAATTGGTACTATTGATGGTAATATTGAAGAAGAAGATTTTACAAGTAAATTAGGAACAATAATCATAAATGGTTTTGAATTGTGTAAAGTACCTAATTATGAAATTACTAATTTAGACGGTAATTCTTATACTTTATCAGAACTAACACCTAAAAAAGATGAAATTTATATATTAGAAATTAGTTGGGCTAATTGTGAAGACTGTGAGTTACAAGATGAATTATATACAAACTCAATTTATTGGAAATACTCAACTAATAATATTATTAGATATTATATAAATTCAGAAAAATATGATGTTAAAGAATTATATTAAGGGGGTAATTTATTATGAAAAAGGAAAGATTAGAGTTTATTAAATCTACAAAAAATACAGTTGTTTATGGAAATGATACAATTCCTACTGTTTATTTACCTAAAGAATTTTTAGAGAAATCAGGTATAGATACGGTTTTAGATGAATTTCCAAAGGCAATTTTGCTTAATATTGAATTTGAAAATTAAAAATTTTTAAAAAATTTTATAAAAAGTGTAAACATTTAGAAAAAATGTTGTTATAATGGTAAATATAAAGAATATCTCAATTCTTTGATTTATTTGTTTTTTGCATAATTGAGTTCTTCCTTAAAACTTTAGAATTACAAGTTTTCTCGTTTTTAGCGTAATTCAAAATATTCTCGTTTAGCCCAGTTGGTAGGGCACTTGACTTTTAATCAAGGTGTCACGGGTTCAAGTCCCGTAACGGGAACTTACCATAAGTGATTATAACTTATTGGTATTTTGCTATGTAGAAAGAATAAAATAGTAGTTTATTTCTTTCGTCCTCCCTTTATATGCCCACTTAATTGTGGGCATAACCCTTGTGTTATCGTCTTTATAGACTTAACAATATATTGGGGTATGGTGTAAAGGTAACACATCAGACTTTGACTCTGACATTGTAGGTTCGATTCCTACTACCCTAGTTTTATAAAAATTAAATATTTTTTGTTTACAAATTAAAAATTGTGTGTTATAATAAATTCAACTTAATCGGAAAAGATAAAGAAAGGTAGGGAATTTATTATGAACAACAAATTTATTGAAACATTGAAAAATTTAGGTATTATTTTACTCGTGATGTTAGTTCTTATCGGACTTTACTTCTTGGGTGGTTATGGTAAATCAAATGGTTATTATGCAGCTGACCCTAATGATGTAAATGGAGATGGTTTCTATTACATTTGGGTAGAAGAATAATACATAAATACATAAATGGAGATATACTACTTGGTAGTTGAGTTAATTTCTTTATAGAAATAACTTATGAACTCATAATTCATTATCTCTACTAGGGATAGTATAAACTTTAGACCTATTAGTAATCCCAAAAAATATACAAGTGGAATAGGCACACAAAATAAATTCATAATTATGGAGGAAATTTTTTATGAACAAGACAGAGTTAGTTGCAGCAATGGCAGCAAAGACAGGAGCAACAAAGACAAGCACAGAGCAGGCACTTAACGCATTTATGGATGTAGTTAAGGAAACTTGTCAGAGTGGCGATTCAGTAGCCCTCATTGGGTTTGGTACATTCTCTGTTGCAGAGAGAGCAGCACGAAAGGGTAAGAATCCACAGACAGGCGAGATTATTAAAATAAAGGCTTGTAAAGCACCGAAGTTTAAGGCTGGTAAGGCTTTCAAGGAGCAGGTTAATACAAAGCCTAAGAAGAAGAAGTAATCATTTTATTCTCTTAAATTAGTCTGTGTGAATTATTTTGCACAGGCTAATTTTTTGGAAAAAATTTGTATTTTTTAGAAAAAATTGTTGACAAATGAAAAAAATTGTATTATAATGTTTATATAGAATGTGAGAAGATTAAAAGATATACAAAGGGAGGCAATTTATATGGAAAATACAATGATTACAATGGAAGAGTATAATGAAACAGAGTATAAGGCATTTGAAATGTCTTTGTTGAATAATGAATTAGTTGGGTTTAATCATTTTATCAATGAAATTAAAAAATACCCAATACTTTCATCAGAAGAAACTCGAACATTAGGTTTTCTTGCAAGTTGTGGAGATAAAGATGCTAGAGAAAAGTTAATTCTCCACAATATTAGACTTGTTTTATTTATTGCAAACAAATTCAAATGGTCATCTCTTGACTTTGAAGATTTAGTATCTTTGGGCAACCAGGGATTACTCATTGCTATTAACAAGTTTGACCCTAACAGAAATGTTTTGTTCCATACATACGCATATTCTTGGATTCATCAAAGTATACAGCGTGGCATTGAAGAAATTGGTGAAACCATTAGAGTATCTGTTTCTGCCAATAATTTATTGGTTAATATTAAGAAAACAGAGCAGAGATTAAGAGAAGAATTTAGAGAAGAGCCTACAATCGAGCAGATTGCAGAAGAGTTAAATATTCCTGTGGCAAAGGTTAAGAAAACTCTTTCTTATGATACTAAAATCTTATCGTTATCTATGCCTGTGAATACTGATGATAGTGGTAATAGCACACTTGGAGATTTCCTTGAAATTGATAACAAGTTGTGTCCAGAAGAAGTAGCCACTAGAAATTCAATGCGTGAGGATATTTTAAATATTTTACATAAAAACTTAACTGATAGAGAGGTAAATATTCTTTGTATGAGGAATGGTTGGGATGACGAAAATCCTATGACATTTGAGGCTATTGGACAAGTTTATAATATTACAAAAACCAGAGTAAAAACTATCTATGATGGTGCTTTACAGAAATTGGCTAATTGTAATGACGCATCAAATCTCTATGATATGATGTTAGCATCATAAAGTGCTATTTAATTATATATATGAAGTTCTCTGTAAACAAATAGGAACAGAGTGGTGGAGTAGTACGGAAGAAACCAGTACGAAGACGAAACAGACTATCTTTTGAGATAGTCTAATGTGGGGATATGGTGGAACTGACAGACACACAGGACTTAAAATCCTGTGGTAGCAATACCGTGTGGGTTCAAATCCCACTATCCCTACTCCACTTGTTTGAATTAGTCACTAGGAGAACAAGATACTTGGGTAAAGACTAATACCACGAAGTAAAGACCTATAAGATACTTGGTCAAGTTGCGTGTCTAGTATATGCACAAGAGAAATGGTAGAATTAATATTCTTCGGAATATCTACTAATATACTATTTTTAAAACTTTATAACTTCTTTGGTATGATTAGTTTTTCCTTAATCATAGGTTTTTGTTGTTGCAATTTTGAATTGAGATTTTATATAGGTAATTACCTTGAAGTTTTGCTCAATTTAAATAAATAATAAGGGGAAAATATAAGTATATGGTAGAAGAACTAAAAGATATTTTTATAAAAGATTTAGATAATTTTAAAGAAAGAAAGTGTAAAGCAAAAGATATTTTCACAATAAGAGAAATTCCTAAAAATATTGCTTATGAATTTGTTAGAAAATATCATTATTTAAAAGACGCTAAATTTTTCTGTGTTTATGGTTATGGTCTTTTTATAAGGACGAATTAGTAGGATGTGCTACATATTCTAATCCTCAAGGTGCTGTTGCTTTAAAAGGTTGGTTTGGAGTAGATAATGACTGTCAAACTATTTTAGAGTTATCAAGATTATGTATGTTACCTATTTTAAATGGTACAAATGCTACAAGTTATCTTTTAGGTAATAGTATGAAAAGATTAAAGGAACATAATATTCAAGCAGTAATCACACTTGCTGATAGTAATAGACATATAGGTTCAATTTATCAAGTGTGTAATTTTAAGTATTATGGTCTTACAAATAAGAAAACTGATTTCTGTACTATTGTAAATGGTAAATTAAAGATAAATCCAAGAATGGCAACAAAGGATAAAAAGGGAGTATGGTTGCCTAGAACACAGAAACATAGATATTGCTATTTGTTGGACAAGTCTTTAAAAATTTTATATGATGAACAACCACATCCAACAGTAAAAGAAACAATAAAATTAGAGTGTTGTGGTGGTACTCATATTGTTTATGATTATAGATATGATACATATTATACTTGTCCTAGATGTACAGGTAAATTAGAAGAAATAAATATGGAAACAAATTAACTTTATGTTAATTTATTGTACCCATAGTTCAGTTGGTTAGAACATCTGGCTCATAACCAGACGGTCATAGGTTCGAGTCCTATTGGGTACATTCAAGTCTATGTGTTTGAAAAAACTAACTAGATTATTTAAACATCAATACGCAACGAAACTGCAAATTTTGATTCCCCACATTGTCTAGGCATAGACTTGAAATGAAAAAAATTTACAATTTTTTCAAAAAAGTGTTTACAAATTATAAATACTTTGATATAATAGTTTTTGTTGAGAGAGATATGGTCTGCTGGACGAATGGTTTAAGTTGACACCCTTTCACGGTGTAGATACGGGTTCGATTCCCGTGCAGACTACTTAAAGTGTATAATAATTAGGAGAAAAGTATTGCGACCAAAACACGAATTAGAGCGAGGAATTATTTGTGAAAAATGTCTTAAACATTCATATAAAGGACATTACAAACGAATAAAAACTGAAACTGCGAAGATTGAAAGCACAACAGGAGAATATTATATTATACATAGAATGAATTTGTGCAATAAGTGTTTTGAAGAATATACTAATCTAATAAATAAGTTTTTAGATAGTGAAAAATAAAGCACTATTTAATTATATAAGAAAATACAACTAAATATTGTGTGCCAAATTAAATGTTTAGTGAACCCTAGTGAATGAAGAACTAACCACTCTGCTAGGACAGTAATAAGGCTCAAAAGGTTGAATAACTCGTTGAAACTCGAATGATAGTTTGAGTGTATGCGAAACTCTTAATATATATTGAAGTTTAAGAGTTGGAGAGCGAATGTTCAAGTTATGTGTTACTGGTGCTAATCATATTGGTAGGTGTAGTGTGACCTGCTTGTGGGCATCGTAATAGACGCTACCTCGAAAGGGTAGAAGAATCCTGGGAACTCGGTAGTCTGGTAAACTATTTGAGATAGCAGGAAATACCAAAACAAGATGCTTTGCCTTGATAGTCTAGTGATAGACAGTATAACACAAGCATAAGTCGAAAGGCTGGATAAGCCAAGTAGCCCAATGGCAATAAAAACATTCTAATTTTGAGTTAATAATTCAAGGAATAAAACAGTCGATAGATATTCTTTACTAACTACATAAATTATCTGAATGGTTAGGGTGAAATCTGGGAGTGTCGTTCTCTCACGAGTTTTATAAATACACCAAGTAATAATCCGTGTGTTAAACATCGTGTTTATTCTATGTATTTTAGCCTAAAAAGCGTGGACTTGCTACCCATTGCTCAGATTTAGGTTCTCGTTAGCATAATAACACCGAGATACGATTAGTAAGTCGAAGGACTTCAATAAGCATTTAATTTAGTACACAATATAACGAATTATAAAAGAAAGGGGATAACACTTATGTATAATGATTTTAATATACAGCCAACGATGTGTAAAATCTGTAAGAGGCAGGCATCCAAAATTGAAGAGTATATTCAGTTAGCCAAAGAATGTGGCTATACAACTGTTGACGAGTGTGTTGAAAACGAAGAAGGTACATTTAATCCTGATACACGAAAATTTTATTGTACAGAGTGTTATATCAAAATCGGTCAACCTTTGGGAACAGCATAAGATTTACAAATATATTCTTATTAACTATGGAAAAGCCTCCTAGATTTTATAATCGTATAAAATTTGGGGGGTTTTTATTTTTCTAAATAATTTAATAAAAATTATTTACAAATTAAAAACAATGTGCTATAATAATTAAAGTAAAATAAATAAAACTTGGGCTTGTCAGGTTTCGACAGGGCAAATGAAGTCAAATAAGGTAGGTAGAGCAGTCGAGTAACTCTTAAAACTGTTTCGGTTAAACATAGTCGCAAGACCTTGTATGTGCGCAGCCTAAGCCGATAATTAGGTACTAATATGATATATGATTTGTCTGTTAATCAGTTGTATTAGTTCATCATATAACAGAATATCCGAAGATTGCAAGGAGAAATAATATTAAAAACGCAATACATCTTGTTGTGGCTAATATCGTTTAAGGTGTAAAGAAAAAGAATCAATTAGCAAAAGTGCCTATGAATAACTTGTTTGGTGGAAATGTTTTGGACAGGGGTTCGACTCCCCTCAAGTCCACTAAAAATCGGTAATTTATATGTACGCAAACATTAATTATCGGTAAATGAACCTAACAAAAGTGGAAACAAAAATGGTTCAAACTTCTAGGGATTCCACCCCTAGATTTTATGGAGTGTTGGCTCAACTGGTAAAGCATCGGTCTTGAAAATCGACATCCGTTAATTCGGTATCTGGGTTCGACTCCCAGGCACTCCGTTATATGAGTTATTGTTAATGCACAATATTAAATAAGGTTATCTCACGATTGATATTAAATGGTCAGCCTTAACTCATATTTATGCACAGTAGGTGATGCGGTTCGTTGCACCTGGCTTATATCCAGCGATTCTGGGTTCGACTCCTAGACTGTGTACTAGCAATGTAGGGTATAGGCAATCTTGTAGTATAACTGTTGCCTATTACAGACTATAAGATTCCTTACATTGTTGTGAATTTATATTTGGAGGATTTCTAAAATGAAGAAAAATATAACTATTGAAAATAGAAAAGCAAAATATGATTACTTTATTGAAGAAACCCTTGAATGTGGTATAGAATTAATAGGTAATGAAGTAAAGTCTATCAAAAATGGTAATTGTTCAATAGTGGACGCTTATTGTAAAGTTGTAAATAGACAGTTATATATCTATAATATGTTTATTAAAAGATATGAAACAACAAATAAATTTGATACTCTTGAAGAAAATAGAGATAGAAAATTACTTGCACACAAAAAAGAAATTATTAAATTAGATAATACTACTAATTTAGACGGAATGACTTTAATTCCACTTAAAATCTATGATAATGGTAGTAAAATTAAAGTTTTAGTTGGTGTTTGTAAAGGAAAACATACTTATGATAAGAGAAATTCCTTAAAAGAAAAACAATTAAAACGAGAAATTGATAGAAATATGAAAGGATAAGTATTAGAAAATTTTGAATTTATTCAAATTGATTAATTTTTTGTTTACAAACTGATTTAACTATGATATACTAATTATAATGAAAATTATATTTAAGTTATGCCTCATTAGTTCAATGGTAGAACATCGGCTTTGTAACCCGAAAATATTGGTTCGATTCCAATATGAGGCTTTGCGGGATGACGAGTAATGGATGCTCACCAGGCTCATAACCTGGGATATGTGGGTTCGATTCCCACTCCCGCTACTAAAAATTTTATAATTGGAGGTAATACTTTGAAATCAAAAAAAGAGTTTAAGAGTTTTTTCAAAACAGTTGGTGGAAATGAGGGTAATAAATGTCATTATCCTACAAGATTAGACACTTATGGTTGTGGTTGCAGTCACGATTGTTCATACTGTTATGCAAAATCACTTCTTGATTTTAGACATTTATGGAATCCAGAAGACCCTGCTATTGCTGATATTGAAAAAATTCGTAAAAAAATTTCCAAATTACCAAAAGATATGGTAGTTCGTTTAGGTGGAATGACAGATTGTTTTCAACCTATTGAAAAAACACATCGAGTTACATACGAAACCATTAAGGCATTGAATGAAAATGGTATTTCTTATTTAATTGTAACCAAGAGTGCTATTATTGCAGACGAAGAATATCTTGAAATTTTGGATAAGGATTTGGCACATATTCAGATTACAGTTACAACAACTGATGACGAATTATCAAAAACTTATGAAAAGGCAAGTGTTCCTAGTGAGCGTATTAAGGCTATTGAAAAACTTCAAGAAATGGGATTTGATGTTACTTTAAGATTATCTCCATTTATTCCAGAATATGTAGACCTTTCCATTATAAATAATGTAAAGTGCGATAAGATTTTGGTAGAGTTTTTAAGAGTTAATACTTGGATTCAGAAATGGTTTAATATTGATTATTCTGATTATACAGTAAAGCAGAGTGGTTATAGACATTTACCATTAGAAAAGAAAAAGGAATACATATCTAAAATTACAGGATATAAAGAAATGACGGTTTGTGAAGACGAAAGTGACGCTTATGAATATTGGAAAGAACACTTTAATCATAATCCTAATGATTGTTGTAATTTAAGAAAAGTATAAATTTACATAGACATAAATTAAAATGCTTATAATGTTTATGTCGATAAAATAGTTTACCAACATTCTATCTAAAAGTTGGTTAGCATATATTTATTCTCATATAGCTCAATGGTAGAGCACACGACTGTTAATCGTGGGGTTGTAGGTTCGAGTCCTACTGTGAGAGTTGAAACACTTAATTAAATACCTTCATTAGTGTTTTTTAGTATAAATACTTTAATATAAGATTAAGAATTTATATGACGTAGACCAACACGGACATATAAGTTACTTATATTAGAAGAAATTTAGCGATTTCAACATTCCAAGAGTAGAAGTTGGTAAGAGGAATGAGTATTTATACAAAATTTTGCACCGTTGGACGAATGGTTTAAGTTGCTACCCCCTCAAGGTAGAGATATGAGTTCAATTCTCATACGGTGTACTGTGGCTGTAGTTTAATGGCTAGAACATCAGATTGTGGCTCTGAAAATGTGAGTTCAATTCTCATCGGTCACATTCATAATGACCCTATGTTCCAATGGTAAGAAGAAGGTCTGCAAAACCTTAAATATGGGTTCAACTCCCATTGGGGTCTTTAGAGTTGAGTTACTCAAGTGGTTGAAGAGGCAAATATCCTTAAAAGGACTTTGTAGAAAGTTTAATACATATTTTTTGTTATATAGTAAAAATGATAATTGACGAATTTGATTTTGGAACAGTAATAAAACTATAATGAAGTACAAATTATAGACAATATTATTAACTTTGCGAGGGTTCAAATCCCCCACTCAACTTATCAATATCGGTAGGTATGCCTAGCGGCGAGGGCAGCAGACTGTAAATCTGTCACAAGGAAACACCGTTGGTTCGAGTCCAACTCTACCGACTATGATACTGTCAAACTAATAGAATTTATTCAAGACTGTATCTAATATGGCTGTATGGTCTAGTGGTTATGACGCTACCCTGTCACGGTAGAAACACGGGTTCGACTCCCGTTATGGTCGCTTTTATAACATAGAGCACACTATTAAAGCCAAGTAGTAGAAAGAACTCTAAAAAACTATAGATAATTAAGTTTATTATGGCTGAACACTTAATAACTCTATACAAAAGAATGTGTTATGTTTGGTTCTTTAAATATTAGTTTAACAATAAATTACATTTGGGTTTATAACTTAATGGAAGAGTAGTTGTTTTGAAAGCAAATGGTTAGAGGTTCAAGTCCTCTTAAATCTATGCGTGGTTATCCGAACAAATAAGAGCAACCATAAAGGCAAAAAGGCTCGATGTGTGGTTGACTGACCGAAAGTTATTACATAGAATTAAGACGTTGAGTGAGATGGAGGGCACACTGTAGGCAATAGTCCAAGCATTGACAGGACAATGACGGATTGATTAATAGGGATTCCTGATTAACTATTATATCAGCTGGAGAAGATTGGTTCGATTCCAATAAGCGTTTTAAGATATATTCTCCTATAGCTCATTTGGTAGAGCGACTGGCTGTTAACCAGTATGTAACAGGTTCGAGTCCTGTTGGGAGAGCGAGGTTCAATATTGAAAGTTTAACTTTTTGAACTATAAAGTAATTTAATAAAGGAGATTAAATAATATGAAACGATTTAGTATGGGTAAAGATGAATATGACTTTACCTAGCCTTGTAAGCTAACTCGGTAGAAGCGTCTGTTTGAAGCACAGAAGGAGTTGGTTCGACACCAACACAAGGCACTATGTATGTAGAATATTGTAAAAATAGACTATATTCATCTGTATACAATGAATGAAATTAAAATTAGAAATGTCTATATAATAATTTAGGAAACATACAGAACATTTATAGGTGTACAATATAAATGTTTCGGTAAGTAGTTTAATGGATAGAACGCCCCCAAACATACGGGGGGAAATAGTGGTTCGATTCCACTCTTATCAATATTATAGAAAGGAAAATAAATAATATGTTATTATATGGTATTCAAATTTTTTCCTTTTTAGCAGTTATATTAGCATCAATATGTAAAGATAAGAAAAATATATTACTTTGGGTATTTATAGCAAATTTATCAAATTTTCTTGTATTATTAGTTGCAAAAGAATTAGACGGTTGGGTAGGAAGTTTAATAACTGTTTTTAGGTCATTATTATTCTTGAATAGAGATAAAATACATAAAAATGAGTTAGGACAATTTTTCAAAAAGACAAATTTCATTTTGATTTTTTGCATTATGTTACATATAATAGCATTTATATTATCTTATCAAGATATATTTAGTATATGTATATTATTTGCTACTATAACAGTATGTATTACACAATGGTTTGGTAATCCTATTCAAATTAAAATAGGTGCAATAATTAGTCTTATATTATGGATAATTTATACATTACATATTGAATTATATATGGATTTACCAAAAAGATTTGTTGAATTATTATTTTTAACTATATCACTTATAAGTTTAATAAAGAAACCAAAAGATATTAAATAGGTTCGTTAGCAGCAGGCTATTAGATAGCAAGGTTATATCGAAATAGTAAACTGAAACTGTAAAAAGTAACTGATGGAGTAGCTTACCATTGGCAGGACTTACCTTTAAATATGGGGATGTAACTCAATGGGAGAGTGTTTGGTTTGCAACCAAAAGGTTGAGGGTTCAAATCCCTTCATCTCCATTTCCTTATTATATAGAAACATATATAATAGTGTACAATGTTATATATGTAATATATGTGATTTGAAAATAGCGTTTTTAGATTACATATTGGTAGGTTCAAATCCTTGTAGAGTTAATCATACTTGAAGCATTGGTTGCCTATATAATAAGTTATTATTGAGGGTGTGGTGTAATGGTAGCATACGGAATTTGGGATTCTGTGGAGCAGTTCGAGTCTGACATCTTCAACTTATTTTTCTTATATTTTGTAACTCCTTTCGTGCAGATGCGTCCACATTATTGCATCGAGTATATCAAAAGTGGACATAGATATACTCAAACTTTGCCCTTGAGGACGAACAGCAGAGTCGCCATCCTGTCACGGTGGAGATAGCGGGGTCAGCACCCGTCTGGGGCGTTCAGATACTAATAAAGCAAAAGTACCCTATACCACTCTAATGTAGTATACGACAGAACAAGAGATAAAAGATGTATAGGCTAGAAAATTAGTATCTAACGATTTATAATCGTTAAGCAAATATGAAAAAATTTATATTAAATGTTTATTATATGTTTGACCATCTAATGACTATAATATGATTTTAATATGAATATTGTGGTTGATGAAGCCGTGTAGGAGAAGTGATGACCCTCCGAAGAAATGACATTAAAAGGACAATATAAATTGGATGTCTGCCATAAGTTATTTGCTATAAATAAGGGGGAATTAATAAATATGGAACAATCAAAAGAAATTGAGGCATTTAGTTGGGAATTTTTCAAAATTATATTTGACTATATTATGACTGATGACGAAATGTTAATTGTCCGTATTTTATTGATTATTTTAGTTGGTGTATTAGTATATGCAACTATTAGAAATACTAGATATGCTATTGCATTTATAAAAAATATTATTAAGATTAATAAACCTATTGATAAAACCGTTAAGAAAAATAAAATTATTCTTAAACTTTCTAATGGTAAAGTTTATAAAGATTTAGATAAAGATAGTCAAAAACAATTATTACAACAAGGTTTATTATTAACACTACCTATATCAACAGGTTTGATAATTGTATTATTATTTTTTCCACTTATTATGAAAGATTTAATTATGGGAATTGATATAATACAGTCAGTTATAAATTTTATTGGACTTATTGGTATGACAGTTTTAATATATGTATTTTGTAATCATTATCAAGATTGGTTTTTACATCAACTAATTACAAATAAATGTAAAATATCTATTGAAACTGTAACTTATATTAAAGAAGATTATTCTAAAGATTTATATATAAAAGTAAAAAATAGATATTATAAAAAAGCATACATACAATATATTGATACTGAAAATAATAGCAGTATTCCTACATTATATAGGTCTGTTGATAAAGAATTATTAGTAGGTTCAAAAGTATTTATTATTGAGTTGGTAAATGGAAAAAAGTATGCTTTAACATACAAACAACAAGCACCTATCGCCTAGTGGTATGGCACACGACTTTTAATCGTGCGAGTTATTCTCATCGTAGGTTCGAGTCCTACTAGGTGCATTAAATTTTTTAAAAAAATTGTTTACAAAATTATAATTATTTGATAAAATAAACATACAAAGTTAGAAAGGTAAGATATAAATATGGAACAGAAGTTAAGAAATGCAATTAAGTCTGCTATGAAATTAAAGTCTGAAAATGGAACTAATGAAAATGTTGCTATTTATCAGACAAGAAAGAACATTCTCGAACAGGCACAAAAGATTGCAAAGGAAAAGAAAATAGAAATAACAGACTCTCTAATTTATGAATCTGCAAAGAAGGAAATTAAGCAGTTAAATGACTTAATGGCATTTTGTACTGATAAACCTGAAAAGCAGAATATTATAAATATTAGTATAAATGAGGCAAATAATTGGCTACCGTCAATGACATCAGAAGACGATATTAAAACATTTGTTGAAACTCATAAGAGTGATGCAAATAATATTGGTGCAATGATGAAACTATTAAAGTCTGAATTTGGAGATAGTTTAGACGGAAAATTAGCAAGTCAGATTGTTAAGTCACTTTTATAATATATTATGTGTGTTTAAATAGAGAGTATATTAAAAATACTCTCTATTTTTATTTGTCCGTATGGTGTAATGGCTAACATACTTGACTTCCAATCAAGTGCTGCGAGTTCGATTCTCGTTACGGGCTTATGGCTCATTTTCTCAATATATGTAATTGAAGCTAGAATAGATTATGTATGTTAAATAGGAACGAGATGGTAAATATTGAAAACTTATAGTTGTCTAGCCAACTATGACAGAGTATATATTTATTTGGTGGTTCAAATCCACAATGAGTCGCTTATATGCCCTTATGATGGAACTGGAATACATACTAGATTTAGAATCTAGGTTTTGTGGGTTCGACCCCCACTAGGGGTACTAAAAGGGGGAAATTATTATGATTTTTATAACAGGAGATACACATAGAGATTTTAATAGGATATTTGATTTTAATGAAAGATTTGGTCTAACAGAAGATGATATAATGATTATATTAGGAGATGTTGGAATAAATTATTTTGGAGATAAAAGAGATATTAAATTTAAAGAAATGCTTATATCTAAATTAAAATGTACCATATTTGCTATTCACGGTAATCACGAAATGAATCCAGAGAATATGAATATGCAAGAAAAAGTATGGAATAATGGAACTGTTTATTATGAAGAAGAATTTCCAACTATTATATATGCAAAAGACGGAGAAATTTATAATCTAAATGGAAAAGAAACATTAGTATTAGGTGGTGCTTATTCTGTTGATAAATATTATAGATTATCTCACGGACTTAAATGGTTTGAAGATGAACAAATATCAAATTCTGTAAAAGATAGGTGTATTGCTAATATAGAAAATAATAATTGGAAAGTGGATATTGTATTATCACATACAGTACCATATAATTATAGACCTATTGATTTATTTTTAAGTTTTATTGACCAATTTACAGTTGACAATACAATGGAAAATTGGTTACAGTATATTGAAGATAATTTAACTTATGAAAAATGGTATTGTGGACATTATCATTGTGATAGAGTAGTAGATAAAATTGAAATGATGTTTGATACAATAAAAGAATTATAATTTATGCTAGTTTATGGCTAACTAGGATAAAAAAAGCCAAATTAAAAATTAGGGGAGTACAATGAAATGGAATTTTTAATTCTAGGTCTTATAAAAATATTAGATAATATAATATCAACTGCAAAGACCATTACTACATATCAAAATAAGAAAATTATGACTTCATTACTTGTAATAATAAGTCAGTTAATGTTTTATTATTTAATTGCGTCAGTAGTAGAGAAAAATGATACTATTACAACTTTAATGGTTTGTATTTGTTCAGGTATTGGAACATATATAGCAATGCTTATCAATGATAAAACTAAAAGAGATATAACATATACAAATATTCTTACTTGTAGTAGAACAGAAAGTGTAGAAGATTTATGTGATTATCTTTTAGAACATAAAATTAAATATATTGCATTAGATAGTTATAATAGAAAAAAGGAAGATACACTTACAGTATTAGCCTTTGCACAGACTAAATATGAAAGTAGTTTAATTGACCAATTTTTAGAAACATCTAATGTTAAATATTTAAGACAGATTATTAGATAAGGGAGAATAAAAAATGGAACTTATATTTAATAACAAAGATAATTTGGTAACTAAAAATGATAGTGTTATAATTATGCAAGAACTTGATGGTCGTGATAGAGTTATATCTCACGGAATTGTGTCTTATATAGAGAATGACAAGGCTATTATATATGTAGATAATGACGATTTTGTATCATTCTTTCCTTTTTATATTGTTAAGACATCAGAAATGATTAAGGTTTCTAACTTATAATATTGGGTAGTAGTTCAGTTTGGTAGAACGCTAGTTTTGGGCACTAGAGGTCGCAGGTTCAAGTCCTGTCTATCCAACTTATATAGCAGTATCGCCAAGTGGTAAGGCAACATCTTCATACGGTGTCCATCATCGGTTCAAATCCGATTACTGCTATTATATTCCCATAGGCTAATGGATTAGACCTTTCGGCTACGAACCGAAAAATGCAAGTTCGACTCTTGCTGGGAATACTAACGAAACACTATTTAATTATAATGTATCGTATACAAAAATTTAAAATATTAGTATAATAAATACATTGACAACTAAATATTGAAAATAAGGAAAAAGGGGTTTAAGTGAATATGGAAATTGTATCGACTTTTTTAGTAAAACATCCAAAAAAATTTCTATCAAAGAAATCTACTATTCAAGTATCTATTACAAAAGAAGATATTATATATTATTTTGAACACATTGCTACACCTTATGATTTGAAATATATTTATCAAAATAGAAATGATGATAATAATTTAAAAAATTGTTTACAAAAAATTATAATAAGTAATACAAAATTCAATGAACTTAAATCTTTAAAAATATTAGAATTAATAGTTGACGAAAGTAATTTAGGGAAATTTGAAATAATTATTAAAGATATTGCTAATAAAAAAGGTTTAATTTATTAAAATCTTCTTATTAACTTTATTATACGGACATCATTTAGAAAGGAGAGAATAATAATGGCAAACAATTATATTATCAAAACTTCTGATAATGAATCGTTTTGTGGTTGGAACTCATTAGGACAAATTGTTATGAATGGTGCTGATAGAGATTTCTTAACCTATTCAATGTCAAGAACATTAGCAGAACGAACAATTCCTAAAATTGAAGCATTTACAGGAAAGAAATGTGTTGTTGTAAAAGTTTCATAACTTGTGGATTATTTCCACATAAATACACTACCCTAGTTCAGTTGGTTAGAACATTCGTCTGATAAGCGAAAGGTCTTGAGTTCGATTCTCAAGGGTAGTATTTATAGGTTAGATATTTGGGGGTATTTTTTATGAGTATGACTGCAAATCGTAAAAAGGTTTATAAACGCTCTTGGTTTAATAGAGAAATTAAAATTGATATGAGAAATCGTAGAAAAGAGTACAATCGTAAAGTGCGTTATGCTAAAATTACCGAAAATTCTAGTCCTAAAGAATACAAACAGTTAATGAAACTGTGTTGGAATACAATGTCTTAATTTTTGATTTATAAATTGAGTGGAGTTCAGTTTAACATAAGAACCAAGAACGCAACAGCTAGAAAACTTAAATATCAATGAAAGTTATGTTATATGACAAGATGACTTGCAAGAAACATTTGTAACGAACAGTACATAATGAGTAGCAGATTGATGGCTCAATTTATAATATATGCCGATTTAACTCATCTGGGAGAGTGCCAACCTTACAAGTTGGAAGTGATAGGTTCAAGTCCTATAATCGGTACTACCGAAATGATGGGGAATTGGAATACCCAAGAAGAAACTTTATTAGTTTTGGACGCACTTATATGTGTATGTAGGTTCAAGTCCTACTTTCGGTACTAGCGGGGAAAGTATGACTCGCTCTATAAAAAATCAAACATCCTTTAAGGGTACTTGCCACTTAAAGTGAGTCCTAAAGCCCACGATACTAATGGACTATGCGTGAATGTCTTATTTCTATATTAGAAATATTGCTAAAAAGTATCTGAAACGCTAGGCATCCAGTTGAGAGGATAAAAACCAACAAGTTCGGTTAAAAGGGAAAACACAACCATTAGATTGCCCTATACACCACTTATACAAAGGTCGTTGTATTAAAATAAAAGACAACTTTAGAGTCATTTATCTTTAAACCAAGAAAAGTGTGAGAGAATAATTCTCAAGGATAGGTGTGTATTGGTTGCGATAAACCAATGGTTTAAAATTATCGCAAATTAAATAAGAAAGGTTGTATGAATATGGATAAAAACACTTGTTATAATTGTTGTTATTTTGATTTACAAGATAATCACAAAACACAAGATGAGAAACACCCAAATTCAATACAATGGAGTCATATTTGTACAGAAAAATATATTGAAAAATATGCAAGTGATAAGGCTTGTATAAAACATTTTATATCTAAATAGGGGAGTGTAAATTAAAATGACAGTAGAACAAGCAGTAAAGAAATATAAATTAGAGCCTTTAAATGTTTATACAGCAAAAGCAAAGGCAAAAGAATTAAATGTTGATGAAGTTTTATATATGAATGTACAAAAGAATAAATATGCTTATGTTATTAAAAATGGTTCACAACATTTTCTCTATTCAGATGAAAAGAGTTTATATACTAAAATGTATAAAGGTTTAAAAATAGAACCATTACAATCTTAAAAACTAAATAATTGGAGGGAATTTATTATGTGGAATCTTAAAGACTTGGAAAAAGAAACAAGTAAACTTATCAATAAATATCCAAAAGAGAAAGAGAAAATTCTAAAATATAAGAAAGATTTTATAAATATGTATAATGACTATATAAATGTTAATGCTATTTATAAAATTATGGAAAATGAAATTGTACCGAATTTTAGAAATAAGATTGAGTATTTTGATGAGGTTGATAGAATTATTGACCTTATGGAAAAGGTTACATATATTTTTGATAGTAGCATTGAAGAGTTTAAAGAACATATTTTTATTGAAGAGTATTTTCCGTCTATGCGTAATTGGATTGACGGATTAGAATTAGATTCATTAGAAGACTTACATCATATTCAATTAGCGATTTTGGAGATTGATAATAAATGTTAAGAGAACACTTTGGAGAATTACCAACATTAAATACTAATGATATATTATGTTCTATAACAAAATGCTTTAATCAAGAAAGAGATTGGACTTGCTGTATTGCTTGTTTAAGAACAATTAGTTCAAATACATTAGGAACAGAAAAAGAGTTAATTGATACATATAATTTTACACCAGGTCCTTATTATTCCAAAGATATAAAAAATAAACACATATTAGATAATTATGATGTTATTTATGGGTGTGATATTGAAAATAAAACACCAAAGATGTTATGTAAACTACTTAATGACTATAATATAATGATAGAAACAATGTTAAATTATGACCATTGGTTAGTTGTATTAGGATATTTTACAAACAATACAAATGAGATAAATAAACATCAAATATTATTATATGACCCTTATTTTAATAATGTAAGATTAGAAAATGCCGAAGAAATTTTTAGTATGTGGGTAAGTGGAGAGCATACTATAAATAATATTAAATGTGATTTTATTGCAATTAGGAGAGATTAAATATGAAGAAAGAATATATACTTATCCCATTAACAATAATTATTTCTTTTGTATTAGGATATATTATAGGAAGTGATTTTGGTTGGTCTAGTGCATATAGAGAATTAACAGATTCTTCTGCTTGTAGAATGACCAAACGAAATTATCATAAACAAATAGGTTAAGAACAAATGATAACCTCTTGATTATGGACGCATAATTGAGTAGTAAAATGTGTAGTGGGGCAGTACGACTTTAAATACTGTCAGATTATTGCCCTATGTTGTAATGGTTAGCAAACAAGTCTTTGACACTTGGGGTAAGAGTTCGATTCTCTTTGGGGCTGCTATGGGTATTAAGTGCAACGAAATATAGATAAATTCTAGGATAGTTTATAAAGTAGTATTTGGAACGCACAAGATATATAGCAAAGTAATAATTCTTCCTAGTAGATTATTATGATTATGATATATTGAGCAAGTTCAAATCTTGTAATACTCTCTTATGGGTGTGTAAAGATAATTGGAAATCGCTCGGACTCCAAATCCGTAGTACGAGGGTTCGATTCCTTCCTCACCTGTTATTAAACACACTAAATTAAATACATTAGCATCAAATCCTGCATATTATAGAAGAGTTTTTGATTATGCTTATTAGATTTGATAGAAAGGAATTTATATGAATTATATTGGAATTGACCCTGGTAAAAATGGTGGAATTGCAGTTATATCTGATAATGGAGATATTATTAGTTTACATACTTTTTCAGAAGAAATTATAGTAGATGTATTACATAAACATAGAGATTGTAAGTGTGTTTTAGAAAAAGTAAATGCTATGCCAGGTCAGGGTGTGGTATCAATGTTTAATTTTGGAGTTAATTTTGGTTTTATTCAAGGTGTGTTAAAATCAAATGAAATTCCTTTTGAATTAACTCCCCCTCAAAAATGGAAGAAAGAATTTAGTGTTACAAAAGATAAAAATACATCTATTGAGGTAGCAAAAAGATTATTTCCTAATGTAAATCTAAAAGCAACTGATAGATGTAAAAAAGACCACGATGGTTTAGCAGAATCACTTTTAATGGCAGAATATGCTAGAAGAAAATTATAATATATATGTCCTCGTAGTCTAATGGATAGGCAACGGACTTATAAGCACCAATAGCTCAATGGAGAGAGCAATGGGTTTCTACCCCATAGGTTGTGAGTTCAAATCTTACTTGGTGCATTTTTAGGAGAGATTTATATGATTGCTTATTATGACGGAATGAAAATTTATTTTAATGGTCTTTATCCAGAAGTTAATTTTCCAACTCATCCAAAGGCTCGTTCTAATGGTCGAGTATATATTCATATATTACAAATGGAGAAAAAATTAAAAAGACCATTAACTAATGAAGAGGTTGTACACCACAAAGACCAAAATAGAGAAAATTTTGAATTTGATAATTTATGGTGTTTTGCAACAAGGGCAGACCACGCTCGTTTTCATAATGGTGGAATTGCTATTAAAAAGGAGATGTATACATAAGTATATATTCAAAAAATACACAAAAAACCTGTAAAAAATGTGGAAAATTTATAAATTACCAAAGTAAAAATTATTGTGTTTGTTGTTATCAAAATTCATTAAAAATTGATGGTGGATTACGAAAAGTAATTAAACCAACAAAAGAAGAATTAGAAAAACTAATATATACTGATTCTTTTTTATCCATTGGTAAAAAATATGGTGTTAGTGATAATGCTGTAAGAAAATGGTGTAAATCTTATAATTTACCCTATCGTAAAAAAGATTTGATATAGATTTTAAAATCTATTGATAATATATAATAATTATAGTGATGGAATAAGTAGACATTAATAAATGAATAAGTTGTAGTAGGAGTCGTTAAATACCTTATGTCCTTTCCGTATAATATACGATACCCTTTCGGAATCTACAATATGTAAGGTGTAAATCCTTACCTATAATTATTATTTTGCTGTGTTCCCATAATTGGTATTGGAGCAGATTGCTAATCTGTCGGTCATTTATTTGGCTTGTGGGTTCGAGTCCCTCACACAGCGTTTATAAATTTAAAAAGGAGATTAAATATGTTTAAAAAATCACTTATAACAACACTATGTTTTATTACAATTATGGCTTGTATGACAGGTTGTAATAAAAAAACCACAACATCAGAAACAATAAATTCAGAAAATTCAAGTGTAATTGAAGAAACAACTGAAACAGTTGTTGAAGATGAAAACACAGACACAGAAGATGTAGTAACAAAATCTAAAATGCTTTATTTAAATAGTGATATGTTATCAACTGACGAATTTGTACCTAATAGACCAGAAAAGGTATTAAATACCGATATTACATTACCTATTTCAAAAGATTTTAGTGAGTTTAATGATTACCAAGTAAAAGAATATATGAATAAAGAATTTGAACAATGTACTTGGGAAGATATTTATGTAAATAATTATCCTGTATCAAGACTTGTATTTGGGGATGAATATGGTGTAGAGGCAAGTGCTTATTTTGAACTTTATACACCTAATACTGTGGATGTACATAATGCTGATGAATATATAGCATTTCTACAATTTGATTTTCCTGTAAGAGAAATTGATAGAATGACTTTAACATCAAATGCTGAATATATTGATAATAGTATTTATACACTTGCATTTATTAGTAATTCTGTATTAGGAAATGATGAAGAATGTGTAAGTGGTGTTGCTTTAACAGATATAATTGATTATTATGGAAAACCTAATTATATAAATTTTGATTATGATGAAGAAACACTAAAAGAAAAAATTAGTAATTTTACAAATGAAGATTATGTAATTGAAGATAAAAAAATTGAATTTACTTATACATTGGGTTGGATATATGAAGATTGTTATATGGAGGTAGAAGTATCAGAAAGACAATATGGAGAAAAAATGAATACTGATATTCCATATCAAATTAGAGTAAATTCTATATCATTTTTAACTTATAATGATGATGTTGTTAATGCAGCAAATACAATAAATGATAGGGATTTATTTATTAAAGTATATGACGAAGTTGTAAATAATTAAATATTATAATTTATAAGGGCTTATAATTAGCCCTTATATTTTTTTAGGGAATTGGTGTAATAGTAGCACGATAGACTCTGACTCTATAAATAGGGGTTCAACTCCCTTATTCCCTACTATAAGAATACTAATGATAAATTAGATATGATTACTTTCAAAGAGTTAAAAAGTATTTAATAAATTTAAAGGAGAATTAAAAATATGAAATTTTTCTTGTTTAGAAATTTAATTTCAATTATATCATATATTATACTAGCAACAATTTTAAATTTATTAGGTTGTTATAATGTAATTACAGGTAGTTTATTATTTATATTTGAAACCTTAATGTTAGTTAGGGGTGCTTATATACATATGATGAAACCTATGAAAGAAATGATACAATTAGTAGATGAAACCGATTGGGAATCAGACGAAATAGATTTTGATAAATTTGATGAAATTCAAAGGGGTAGTTTTGCCTTTAATTTGAATATTTTAATTGAAAAATATAAGTTTTTAGTTAATATAATTGAAAAGAAACAAGGTGTAGTACACAACTTAAATTATTTAAGTGAACACGATGAATTAACTGGTTGTTATAATAGAGTTAAATTAGATAAGAGGAAACATAGATATGAAAATGCTTATACAACAACTGTTATTTATATTGATGTAAATAATTTAAAACTAATGAATGATACATTTGGTCACGAATCAGGAGATGCTATTTTAAAAAGAGCATCAAAACAATTAGGATATTGGTTAATATACGGAGATTTATATAGACTTGGTGGAGATGAATTTATGATAGTTATTCTTGATAAAGAAGAAGACGAAATTTCAACTCTATTAGATACTTGGTATAAAAATTTAAATATTTTAAATAGAGAGAAAGACGGATTTATTTGTAATTTATCTTATGGAACAGCATCTAAAACAAAATCTCAAAAAATTAGTTTAGAAGAACTAATAGCAGACGCAGACAATAAAATGTATGAAATGAAGAAAAAACTAAAAGAGAATAATTATATAGTTTAAGAAAGGAATTTATTATGAAAAGAAAACTAATTATAACACTTTGTATTTTATCTATTTGTAGTTTGGTCGGTTGTAATAAAGAAGAAACTACTACATCAGAAGTTACAACTGAAACAACTGAAATTGAAACAACTGAAACTACTACAGAAGAAGTAGAAGAAGAAACCGAAGAAATTTATGAGTATAATTTAAGAAAATATGATGTTAGAGCAGATAAAAATGCAGAAGAATGTAATAATTATGTAGCAGATTTTTTTGAGGGTAAATTAGTTGATACCAAAACTATTGATGGTACTGATTATTATTTAGATGAAAATACAAATATTCATCGGTATGCAGAGGGTTGGGATGGTTCAGAAATGGACTTATTAGCCTTAACTTGTGAAAAAACAAATATTACTGATTTTAATTATATGAAAATTGAAAACAATATTTTATTTGTTGTGGATAGTAATGGAAATTATTATATTAGCAAAATTGACGATATTTCTAATTTAGAAACACCTTTTACTGAAATTGCAAAAGGTAAATTTACATTAAATGTTAGTGTTGCTAGTGTTTCTATTGCAGAAGATGAAACTATCACTATGACTTTAATTGATTTAGACAATAAGAAATATATTGATATTATCAATAAGGAAGTAGAAATTGTTGAAGAAAAAGACACAAAGAAATCTAATAAAGAAGAAACAGAAGAAACTACAGAAGAAATTGTTATTGAAAAAATAGATGATAATGAATATTGGCATTTAAACAATAAAACATCATTAGATGTGTCAGTTATGTCCCAAGTAAATACTTGGTTTTTAGACGGAGATAATTATTTGCATATTTTAAATGATGAAAATGTATTTATGGAATTAAAAAATATTAAAATGAAAGCCTTAATTGGAGAAAATGATAATGAAGAAGATTTATATTGTTATGCAATAGGAGAAGATAATACTATTTATGTGTTATCTAATACTGAAAAAGTGGTAGAAGAAATTGTTGATGAAGAAAATATTGAAGAAGAAACTACTGAAAATGTAGAAGAAACTGATGTAGAAGAAGAAACAGTTGGAGAAATTCCTTTTGATATTTCAAATTCTACTATTATTATAGGTACAATTAAAGGTATTGAGGGAGAAATTGAATTTTTCACTACATTTGAAGATAACATAATTATTAAAACAACTGAAAATTGTTATTCTATTGATAAAGATTTGACTATTTCCTTTTATAAAAAATATAATGGTTATGATAACATCATTCAAATTTATCAAAATAGATTTATCACAGACACTAATTTATATAAAATTTTAAACTAAAATGGTTTACATAATATTGAAAATAACCATAGGTTTACATAAGAAATTTACATAATTCTTATTCGTGTTTACATAATATTATGCGTTAGTTTACATAATGCTAATTTCCCCAAAACGCCCTATTTTCAAGGGTTTTGAGCGAAAAAAATTTTTAAAATTTTCAAAAAATCGTTTACAAATATTGGTCTTTTTGCTATAATGATTAATGTAATCAATGAGTGAGATTACAAAAAATGTTTTGCAAAACACCACAGTAAAAGAAAAATGTATGAGCGTAATGGAGGAAAATTTTTTTATGAAGAAGAATGTAATTTTAAATGTATCAAGTTTTGTAATGTTAATTATTAGTGTGGTGCTTTTTGCATTGTCGACAAGTACGATTGCACACGCAGAGATTGATAATGAACCGAAGTATGATGTAGTTGTAGATTTGGAATCTTTAGACGGAACTAATTTAGTTCAGTATTCAAATGAAAATAATGTTCCTATATATGACGGATATACAACTAGATGTGTTGTAAAGCATTATTCTAGTAATGGAAATGGATTTGAAGAGTTTCATTCAACAACAATGGATTATCAGTACATCGAAGAAATTAGTGAGAGTAAGTGTACTGTTGCTGGTGGAGTATTAGTACCAGAAGATTCAAAAGGTTATTATATGACCCTTGAATATACAGTTATTGATGAAAATAACAACATTATCGAACAGAAAATTATTGGTTCGGACAAGGTAACACTTTAAAAAACACACATAAATACATATATTATAAAAGGCACTTTATAAGTGTCTTTTTTAATGGGGGAAATTAAATGAATATATATGAAGATTTTAAAATTATTAAAGAAGAAAGACTAGAAGATAAAAGTCAATTTTATTTATATGTATTGGAAAATTCACAAGGCAATATAAAAATAGGAAAATCTTCTAATATAAAGGAAAGAATTAAAAGTTTATCTAATAGTAATAGTGGGGGCAATAAATTGATTAGAGTTGCAATAAGTCCACCTACATATATTACATTTTTAGAAAGAACTTTACACGAACATTATCATACTTATAGATTAGATGGAGAATGGTTTGATGGACATAAAATATCCTTTGAAGATATAGTTGAATTTATTGATACAAAAATATTTAATGACGGTTTTCAAGCAAGAGATTTACGATATAAGAAAATTGTAGAAGATAAAATTAAAAAACAAAAGGCATTAAATGATAAAAGACAGAAATTATTAGAAGAACAAGAATTTATGGATAAATTCAAGGAATAACTATTTAATTATACGAAAAAGATAAAAATTTTTCACTTATAGTGTGAACAAATTTATAAAATTTAGATATAATACATATAGCAAAGTGAGAGATATATCTTATCTTTGTTTAGATATGAAATTATTTAAGGAGGAAATACAAATGTTTAATACTTTTATTGAAGAACTTTTAAATCTTGAAAGAGCAAGAATTAAGCCAGTTATTACTGATGAAATTTGTATCATTGTAGATGATAGGGGTGCTAGAAGAGTTTGCAAGTGTGAGAAAAAGGCAGAACCTAATAAAGTAGAAAACAAGATACTTAAAAAGGTAGATAAGGTTATTTTCAAAGACCCTGTAACAGTAGTATTTTGGAAAGATGGTACAAGAACAACTGTTAAGTGTACTGGCGATGAAAAGTATGACCCAGAAAAGGGGTTTGCTATGGCAGTATTAAAGAAATTACTTGGTAATAAGTATGATTACTATGTAGATGTTCAGGAAGTAATTTCTATGTTCTCAAAGGTAGACGAGCCTACTACTGAAAAGGTAGAAACAAAGGCAGAAACAAAGTCTACTGAAAAGACAACAAAGAAAACTGCTACAAAGACAGCAACAAAGTCTTCAACAACAAAGAAGAAGTAAATAATAAAGAGTAATGTTTGCATTTTTTGGTGTGAACATTACTTTTTATACAATTTTTCTGTTTACAAAATGAATATTTCGTGTTATAATAAAAATATATTAAACGGACAGTTTACATAATATATTAACACGGAGGGAAATTAAATGATGAACAGAATGATTAAATTAGGAAACAGAGTTAGAAATATTACATTTGGAATGGGTGTAGTTGGTATCTTTTTGTTTGGTATGTCATTAGACACAGAGGGCATTTTCTATAAATATATTATTGTTGGAATGATTATTTCATTATTATTATTTATAGTTGCTTTTATTATTGATAGAGTGATTTATTGTATATCAAACAATTCATATGATTATGATACTACTGATTATAATAAATTGTGTATCGAAATGGATAATTTAGACGGATATTATAATTGGTTACATATAAATAATTATAGAGATACTGAAAAAGCCTATGATTTCTATTGTAATAACATAATGTAAGATATAAATAGGAGAAATAAAAATGGATATTAAAGATGCAAAGCGAGAAGTAGCAGACTCTTATAAAATGCTACAACCAATTATTGATGAAATTGTCAAGAAACACTCAAAAGAAATTGATGGTATTATCAATAAAATCAAGAAAAATTTAAGTAATCTTACTAATAAAGAACTGCAAGATTTAATGTTGCAATTAGGTGTAGAAACATATTACTTCTCTTATTATAAGGATATGTCAATTTTGAAACAAGAAATTGCATTAGCACTTGTAAAGAGTTCACAAGCAGAGGTATATAATAGTACAACAGGAACACAACAGGCTAGAACTAATCAAGCATTAGTTGATACAGTAGATAAGCAAATTGTAAATGTATTGTATAATGCGATTTCTAATAATATGAAATCAAAACTTGATGAAGCACATAGAATGTGTAACATTTTGTCTGGAGTTCTAATCAGTAAGAACGCAGAAGCAAAACTGAAAGGAATTAAAGACGATGGATATGACAAGCAAGGACAAGCCGATTTATACAATGACGGTGCTACAGAAAATTGACCGATTTTATGTCAATAAATTGGAATGGCTACCTGAATTTGGAGATAGAAGATGTGTTGGGTATTATTATGATTTAAATGACGCAATCAATTCAGTTATCCACAATAATCAAGATATTTATGAGGATATGTATGAATATTGTATCGTGGAAGAAGTTCCACAAGGTATCTGTAAACATACTCCAAACAGATATTTATTCAAATGGGTAGAAGATAAATATGTTCAAATTGATGAACCTATTGAACTAAATAAACTAACCAACTTTAGTATTGGTTAAATTAAGTGCTATTTAATTATACAGACAGTATAGTTTTAAATATGTAAGATATAAAAGAGAAAAGGAGAAAACGAAAATGGCAAGTGTATTAGACATTGCAAAAGGAATTAACAAAGCGTGGAAGAATGAAACTATTACATCAGGAGATGTACTTCCAGAATGTAAGAGATTTTCAATGGGAACTTTGAGTGCTGATTATGCACTTTATGGTGGTCTTCCAGAGGGAAAACTTATTGTTTATGCAGGAGAGAGTGGTTCTTGTAAGTCACTTTTGGCTTGTTTGGCTATGGCACAGTATCAGAAGGAACATCCTGATAGAACTTGTGTATATGTAGATGCCGAAGAAACACTTATTGGACAGATTGAATGGTTTAGTAAGATGACAGGTCTTATTGTAAATGACCCTAACAAGTTTGTTCGTTATGATTGTTCTGGTAAGTCAGCAGAAGAAATTTTTGACGATATTGTAACCATTCAGAAAGCAGATAATATTGGTATGATTATTATTGACTCTGCCCCTATGTTACTTTCACAGGCAGATATTGATAATGAGATTGCAAAGGATAATGGACAGAGAGCATCTATTGCAAAGTCAATGGGTAAATTCTTAAAGTTTATGGTCCCTGCTATTGCAAAGGCTGGAAATCCTTTACTTATTATTAATCATACTCGTGTTGCTGGAACAACATTTACAGGAGCAAAGATTTATACAGAGCCTTGTGGTTACGCATTGAATTTCTATCCTTGTATTAAGGTTAGATTTGCAAATCGTAAGTTTACAAAGGGAGATAAGTTAGATTTATCTGCATCACAGACAGATGCCGATACTGATGGAATTTGTGCAACTTTCTCTGTTACAAAGAATAGATTAGGTGCATTAAATAGAAATGGTGCAAAGATTATCTTTAGATTTGAAACTGGTCTTGATACATTAACAGACCTTATTGAAATCATTACAAAGTATGAAATTGCAAAGAAATTAACTTCAATGACTTGGCAGTTAGTAAATCCTATTACAGGAGAAGTTTATTATGATAAGGAAACTGGCGAGGAATTAAAGTTTGCTGGTAAGCAGAAGATGATTGATTATATTCGTGACCACGATGAATTTAGAGCAGAATATGAAAAGGCTGTTTCTGATTATATCAATCATTCAAAGAGAGATATTTCACTTATTGATGAAGAAGATTTAGCACAGATTTTGGCTATGGAGAAAAATATTGAGGGTAGTGAAGAGTGGGATAGTGAAACCACAGAAACCACAGAAGATACTACCGAAGATACAAATGGAGATAGTGAAGAGTAATGGAATTTAGACAACATAGAGATACTGGTGGTAAAAAACCAACTCGTTTTTATTCCGATAGACAAGAAAAAACAGTTGCAAAGGCTATTAGGGGTAGACAAACCTCTAATAGTGGTGCAACACCATATGATAAGGGTGATGTAACAACTGATAAGGTTTTAGTGGAATGTAAAACAAAAACAACTGAATCTAAATCTATCTCTATTCAAAAAGAATGGTTAGATAAATTAAGAGAAGAATCTATTTTTATGAAAAAGCCATTTTATACATTAGTATTTAATTTTGGTGGAAATACAGATAATTATTATGTAATTCCTGAAAACATATATCTTCAATTACTAGAAAAGATAAATAATGGAGAAATAGAATAATGTCAATGGGTATTTATAAAATAACTAATATTATAAATGGAAAATTTTATATAGGAAGTTCAGTACAAATTGAAATTAGAATTAAAAACCATTTTAAGTTATTGGAACAAAATAAACACCCAAATCCATATTTACAAAATTCGTATAATAAATATGGAAAAAATGCTTTTATTTGGTCTATTTTAGAATTAACAAATGAAGAAAATTTAAGAATAATTGAAGATAATTATATAAAATCAACTAAATGTTATGAACGAAATGTTGGATATAATATTGCTAAAGGGGCTATTAAATCTGGTAGAGATTATTTTACAGAAGAAACTATTAAAAAATTACAAAAACCAAAAACAGAATTAGCAAAACAACATATGAGAGATGCAATACAAAAACGAGGTGGACATCACGGAGTTAATAATCCTAGATATGGAAAAACTTGGTCAAATGAGTGGAAAAAAGAACAGTCAAAAAGATTATCTAATAATCCTAAAATTTTAAACTCACCTAGATTTTTAGGACATAAACATTCAGAAAGTAGTAAACGAAAAACTAGACAAAAATTTAGAAATAATGCAATACAAAAATTAACAAATTTTAATATAAATTTATTAAATAGTGATTGTTGGTTGTTTACTACTAATAATAGAGATAAAAATAAATCGTCAGAGGTTAAAATTTTAAAAAATAAACTTGAAATATTTATGGATGATTGTATTGCTGATAATAAATATGGTGCTTTTGTAGTACCTTTTAACAATACAGAAAAGACTAATGTATATATTGTTGACGAGGCTACTTTTATTGAAATGAAAGAGGCATTAGAAGAAAAAAAATTCATAAGGGGGGGGAATTTAATATGACTACAAAAACTATTGTAGAAGCCATATTATATTTAAACCCTAATACAGAAAAATTATTCAGAGCGTCACACATTCTATCAGAAGAACGAAATTGGAAAGCTACACCACACCCAGAATTACCTTTTATAAATGCTTTTAAAAATCCTAAATTTTTAGTATTTGTATCAACACAAATACATTTATATTTAATAGGAGATGTAATAAAAGCAAAAGGTAGGGGAAGTGTATATAATATTTTAAATTTAGAGGGTTTTACTGCTAATCATATGACATTGGGAAAAACCGACCTATTAAAAGAAATAAAAGAAACTCTAAAAGAGCCATTGTATTTACCACATAATACAATGGATAGAATTATTTATATGACCGATGAAGAACTATTTATTTTTAATAGAATGGAAATGAAAAGTACAAATAAATATAAATTCTTTGGTAAATGGCATACTACAATGGGTGCTAATATTTACGATATGAATAATAAAATTTTTAACACTAAAGCAGAAGATATTGTAAAAGCAATTTTTAGTGAATTTTAAAAGGGAGGTTTACATAATGTGGAATGACGATTGGCGAGAAGAATTAGAAAAGGATTATTATGATTGTTATATAAGACTTTGTGAATGTAGAAATACTAAAAAAGATTTAAAAATCTTAACAAAGTTATTATATAAATATAATTCGTCTAAAACAAAAGAACAATGTTTAGATAGAATAATTGCTTGGGTAACTGATTGGAATAATCAAGTAAATTTAGTTCCTGACGATGACGAGTATAAGAAATTATTAGAATGTTTATAATAACTCAAACGATTGAGTTTTTATATAGTAGGGTAATAGTATGACAATATCCGATTTTAAGCGTGTGTGTTAGCACGAAATTCAAAGTGAATGGTTGTCAAATTTTCTAAATAAAAGGAGAAAAAATTATGAGTATGGATGTTACAAATACAACACAGAACACAAAGGTAGACGATGATATGAAGGCTTTTCAGGCAGACCTTGCAAGAGAAGAATTTATGCACCGTGTAGAAACAGGGGCTTTAACTCCAGAGGAACAGGCAGACTGGGATGAAATGATGAGTTAAATTAAATCTGCCCCTAGAAAAGAGGTAGGACAATGGCACAATTTGATGCAACAAGCAATATCCCTGTAGAAAGACAGATTAAATTCCGTGCTACAGGAGATAGAATTTGGGATATGGATGAACTTCCATTAACAAGAGTTCATAGTGGGGATATGGATAATGGAAATTTTGTTTCATTTTTAGAAACTAACCCTACTATTAAGAAACAAATGTTACAAAAATACTGTAAGTATAACTTTGAAAAAGTATTAGAACAGAAGATTTTTGGACAAGATGTTACTGACGATGAATTAAGAAATATAAGTTTTATGCTTACAATTTATGATGCTTGTATTACAGTTCTTCGTGGTGGTGGTATTCTTTGTAGTACCGATGAAATGTATTTTGCAGCACTTGTAAATTACAACTGTTCAAAGGGAACAAGCAAAAATCGTATTCGTTCTTATGCAGCCTTAATGGAAATTAAACAAAGTGAAATGGCAGCAGGAGATGGTTCATTAAATTATAGTGAATATTTAATTATGGGTACAAATGGAGATTTTGATAATGAATATGTATCAATTAAACTTCCTACCAATAATGCGTATTCTTCTGATATTATGCTTGAATTACCTATTATTAAGTGTAGATTTGGTAGATTTAGATTTGCTACCGAGCGTATTCCAGGTATGATGAGTTGGGCTGATGACCCAGATAAGACAAAATTAACAGTTCCCCCTCATATTTGGATGGAAATGATTAAAGAAGGTGTATCTAATAGACTTACTGCTAAATTCTTTAACGGAGAGGCAAAGAGTTTGGCTAAAATTGTTGATTTAGACACTAAATATGTTGATGAAGTTTGTGATATGAATGATTTTAGAGTTGCATTAGCATTTATTAACGCATATCAAATGGAAATCAATGACGATAATGAACTTGAACTTCATAACACAAATGAATTGCCTGACATCAATAAAGTAAATTCATTAAAGTGGGTTGAAATTAGAGAAGGTTCAGGTAGATGGGCATTAGCATCAAACACATTCTATGTAGTTAAATTAATTGGTACAACTATTCAAGTTAGAATGTATCGTTAATAAAAAATAAATGACATATCTAGGTATTTACATAAAAAAATATCTAGGTATGTCACTTTGTCTATGAACAGAATTAACAATTATTGTTATAATGATATATAGGAGATTTATTTATGGCAAGAAAAGGAACAAATGACCAACAACATATAATTGATGCTTTAATGACAAAAAATTATAAATATGTTTGGGAACAAGTTAAATATATTGGATATTTAAAAGTTGCAGACATAAATACCAGATATATGATTTTTTGTGATATAGTAGAAGAATTTGATTATGTAAAAAACAATAATTTCATTTGTTTTTATACAACTCGATTAGGATATTATACTGCTGACGAGTGTTCTACATATTATGTATCAAGAAATAGAAATGTAATTAACAATTTAAAATCCGAAAATATATCTCCAACAGAATGTAAGAAATCAAAAATCACAAGACAGTTAAAAGATTGGAGTAATTAATTATGTTTTTACACACAGTAGGATTTAGAAAAACGGTAACATTACCAGCATATGTTTTTGATGATGAAAGATTATCAATAGGTGCTAAAGGTCTTTTTGTGCAATTATATTATAGTAATGATAGTATATGTGCATTGAAAGACCTATGTTCCGTTACAAAAACAACAGAAGAAGAATTAAAAGTATATTTCAATGAGTTAGCAGAAAATGGTTATGTTGTTATTACAGATAAGAAATGTGAATTAAAGCACAAGGCTGTTTCTGAAAGAAAAGCAAAAGAAACTACAACAGAAGAAGTGGAAAAATATGCAGAAACCACACAACCTAAAAAGAAATCTGCTTATGAATTTATTGTAGATATTATCAATTCTTATGATTTACCTAATAATGTGAAAAACTTATTGATTACATATTTTACAAATTGGCTTGGTAAAAAGGGTAGATTTGCAGAGGCAGATGATTTACATAAAAATCGTGTTATGCAAATTATTGGAGAATTTATTTCATACCATTTATCAGAGCCAGATATGATTGATTGTGTACAACAGTCTATTGATAGAGGTTGGTATAAATTAGTACCACCAAAGAAAGAAACTAATAATTCTACTCAAATCAATTCTTTTGATAAAACTACTTTAACAAGTGGTTCTTATACAAAGGCTGATATTGAAGAAATTAAACGTAAGGCAGAAGAATTAGAGAAAAATGGAGAGAAAGGAACATTCTAATGAAAAAATTAGATGATTGTATATATAATAAAATCTGTCAAAATGAATGTACTACTAATTGTATTAGATATATTCAAATGAATAGATTATTAGAATTAAGTAATTTACCTAAATGTTTTAAGAAATCATTTGTAATTTATTCTACTGACGCAGATAGAAATGAATATATTAAATTAAATGATATTAAGAATAATATTAAATCCTTTGTAGAAGAGGGTAAGAATTTATATATTTGTTCTTCTACTTGTGGAAATGGTAAAACCACTTGGGCAACTAAACTAATGATTAAATATTTTGATTTAACTTGGGATGGTAGTTATGATGTTACTAGGGGATTATATGTTCATACACCTACTTTATTATTAGATTTAAAGAATTTTAATAATAGACCAGAGTATATCAATAGAATTAAAGACGCAGATTTAGTAATTTGGGATGATTTAGCTTTTAGTGGTAAATTAACTGAATATGAACACGAACAATTACTTATGTTTATTGATACTAGAATAAATTCTGGAAAAAGTAATATTTATACTAGCAACCAAACTAAACTTGAAGATTTAACAAGATTTATTGGTGGTAGACTTGCTAGTAGAGTATTTAATGGCTCTCAAATTATTACATTCCATTCAAATGATTTTAGAGCAAATTTAGGAGGGAACTAATAAATGATACAGTTACAAGCATTAAATCATATTATTAAAAATAAAGATGAAGACTTTTTAATGTTGTATAATGATGAATTTTATTCAAATTATAAAGATGAATTTAATTTTATTTTGCAACATTATAATAAATATAAAACTATTCCAGATGCTAGTACCGTTCTTGATAAATTTCAAGATTTTAGTATTATGGATATTTCAGAATCTCGTGATTATCTTATTCAAAGATTACACGAAGAACTTACATATAGTGCTACTGCAAAGGCAATTAACGAAACAGACTTTACAAAAGACGCTGTAAAGGCACATCAAGATTTATTAAATAAGTTATTAAGTATTCCACAATCTAAAAGAGAATATGGTATTGATATTGTTAAATCTGCAAAAGAAAGATATGACACTCTTATAGATAAACAGAATAATGAAGAGGCTTATATGTTTAGTACAGGTCTTAATGAATTAGATATGTCTATTGACGGTCTTCAAAGAGGGGAAGAATTAGTTGTAGTGTTTGCTAGAACTAATAACTGTAAATCTTGGATTGCTGAAAAGTTAGCAGTTTCAGTTTGGGAAGAGGGCTATAATGTTGGTTTCTTTTCTCCAGAAATGAGTCCTTTATCTGTTGGTTATCGTTTTGATACTTTACACAAACATTTTGATAATAAGGGTATTTTAGGTTCAAATAGAGAATTTGACCCTACTGATTATAAGAAATATGTGGATAAATTAACTAAAAAAGATACTGTTTTTAGTGTAACAACTCCTATGGATTTCAATAAAAATGTTACTGTATCAGCAATTAAACAATGGGTAACAAGATTAAAGTTACAAATGATTGTTATTGATGGTATTACTTATATGAAGAACGAAAGAAGTAATGGTCGTCAAAATACTACTGAAAGACTTACTGATATTTCAGAAGATTTAATGACATTAAGTGTTGAATTAGGTATTCCTATTGTTATTGTAGTACAAGCCAATAGAGAGGCTGCAAGAGATAAAGACGGAGAAGTAAATGATGACGCACCAGAACTTGATACAATTCGTGGTTCTGACGGTATTTCTCATAATGCAAGTAAAGTTATTTCAGTTGTACATAGAAAAGAAACTATCACATTATATATCAATAAGAATAGAAATGGTCAAGTAGGACAGAAACTTATTTATAATTATGATGTAAATACAGGTACATTTACTTATATTGATAACCCTAAATCAGGTTTAGGAATTGATACAACTACTAACACAAATAATACTAACAATGAAATGCCAACGGAAGGACTTGCAAGTTTATTTAATGATAGTGGGGAATTATAATGAAAATTGATACTTTAGAAATTCAAGCAACCACACAAGCAATTTTAGATAAACTATTTTTAGATTGTAAATTAAAGAAAAAGGTATTCTTTCAAAAGGGATATAAGGACATTGGCGATTATTATATGGTACAATGTCCTTATCATAAATTCGGACAAGAAAGAAAACCATCAGCACAGTTTAGAAAGAAAGATGCTTTATTTTATTGTTTTGGTTGTAAAGAAACACATTCTATTATGTCTGTAATTCAATATTGTTTAGACGAAAATGGTAGAAAATGGCTTTTAGATAATTTTGAATATGCTAATGTAGAAGAAAGAAAAATTGAATTTAATATAGAAGATAAGAAAAATCCTAAAAAAGAATATATAGATAAAGATATATTAAAACAATTTAGATTTACACATCCATATATGTTTGAGAGAAAACTAGATATTGATACTATTCGTAAATTTGACATTGGATATGATAAGGAAAGAGATTGTATAACATTTCCTGTTAAAGATATAAATGGTAATATTTTATTTATTGCTACTAGAAATATTAAAAATAAATTTTTCCATTATCCAACAGATGTAGATAAACCTTTATATGGTTATTATGAGATTTTAAGAGAAATTCGTAAAGGTAATGATATAAAGGAAATTTATATTTGTGAATCTATGTTAGACGCTTTATTTATTTGGAGATGTGGTAAATATGCTATTGCTTTAAATGGAACAGGTTCTACTTATCAATATGATTTATTAAAGAAATCAGATTTTAGAGTATTGATTTTAGCAACAGATAATGATGATGCTGGTAAAAAAGCAAGAGAAAGATTAAAGAAATCAATTAAAAATAAAATTATTAAAGAAATTGATTATTCTAGTTATGGAGATTGTAAAGATATAAATGATATGACAGAAGAACAATTCCTTAATGCTAAAATCATTTAAAAAGGAGATTTTATGAAAAAGAGAATTTTATCTTTATTATTTGTATTTATTTTATTATTATGTGGTTGTAATAATACAAAAGAACAATTACCAACTACATCTTGGGTAGAAAATATTGAATGGTCAGAAATTGAAGAATTTGATAAGCCATTACCTTATATGATTATGGGGGAAACTTATTATTTTCCATTGAATTATGAAGAATTATCAAATAATCAAGATATATATGTTTTAGATTATGTAAATAGTTATTCTGATAATTATTACCATTTTATTCCATTTAATGAATTTTATGGTAGTAATATAGTAAATTGGCAACTACCACTTTTCCAATTAGTATCAGAGGGAAATGTTGCATCAAACCAAACTCAATGTGTTGGAAAAATTAAAACCGATAATACTGAATATATATTTAAAACTATTGGTGTTTTAGCCTTTTTATATGACGGAAAATTTGATGAGAATAACATTCCGTCTTGTCAAGTTGGTGTAAATGGTTTAGCACAAAATGGTTTTATGATTACAACAGATATTACTTATGATAATATTGAAAGACATAATACAAATATGATACAATTACAAGATTTGATTAGTAATTATTTAGGAAAGCCGACTAAAATATATTGTTCTTGTGAATTAGCCGAAATTCCAAATCAAACAGAAATCATTACTACATATTTATTATGGGAATATGAAGATGGTCAAGTAGTAACTTTACAATGTTCAGAATTAAATACAACTGATGGTTTAAAATTACAAATTGGTGGTTTCACTTATACACCTGCAAGTTGGTCAGAAGAAGAAAGTTGGAAATTAGCAATCGAAGACTTAAATTCTAATTTTATAGATGTAACAGATACAATTTTACAGTAAAGGAGAAATTTACCTATGAGAAGAGAACTTATTTTGTTAGGCTTGATTACTGTATTATGTTTTACTATGTTAGTTGGGTGTAAAGACAATACAGTAATTGATGATAATGGACACGGAACAACAACAGAAATTGATAGTATTGTTATTGAGGCAACAACAGAAACATCAACAGAAGATGTTGTTGTAGAAGATACTAGACCAGGTATCAATGAATCAATAATTACAAAAATTGAATGGGATAATGCAAAAAGATTAGCATTTCCATATACTTATGTTATTGGGGATTATAGTTATCCATTAAATTTAAACTCTTTACCTACTTTATATATTACTGATACCTTAACAGAATATCCAAATGAAAATGAATGGACAGTAATACCTATTTCTGATTATTTGAGAAATTCAAATTTTAGTAATGGTAAAGGCGACCTTTTATGTGAATATGTTGAAGATGGAAATACAACTGATGAAAATTGTGAATTAGTTGCAGTTATTGAAAATCCAAATAAACCTAAAAAGAAAGGTTCAGATAAAGTATATATGAAATTTCATACTATTGCTATTGTGTATGACGATTTCAGACTTAATACAAAAAAATATGAAGATATTCCATCAAATATTTACTATAAAGTATCACTAAAAGAATTAGAGAAAAATGGTATTTATAATAAATGTGGTTCAGACGAAACAAAAATCAATAGTTCTGTAAATGCTATAAATGATTTAATTGTAAATTATTTAGGTATGCCATCTAATATTTATAGTACAGTACCATATAGTGAATTAGATAATACTGCAAATCAAAGTTTTATTATTGAATGGTTATATGATGACGGTAGTAGATGTACTTTAACTATTAGTGAATATAATACTAATTTAGATAAGAAGAAAGATAATGATGTTGGTATTGAATTTACAGTAGATAGTTTATATTTTTATGGAAATGGAGAATTATTAACACAGAAATATACTCACGAAAGAGTAGTTCCAGAAGAGTATAAATATAATATTATAAATGATATTAAATAAGGAGTGTTTATTGTGAAATTAAATCAAAATAATATTAAACCAGAAGATAAACAATTAGCCTTAAATGTTAGAAATTATCTTGTTGCAGGAAATAGAGTTATAGGCGACCCTGGAGAAGGGTTACGACAAACTTTAATGAAATTGGAATATGAACGAGATAATAAGAATTATGGTATTACTGATTGGAAAATGAAAGATGCTGAATTAAATCAACAAATTTCTTTAACAAAAGCAGGAATTGAAGGGGAAATTCAATTATGTGATTATCTTTCTACTTTAATTAAGTATGATGATAAATTAAATGGATTAGTAGCATTTGCAAGTTTATCTTATGATTTTGGAGATGGTGTAAATAAAGATTATATTCCTGATACTGATACATTATTAGTATATGGTAGACACGCATTAGTTATAGATGCCAAAAATCTAAAAACAAAACCTAATCAATGTCTTATGATAGTTGAGGGTGGATTTGTAATTGACGCTGATAAAGAAAAAGAACTTATATCTGTAAATCCGTCTACTCATATATGGAGAAAAGTAATGGAAGATGCAAATATTCAGTTAGATTCTATTGATGGATATGTATGTATTGTAAATGATACAGAAATTGAAATTATTAGAAATGAATATTGGTACGAATGTAATACAAAACTCATCCATATAAGTGAATTAAAAGATATTTTAGAAGATTGGGTACAAGGAAAAGATAACACATTATATTTAGATATGTTGACCGAAATTTCAAAGGCACAAATTAAAAAAGAGAAAAATATTTCCTTTGATATTGACGCAATTAAAAGAAAATTTAATGTATAATTCTTATATCAATATAAGTTAAAGTGTGAACTTTTTAATGAAATATTGATATAATGTATTATATAAAAAGCATATAAATACTGATAGATTAAAGGAGATTAAAATTATGAACAGAAATGATGAATTTGAAAAGATTAAGATTACAAAAGCAAGTACAAATAAGGCGTGTACAAATGTTTATTATGACTCATTTGGAATCGAAAAGGTGCGTTTCTCAAATGCCTCATATACGGATAAGACAAGCATTGATTGTTACCTCGACTTTGAGGATATAGCCTTACTTGCTACTGATGCTGCAAGTGGTAGGATTTTTAAGGAATTAGAATCTGGACCTAAAACTATTACAATGGGTGGTAGCAAGTCCTCAAAGAGATTTGACGGTAAACCTGAATCAAGAGTAATGTCACTCGGTAAGTCAGGAGATAAGATTTTCATTAATATGACCGCTGGTAAGGGTAAGATTGGTGATACTGGTCTTATTGTACCTGATGGACAACCTGATAAGAAAATTTCAGTTGCTATGCCGATTGACAAGTTCCGTTCTATGATTATTTACACAAATAATTGGGTAAATGGCTATCTTGCTCATATGACTACTCGTATGGTTCGTGAGGCAGAAGAGGCTCGTAAGAACGCAACAAATAAAGAATAAAAATAAAAAAGTATATGTAAGAAATAATTAAATGGTATTTATATGCTGTGGGTAATGCTGACTTAAACTAAAGTGTTACCCACTTTTTATATAAATTTTTATAAAACTGTATACAAACAGATTAAAAAGTGTTATAATAATTTATAATAATGTGAAAAAAGGAGAATAATATCTATGACAATTCCAGAGTTATTTGAAAAAGAATTAGCCTTTTGGACTTCCGTAAATCAGTCATTTTTAGGTGTTACACCTATTGATGATACTTTAGATTTTGCAGATATTCAAAAGGGTATTGATGAAGATTGTGCAAAATATTGGAATACGGATAATCCTTGTAAATTGGCTCGTAATTTGAATAATGGTCTTCTTAATAAAGACGCAAGTAAGCAGACAAAACACTCTTATCAGTTAAAATTAAACTTTTATAATATGTGTATTGATGTGTATGGAGAATATGGGGATAAATTATTAAAAATTTGTGCCATTCCCACTCCTTGTAATGATTTATGTTGGATTATCAATAAATCTCATTATGTTACAAGAGTTACTGCAATTAAAGATTATTATGGTATAGTTGGTAAGCGTGATTTTGAAACTGTAAATGGAGAGGGTTGGATTTATAATATCCATAAAGATAGTTTTGAATGTATTGTTAAGAAAGATGAATATAAATTTGAACCTACTATTGATGAAATTTATAGTAATCATTTATCAACTCGTTCAAGATTATTATTACAGTCTTGTCTTGGAGATGAAGAATTATCACTTGAAACATTTACAAAGGCTTTAAGAAAATTACCTATCTTTGCTAGTGATAGTATTTTTAATTATAAGTTTGCTAGAATGGAATATTTTGAAGATATTGTACTTAATTCTAACAAATATGCACAGCCTACAAAGAAGATTTTATTAGGTATTAACACAATTATTGCGTCCAAATCAAAACAGTATACAAAAACGGGAGAAAGAATTGAAGGTTGTTTAGTGCGTTCTGATAGTAAGATTTTCGCATTAGAGAACTTTAGAACTTGTGTAAATATTTATAAGGGAGAATCAGATTTCCAACCTGCATTTACTTATGCAGATACTAATGGTTTTTTTGACTCCTTTAAAACTGTTACTTCAAAATCTGCTGGTCGTCAGAGATTACTTTTGGATAATGTAGTAATTAAGGGTGGTATGCTTTGGATTGTTGATGATGATGGTACTATGCACAATATGTATGAATATATGGATATGCCACAAAATAAGAGATTATCTTGTTTATCAGAATCTCCTTTCTGTAATAATGATAAGCCAAAGAGAATTATGATGAACGCAAAAATGACATCACAAGCAGTACCTCTTGTTGGAGAATCAGATGATTTAACTCATCGTATTAAGGCTAGAGTAGGATTTACTGATATTGAGGGTTATACATCAGCAGATTCTATTATTATTAGTGAGTCTTTTGCAAAGAAATTAAGAACATTTGAATCAACTATTTTGTTCTTAAATAAGAAATCAAATTTATTTACTTTGTTAAATAATAATCCTATTTTCAATATAGAAACTTTAAAGGCTATTTTCCCTAATAAGAATGAAGCAATACTTTCTTCTTATGAGAATTTTCATATTGAAAGAATTGACGATGTTGATGTAAATAATGTTAGAGTATTTCTTGCTTGGGATATTCCTTTTAGACTTGGAGATAAAATTACAAATCTTCACGGTGCTAAAGGTACAGTAGGACTTATTCTTCCAGACGATAAAATGCCTACATTATTAAATAAAGTGGGTAATATGGATGCAGGTCCACTTGAAATTATTATTTCTGGTTTCTCTACAATTCGTAGAGGTTCACTTGGTCAGATTTTTGAGGCTTGGGCTTTAGCAAGTGGTATTGAATTAGATGGTAATGATTATATTGCAAATATGATTACTAAATATAAAGACCAAATGAAAGAATTTAGTGATAATTCAGTTGTAGAATACAATGGAGTAAAGAAAATTATTCCTGTTGGTATCAATAGTATTATGAGATTATACCATCACGCATCTACTCATATTTCTTGTTCTTCTGCTGATTTTGCTTATAAGAAGACTTTAAAAATGGGAGAAATGGAAAAATTAAATCTTGTGGCAAATGATTGTCCTAATATTCTTAAAGAATTAGGTATTAGAAGTATTAGTAAGTATATTGCATCTCATAGACATATTAATAATATGGAAAGAACGAGAGAATTACCGAAAAATACACATTTATCATTACAGTTTGTTGAGATTTTAAAATCTATGGGATATGAATTAATTGTAGATGATAAAAATTCTGTTGATTATTCAGATTTAGATGATGTCGATATTGCAAACTTTAATACTATTATAAAAGGAGAAGATGACAATGAAGATAACGATTAAACAAATTGAAATTGTGGAAGACCCAATGAATGAAGTTACTTCAGATAAGATTTTTATGCCTCGTAAGATTAAAGACGAGAATAATAATTACTTATATGACAAAAATGGTATCTTCTCTGAAAGAATTTTTGGTAAATTCAATAAATGTACTTGTGGTAATTTAACAAGACCTGGAATTTGTCCAGATTGTGATTGTAGAGTTTTGGATAGAAAGAATATTCCAAATTTCTATGTAAAATTCAAATTTGATTTACCTAATAGAGTAATTGATTATTCTGTTATTGAAGATAAGAAGAATATTGCTTTAATTAATGATTTAATCAATTTTAGAGGTTTCTTATATGACGGAAATTATGTAGAATTTAATCTTAAAGAAGATATGTCAATTTATGATGAAGATAAAATTATCTTTGGTAAAGACGCTGTTTTAAGTACAGGTTTTGTAACAGAAGAGTGGTATGAAGAAAATGTACATAGACTTATTAGTATTCCTCATACATCATTTAGAAAGATTACTTTCCAAAATGAGAAATACATTGTAGGTCAATTAAATACTCTCTATATCAATATTATTCGTTTAAATAATAAATATGACAAATATAAGAAAGATGGTAAATTAAATTATCTTAATGAATTAAATCTTCGTCATATTGTATGTAGAGAATTAGAATCATTATATGAAGCATTATTTATGATTTTAGCAAAGAATAAGCGTAATGTAATCACTAATGAGTTACAAGGTCAGCCAGAAACAGGTATGATTAGAGCAGTTATGACTAATAATTTTAGTCTTGATGAAGATATTTTACTTATTGGTAGTTATTTTATTGAAACTCTTTATCCTAGATTATATAATCAACATACAGATAAAGATGGAAATACAGATATTGATGAAATCAATCGTATTTTAAGAGAAGAAGAGTATTTAGTATTATTTAACAGACAGCCTACTATTGGTGCTAAATCTATTATTGCTATGAAACCTATATTCTCTAAATTAGATACAGAGCAGTTCGTTATTCAAGCAAATCCTATTGTTTATGACGGTCTTGCTGCCGATGTAGATGGCGATACATTAAATGTTATTGCTTTATATACAAAGGAATCTTGTGAAGAGGCTAGAAAGTTATTAGCAAGTAATAATTATATTGAGGGTTCTAATGCGTCTATTAGAAATGGTATGCTTGAAGAGTTTGATTATGTTCAAACTATTTTAGAGGGGGAATAATTTATGGCAGAAGAAAATAATAAACCAACAAAACCTAAAAAGTCTAAAAGTAAATCTAATATTAAATTAGATAATGGTACTATTATATTTTTTGCAGTTTTAATTATTGCCTTAATTGGTTTTACCATTTTAGTTTTAGTACAAGAATTGAAAACAACTTATGTAGTTGATTTTGGAGAAGAAATCAATTCTACTGTTGAAATCAATGAAGATAGAACAAAAATTGATTTAATAGTCAATGTTCAAGGTGCTGAAACTAAACAACACGGTACATTAACTTTAATTGAAGATAATGAATATAAAGCAGAATTAAAAGTTGGAGAAGATACAACTGAAACTGTTACTGTTATTATAGAAGAAAATCAATTAAAACTAATGTATGATGATGGAACAGAAATAATCTATAAGGAGAAATAGTATGCGTAGCAGAAAAGAATTTGTAGAAAAATATCACGAAATTGGAGAGTCAATGTTTGAACATTGTACTATTCCAACTGTTTCTGATTTTGCTAATGCTTTTGTAGATAATAACACAGAAGCAATGGATAAAATCACAAAAATTACTTCATATACAGGTAATACAGATGATATTATTAAATCTGTTCAAAGAAGAAATAACAATTATTCAGAACAAGAGTCAAAGAAATTTATGCAATCTGTTATTGCAGCAAATGTAACTGATATTACTGAATCTGGTTATTTCTATAAAAAACTCATTTCTAGTTGTGACGATATGATTATCGAAATTGACGATTGTGGTAGTGATGGTGTTGAATTTAAAATGCCTGTAGACGAAGATACATTTGAATATAAGATTAGAAATCATTGGGTTATGGAACTTAATAAATATGTAGAAGATTATTCCGAATTACCTAAAAAGGGAACAATTCGTGTTAGAAATTTCCTTTCTTGTAAGCACGGAATTAGAAAATTCTGTAAGAAATGTGCTGGTTTATATAGACGTTCTTATGATACAGAATTTACACCAAAACATATTGGTATTTATTCTACACTTATGATTACTGAACACGCAACACAAGCATCTTTGGATAGTATGAATAAGGGTACTGCTGAACCTATCAATGTTATTATTGAGCGTAGTAAGATGGACAAGTCTATTAAAACTATTGAAGATGCAAAAATTGAAATGTCTAAAATTATAGACAATATTGGTAATGTTGGTGTTGAATCAAGATTTTATGAGATTGCCTTATTATCAAGATGGAGAGATGGAAAGTTTTGTGCTTTACAGACTTCATTTTTAAAGCAACCTGATTTATTAGGGGCATTTATTTATAAACCAGGTAAAACAACTTTTAGTAATTTATTACAAGGTGGAACATTTGAAGCAAACTCCACAAAAACTAAAATTGCATTTGATAAATATTAAAAATATGATAAGCAAGGTAAGATATAAATAAGTGTCTTGCCTTGCTTGTATTTGTAAAAAGGAGAAATAAAAAATGGAAATTGTTACAGAAAATGGAAAAGATTATTTAGTTACTTATGTGGCTAAAATTGATAATAGCACTATTGACGCTAATGCTTTATTTACAGATGTATCAGAAGCAGTAGCAAAAATTTTAAAAGCATATAATAATAAATTTAAAGCAAGAAATTTAGCCATTTATAAGGGATATGGCTCGAATTTACAGTCTTTATTAAATAGATATAGTGGAGATTATTTTTCTCCGTCATTTATGAAAAATTATGTTACAAACCCTGCATTATCACTTATGTCAAATTTCTTTGTAGAACAAGCAAATGACGCAACTGCTATTGGTACAACATTCCATAAGGTATTAGAGGATTATTATAATTTACCACCAGAAGAAAGACATAGAGATAAATTATGGGAATTAGAAAAACTTGCATTAACAGATGGTCAAGATAAAGAAATTCTTGACGAATATATAAAAGGTTATTATGATATTAAAGATTATTTACATCCTCGTTCAGAATTAGACGATACAAAGTTAAAGTGTGTTACTGAACATAGGGGTAGAATTGAAAATTTACACGCAAAATCTATTGATTATACTGTTCCTTGTGCTGTATCATATGTTGCTGATAGAGTAGATTATCGTGGGGATGATGTAATTATTCTCGATTATAAAACAGGACATCCAGAACCATCGTCAGTTACATTTGATGGATATTTAGGTTCTATGATTTTATATAAATGGGCTATGGAACAAGAATTAAATACAACTATCAATAAAGGCTTTTTAATTTGTCCTGGTAATACAGGAACTAAACGATATATGGAATTAGATTATTCTATTGAAAATGAAAAGAAGATGGCAGAAAAGATTGATAGATTTTATAGGTCATTTATGAGAGATAATAGAAGTAGAGAATATACATTCACAAATGATGGTTATTTTACTACTGATGATGCTAGAAATTATAAAGCAATTATGAATGATAATACAATTTGGATGAGTAAGATGCCTTTAAAGATTTATATAGGAGAACACGATGAATCTTATTTGTAATATTATATTAGTAATAAGTGCAATAGCAATTATTATATATGATTACAAAATTAAAAAAATTCCTATGTGGCTACTTATTATAAATTATATAAGTATATGCTTATTATTAAATAAGTGGCTACTATTTGGAATTGTATTTATACTATTGGCAAAACTAAAAGATTTTCCTATTGATTTATTATATGTTTTGATTATGTGCTATTTAATTATAATAGTAAATAATTATTTTAGTTTACTAGGAATAATGATACTGTTATTACATATACTAATATCAAAGGAAGAAAAAATTAGTTTTATGGTATCATTAGAGATAGCAATAGTTTTAGAAATTTTAATAAAGGAGATGGTAGTATGATAAGTACAATATTATCAAACCTAGTAGCATTTGCTATGTCTATGCCTACAAACATAATTATTCTTATAATTGTTTGTTTGATTATGAAAGTGCTAGGAAAATCAGTAATGCAATGTGTTAAGGTAATCGTTGGTTATCTTCTTATTGGATTATTGTTAGGTATTTTTGGTATTACAATGCCTAGTTTTTTAGCAATAGGTCAATGGATTGTAGATGTCGCAAAGTCACTATGGTAAATTAAAATGCGTGGGTAAATTATCTAATAACATATAAAATATTAACTAAACAAATTATTAGATAATTCGTTATTTAATAATTTGTTTTTTATTAAAAAGGAGAATTTTTATGAGTAAAATAGGAGAACAAAACAGAGCAACTAATGGTCAAATGATGACTATAGTTGATTATCGAAATTCCTATGATATTGATGTGAAATTTGAAGATGGTTGTATTGTTAAAAATAAGGCATATCAGTCTTTTAAGAAAGGTTCGATTAGAAATCCAAGTTTGACAAAAGATACACCGAAACAATCTAATTTAAAAACACATAATAAAATAGGAGAAAGTAAAATTGCTAATAATGGTCAAAAGATGACTATTATTGAATATTTTGCAGCAGACAACATAACAGTTGAATTTGAAGATGGTACGATTGTTAAAAATCGAGCCTATCAATCATTTAAAAATGGTTCTATTAAAAACCCTACTACAAAAGCAAATTTTGATGCAACTCTTCAAAAAATGACTAATAAAAGAATTGGGGAAAAATCTATGAGTTCTTGTGGAATTGGTATGACTATTATTGCATATCGTTCTGCAAAAGACATTGATGTAAAATTTGAAGACGGTACTGTGGTACAAAATGTTTGGTATAACAGATTTAAGTCAGGAAATGTTAAACACCCTATTGCAGGTAAAGACGGTATTCGATTAGGTGCAACAAATACTAATAAGGATAATCGTAAAATGAAAATTGCTGAATATATCAATTCAAATAATATTATAGTTGAATTTGAAGATGGTGTACGACTTAAAACCTCATATAAAGCATTTAAAGACGGTATTGCTAAACATCCTGCTGACGGTTCTTGTAGACATATTGGAGAAATTGTAACTGCTAAAAATGGTCAAAAAGCAACTCTCAAAGAGTGGAAGAGCAATAGAAATATTGTGGTTGAATTTGAAGATGGAACAGTTATAAATACAAGTTATAGGTATTTTAAAGAGGGTAAAATTGGAAACCCTAATTATACTTTAAATGATAGATGTAGAGAAAAGAGAATTGGAGAAACATCTATATCAACTAATGGACAGAAAATTACTATTATTGATTATATTAAGTCAAATGATATTAAAGTACAATTTGAAGATGGTGTAATTGTAGAACACGCACATTATAATTCTTTTAAAAATGGTACTATTCATAATCCAAAAATGCCTTTAATTAAAAAGGGAAATAATAGTAAAATTCGTATGGGGGAAACTAAAAAAGCTAATAATGGTATGAATATGACTATTATTGCTTATAGAAAATCTAACGATATTGATGTTAAATTTGAAGATGGTACTGTTGTAACAAATAAAAACTATCAAGATTTTAAATCAGGAGAAATTAGAAACCCTAATGTTTCCTTATCATCATATTCTAAAAAATATAATAAATAAGGAGTGTGATTTAATATGACACATTCTTTTGAAGAGAGATATGAATTGGTTACAAAGGCTATTGAATTACAAGTTTTCAAAACCTTAAAATATGATATTGACCACGCACAAGATGAAGAAAGTCAAAATTGTTTAAGAAATGTAGCAACTAAATTACAAAGAACAACAGGATATGATTATAATGAATTATATAGGTTTGTCTTATTTATTGATAATGAAGAAAAAGTTGCATATGTACCAAAACAATATCTCATAGATAGAATTGATGAAAATTGTGGATATGATATAGTTTTAGAAGAAATAAATCAAATATTAGGTGGTTAATATGGCAAAATTGTGGTTTAATTATGGTGCTATGGGTTCTAGTAAATCAGCAGTAGCACTTATGACAGTTTTCAATTATAAGGAAAAAGGTTTAAATCCATTATTATTACAACCTAAAATTTCTAATCGTGATGGAGATAAAATTGTTAAATCAAGAATTGGTATATCTGAAAAATGTGAATATTTAGAAGATTATATTACTACTTGGAAAGAAACAAAGAATAAGGTCAAACAATATGATGCTATTATTGTTGACGAAGTTCAATTTATAACAGTAGAGCAAGTTGATTTACTATGGAAAATTGTTAAAAAATTAAATATTCCTGTATTATGTTATGGACTTGATACAGATTTTAAATTAAATTATTTTTCTGCTAGTGAAAGATTAAAACAACTTCATAAGAAATATCCAAAGAAATGTAAAATGAAAAGATTAAGAACAGTTTGTTGGTGTGGTAAGGGTGCTATTTGTAATACTCGTATTCATAATGGTAAAATTATTAAATCAGGTAAGCAAATTGAATTAGGTGCTAATGATAAATATATATCCTTATGTAAGAAACATTATAAATTAGAACAATTAGGAAACTAATTATTAAGACGGTTACGATTATTTTCGTTTCCGTCTTATTTTTTATAATTAAGGGAGTTTTATTGGACACATTGTTTGTTATAATACATACATAAAGATAAACCAAATATTTATAAAGTTATCAATGTCCGTTTTATTGGACTTATATATTGATATAATATAAAAAAGGTTTACAAATAATAAAAAGTGTGCTATATTATATATAGTGAATAAAGAAAGACGAGGTAAAGATTATGAAGAATGAATTTATTAAGATGGTAGGAACAATTAAGAATGACGATTTAAGAAATGTAGCAATGGTTATGGTAGATGACGCACCTGACTATTTTTGGACATTAGCAGCATCTTCAACAGGTAAGTATCATCCCCAGTGTGATTTGGGTATGGGTGGTCTTGTTAGACATTCTATTATGGTTGCACAGGCAGCTGTTGATTTTGTTCGTAGTGAGATTTTTGTAGAAGATACAGAATTGAATGTGGATATGGCAATTATTGCTGGTCTTTTCCACGATATTTTAAAGCACGGTATTGTAGCAGAAGATGGAACATACAATAAGTATACAGTATTTAACCATCCTATTCTTGGTGCTGAATTTGTACAGACACATTTTGATAATGCAAATATTGATGCTGATATTACAAAGGTTATTGTTGGGGCAATCAATTCTCATATGGGTAAGTGGAATACTGATAAGAGAAATCCTGATATTGTATTATCAGTACCGTCTACATCTTTCCAGAAGTTAGTACATAGTGCTGACTATGTTGCTAGTAGAAAGTATATTGGTGGTCTTTCCGATTGGGGATATATTAAGTCCGTAGAACATATTGACCTTACAACAGAAGAAAAGGATATTATTGAAAAGGCTATTACACTTGATACTGTTGATATGTCATCTGTTGAAGAGTTGGAAATTACTAGAACAGAAGAAGAGATTAAGGATATTTGGAACTCAATTTACAAGCAGGGTTGGAAGTCCGAAAAGCAGAAGAAGTATATTGAGTTGGCAAAGAGAAATATTAAGTAACTAACAATTTTACAAGTGAATAAGGAGAAATATATGAATTATATTATTGTAGTTATTATTATCGGTATTATTTTAATTATTGGTGCGGGATATTTAACAATGTCAATAAGTTATGACGACAACATTACAAGAATTGTTTTAGCCATTTGTTGTATATTGCTGATATTTGGAGTTTATTTTTCTGGAGATTTATTTTTCAAAAAAGCAACAATGGTAAAAGTTATTGAAACATATGAACTTGTAGACGAAAACGACTCGAATTACATTAGTGTTTCAGGTGGTAGAAGTCGTGGTGCTTATGTGTGTTATTTAGATGACGGAGAATATAAAACATATAATGTTGGTAATGCTACCATTTTAAAAGATGACGGTAAATCTCGTATGGAAAAACAGAAATATAAATGGGGATTTTTAACAGGAACTAAATATGTAATTTATTTAAATGAATAAAAAGAAAAAGGGAGCATTATTAAAAATGTTCCCTTTATTTTTTATTTTTTATTTCTCGCTAATTCAAGTCCTTTTTCAATATTAAAGATAATAGGAATAAAATATAATAAATCTCCATCATCAATATCTAAATCTGAAAATTCTATTTCATTTATATCCCCCTCTGTAATACATAACATTAGTTCTTCAACATTTAGTTTACATAATAATAAAAGTTCATCTTGATTTAATACTGAACACAATTCATTTAAAGTAGACATAAAAATATCATCTTCTGCAAAATGAAACTCTAATTCATCTTTAATAATATTTTTTAAATCAACTCCACCCTTAAACATTTGTAAGGGTTCAACATTAACAGCAATAGTAATTTTTTTACGATAGTGCATAATAATATACTCCTTTCATATTTTATTATAATTAAATAGAATAAAAAATAAGGGAGATATTTTAATTCTCCCTTATATATTATTTATTTGTCTTCTTCAGAAAATATACCAATACCATTAACGAAGTCAAAAGCACCTTGATAATCCCATTCCATTTTATCCTTTGTAAAAAACAACTCTGCCTTGTTAAGATTTAAAGTAATAGGTATCATAACTGACATTGTACCATATATAAAATTGTCTACCTCTTCATCAGTTTCTAAATCTTCCAAATCTTTCAATTCATCCACATTCAAGGTTAATTCATCTTCATTGTATCTGTCTAAATGAATATCATTTGGTTTTTCTACTGAAACATATCTCATACCCGTTTCCTTAACTTCTAAACATTGCATAAATTCGTCAAAAGTTAATTTAAGTGGTATATAATAATCCCTATTGTCTGTAAATTTTTCTGCAATAGCATTTGTTATTAAACCCCCTTGATTATAAAATTCATCTCGCAATTTTTCGGTAACTAAATCTTTTACCGTAATACCACCTTCAAACATCTGTGAAAGATTTACAGAAAAATGATACTGAAAGTCTACTAATTTGTCTTTGTTCATTATTATGAACCCTCCTTTAATTGTTTTTTATTTATATTATCAATAAGTGCTTGTTCTTCTTCATAATTATCTTTATTTGTAAATGGTTCAGGTAAATGTGTCATTACATTATCCCAATCCACTTCTGTACCACAATTATGACAGAATTTTTCATTATTGCCTAAAATTCTAAAACTCTGTGAACAACAAGAACACTTATAAATAATTTCTTTATATGGATGCCACGATGTAATTTCTGTGGCAGTAGGTTTCATTTTTGATTTCATTTTTATCTCCTTATAAAAACATTTTGATTTAATTATTATATCAATATTATAAGTTTCTGTATACAAATTTTTGATTTATTTTAATGTTTTTTGGATATAACTACCTTTGAAATAATTAAAAGTTTGTTTATAATTAAAAATTAAGCACTATTTAATTATGTAAGTATACAAAAAATTATTTTTTTGTTATAATAAATAAAAATTATAGAAAGGAAAATTAAATAATGGGAAGTAATTTATACACAGAAAATAGTATTGTTACTGAATCTCCAAGAGAATTTACGAGAAGAGTTCCATCTACTTATTTAGGTTCTAGCAAAAAGAATACTAACCTTGTTAAGGAAATCTTTGCCAATGCTGCTGATGAACACAGTATTGGAAACTGTGATTACATCAAAGTATCTGTAGATACAGATAAAAACATTTATATCGTTGAAGATAATGGACAAGGTTTTCTTGTAAATGCAGGTATTGATGAAGACGGAGAAACAATTTTACAGCGTTCTTTTGATAAATTAAATACATCAGGTAAAACAACTCAAGATGGTGTTTATCAAGGTACTGCTTTAGGACTAAATGGTATTGGTGCAAAACTTACTAACTGGTTATCAAAATCTTTAAATGTAGTTACATATAGAGATGGAGAATTTGAAGAATTAAATTTTACAGATGGTATTTTTGTTAATAGAAAAGTTGGTAAGAAAGATAGACATTCTGGAACAGTAGTTACTTGGCATCCAGATGAACAATTCTTTGCTGAAAATATTCCTGACGATTTAGCATTAAAATCACATTTTGAAATTATTGCAGCATTATGTCCAAAATTAACTATTGAATACACTTATAATGGAAATAAAACTGTATATAAAGAGCCTAATGGAATTACTGCTTATGTAGAAAGAAAAGTAAATGGGAAAGAATTATTTGCAAATCGTTTCATTATGGAAAGAAATATCGGTAAAGATGTTCTTAATATTTGTTTAACTTATACATCTGATTATTCAGAAAATATTGACGCTTATGTAAATTTAGGACATACAGATGGTGGAGAGCATATTAAGTCATTCCATACAGCATTTACAAAGGCTGTAAATAAGTATGCTACTGAAACAAATTTACTTAAAAAGAGTGATAAGAATTTTAGTACAGCCGAAATTTCAGAGGGATTATATGTAGTATTTAATATGACTACAACAACTGCAAAATATGACGCACAGAATAAATCAAGAATTGATGATATTGACTCAAAGATTATCAATGCAGTAGTTGGTGGAGATTTTGCTACTTGGTTAATCAATAATCCTACTGACGCTAAAATTATTGTTGAGAGAGCCTTAACTGCAAGAAAAGCAAGAGAGGCTGCACAGAAAGCAAAGGAAAAGATTAGAGATGCTGGTAAAGTAAATAAGAAAACATTATTTGTAGATTTACCATCAAAATTATCTGACGCATATCCAAAGAATAAGAAAGATAGAAGTAATTGTGAAATTTATATCACAGAGGGAGATTCTGCTGCGTCTTCTATCAATGCGACAAAGGATAGTACATTCCAAGCCTGTTTCCCTATTCGTGGTAAGGTATTATGTTGTCAAAAGGCTACACCAGATAAAGTATTTGGAAATCAAGAAATTTCAAATATTGCAAAAGCACTTGGTCTTGAAATTGACAAATCAACTGGAAAACTTATTTATGATGCAAAGAAATTAAGATATGTAAGAATTATTATTGCAACTGATGCCGATGCTGATGGTGACGATATTTCTTCATTATTATTAACTGTGTTTAATTGGTTATGTCCAGAACTTATTGAAAATGGACATATTTATAGAGTATATGGTGCATTATTTAAGGCAACTTTTAATGATGGAACATATATAACATTCCAAAACGATGTGGAATTTGAAAATTGGAAAAAGACTAATAAGAAAGCATATAAGTTATCTCGTGCTAAAGGTCTTGGAGAATTAACAAAAGAAGAAACCTATGAACAGTTAATCAATCCCGAAACAAGAGATTTAAGAAGACTTGTTGCGTCCGATATGGATGAATTTAATAAGTATCTTGAAATGTTTAAGGGTGCTGATATTGAACCTCGTAGAGCATATCTTGAAGAACATCATAATGATTATGAAGAGTAATTGGAGGAACTTATGTCAAAAAAAGTAGAAATTCCATTTAATGTAATTGACCAAGATATTATTGGGGAATTAAAGAAAAATTATATTATCTATGCAAATGAGTTAAATAAACATAGAGCAATTCCTTATATCTTAAATGGTCTAAAGCCTATTGCAGCACATATTATTTGGGCTATGAAAGCAAATAATAGAACACATAATAAGAATTATACAAAATCTGCAAAGGTTACAGGAGAAATTATGAATTATTCTCCACACGGAGATTCATATGACTCTTGTGTGAGATTAGCACAAGACTTTATTTATCATATTCCATATATTGATGGACACGGTTCTTTTGGTTCTGCCATTGGTGGACCTACTCCTGGTGCTTCAAGATATACGGAAATGAGATTAAGTAAATTTATTGAAGATGTATTATTATATAATACAGATTTATTAGATATGGGGCTTAATTATCTTGAAGAAGATGAAGAACCTATTATCAATAATTGGGTGGCATTATTACCTTTAATGTTTATTACTAATACAACAGGTATGGGATATGCTACATCACAAACTTGGTCATCTGGAAATTTATATGAATTTAGAGAACAATTATTAAATTATCTTAATAATGGAGAAGTTGATTGTTCTAATATTTATCCAGATTTCCCTACTGGTGGTATTATTGTAAATAAATCCGATATGAAGTCCTTATATGAAAATGGTAAGGGTACAATTAAACTTCGTGGTAAGGCAGAAGTTGATGGTAATACAATTAGAATTTTATCATTACCATATCAGAAATATCCAGAACAGTTTATTGAAGATATTAAAAAGTATGTTGCAAATAATGCAAATACCATTAAAGATGTTGCGAATATGTGTGGTATGAATGGCTTTTTAATTGAAATTGAATGTGACGATGGAACTGCTGAATATACATTAGAAACATTGTATAAGAAAACTTGTTTACAGATTAGTATTTCTGACGAACATAAAGCAGTTATGCCTAATGGAGAAATTAAATTAGTATCACTTAAAGACTATATTGAATGTTTTGTAAATGCTAATATTGAGTTGGTTAAGAAAGAAGCACAACTTAATCTTGATAAAATTAGTTCAAGACTTGAAATTGTAGATGGTCTTTTATCAGCATTAGACATTATTGATGATATTATTAAAGAAATTAAATCATCTAAATCAATGGACGATGCAAAGAAAACTCTTATGACTAAAACAATTAAAGGTCATAAATTTACAGAAAGACAAGCCGATGCTATTGTTCATACACCACTTGGTAGATTAGCAAATCTTGAAAAGGTTAAATTACAAGATGAAAAAGAAGAATTAGAGAAAAAGAAAGCAGAAAATGAAAACTTATTAGTTGATTATAATGCACAGAAAACATTCTTCTTAAATAGATTTAATTCCCTTATTGATAAGTATGCTTGGGAAAGAAAAACAGAAGTAATTGATGTTATAATTGATGAAGAAATTGCTGAAAAAATTAAGAAACCTAGACAGTTAAAAGTAAAGAAAGAATATATGATAGTATTAACTGCTGAAAATTGCTTAAAACGAGTTGAGGTGTCTAAATTTAGAGCAACTTCGGAAGATGAAAAGACAGTTCGAGTACAAGGAAATGAAAGAATTGTTTTAGTATCAAATCGTGGTAATATGTATAAGGTATTTTCAAATAAGATTGATGTTTGTATGCCTGCTGCATCTGGAACTGATATTGCAACTATTAGACCTGAAATCAATGATGAAAAGATTATTGCTATTTATTCATCAGATGTAACAATTCCTTATGTGTATTTTGTTACAAAAGAGGGTATGGGTAAAAAGGTTAAGTCTAAAGATGTTATTCAGTTATCAAAGGATATTGGAACAACTGTATGTGGTATGAAAACTGATACTGATGAAGTAATTGCAATTAAGTTACTTAATGAAAATGAAAATATTGAAATCACAACTACAAAGAGAAAGTTAGTAGTTGAATCAGGTAAGCCACAAGGTAGACCTGCTGTTGGACATAAAGTAATTGAGTTAAAGAAAGACGAAACTATTACAGAAGTCCATTCAATTTAATTAAGATAGAAATGAGATAAGTAGTTAAATATGCTTTTCTCATTTCTTTGAATTAAACTAATATATAGTTTTATTGGAGGAAAATTATGACAACAAAATACAACAAAAAGTGGTATAAACCAGAAAAGTTAAGTACCAAAATTTTATTAACTGTATTAATTTTATTATTTATCAGAGTATGTTCTAATATTCCTATTCCTTTTATCAATAAGGAATATCTTGAAATTATGTTTGCTGATAATTCAGCATTTTCACTTATTAATACATTTTCTGGTGGTTCATTTACTCAAATGTCCTTTATGGCATTAAGTGTAACACCTTATATTACTGCATCTATTGTTTTACAATTATTAACTATTGTATTTCCTAAATTAGCAGAAATTCCAAAGGGTAGTCCAGAAGATAAAAAGAAATGGGAAATTTGGCAATTTGTTGTTGGTATTATTTTAGGAATTACACAATCTATTGGTGTAGCATTAACTTTTGGTAGACAAGGTTTAATTACACCTTATAATTTTGGAACAGTTGCTTTAACCGTATTATTATGGTCATTAGGTGCTATAATTACTATTGGAGCAGGTACATATATTACTAAATGTTGTTTTGGAAATGGTATCTCACTTATTTTAACAATGAATATTATTTCTTCATTACCTGGAGATATTCTTAATTTCTATAATATGTATATTAAGGGAGAGAATATTGGAAATATTATTATTGCTTGTTTAGTAGGTCTTTTAATTGTTTTAGGACTTATTTCAGCAACAGTTATTCTTAATGGGGCACAGAAAGAAATCAATGTAATTTATTCTAAAAATGCTTATAAGAATGGTGGAAATAATAAATCTGTATCAACTATTCCACTTAAATTGAATATTGCTGGTGTAATGCCTGTAATTTTTACATCAACATTATTCTCATTACCACTTATGTTTTTAACAAATTCTTCAAATAAAGTAGCACAAGCAATAGTACATATTTGTTCATCTACTTATTGGTTTGACGGAGAACATTGGTGGAGAACTATTGGATTTTTCTTATATGGTGCGTTAGTTATATTCTTTGCATATTTTTATACTGCTATTGTATTTAATCCATTTGAAATTGCACAGAATTTAAAGAAATCAGGTGCTTGTATTCCTGGTGTTCGACCTGGACAACCTACCATTGAATATTTAACAAAGCAAAGTAAGTATTTAACTTTAATTGGTGCTGTTTATTTATTCTTATTAACTCAAATTCCTATGTTTATTATGCAATTTACAGACTTGAGTTATTTATCATTTGGTGGTACTTCAATTATTATTATTGTTGGTGTAGTATTAGAAATTGCTACAACTCTTAAATCTGAAAGATTAAAATTTGCTTATACAAAAGCAACCTCAAGTAATTCATTTTTAGGTTTAAAAACAAATCAAAATGTAAGAAAGGGAGTATTTTAAATGAGAAGATTAAGAAATGAATTAAAATCAATTAAATGGTTAAAGAGTGATGATGTAATGAAACAAACATTATTAGTGACAAGTGTGACAGTTTTAAGTGGTGCAATTCTATTAGGACTTGACACTCTTGTACAATATATTATTGGAATTATCGTATAAGGAGATAATATGTTAATAACTGATGTTATGAAAATCTGTAAAATAAAATGGTTATACAAGGATAATGAATTTTATTATTGTATGACCGACATAGTTACAGGTAAGGATATAATTATATATTCAAGTAATGACGAATATGATGAAGAAGATGATGAAGAAGATGAATATGAGGACGAATATGACGAAGATGAAATAGATATAGAAAATGTAGCTTGTTTTCGTGAAAGATTTTATGAAACATATATACAATGTTCAAAAACTTTAGATAATATAATACAATCTGTAATTCTTATTGGGGAATTTGAAGAAGATGTGGATTGTATTTATCTAAATGTAGCAAATCTTTGTATGTTTGCATTTGTAGATTGGATTTGTCACGCAGGATATTTAGAGTTAAATCATAGAAATCATACTGCCAAAATGAAAGATACAATTTCAAGAAAAACAATTACAGTAATGAATTGTTCAGATGAATGTGCTGAATCACTTCAAGATTTTGTAAATTTTATGGCAACAAATGAAAAAGTTGATTATTCTCTTAATGGTAAAAATACAATTTTATTTATGGGAACTAATTTAATGTATGACTTTGAAAAAATACAGTATGATAATATATCTAACGATTTGACTTTTGGAGATTTAGAACATCTTTATATGGAATTATTTGAATATATGTTATATGATAAATAAAAAGAAAAAGGAGATTATTTAAAATGAATGGACTAATTTCATTTGGAACAACTTTTGTTGTAATTGCTGTTATTTTTGCAATTATTATTATTTTCACAAGTTATGTGAAAGCACCACCTGATAAAGCATATATTATTTCAGGTTTAAGAAGGAAACCAAAGATTTTAATTGGTAGAGCTGGATTAAAAATTCCGTTCTTTGAAAGAAAAGACGAATTGTTAATTAAGCAGATTTCTATTGATATTAAGACAGGCGATTATGTACCTACATTAGATTTCATTGGTGTTAATATTGACGCTGTTGCAAAAGTCAAAGTTAGAACTGATGAAGAGGGTATTCAGTTGGCAATGAAGAACTTCCTTAATATGAGAGAAGACGCTATTATGAGTGCATTAGTTGATTCTTTACAAGGTAATATGAGAGAAATTATTGGTACTATTACTCTTAAAGATTTGTGTAATGATAGAAAGAAATTCGGTGACGAAATTCAGAGTAAAGCACAGATTGATATGAATAATCTTGGTATTGAAATTATTTCTTGTAACATTCAGCACGTTGAAGACCAAAATGATTTAATCATTGCTTTAGGTCAAGATAATATGGCAAAAATTCAGAAAGATGCGTCAATCGCAAAGGCTATGGCTGATAGAGATGTTGCTATTGCACAAGCACAAGCAGAAAAAGAAGCAAATGACGCAAAAGTTCAATCAGATACAGAAATTGCTATTAAGCAAAATGAGTTGGCTATTAAGAGAGCAGAACTTAAAACTATTGAAGATGCTAAAAAGGCAGAGGCAGACGCTGCATATAAGATTCAAGAAGAAGAGCAGAGAAAGTCTATTGAGGTATCAACTGCTAATGCAGATATTGCTCGTCAAGAGAAAGAAATTGAATTAAAGAGAAAAGAGGCTGAAGTTCAAGAACAGGCACTTGACGCACAGATTAAGAAACAAGCAGAGGCAGAAAGATTTGCTAAACAACAAGCAGCAGACGCAGAATTGTATGAAAGACAGAGAAATGCAGAGGCAGAAAAGTTTGAATTAGAAAAACAAGCAGAGGCAAGAAAAGCACAGGCTGATGCAGACAGATATGCAAGAGAGCAAGAGGCAGAGGGTATTGCTGCTGTTGGTAAAGCAGAGGCAGAGGCTATTGCAGCTAAAGGTAAAGCAGAAGCAGAAGCACTTGAAAAGAAAGCCGAAGCAATGAAGAAATATGGACAAGCAGCAATTATTGAAATGATTGTTGATAAGTTACCAGATATTGCAGCATCAGTTGCTAAACCTTATGGAGATATTGATAACTTTACAGTTATTGACGGTGGAAATGGCGAGGGCAATAGTGTAGGTAATTTAGTACCACAGAATATTGCTAGTACAAGAAAAGTAATCAATGATTTACTTGGTGTTGATATTGCTGATTTAGTTAGAGCAGATACATATGACGCTAAAGTAAATAAGAATGTAACAGTTAGTGGATTAGAGAATTTACAGTCTGTTACCGTAAATAATGAGTGTAATACTACACCAACAACTACAACAGTTGTAGAAGAATAAAAAAATTATTAGTAGAGTACGGTCTAAAAAGGTCGTACTCTATTATAATGTAAGGAGATAATATGTGGAAGAAAATTAGAGAATGGTTTAAAAAGAATAGGGGTTTAATTATTATTAGTTTTTTAGCCTCTATTATTACAATAACAATTTTACAAAATCGTCAATTATCTCAACAGCCTGAAATTAAAACCATTTCATATCAAGAATTTGAACAACTTGTAGAAGAAGAAAAAGTAGATAGTATCTATTATAATAAATCAAATGAATGGATGACTATTACTTTATTTAATGTTGAATCAAAAACATTAGATGCAAAAGAGAGATTAAATTATCAAGGATATACAAATGAAGATAAAAGAAATGTATCATATCCAGCATATGAAGAATTTAGGCACGATATGTTGAGTAATAATATAAATATGATAATTGTAGACCCAAAAGTGTCTTTTATTGAAAAAGCATTATCAATCGTTTCTTTAATGTTTCCGTTATTATGGGTTTTTATTATTATGAGAATGTTAATTAGTTCTACTCAAGGAAATGTTAAAAGAAAAGAAATTATACAAACAAGTAATGTAAAATTTACTGATATTATTGGTCACGAAGAGATATTAGAAGATGTTAAATTCATTACTGAACTTATTAAAAACCCTAAACTTGGAGATGATATAGGGGCAAAAGTTCCTAAAGGTATTTTATTAAGTGGAGAACCAGGTACAGGAAAAACTCTTATTGCAAAAGCAATCGCAGGAGAGGCAGGAGTACCATTCTTATATCAAAATGCGTCAAGTTTTATAGATAGATTTGTCGGTATGGGTGCAAAAAATGTTCGTGATTTATTTAAACTTGCAAAAGAAAATGCCCCTTGTGTATTATTTATAGATGAAATTGACGCTATTGGTGGAAATAGAAATAATGGTAAGGGTACATCTGAAAATGACCAAACAATAAATGCGTTATTACAAGAAATGGATGGTTTTACAGGTAGAGAGGGAATTTTTATAATTGCTGCTACTAATAGACCTGATATTCTTGATAGTGCTTTGGTTAGAGCAGGACGATTTGATAGACAAATTATTGTATCTGCCCCTAGAGATTGGGGAGTTAGAAAAGATTTATTTGAACATTATCTAAATAAATTTAAAGTTTTAGATGATGTAAATATAGTAAATTTAAGTAAACAAACAGCAGGATTTACTGGTGCTGATATTGCTGCAATTTGTAATGAGGCTAGTATTATTGCAGTTATGCAAGAAAAAGACGCTATTGATATGGATTGTATTGAAGAGGCTATTGATAAGAAAATCTTTAAAGGAAATCGTGCTAAAAAAGAGAAATACTTTGAAGATAAAAAGATTGTTGCTTATCACGAATCTGGACACGCTGTTATGAGTTATTTATTAGGAGAACCTATTGCTAGAGCAAGTATTCAATCTACTGTTTCTGGTGTTGGTGGTGTAGTATTTAATGAAGATAAAGATAGTGTATTTCAAACTAATATTGACTTTGAGAATAGAGTTTTGATATGCTATGCTGGTAGAGCATCAGAAGAAATTAAATTCAACTCTGTTACAACTGGTGCTTCTAATGATATTACACAAGCAACAAATGTTATGATGAACTACATAGAAAAATTTGGTTTTGATAAAGAATTTGGTTTATTAGATATTGGTGTTTTAAGTAAGGAACATTTAATCAATAGTGAAGAAATTACTAATAAATTAAGTAATATGTCTAGGAATTTATATGAAAAAAGTTTATCATTATTAAAAGATAACTATAAATTAGTAGAAACTTTGGCTAATAAATTATTAGATGTTGGAACATTATCTGGTGACGAAATTACAGAATTATTTAATAACTGTAATTAAAATAAAATAAAATAAAATAAAATAAAATAAAATAAAATAAGAAAGGGAAGGTATTTTATGAAAAGCAAAAGATTAAAAACTCGAATTTTGGCATTATTTTTAACTATGTTGCTTGTTACTAATTCTCCATTAGTTGCTATGGCTGAAAATAATCCATCATTTGTAGAAGACGAAATAGTTACTACCGAAGAAACAACTACAGAAGAAGTAACTACGGAAGAGGTAACTACGGAAGAAATTATAACAGAAGAAGTAACAACAGAGGAAATCACAACGGAGGAAATCACAACGGAAGAAGTTGTAACCGAAGAGATTACGACAGAAGAAACAACTACAGAAGATGTAATAGAAGAAATACCTATTACATTTAATCTTAATAGAAATACTTTAGTTGAATATTGTGTTCCGTCTGAAGTAATAACTAAAATTGAATCTACTACATTTACACATCAAACAACAGAATATAATAAATATGAATTGATTACAGATAATGCAGTAGATAATAACAATAATGTTTGGTATGTTTATTCTGTTAAGAGTGTTTTAGACGATGAAGTAATAACTTTAGGTAATGTTATATTCCCTAAATCAGTTAAAATAGAAGATACCTTAATTATTCCTGCGTCTGTAACAGATTCCGAAACTTATTCAGTATATGGTGTAGGTAATAGTAGTTTTAAAGACGCAAATATAATTAACACATTAGAAATTGAATCTGGAATAAGGACTATTGAAGATTCAGCATTTGAAAATTGTGGTGTTTCAAACATAACATTATCAGATACAATTATATCTTTTGGTTCGTCAGTATTTGCTAATAATGATAATCTTACATCATTTACTTTTCCGACAAATCCAGCATTTGTTGAAACAGGTTATAAAGTTTTATATGATTGTAATAATTTAACATCAATTACATTAGGAGAGAATATTAAAGTTATTTCAGCAGAATCATTCTATCAATGTAATAAATTGACTAATGTAGTCATTCCAGACGGTTTACAAGCAATATTATATAGAGCATTTGCAAAAACTGCTATAACAGAAATCAATTTAAAGAATATAACTGGATTAGGTGCTCAATCATTTGAACATTGTTATAATCTTGAAACTATTGATTGGGGTGCTTGTTTATGGGGTGGAAAGATTGATTATAGAACTTTCTATATGTGTAATTCATTAAAAGAAATCAATATACCTGATAATGTTGAGGTTGTAGGAACTGACGCTTTTAATGGTTGTACATCTGTTACAAGCATTGACTTGAATAATGTTATTCAAATTGAATATTGTGGATTTGCTAATACAGGTATTACTGAATTGACAATTCCTGAATCCGTTAAATCAATGGGTGCATTTTCATTTGGTAATACCACAAATCTTGAAACTGTAACATTTAAAAATGATATTAGAATTTATATTAGTGATGATTCAGCACCAAGTAAACAATTATTTATAGTATTTGGTAAATTAACATATAATGAGCCTAGTGATACTTGGAATAATGACGGTGGTGCTTGGAAAAATGATGTTATTAAAAAAATAATAATAGATAATGAAAATATTACAGATTGTACTTTTGTTCCAAATGGAATGTTTCAGTATATGGGAATTGAAGAGGTTATTCTTTCTGATAATATTTCCACATTAAATTATCAAGCATTTTTTGATTGTAAAAATTTAAAGACTATTAAAGCAAATAAATTAAATGCAATTCAAGATTCAGTATTTCAGAATTGTACTTCATTAGAAGAAATAAATCCAACTGACGATGTAAAAATTAACTTTCCAGATACACTTTATTGGATAGGTACTAATGCCTTTTTTAAGTGTAGTTCATTAGGAGATGTTACATTAGATAAAAACATTTTCCATATTGGTAATAGTGCTTTTTATAACTCTGGTATTACTAATCTTGTGATTGGTAATAATGTTACTGAAATCGGTTCTTCTGCATTTAAAGAATTAGTAAATTGTGAAAGCATATATATAGATGTTGAACCGTCTTTAGTAGAATATAGAGAATACGGAACAATGTTTTGGGGATGTACTTCATTAGATACTTTAACTATTGGTAAAAATGTAACTACTCTTGAACCAAATTGTCTACAAAATATGGTCACAAAACATCTTATTTTTGAAGAGGGTAGCACAATTACTGAAATACCAAATCATTGTGTTTATGGAAATGCTAATCTTGAAAGTGTTGTTTTACCAGAAAATTTAATAACAATTAGTGAAGAGGCATTTCAAGCCTGTTATTCTTTAAAAAGTATTGAATTACCAAATACAATTACTACAATTAAAAGAAATGGTTTCTTTGGATGTCATTCACTTGAAACAATAACTGGTTTAGAGAATGTTGAGTATATTGGTAATCACGCTTTCTTTAACAATATAAATCTTAAAGAAGTATATATTGGGGAAAATGTTAATTATTTAGGTGCAGCATCATTCTTTAATACTTATTCACTTGAAAAAGTTACTATTGATAATAAGTATATGATTGATGAAACTACAGGAGAAACTATTTGTAAAACAAGTGAAACTCAAACTGAACCACAAGTACAAAACTATCTTACTAGAGTATTTGGTAGAGATGATAGAAATTTTGACCATAATGGTTTAGCATCACATTTAAACTTTAATAAAGAAAATTGTACACCACAACATTCATATTTTGAATTAATAATTACTGATAAAGTAGCACAATTACAAGATTATGAGTGTGAGGGTATGTATGTAAGTAAAGTTACTATTCAAGATAATGGAAAACTTACTGAAATTCCTTATATGTGTTTTAGTAATTGTGAATATTTAGAAACAGTTAATTTAGGTACAATAAATAAAATTGATAAATACGCATTTACTTGTTGTACAAGTCTAACTGAAATTGAATTACCAATGTCTGTAACTAATGTTGGAGAATATGCTTTTTCTGGTTGTGATTCACTAGAAGAAATATATTTATGGAATCCTGATGTTAAAATAGAAAATTATGAGGGTAGTGAATTAAAACACGCTACTGAAATAGTAAATGGTGGTTCAATATCTAATTATAAAGAAAATGTATTTGATATTTCTGGAGCAGAAGAAATAGTTATTACATTTAATGTTCAAACTGATAGAAATATTAGTAATATTGATATGGGTCCGTATTGTGAAATTCCTGCTAATTGGATAGTAGACGAATCAGAGGCATTATCTTTAGAACATTTAACTTCAACTAAAAATTTAACCTTATTAGAAAAAGGTAATGTTGTAGATATGGGTAGTAAAGTAGTACAGACTATTGTATATTCAATAGATGATATTTCTCAAATGGCTGAATTAGAATTTTTATCATCTGAATATGTATATGATGTTACAAGTACAACACAAACTGTAAATACTATTACAGGCAAAACACAATTATTAGTTAATATAATAGTAGTTAAAGATAATGCAACTATACCTTATGATACAGATATATATGCTTATAGATATACTAAAAATAATTGGACTATACCTGGATATAATCATATAGACGAAATTAGTGATTATTCAGAAACATCTCCAATGACATTTGTTGATAGTTGTATTGAAAAGAGAAATACTAATGTAGGTAAGATATATCCATTAGATGAAATTATTACTCTTGACGGTACTGTAAAATCTCCAATTCAATTAAAAGGTACTATATGGGAAAAATTTGAAACATCTGTTATTGGTAATAGACGAGATAATAAAGAAATCGAGTTAGATAATTATGTTCATAATTATGATAATGCTGATTTAACTTTAGGGGATAGAGAAGTATTACTCACATATAATTGTCCTGTATCATTAACTAATGGTACACCTACTGATACCGTAGAAATTGAAATCAGAGATGAACGTAAAGTTACAATTAAAGGAACTTTAACAACTGATAATGCAGAACCTATTGCTAATAGAGTTATTAAATTAACTAAAGAAAATCCTACAACAGTATTATATACATTAAGAACTTTAGCAACAACTAATAATTTACCAACTACAGAATATATGGCTGTAACAGATGAAAAAGGTAATTATGAATTTAATCAAATAGAAGTTGGTCAATATTCACTTAAATTATATAATACAGATGATATAAATAATATATCTAATGATAATTTATTAGCAGAAGCAAGTGTATATGTGAATGAAGTATTTACATCTGATAATTCTACTGATAATGTAGATATTACATCTGAAAATGAAAATGTTACTACTGATGTAAATATTACTGGAGATACATTTAAAATTGATGCTAATTTAAATATTCCAAAATATACTATTACCTATGATTATAAAACTAATGGTGGTAGTTCTGCAACAAAGGAAACAGATATATTAGAAAATGGGGCATTAGTTGATTTAACACCTACTGCATCTAAAGATGGTTATAATTTTATTGGTTGGAATACCGATAAAGACGCAACTACTTCATTAACATCATTAACAGTAAATAATGCTGATATAACATTATATGCTATCTTTGCTAAAGAAATTCATTTAGTTGAATCTATTGATGTTATACCAGAAAAGGCTACAATTTATGTAAATAGTAATGTTCAATTATCTGTTAAAGTATTACCAGAAAATGCTGATAATAAAGTAGTTAAATGGCACTCTGAAAATCCAGAAATTGCTGATGTAGACCAAAATGGTTTAGTTACAAGTAAGAAAACTGGAACAGTAAAAATCTATGCTACTACAACAGATGGTTCTAATTTATCAGATTATTCTACTGTTACTGTTATAGAAAAACCAACAGTTCCAGAAAATAATAGAACAATTAAAATCAATGGTAATATTAAAGATAGCAATAATAAAGTAATTAGTAATCGTATAGTATATTTAGAAACAAATACAGGCACATCAGTAGTAAGAACAGATATAAAAACTGATATAAATGGTAATTATGTATTTGATAATGTTTCAAAGGGAACTTATAAATTAACTATTTTAGATATAGATAATAAAACAATTTTATCTCAATGCGAAATTGTTGTGGGAACTGATAAAAATAGTGATTTAATAAAGGTTATTTCTAAATCTGAAACAATTACATTAAATACTAATATTGATAGTGATGTATTTACTGTTAATGCAATAATTAAAGTAGAAAAACCTACAAGTCCAGAAACAGGAGATAATTCAAATCCATTTATGTATTTAGGACTAATGTTATTTGCTATTGCAACTTTATTTGTATTAAAAAAATATAAGAAATAAAAATTAAGGACTATCTAAAATTATTAGGTAGTCCTTATAAACATTTATACAATAAATTGATATAATAGTATAAAAAATGAAAGGACTATAAAAATGTTTAACAACAAATTATATAATAAATATTATCCTATTCAAAATGAAATGGATAAAATGGACTTTTTAGATACAAATTGGCTATCATTATATAAAGAAATAGTAGAAATAAATAAATTATGCAAAAGTGATATTTATGTCAGAAAAAACGATTATATTTCTAAAATAAGAAAACCAATAACAATTTTTGGAGATGTAAACTATAAAAATATTCAACATAATGAACATATAAAAAGAAAGATGGAAGAAGATGAAAATATTCAAAATTTAGAAAAACGCAGTTATAAACTAGAAGAAATAGCAAATAAACTTATGATGAATGAACCTGATAAAATTAGTGCTGATGATATAAATTATATATTATTATTTTTGAATAAAGAGCATCATAAAAATTTTTTAATGTTTTTAAGTTTAAGTATTTTTATTGTTGTGGTGTTTTTTGTATTATAAATTTTTATTTACAAATAAGATATATTTTGATATACTAATATTAGAGAAAGGAGAAGAAATATGTTATCAACTGAACAAATGAGATTTATAGAATTAGCATTAGAGGGTAATAATGTTTTAGTAGATGCTTGTATCGGTAGTGGTAAAACTACATCAATTCAAGAATTATGTAATTTATTACCTACTGATAAAAAGATATTATATTTAACTTATAATAAATTACTTAAGTTAGATGCTAAAAATAAAATCAAATTAAAAAATGTGGCAGTACATAATTATGATGGATTTGCTTTTTGGAGATTAAAGGCAACAGGAAATAATATTCCAAATCAATCTAATTTAGTATCATATTTTAATGAAGTGCTGCCCTGGATAGATAGTTACGATATTTTAATTATTGACGAATATCAAGATATTAAATTAGAACATTCTATAATGTTAAATTATATCAAAGACAAAAATCCTAATATGCAAATTATCGCAGTAGGAGATATGGCACAGAAGATTTATGATATGTCAACATTACAAGTAGAACCTTTTATCAATGAGTTTTTAGGGAATTATATCCTTATGGAATTTACTCAATGTTTTAGATTATCAAAAGACCACGCAGATATGTTAAGTCGAATATGGAAAAAGAAAATAGTTGGTGTTAATAAGGACTGTAAAATTTCTTATATGAATAATAATCAAATTATTGAGTATTTGGCAAAACAGAATGTGGAAGATATTTTATGTTTGGGTTCTCGATTAGGAGATTTAGCAAGGGTATTAAATAGACTTGAAAAATACTATCCTAATAAATTTAATAAGAAAACAGTATATGCGTCTATTAGAGATGGAGATGTTCTTCCTAATGGAGATAGTGCTATTTTTACAACTTTTGACGCTAGTAAAGGACTAGAAAGAAAAATATGTGTAATCTTTGATTTTACAGAAGATTATTGGAATGTTAGAATAAATCAACCACAGAGTAATTATGAAATTATTAGAAATATTTTTTGTGTTGCTGCAAGTCGTGGTAAGGGAGAAATTATATTTGTAAAAAATAAAGATAAGTATATATTATCTGAAAAATCTCTATCTACTCCTAGAAATAAGAGATTAAATTTAACTGATGTAAATATTTCTTCAATGTTTGATTTTAAATATTCAGAAGATATTAAGGCTTGTTATAATTTATTAAATATAGAAGAAATACCAACTGAAAGATATGATATTCCTATTAAAACACACGATGAATTGATAGATTTATCTCCTTGTATTGGTATGTATCAAGAGGCTATGTATTTTAAAAAATATAATATAGATAAGCAAATCAATTTCTTAAAGGACTTAAATAAAGATAGAACTTTATATATTGATAATCATTGGAGTTTAGAGAAAAAGATTTTAGCAATTACTGCCTTTGAAACACATCAAAATAGATATTTAAAACAAGTATCAATTCCTTTTATAACAGAAGAACAAAAGAAATCTATTCGTGATAGATTATCAACAGTATTAAGTGAAAATTCAAATGTTCAAAAGAAATGTGAACTTATATTTTCAAATAATAGTAGTTTTGAAGAATTTTACGCATTAGGTAGATGTGATGTTATAACTGATGATTATGTTTATGAATTAAAATTTGTAAACGCATTGGCTATGGAACATTATTTACAATGTGCTTGTTATATGATAGGGTTAGACAGAGAAGAGGGTATTCTTTGGAATGTAAGAACTAATGAAATGCAAAAAATTACTATTCCTAATAAAGAAGAATTTCTCAATGCAGTTAAAAAAGCAATAACAAAAGGATTATATACTTAAAATACGAAAGGAGATTTTTTATGGGTAGACCACTAAAATTCGATTTATCAAATTCAAAATGGGTAAATAGATATTCAGATGAATTATCATTATTTCCTAGAATAGAACCTAAATTTAATAATGACACAATAAGTATAAACGGTTCAATATTAAGTTATGATGATATTGGTAAAATTAGAATTATTTTAAAGGATAATGTAAATACTATCGAACCTTATTATTTTATGACCGATAAAACAGAGGGTGGTAAAATTTTAGATTATTCTCTTGTATATGCTATTGGGGCTATTGAAATATTAAACTTATTTTTAATAGACTGTCCAGAATTTATAAATGATTTTAATTCAGTATTATTAAAAAATCTTGATATATTTAATAGTTATGAAGAAATACAAGAGTTATTAGATATATTAGCATTAAATGATAGTATAGAAGATGATAGTAAGTGGTATTATGAACCATTTAATATAGCATTAGCCTTAAAAACTAAATATAGTAATAGGTGTTATAATATCTTAAAAGAAATGATGGCTGTATTGATGATTGTTTGGACAAAAGACAAACGAAGATATTGGACTATTATTTTTGAATTATTAAATGTATGTAAATTCCATACTACACATTTAATATTTGAAGATTTAGGAACAGATATTATAGCAAAAGTTGCTAAAAGACAGTATAAATTATCTGATGATGATGAGTATATTATTTCTGCTGATATATTTAAAAATTTAAGAATTGTTGATACACTTTTTGAACAAATAGAATATGATGTTCCAGATAAAGATATGACTAGAAATATAAGTGATTGTAGGGGAATTGTAATTTTACTTACATATAAATTTTATATTCAGTTATTATTGAAATTTGGTAGTGTTAATTCTGATAGTGTAAAATTTACAGACAACCATTTAAATGAATTAGACATTAAAATCCAAAATTGTTTTGGTAATGATAGTTGTTCAAAGGCTCTTCGTGGAATTAGAGTAAATGAAGAAGTTAAAATTGATGAAAATGGTTGTTATATTTGGAATTACGACCATAGAATGAAATATGATTTTGGAACTTGTGCTATATATAGAGATATATATGAAGATTATCTTTTATTTGAAATTGCTTATGGTGTACAACATCTTAATCCAGATATGGCATATAATTATAGAAATGATATTTGTATGAATTTTGTTACGCAAACATCATTACGAAATGCTGTTGGATTTATGTTATCTTTTATGGGATTTGATTTTTATGCTTTAAGTTCCGAAGAATATGATAAGCAAATGGACTATATTGACTCACTTAAAAATAAAAATACTCAACTAATGAACACACTTACTAATATAAAATCTGACCTTTGTGTTTTATATGATAATTATGTGGGAATTGAAGAGTATAATAATTTAGAGAAAGTAAATGCTAAATTAAAAGAGTCTTTAGTTGAAAAAGATAATATTATCAATTCAAAGAATACAATAATTGAAAAATTAACTACCGAATTAAAAGAACTTAATGCAAAGATTTCTAGTTTTTATTGTGAAGAAGATGAAGAAGATTTAGAAGACGAAACCACAGACGAAAATATCTCTATTGAAGATATGATAAAAGAATTAAATCAATTTAAATTCTGTTTAGTTGGTGGTAGAATGGAACTTTTAAGTAAACTTGAAGAATTAGGTTGGACAAACACTATTCAAATTGATAAAAGTAATAGAAGAAAATGTAATTTAAGTATGCCACAATCTGATTTTTATGTAATCAATACTGCATTTTTATCTCATAATTTAGTAGCACAAGTAGAAAAGAATGAAGATATTTCTGATACAAAAATCTACTATAATGGTACAAATGTGGAAAAACTAATTAAATCTTGCTATGACTTCTTGCAAAAATACTTTGAATAAAGCACTATTTAATTATATAGTATGAATGTGAAAAATGACTTATACCTTTATTGGTGTAGGTCATTTTGTTTTATTGGAGGTGTCCTTTATGAAATTATCAGATTTATTTAGAAATGTCTTTAAATATTGTGAAGAATTAGATATTAACATTAAATTTAAAGAAGACGAAGAAAATTCAGAATCATATATTGTAACATTAACTAATAATAACAATTCTTCTATGGCTACTTATTATAATGTGAGTTCTACTAAACAATTAGAATATGTTATTGAAGATTATTTAGAATCTCATTTAAATTAAAAAATATTATTTACAAATTGAGATATTTTTGATATGATAATATTATAAAAAGCAAGGGAGAAAATTATATATGAAAAAATCTTTAAGTGTTATTTTATTAGTATTATTATTTAGTTTAGTTGGTTGTACTACAAATGAAACAAATGTAGTAGATAATAACTTAAATACTACAATAGAATTAGAAACTGATACAACCGAAGAAACTACTGAAACAGAAAAAATTGAATATATTACAGATGAAATTCCTGAATATTCAGGAACTAAAATTATTGAATTAAATAATAATGTTCCTAATTTCAATGTATCTGACGCTGATACAGAATTTGAAACATATTCAGAATTAGATGAATTAGGTCGTTGTGGTGTAGCCTATGCTAATATTACAATCAATACTATGCCAACAGAAGAAAGAGGGGAAATAGGTCATATTAAACCTAGTGGTTGGCATACTGTTAAATATAATGGTGTTGTTGATGGTAATTATTTATATAATCGTTGTCATTTAATTGCTTTCTGTTTAGCAGGAGAAAATGATAATAAATTAAATTTAGTTACAGGAACTCGTTCTTTTAATGTAGATAGTATGTATTATTATGAAGAAATGGTTTTAAATTATATGAAAGAAAATCCTAATAATAGGGTTTTATATAGAGTAACACCTATCTATGTTGGAGATGAATTAGTTTGTAGGGGAGTTCAAATGGAAGGACTTTCTATTGAAGACGATACTATTTGTTTTAATGTATTTTGTTATAATGTTCAAGACGGTGTTATTATTGATTATGCAACAGGAGAATCAAGATTAGAAAATGAAACTGTTGAAGAACCTACAAGCACAGAAACAAGTTATGTTGGAGATGGTACAATTTATATTATCAATACAGATACTATGAAAATCCATACAGAAGATTGTAGATATGCTGATTCTGATAATACAGAAACATTTAATGGTTCAATAGATTATCTTTTAGATAATGGTTATATAAAATGTAAGGTTTGTGAGCCATAAAGGAGAATTTATATGCACATAAATAAAGTAAAAGCAAGATTAAAAGAATTATTACCTGAATTAGATGAAGATAGTTTTTTGATATATGATGATTTTAAATATAATAAATTTTTAGATGGACAAAATTGTATTCGTATCGCAGACCCTATATATACAATAGATTTATATTGGGAAGATGATAAGACTAATATAACACATATTTCTATTTTTGGAGATTTTGAGTGTTATGATGTTCCTATAGAATATATTTTTGATTTTAAAAATTTTGGTTTTTATAATTTTAATACTTGTAAAAAATTTATTCAAAATCATACAAGTTTTCCAAAAACAGTATATTATGACGAGGAAAATGATATATATGTATTTGATAATCCAAATGGAAGATTTATAGAAATTAAAGATATTACAAAAGTACATATTGAAACAAAAGTTGTTTTTGTAGAAGATTAAGCACTATTTAATAGTAATAGAATGGACTGTGTAAAATAAATTTTTATGCAGTCTTTATTTTTTATATAAAGGGGGGTTTAATATGTTTTATTATTTATGTAAATTTTTATATGTTGGTGATACAAGTAGACATTCAGCAAATATTCCTGACGAAGTTGGTTATATGTGTATAATAGAATCTGATTATAATGATTTAGATAGAATTGCCACATATAAATTAAAGGAACATTGGGAAATTCAAGAATTATTAGAAGAAAATGATTGTGAAACAATTAGTCTTGAAGATATTACTCAAGAAGATTTAATTGAATATTCAGATTTAGAACACATTGTAATTAATCAAAAAGATATTTAGAAAAGGAGATTAAAATTATGACAGTTTATGAATTTTTAAGAATGTATGATGTTACACAAAACACACAAGTACAAGTAGTATTACACCCAGCATCAAATGAGGCACAAAGATTATTGTCTTCTGATACATCCACAGACATAAGAATTTGTTTTTCAGGTATGGGATTAAAATTATTTAATGTTATGGAAAATGAAACATTTAGGGATAGAGAACTTGATAGTTGGTATGTCCAAGACGATAAAATTCATATAAATATAATTTAAGGTAATAAAAACCACTTGGATATATAATCTAGGTGGTTTTTAAATTAAACTTAAAGAAAACTTGGAATATTTATATAGTTTATTATAAAGAAGAGAATTAACAATGAAAACTTATGAATTTACTGGTAGAATCTATAAAACTGATTTATAAAGGAGTGATATAATATGAAAAAATATATTGACGCTGCTTATATAGCAGAAAAATTAGAACCAGTTGAATATTTAAGTAAGGTAGTAGAAGATAAACTTAGTAATGGTGAAAGTTGTTTAAATGATACTATTTCAGAATATCGTTCTCAACAAATTGCTTATGCTTTTGCAGCAATAGCAAAGGAATTAGGAATAAAGATTCCAGACGTATAAAGAAATACACACAAAATTTGAGAAGAACTACAATATCTTTTTATAGATTATTGTAGTTCTTATTTTTTAAAATTAAGGACTATTTAATAATAAGAATATTAAAAATGAAAAAAAGTTACCTTTATTTAGATAATAAATAATAATATAATTATCATAAATACTACAATATAAATAATATGTTTGCAAAATTAAAAAAATATATAGAAAGGAAATTAAACAATGTATAATAAGACAAAAAAACATTTAGAAGACACAATGAAATTTGTTTTAATTTATAGTTATTGTACTGATAAAGAAGACGGACAAATTGCATTAAATCAAAATGCCATTGGAAAATATTTAGGTCTTACTAAAATGACAATGATTAGACATTTCTCAAAGATGAGAGAATTAGGTTTAATTTCCATTAAAGATAAAACAAAATATACAACTAATAGTAATTCAAAGTGGTATTCAAATTTATATTCTGTAAATCAAGACGGAATAAATGAATACATTAAAAATAAGACTAACTATGATGTATTAGATAACTTTGAAGAAGAATCAAAAGTATATTATGAATTTATGACATTGATTAAGACTTTATATAATGAGAAAAGATTATCCGAAATGTCAGAAGAAGAAAAGGAATTAGAAATCAAGAAGATTGAAAAGAGAGAAAAGAGAGATAAAGAGAAATTAGATAATTTAAAGAATGAGAATAAGTATTATTTAGATTTATTAAATGAAGTAAACAATGATATTATTCCTATGAATTATCTTAATGAAAATAGAAAAAGATTAACAAATGCGTTATGTGTAACCAAAAATCCAGAAATTCCTGGTCACGAAAATGATATGGTTAGAAAGAAAATGTTATCAAATTTCTTTAATACAGATAAAAATATAGTAGAATTTGATACAAATGCTAGTATTTATAGATTATCCTATGCTTTAGGAAATAATAAATTAGCAAACCATACAGACGATATATATAGATTAGTATTTAACGAATGTAATTTTAATGTATATTGGGCAAAAACATTTAGAACTAATTTTAAAGAATTACTAATGCCTATATATATGAAAGAGGGTTCTATTGAATATACTTGTTTTGAATATAAAAAACAGCGTAGATGGAAATATTTTATCTCAAAAGAAATGGAAAAGAGATATAATTTCTATAAATATTTTGAAGATACCTTACAAATGGATTTAAAGGATATTTTAACAACTGTTCAAAAGGCAATGCACAAGGTATTTAATATGGATAAATTCTATCAATCAAATATATTTATTCACGAATCTAATTTACATATTTTAATGTTAAAGAGATTTAAGGAATTAAATATTCAAACCATTGATGTATATGATGGATTTTATTTTATTGAGGGAACTATGACACAAGAATTATATAATGAAATTTATGATGACGCATTAAATTCATTATTAGAAAATATGAGATAAGAGGGAAATTATTATGAAGTATAAATTTATAGGAAATGCTTATTTATTAGGGGTTAAATTAAATCAAGAAGAATTAATATTAGAATTTGAGAAAGAGAATGTAAGTTTAGCACAAGCAGTAAATTCTATTATTTTTGGTGTAAAGGGTAGAATTAAAACATATACTGACTATACTAATTTTGTAGATGTAAATAGTTTTGTTATTTTAGACGGACAATTTTATTATGATGATATAAAATATGATATGTTTGAATTGCAAATTCCTAATACTATTGAGAAGATGGCAAAATTGAATAAGAATGGTACTTATACATTTTTTGAAATTCCAGAGAAAATTGAACAATTATATTATATGAAAGTCCTTAATAAAAATACATTTAAAAAGGAAGAATATAAAAAAGCAACTATTGAAAATCATCATTTAGGACTATTCTATAATGATTATTTAACTTGTTGGAATTGGTATCATTTGAATAAACAATTTAAATCTATGTATAATGAAAAATATCCTAAAAATTGGTTTAATTGGGATAGTAATAATAAAGTATATAGAATGTTTGATAATGTTTTACAAGTTAAGGAAATTTAAAATATATACAGAAAAATAAATTATTGATATAATAAATTTATATTTATAAGAAAGTAGGTAATTTATATGTCAAGATTTATGCGTAAAAGTTATTATGAAGAATTAGTAATAGATATTCTTGATAATATTGAAGAGATTAAAGAAAATATAGAAATATATAAATATTATTTTCTAAATGATTTAAAATATACTGATTCTAATTGGGTAGTTGTTCCATTAAAATTAAACACTTGGATAAAAGACACAATAAACGAATTGGTTATAATAACACCAAAAAATAAAGATTATAAAAAGATACAAAAAATGTATAATTTAGATGACATCTTTTTATATAATAATATAACTTATATGTGTACATTAAAATATAAAGATATGTATTTAATTATACCCTATTAAAGAGATGATTTTTAAGAAAGGAAATTAAAGTAATGTTAGATTTAATTGCAAAAAACAAAGAAATGTTAGATGCAAAAGCATATAATATAGCAGACACTCGTTTAATGATGAGAATTGCAAGTCTTAAAACTATAAATGATTATGATTTGTATTTAATTGCGTGTTGTTTATGTAATTATGATATTGAAGAAAAATCAGATGCAAGAGAACTTCGTATGGAATATTTCCTTAAAACTAATAATGGTTCTATTGTTGGATTTGAACACGGAGAATCTGATTATGGTATTGTTGGAAAATCTGATATTAAATGTACTAATACAGGTAATGTAAATAAATTTGGTTTATATGAATATGAAATCAATGTAAATAATAAAGACCTAGTTTCTGATTTATGGGAAAAGAAACCAAAGGATTGTCTTAAATATGTGGATAACAAAACCTATGAAGATAAACTTATTGTTTCTATTAGTAAATCTCAATTAGATAATTTTATGGCTATGTTAGATGAATTAGTTATTGATTATGAAATTTCAGATTTACAAAAGGGTTTAATTTATACAAATAAATCAGGTAATGAATTGATTGATATTTCTACCTTAGATTTACCTTTTGAACCATATCAATATCAAATAGAAGACGCTAAAAGATTAGTAAGTAAAAAAAGAGCATTACTAGGACACGATATGGGCTGTGTATCAGGAAATAGTATAGTTCGTATTAAAGAAAGAGGAAAAAAAGCAACACGAGAAATAACCGTTTCTAATTTATTTAATTTGTTTGAAGAAGATAATACTATTCAAATTAAATGTTTAGTAAATGGAAGATTTGCTTATATGCCTATCAAAGCAGTAATTGATAAGGGTGTTCGTGATACTATTAGATTAGTTACAAAAGATACTAGACTTGAATGTACTACTGACCACGAAATTTATACAGAAAAGGGTTGGGTAGAATCAAAAGATTTACAAGTTGGAGATTATATTGTTACAAATGAATTTGGAATTGATATACCTAATCATTTGATTAATTCGATTAAAAACAATATTGATGTTAATAAAACAATTAATGAAAACTGTGATTATATATATACATCAAAAGTAGGTATTTCAGAAATTATTAGCATAGAAACTTGTGATACTCAACAAGTTTATGATATTGCTATTGACGATGTAGAAATTCATAATTTTGTTTGTAATAATATTGTTGTTCATAATTGTGGAAAGACCTTAATTTCAATTTTAATTGGTCAAAGTTTAGATATGCCTAAATTAGTAATTTGTCCAGAGTCATTAAGATTAAATTGGTTAAGAGAAATTAAACAAGTTAAAAATGACGCAGATGTACAAATTTTATTAAGTAATGAAACACCTCATTTTGGAGAAGATTGGACAATAGTTGGTTATCAAACTGCAAGTAAATTTATTGATAATTTAATGAAATTTGAGTGTATCTTTGTAGATGAATGTCACAACTGTAAGGCTGTAAATAATTGGGGAAAACCGTCAAGTAAGAGAGCCGATGCAGTAATTACATTGGCAAATAATGCAGAGTATTGTTATTTATTATCTGGTACTCCAATGCCATCACATAATAAAGATTTATTCAATATTCTTAAAATGTTAAAATGTGAAGCATTTGATTTTAATAATAAATGGGCATTTAAGAATTATGCAGATAAATATTGTGACCCTAAAGAAACATATTTTGGTATGGACTATTCTGGTAATAGTAATTCAGATATGTTACACGGATTATTAAATAAACTAATGATACGAAGATTAAAGAAAGATGTATTACCACATTTAACAAAGCAAAGACAGTTTATTCCTATTGCACCAAAATTCAAAAAGGAATATATGGATATTGAAAAAAGATTATATTTTCCTGAACCAGACGATACTTATATGGGATTGGCTATGACAGGAAGAAAATTATCTAGTCAATATAAAGTACAAACTGCTATTGAATTAGCAGAATCTTTAATTAATTCTGATGAAAGTGTAGTTATTGTTACAAACTTTATTGAAACAGCAGATATATTAAAAAATCATTTTAAAGATAAGGCTTGTGAAATTCGTGGTGGTATGAGTGATAAAGATAAGCAAAAAGCCATTGATGATTTTCAAAGTAAAAAGAAAACTGTATGTATATTAAATATGATGGCTGGTGGTGTTGGTATTACTTTAACAGCAGCACATACAATGATAATGGTTGATTATGCTTGGTTGCCATCAGATATGACACAGGTAGAAGATAGAATTTGTCGTAGTGGTCAGACAGAGAATTGTATGATTTATTATATTTATTGTGAAAATTCTATTTTAGATAATATATTTATTGAGATGATTTCTGATAAATCAGCAAATATAGACGCAGTTGTAGATAATGTAGAAAACACATTTAATTTAAGTGAGGAAAAGTTAGCCAATTCAACTTATATTGATTTACTTAAATCAAAGATTAAAGAAACTAAACCAAAGGCAAAGCGTGGCAGAAAAAAGAAGACTGAATAATGTAGTGCTATTTAATTATAATAAGGAGATTATATTATGGAAGAAAATAAAAACAATATATTAGACGAAAAGACTAATAAAATTGGTAAAGTCACAATTATTGTAGTTGGTGTTATTTTTACTATTATTTTTCTTGTAGTTGGTATTTATTATATTAACAAATATAATGAAGCACAAAAAGCAATTAAAGAAGCACAACAATCAATTTATGCAATAAATCCAACAGAAGAACAAACTACTGAAACCAATAATACTACTACAAGTGATATTACAACTGTTGTAGAAACAGAAAATACAACAGAAACAACTGTTGTAGAATTACCTGAATATACATTTAATGTTGGGGAAGATGCAAATGCAGATAGAACTGATATTGATTGGACTAATATTTCTATTGATGGAAAAATGGTAACATTTCCTTGTACCTATAGTGTATTACAACAAACATTTGGTACATTCTATACAACTGATACAGTTGGTAGAGTGGATAAAGAAGTTATACCAAGTGAAATTGGATTAGTTACAAAATATACAGTAAAAGTAACTCCAACAACAGGAACAGGACTTATTTATTTTATATTTACTGCTGACGAGCCTACTGAATTAACAAATTGTTTATGTACAGGTGTATCAGTAAGTTCTATGTCTACATCTAATGCACCTTTAATTACAACAACATTAAGAGGTGGTATTCATTTTGGTAGTACAGCCGAAGAAATTTTAGACCCTAATGCTTATGAAAAAATAACAGAGAGTTATTCAAATAAGGGTGGAGATTTTGAAATTCATTATAAGAAATTAGGATATGAAATGAGTTTTTATGGTATAAATGGTGGTTTATATTCATTTGAATTTGATTTCAATGCCTACGAACCAAATAATTAAAAAGGAGAGTGAGTATTCGTGATTAAGGGAATTATTAAAATGATTATTGTTGCCTTAATATTTCTAGGATTATTATGGTTAGGCGGGTACTCATTTTCATCTTTTCAACATTCAATAGACCTTAAAAATCCAGGAGAGGTTTATGAGCCATTAATAGATGAATTACCCGATTTGCCTAATGTAGATGTTCCAGATTTACCAGATGTGGAAGACCCATTAGTATCAAATGATGATAATAATTCAGAAGTTGCATCTGATACAGATACAAATTTACCAAATGTAGATATTCCAGATATTAGTGATTATCCTACTGAATTAGAGCCAGTAGATGTAAATTTACCACAAGCAGGAAAAGGCGAGTTAAGTGAAATCGAATTATCTACTACAAGAAATATTAAATTAACAATAAATGGACAATCAATAGAATTAACTTCTACAACTACTGCAAAATTTGTTAAATGGTTAGCAACAAATTATAATGAAGACGAAGAAGTTGAATTTGAAGAATTAGCACCTATTGATGAAGAAACAAGTAGTGAAGAAACTAAAAATCAAATAGAATATGAAACTGTATTAACCTCAAAAGAAGATTTAGATACAATAGTTGCTACAATAACAACTGTTGAAAAATTAGAAGAATTAGATGGTTATGATAGAAATGAATATGAAAAACCAGTACAATCTTATGAATTAAATGGGGAAACATATAATAGAAATGATTATTCTTGGAAGAATAGTGAATTTTTAATTAGTGAAGAACCATTTGAATATATTTGTCCTTATACAGGAGAAACAATTACTGATGAAAGTAAATTAGATTTTGACCATATTGTTCCTTTAAAATCTACATATTTAAGGGGTGCTGATAAATGGACACAAGAGCAGAAAAATGAATATGCTTATGACCAATCAATAGGTATAGATGTATTAAATTCTGCAAATAGAAGTAAATCAGATAAAGGTCCTACTGAATGGTTGCCTACTGAAAATATAGAAGATTATTGTTATAGTTGGATATATATTTGTAGTAAATATAATTTAGTTATGACCGAAGAAGAATTAGAAATTTGTATGGATGAGATAAATACAGCATTAAACAATGGAGAAACAATTCAATTATTAGGAATTGTAAATATACAATAAGGGGGAATTTAATAATGAATACATTAGATAAAATGAAATTCATTACAATATTTGTGGATGTGATAAAATATGATAAAAAAGTTCCTTGTAGTATGTCAGAAGTAGATGCTATTATTCCTTTAATTAAAGAAGATTATCTTAATAATTGGGAAAAGTATTTATATCATCAATCAGGATTACCAGAATTTGAAGATGAAGATGCTTGGGATGATTGGTATGATAATTTAGATTTTGAAGATTTAGATGAAAGAGATATTAGACGTTATGATTTACCTACTGACAAAATTCAAGTAGAATTAGAAAATTCAAATATTTTAATGAGTAATATTCATAAAGTTGTAAAAGAATTTTTTAATGACGCTACTGATATTGTAAATAGTGATAAAAAAGAAAATCCTAAAAATTTCCATTTTTCATATTCAATGGATAGACAAGGTGTATTTGCAGAAATTGGTGCAAATAATATAAGAAGTGGAAATAAGACTTATAAGCAATTAAAAGATAGATTTGATTTACTTATTAAGGATATTGATAAAGCAGTTGCCGATTATAATAAAGTATCAAAAAATAATACATTTTTGGCTATACTACCTAATAAGGATAAATATAGTAGTGTAAACACAATTCCAGGATATGAATTAAGTAGAGAATTTGGATTTACTTCGGTACACTTAAATTCTTCTAATTCAGACGATGACGACTTTAATTCTTATTATTCTGAATTTGGTAATAAGATTTTTAGTATTATAAAAGACGAAAATAGTTTTAATTAAGAAAGGAAATTAAAAAACAGATGAGAAATAGTGGAAGAAAGCCAACAAGAGAAGAGCGTAAATATATCGAGGGAGCTGGACTTGATACTTGGGTATGGTTAGTACAGAAAAATACAACTGATTTTATGCAAGTAATCAATAAAGAAACCAATGAAGAATTTACGATTGATAAGTCTACTATTGAAATTTAAAAATGAGTGCCTATTATAAGTATTTTCTTATGTAGGCACTTTGTTTTATATAAAACAGTTATAAAAATTATTTACAAATTTGTTAAATTGTGTTATAATGAATATAAATTAAACTTGGAGGTAATTATATATAATGAACAAAGAACAGTATATTGAAGCGATTAAGCAGTTAAATTATTACACAAAGAAATATGATGAAGGTAATCCAGAAATCTCTGATGAAGAGTGGGATAATTTATATTTCAGTTGTATTGAATTTGAAAATGAAACAGGTTATATTGACGAAAATTCTCCGTCAGCAACAATTCAGTTTGATGTGGTAAATTCTTTAAAGAAAGTAACACATTCACATCCTATGTTATCATTGGATAAGACCAAAGATGTTAAGGAAATTGAAAAGTTTGTAAAGAAGAGTCCTTGTATTGTTATGGCAAAAATGGACGGACTTACTTGTTCTTTAACATATAAGAATGGAAAGTTAGTTTCAGCAGAAACTAGAGGTAATGGTGTTGTAGGAGAAGATATTCTTCATAATGCAAAGACTATTAAATCTATTCCACAGACTATTGATTGTTTAGATGAAATTATTATTGACGGAGAAGTAATTTGTACTTATAAGGACTTTGAAGAGTTTTCTAATGAGTATAAAAATCCTAGAAACTTTGCATCTGGTTCAATTAGATTAATTGACCCTAATGAATGTGCAAAGCGTAAGTTGACTTTTGTTGCTTGGGATATTATTTCAACTGATGTAGATTTTACTGAAAAACTTTCAATGCTTAACAAGTTTGGATTTGTTGTAGTACCTTATCAGGCTGTTGTTATGGATAATCTTGAAAAACAGCAGAAAGAAATGAAAGATTATTGTGCTACAATGAGTTATCCTATTGACGGACTTGTGTATCGTATCAATGACCAAAAGGTATGGAATGAGCAGGGAAAAACAGAACATCATTTTTGTGGTTCATACGCATTTAAGTTCTATGACGAAATGTATGAAACCACTTTAATTGATATTGAATGGTCTGTTGGTAAAACTGGTTTAGTAACACCAGTAGCAATTTTTGAACCTGTTGAAATTGACGGTACAACAGTACAGAGAGCGTCACTTCATAATCTTACTATTATGGAAGAAGTTCTTGGCACACCTTATGTGGGTCAGAAGATTTGGGTATTTAAAGCAAATATGATTATTCCACAGGTAGCAAAGGCAGAGAAAATTTCATAGAAAGGAATGGAAATTATGAAAATACATCCAACAAAACAGAAAGTAATTGATAGTATTATAACTTTTATTAGTCAATATGATGAAATTACAAAGATGGTTATTTTTGGAGATGTATTAGAAGAGAATATTTCCGAAGATACTTTTATAGATATTGCAATCAAAACAATTACAGAAGAATTAGCATTAGATGATGAATTTGCTTATAATATTGTAAAAGAGATTGATGATATTACAGACGGAAAATTTAGTTTTATCATAATGAATGAACCTAATATTAGTTCTAATACAATGGAATTAATTGAAAGGGGAATTACTGTTTATGAAAAGGCAAAAGAAATCTGATTTAGAATTAAAAGAACAAGGACTACTTTTAATACGAAATGGGTTAAAGGCTTATGAAATTGGAGAGCCTTTACTTACAGATTATAATACTAAAGAAGAAAAAACAAAAGCAGATAGTGCTAATAAAAATTGGGGTTGTTATATGACACAACAATCCATTGAATTAATTATAAAGGGTTTAATTAAGTATTATGGTTGGAATTTTAGAGATGGTCATTTTATTAGTGGTAATGCTAAAATTCTATCTGAATTATCAGAAAGAAATTCCATCTTACGACAATTAGATGATACCCTTTATACACTACAATCTAAATTTAGTTATGTCTTATATAAATGGGCTACTATTGGTAGATATGTTGATTTATATGTTTATGCTAAAAATATTGAAACAGCATTAGAACTAAATAAAGATTTATATGATTTTATTCATAGAAATCATTTATTAGATGAATAAAATTATTTACAAATATTAGATAATGTGTTATAATAATTATAGTTAAGTGAAAGTGAGGAAATTAAATGAATTTTTTAACCATTCCTAATGAATGTCCTATTTGTGGGGCAACATTGATTAGAGAGAAAAAGAATAAATCAGAAATGTTGATTTGCCCTAATTCTAATTGTGGTTGTAAATTAGAGGGTAAATTATTAAATCTCTTTGGTACTAATGGATTAGATATTGAATCTATTTCAGTTAAAACTGTAAATAAGTTAATTGAATTAGGTTGGCTTACAAAAATGAGTGATGTATTTAGTCTTAAAAATCATAGAGATGAATGGATTAATATTGACGGTTTTGGAGAAAACTCCGTTGATAAAATTCTTGAAGCACTTCCAACATCCATTGAATTATGGAGAGCAATCGCAATTTCTGGAATTTCAGGAATTGAAAAGGCAACTGCAAAAGTAATTGCAAAGGAATTTAAGGATTGGAAAGATTTTAGAAATGCCATTGATACTAATTATGATTTCACTAGAATTTCTGGAATTGGTACTGTAACTGCTAATTCAATTTTAGAATTTGATTATACTGAAATTGATGATGTTATGTGCTATTTAACTATAAAAGAAGAAGTTGTTGGTGGAAAATTAGATAATCAATCATTCTGTATTACAGGTAAGTTATCTATGAAGAGAGATGACCTTGTAAAAATTATTGAACAGAATGGTGGAAAATTTGCATCTGTCAATAAGAATTTAACATATCTTATCTGTAATGATAAGGACTCAAATTCTGGTAAGTCTAAAAAAGCAAAGGATTTAGGAGTTACTGTTATTACCGAAGATGAGTTTATGGACTTAATTAAATAAAGAATTTTTAATTGGTGTATTGATTAATTTCGATACACCTTTTATTATGGAATAAAAAGGGGGAAAATTATGAGATTGTATAATTATACTTCATTAAAAAATAGAGAGGCTAAAATTTATAATGTTGGTGGTTATAATTTAGCAGGTGGTATGTCTATTGAATTTTTAAAAGTAGTAGGACCATTTGCAGGAATTGGAATTGTTTTAGGTATGATTTTAGGACTACCATTTGGTTTTAGTTTTTTCAATGTATTTAGTGAAAACTTTCATTGGCAATGGACAGTATTATGGTTAGCATTAGGTATTGGTACAGGTTGTTGTTTATGGTATATTCAATTTGCAGGTTATAGATTATATCAATATTTAGCAGCATATTTCAAACCAAAGAAAGTATATATGAATGATTTTAGAACTACAGAGTTTAAATTAACAACAGTAAAATTTAAAGGATTTGTGAAAAATATTTTATAGGGGGTAAATTATGGCTAAAAAAGATACAGCACCAAATTCAAATACATTAAATCAAAATAATATAAGTATTATTGGAGATAATATATTATTTAATAATGGTGTAATTACAGCATTTTATATTATACCATTAACAAATTATTCTACTGCATCTCCACCAGGTATTCATAATTCAGTTGAAGATTTAACTAATATGATTACTAACTTAACAACAAATAATCCTAATTTAACTTTTACTATTGAAAGAATTGAAAAGGTTATTAAGGCAAAAGATGTTTTAAATAATTTAATAGAAACTATAAATATTTATAGACCTGATTATGAAATGCCACCTGAATTTACTAGAAATGTAAAAGATGACATTCAATCATATTGTATGTTGGGGATTGATATTCAGCAATCTACTGTTACTGATGTTGAAGATTTAACTCTTATGGACACAGTTAAAGCAGTAACAAAACAAATGGCTAATTCATTTGCAGGTTTGGGTAATATGAAAGCAGACCCAGAACAATTACTTAAAATTGAAGAGAATATTTATAGAACTATTAACTATAAATGTTTAAGAGCATCTAAAGAATTAGTATTTTATAATTTTGTAAGTAAGGTATTTCCTTGTTATGAAATCTCTTATGATAAATTATCATATATAAATGAAAAATCATTTGAATCAATTATGGGTGCAGTTACACAAACTGTTTCAGATAATTTTGGTTGGTTTGAAATGCACAATGAGGGTATTGATATTTTTGGATTAGACCCACAAACAACTTATGGTTGTATGTTAGATGTAAAAGCATTTCCACCACAAATTAGTACAACAAATTTCCCTATGGATTATCCAAATGTTGTAACTACAATAAATTGTATTAAGAAAGAAGACGCAATTCTTAAATTAAAAAGAACTAGAGCAAGTGATAGATATGAGCGTGACCAAGCTATTGAGGCTGGTGCTGAAATTGAACAAGTAGAATCTACACAAGCAAATATTGATATTGCTACTTATGCTATTGAGGGAATTGAACAAGGCGATATATTATGTAATTTTAATACAAGTATGTTAGTTTTTGGTTCAACAAAAGAAGAATTAAAGCAAAGAGTTATGTCTATTATTACAAGTTGTAAGGATAGAAATATTTTAGTATCTAAATCTTTAACTCAAGCATTAGATTTCTTAAATAATTATATCAATAAGAAACCAAAGAAATATGACCATATGACAAATTTAATGTTTCCATTAAGTTTCCAACAAAATGCTGGTGCGACAGTAGGAGATATTGATAGTATTTGGTCGCCATCTATAGGAGAAGATTTATAATAAATGAAAATGCTTACTATATATTATTATAGTAAGCATTACTATTTAGAAAGGAAATTTTTTAATATGGCTATTAAATTAAACTTAAATGAGAAAAAAGAAGAAAAAGTAAATAATAATGAAGATATTAAATCTTTATATAGACAAAATATGTCTATTGACGATTTACTTATTTTTACTACTGAACATAATTGTTCTGACTTATATATTAAAGTTTTTGAACAGCCTTATATTTCTCGTTATGGTAAAATCATAAAAGTTCCTTGTCAACCTATTACAAAAGATACTTGGGCTAAATTTTATGATTCGTATATATTAAACGAGTTAAATGCAGGTTATGTTAGACAAAAATTATTAGATACCTCTGTTTCTATTAGAGTTCCAGAAGATAGTCCTAATTATGGTAAATATCTAAATAATTGCTATCGTTATAGAGTTTCTTTTGGTTTTTCAGAAGAAAGAAATATTGCTACTTTCCGTATGATTAAACCAGAAATGCCTACTTTCGATACTATTAATTATAATCAAACTTGTGTTGAAGCACTTAAAGTGGCTTATGCAAAACCGTCTGGAATTATTTATACTACTGGACCTACTGGTTCTGGTAAATCAACTACTATGGCTGCTTGTATAAATACTTTTACTCAACCATCTAATATTCTTGATAATAAAGTATTGATTACACTAGAAGACCCTATTGAAAATGTATTTGAATGTACTGATAGTGTTAAAATCAATCAAAAAGAATTAGGTAAGGATTTTATTTCTTTTGATATGGGTATTAAAGCAAGTTTGCGTGAACACCCTAATATGATTATTGTTGGTGAGTGTAGAGATAAAGAGGTTATTTGTGCTGCTATTGAGGCTGCTCGTACAGGACATATATGTTCTACAACTTTCCACGCATCTGATGTTGGTGGTACTATTAACCGTTTATTATATCATTTAGATAATGATAGAAATTTATCTATGGACTTAATTTTACAGTTGAATATTGTATTATCACAGAAAATGATTAAACAAGATAATGGATATTTAGTAGATACTCAATTTTTATTATTTGATGATGAAGTAACTAAAAGATTAGTTGAAATTATTGAATTGCCTGATGCAAATATTGCAGTTGAAATCAATAAATTAATTGCTGACGAAAGATTACAAGCAAAAGGTGTAGTTAAAGATTGGGATTATAAAGAGTTACATTAATATTAAGGAGATTTATATAATGATATTAATTTTAATTGGAAATTTATTTTCATTTTTAGGTAGTATATGTAGTTTTTTATCAACTAAAGTCAAAACATATAAAATGACTTTAATAATTCAATCTTTAGATGCAACATTTTTTGCATTATCTTCAATATGTTTAAAGGGCTATAGTGGAATAATTGTAAATTGTGTAGCAATAGCAAGAAATCTTAGTTGTGCGTTTTTTAACTTAAACAAATATACTAAAATTGTATTTATAGGTTTAACTGTTATATTAGGCTTAATATTTATGGATAAAACAATTTATGGATTTCTTCCAATAATTGCAAGTTCTTATTATGCTTTTGTTATGTTAAATACTAATGACGTATATAAGTTGAAAAAAGCATTAATGATAAATAATTTATTATGGTTAATATACTCTATAATTATATTAGATGTTGTGGGCACAATATTTAAAATATTATCTATTATATCGTGTATTAAATATATTTCAAAAAAGGAGAAAATAGAAGATGTCAACAAGTAATTCAAAATTTTTAGACTCATTTAGAGCATTAGAAACAGAGTTAAAATGTGAAGATAAAACAATACTAGATTATGAAAATTCATTAGATGGCATTGACCAAGAAAGAATGAAAGTTTGTAGAATTATGAGAAATTATATTGCACATAATGATGCTACATTTTTAACACCTAGTAATGAACAGATTAAATTTTTAGAAACTCAAGTTTCTAATATTTTAAAATCTGCAAATACAGTAAAGAGTGAAATGAAGAAAATCAAATTAGTAAAAGAAACTGAATTGATTAAAAATCTTATTACGATTATTGATAAAAATGGATTTGTACCATTAGAATTAAAAAATGGTGGAATTTATTTAGTAACAAAAGATATTTTAGTACATCAATTAGCATTGGGTAATAAGAAAATTGTTATACCAACAAGATTACCTAAATATCAATATGTACATAAAGATATGAGATTAGATAAAATTACTCATAATAATATTTATATTGTTACAGATAATGGTACGGATAATGGTAATTATTTAGGCATATTAAGTATATAGGGGGATTTAATTATGGGATTTGCATTAGGAAATTTAACTGTTGACGAACTAATACAAAGAACAGGATTTGATATGTCAAATGAAGATAAAGCAATCTTAAATAAATATAGACAAGATAATGCTACTATTAGTCCATATGATGATGCACTTCATATATTTGATTTACCATTTTCAATATATATTTCCGAACCTATATATGACCTTATTTTTAAAATTTTATGTAAATATAATGATATAAATTCTTCAAAAGAACCATTACAAATAGTAAAAGTAGAAGAAACTGAAAAGCAAAAACAAAGAAGACTTGAAGAAGAACAATATGAAAAAGAAAAACAAGAAAGAAGAGATAACCCTAATTCAAAATGGTTAGTAAAATATCATATGTTAGTTCCTATAAAAGTAAATGATTATGACGCTTTTTATAATTGTTTTATAAATGTGTATATAAAAGGATATTATAATATACCTAATATAGTAGACGGAACTTTAACTATTCGTATGGATGAAGATGGTTTTCACGGAACATTTACATTAAATAATAAAGAAGATTATATATTAGAAGATGAATATAAGTATGTTATTGGTTCTGGATTTTCTAAAAAGAATGGTAATTGGGTAGGTCATATTGATGACGCATATTTTGAAGATACTACATACTCAATTAAAAGTGGAATTTTAAATTATAGAGATATAGATTATCATAGTAGTGGAATGGAAATTTATCATCAAGGTTATGTGAAATAAAAAATTAGATTAGAAAAAGTGTATACAAATAAAAAACATTTAGTTATAATAAATCAAGGAGGTTTTATATATGTCAAAATCAATTTCAGGACTATCTCGTTGGGAACAAGAAACAGTTGTAAATTATAATAATGAGGAAAAAACTGCAACAGTTTATACTGCCGACCCTGTAGTTATGAGAAAGTTGGACAAATTAGTTGAGAAATATCCAGAAGATTATTTTATAATTAAAGAAGAAAAATATTCTAAAACCTATAAATTCTCAAAGAAATTAGTTCAATATAGAAATCCTGTTCATTTAACAGAAGAACAGAAAGAAATAAATAGAAGAAATTTAGCAAAAGCAAATGCTAAAATAGAACAAAACAAAACAAATGTAAAAAAGAAAGGAAATTAAAAATGAAAAGAAAATTAGTAGTAACTTTATTAGCATTAACATTAGTAACCTCATTAGTAGGTTGTGGTGATGGAGTATCATCAAATAATGTAGGTCATCAAGATATTCTTGAACAGGTTGAAAATGGAGAATATGTAGCACCACCTACAATGGAAGAAATTGCATCTGACCAAGATGTACCAAGTGTATTAACAAATGAAATGGGTTGGGTTATTGAATCTGCAAACCTTGAAGATTGTGATGAATCAATTAAGGCATTAGTAAAAGATGTATCTTCCGAATATGCACCTTATTTATATGTGGGTTATACCGTAGAAGATAATACTATTAAATATGCTTTTAGTGGTTTTAAGGGCGACCAAAAATGTGCAATTTTTGTAATTCAAAGTACCGATAATAAGTTGACTTATGAGTATGATGATTATTCAGAGATTTTTGAAATTTTAGCACCTGCTGGACCTACAAATGAACTTGAACCTACACCTGCTGACCCTAGTACATTGATTACTGAACCTGGTTGGGAACCTGGTCAGAATAATTCAGAAGATGCGTCTGATACTGATGCAGTAGAAGATAATTCAGAAGAAACAACTGATGAAGAAACAGAAAGTTCTGATACAGAAGAAACTGATAGTGAAAATGTAGAACCATCAGAAGAAACATCAGATAGTTCAGAAGAAACAGAAGAAAATTCAGAAGATGTATCTGATAGAGTTGGTAGTTTAAAGAATATTGATAAGAGAGTTGGATAATTAAAGGAGATTTAATTATGAGAGATTGGAAATTAGAAAATATAAATAAAAATCAGTATAAAATAACTTTAAATGATAATTATGTAGAGTTTACTATTTCACACACATTTTCAAGTGATGTTGATATTAACTTACATAATAAGAATATGTCAAAAGATGGAGTTATCTTTTTTAATGACGCATATGAAACACCACAAAATCAACCGATTGCAATTATTGGTAGAGCCTATCTATATAATGATAAGGGAATTTGTGTAGAAGAGTCATTAGTAGATGCAACACCTTTTAATACAAATTGTGAATTTCCAAAAGAAATTATTGAGGGATATTTTCTATAATTTCCATTTAACAACTAAATAAAAAGAAAAAGGAGAGAGTAAAAATGACAAGAAATGTGGTACAACTTGAGTGACTTGACCATTAAATTGTTAATTGCTGGTTTCTTTATCACGATTATTGTTTCTTATATAAAAACATTTTTTGCATCTTATGATTATATAATGGGGCATTTATCTGAATACTTATATATAGTAGCAGAGAAAAAATGTTTAAGAGAATTTAAAAAGAATAAGAAACAAATCTATACGAAAAAAGGAGATTATACAGCAATTTTCAATAAAGCAGTTCAAACTAAAATAAATGAACTGAATACTTCGTGTCAATTTTACTCTCAAGACTTTTATCACTTTTATAGACACCGTAGACCATTATTAAAATGTAGAGTAGATGATTTAATTATTGATTACATAAAAAATCATTCAGACCACATTGTTGATAATAATTTTAATAGTATCACACCTGAACAATTCTTTAAATTAAAGAAAACAATGTCAGGAGATATGGTTGGTGTTTATGTTATTTATAATAAGAATAAAAAAATGTATTATGTAGGACAAGCCACTCGATTATTTTTTAGAGTAAATCAACATTTCACAGGTCACGGAAATGGAGATGTATATGCTGATTATAAAAGGGGTGGGGATAAATTCACTATTAAATTATGTCCTTTAGTAAATAGTGGATATTTTGATTTAGATAAATTTGAAAAAGATATGATAGCAAAATATGATGCCTATAACAATGGTTATAATAAAACTATTGGAAATGGCGATTGGTAAGGAGATTTTTTTTAAAATGATGATTGTAGGAATTTTATTAATGATATTGTCAATTTGTTTTATAGTTTGTTTGGGATTTTGTCAGAATAGTAATATAAGTACAACCTTATATGATAAGCAATTAAATGACGAAATTCAAATGGCTTATTTATCAAAGTTATAAGGAGTATATATAATATGAAGAAATTATGGAATTTTACTACAAAAACCATTGGCACTATTGTTATTTTATTTATGGCATTTTGTACTATTTTAGGTATTGTAGATTATTTTATGAAAAAGCATTATAACAAATCCGTAGAAACTTGTGAAGATTTTGATGACGATTTAGACGATTTCTTTGAAGAAGATTTAGATTAAAAATTTAATAGAAAAAATTGTTGACAAATTGAAATATATGTGTTATAATCATTTCAATGAGTAAGAGATAAAAGATTTGAGATTTGAAAGGAGTGTTGCATATGAATACTACACCAATTATTGAAAGTTTTAATGTAGATGAAGAGTTTATGTACGGAGAGGTATATAACTTTATTAAGGGATATGCAACAGGTATGTGTCTTACACAAACTTTAAAAGCATTACCATTAGCAAGAAAGTTTCATAATGGACAGTATCGTAAAGGTACTATTATGGTAGATGGTAAAGAGTGGAGATTACCTTATATTCTTCATTGTTTAAAAGTTTGTAGTACCTTAATCTCATTAAATCTGCCAATGTCAAATGAGGAATTAGATATTTTATTTGCGTCTGCTTTATTACACGACAGCATTGAGGACGCTGAAACTTACTTCATTGACGGTGGAATTGAATTAGTGACAGAATATGGATTTTCGGAAAAGGTATATGAAACTGTATCACTTGTTAGTAAAACCCCAGGTTATACTGATGAACAGTTAAATACCTATTTCAATAATATTAAGAGAAATAAGTTTGCACTTTTAGTTAAGTTAGCAGACCGTTCTCATAATGTTGAAGATTTATATAATATGAAAACAGAAAAGATACATAAGTATGTTAGAGAAACTCGTATGTGGATTTACCCATTATCTACATACGGAAAGGCTAACTATCCTGAACTGTCAAATGGGTTGACAATACTTAAATCAAAAATCGTATCACTAACAGAGGCAACTGAAACCATAGTAGAAATGTATGGTGCTATCATTAGTGAGAAAGATAAAGAAATCGAAGAATTAAAGAAACAGTTATCATAAGGAGTGTGACTATTATGGCTAAATTAACAAAAAGAGAAAAAGAAAAAATTCATATGCAAACATTACAGATGTTAGGTGGTCATAGTAGGGGTGCTACTTGGGTTGGTTTAAGACCGTCTGTTGTTGAAGATAAAAGACCTACAAAAAATAAGAAATTGCGTAGAACAGAGAGTAGAAATCTCTGTCGCAATTATTCTTATTAGAAAGGATATATTATGAATTATTATATTTCAGATTTACATTTTGGTCATTATAATATTATTAAATTATGTAATAGACCTTTTAAAAGTATTGATGAAATGAATAATGTTTTAATTAAAAATTGGAATAGTGTTGTGACAGATAATGATGATGTTTATATTGTTGGAGATTTGTTTTATAGAACTACTATTGATGAAATGTTAAAAATCTTAAAGAAATTAAAAGGTAACAAACATCTTATTATTGGAAATCACGATAAGGATATTATTAGAAATAAGGAATTGCGAAATCAGTTTATTGAGATTAGAGATATTTTAACTATTAATGATAATGGAATAAAAATAGTTTTATGTCATTATCCTATGGTTGAATGGGATGGATATTATAGAGATGTATTACATTTCTATGGACATATTCATAACAATTTTGAAAATGCTACAACTAAATATATAAGTAGTATTAAAAATGCTTATAATGTTGGAGCAGATTTATTAGGTTTTATACCTAGAACATCAAAAGAAATTATAAATAGAGCTGCTTAATTGTAGTTCTATTTTATTTAGAAAGGAAGTCATTTATGAGTTTATTGGGTATTTATATTGGACTTGCAATTTATGGAATATGTAGTTTAATTGTGGACGGTATTGTATGTTTACTTGATTCATTAAATAAGAAACAATTAGGTGCATTAGGATTATTTTGGAATACCATTATTATTGTAGGTACTTATTTTTTTAGACCATATTTTCCAACCGATATTTTATTTTATGTATTATTTATAATTTCTGCTGTGAATTTAATTTTAAATATGATTATATTTACAGTTGGTATAATGACTAATAAATAAAGGATATAAAATATGAAAGTAAAAGATTTTGTAGAACAACATAAACATATAAATTATTGTGAAGCAATAATATTTCCTAATGGGGATATTGAATATGCTAATCCTAGTCATACTGAAAAATTGATAAGTATTACTAATGAACCTAAAGAAGAATTAGATAGAAAAATTCCTATTGATGCTGGACCTGTTGCGTGGCTAGTTGATTATACTGGATGTGTTGTTTTATGGTATGATTTTTGTTATCTACCAGAACAGTTTACATCAGCACAAGCATTTACAATAGCAGAATTATTAAAAGCAAAAATAGTTCATAACCCATATATAGGACATCAATTAAAAGAGAAAGCAATTATTGAAAGGAATAATCTATATCGAGAAACTGGTAAGTTTAAAGAAATAGAGAAAAAAGAAATTCCATTCTATTTAGAAAAATAAAAAAAAATAAAAAAATTTTAAAAAAGTATATACTTTTAAAAAAACTTTGTTATAATAGAAAATGTAAACAATGAGAGATTAATTAAGAAGAATAGTACATAGGGTATGTACACGGAGGTATTTATTATGGAAAAGAATTTAATGAATTTAATGGCAAGTGAGAAGAGAACAGAGAATGGTGCATATGCAAAGAATACAACTTTCGATTCAGTTGTAGATTTATTTGCAGTTGCAGGAGCACTTCGTTATAGAAATAACGAGGATATTATTTCTATGTGGGAAAAGGCTTATGCTGAAAGTCCTGAACTTGCATTTAGAATGATTTTCTATATTAGAAATGTTCGTGGTGGTCTTGGCGAGAGAGATACATTTAGAACACTCGTAAAGTATGTGGCAAACACATACCCTAGTTTCGTATGTGCAAATTTAGAGAATGTTGTTTTCTATGGTAGATTTGATGATTTATTCATCTTATTTGATACACCAGTAGAAGATGCAATGGTTGAGTTTGTACATAATCAGTTAAAGGCTGATGTTGATAATATGAATAAGGGAAAGTCTATCTCTTTATTAGCAAAGTGGATGCCTAGCAATAACACTTCTTCACAGAATACAGTTATGTTAGCAAATAGATTTATCAAGGCATTTGGTATGTCTGCATCTGCTTATAGAAAGACTCTTTCTGCGTTAAGAAAGTATAGTAATGTAACAGAAGTATATATGTCTGCAAATGAGTGGGGTAATATCAATTATCCAACAGTTTCTTCTAATGCAATGACAAAGTATTATGGTGCGTTCTATAAGAGAGATGAAGATAGATTTAAGGAGTACCTTGATGATGTAAAGTCTGGAAAGACTGAAATCAAGGCTGGAACTTTATATCCTTATGACCTTGTACACAAGTATATGGGTTACTCTAGTAGAAAAGAAGATACTGTTGAATTACAGTGGAAGAATCTTCCTGACTACTTTAATGGAGAAACATTTAATGCACTTGTAATGGCAGATGTGTCTGGTTCAATGAGTGGTAGACCTATGGAAACATCAGTAGGTTTAGCAATCTATTTTGCAGAGCATAACAAGGGTGCATTTGCTAATTCATATATGACATTTACAGCAAGTCCAGAAATTAGAACTATTAGACCTAATATGTCTTTATATGAAAAGGTTAAGGATGTTATGAATCACGGTGTTGGTTATGACACAAACCTTGAAAAGGCATTTATGAAGGTTCTTAATACTGCTACAAATAACCACTTATCACAAGATGATATGCCTGAGTCTATCATTGTTATTTCTGATATGGAAATCAATAGTTTTGGAGAGGACACAACTTTCCTTAACGCAATGAAGACCCGTTTTGAAAACGCAGGCTATAAGTTACCAAAGTTAGTTTGGTGGAATGTAAACGCTAGAAACAACACATTCCACGCAGACGCATCTGACGATGCCCAGTTCATTTCTGGTAGTTCTGTATCTGCCTTTGAGTCACTTATTAGTGGTAAGACTTTATCTGCTATTGAGTTAGTAGAGCAGACACTTTCTGCTTATGATAGAGTTGTAATTCCTAGTAAGGTAGCATAAAGGATTTAGAATAGTGCTTTATTATGTAGACACTAGCAGCAATTAAATTATATCAAATTTGGATGATTTTTCGTGTCTAGTTTAAAATAAAAAATAAAGCACTATTTAATTATAAGGTTGTATTATATTATAACTTATGTTATGATAATTAAGTAAATATTATTTTTATTTAGGCACAAACAGCAATATACTATACTATTCTAATGGGTGAGAATTTTTCGTGTCTAGTTAATAAGAATAAAATATTTACATAATTATAAATTAAGACGCACACAGCAATCTAAAAATTGGAAAATGTATTCTTTAAAACATATTTTTAGCGTCTTGTAACTTTAGACACAAACAGCAATCTATTACAAGTAAGTATTTTTAATGATGATGAAAACAACTACATATTGTGTCTAGTAAAAACTATACTGTAAGATATAAAAAGAAAAGGAGAGAAAACGTATGAACAGAATTATCCAGACAGTAACATTATGTGCCGACCCAGAGGTAAAGACTTATGGGGAGGGAAAGGCTCTTGTTAATTTTAACGGAGCAGTAAACAAGAGATTTGCAAAGGAAGGAGAGCCTAATGCTGATTTCTTCCGTTATGTAGCCTTTGGAAAGACTGCTGAATTTATTGGCAAGTATTTCAAGAAGGGTTCAAAGATGCTTGTGACAGGAGAACTTAACAACAACAATTATGAAAAGGATGGTGTAAAGCACTATCAGGACCAGATTGTTATTGATACAGTAGAGTTCTTTGGTAAGAAGGCTGACGGAGAGAATAATGGTTCAGAAAAGTCCGAAACAAATTCTGAAACAAAGTCTGAAACAAATGAGTCAAAGAGCGATTCTTCTGGATTTGCCTCATATGACGCATATGATGATTTTTAATATGTAAATAATTGAATTAACTAAAGTAGCCTAGTGCATTTATATAAATTATAAATAGCATTGGGCTATTTTTATTATGGAGAAAGGAAATTATACTAATGAGTAAGACAGTAAAAATACTTTTATTACTTACACTAGGAATTATATATCTAAAATTTTTAATTATTTCACAAAATTCAGATATGTTTTTTATAATTGCTAGTGGAAAAGATATTTTAAATGGAAATTTTTATTATAATACATATACAAATTTACCTATAATACATCAACAATGGTTATATTCTGTAATATGTGCATTGTTTGATAAATTAGGTATATATGGTCATTGGCTATTTGTATTTATACAAGATATTGTATTATGGTATGTATCTTATAGATTTATAAATAAGAAAACAAGAAATAACTGGTCAGCAATAATAATTCCTATCATTACAATTATTATCTGTCATAATTATATGATTTGTATTAGACCACAGATAATTACAATGATTTTATTGATAAGTGAATTATTAGTAATAGAGAAATATAAAGAAAATTTTAATGGAAAATATTTATTATGGTTATTACCTATAAGTATATTAGAGGCAAATTTACATCAATCTTTATTCCTGTATCATATTTTTATTATGATACCTTATTTATATAATATAGAAGAAAAACAAATAGATTGGAAATTGATTTTAATAAGTCCTTTTATGGCATTGAGTACCTTATTAACTCCTTATGGTTTAGATGGAACATTATTTATTTTTAAAGTGGCACAATCTAATGTATTTGATAAGGTTTCAATAAATGAAGTAGCACCTGTAAAAATTAGTTCTTATATTGGAATAGTTTTATTGATAATGCTTTTAACTATAATTCTTTTAAATTATAAAAGAAAATCAAATAAATATATAAATTTTTATGTGATTTCAGTATTTATATTATGTTTAATTTCAGTTAGACATTCTATATTGATGATGATACCTTTATTATATTTATTTGTTCTTATAGATTTTGATAAAAAGAAATCTATAAAAGGTATTTTAGTTTTAATGTTTTTAGGAACTTTATGGTTATTAAATACATTAAATTCTCCTTATAATATACTTACAAATGAAGAAGATAAATGTATTTGTGTAGAAGTATTAGAAGAAATTCCGAAAGATGCTACTATATATAATGAAATGAATTTAGGTAATTATTTAGAATATATGGAATATGAAAATATTTTATTTGATGTTAGACCTGAATTATATACTTATCCATTATGTGAGAAAGATTATTTTAATGATTATAGAAAATTCAAATTTGGTTTTTCTTTAAATGGTACATTGGCAACTGACGAAGAAATTCAAGATATATATAATGATTATGAATATATAATTGCTCAAAAGGTAAGTTATGTAAACCGAATATTACAAAATGATGAATCTTATAGTTTAATAAATAATGAAAATATTTGGTACAATATCTATAAACAAAATTAGAAAATTTTAGTATAATAGAAATAATAATGATTTTTATGGAGGTAATTTATGAATATTAATTCAATAGAACTTGTAAATTGGAAATGTTTTGATAAAAAGAAAATCACATTTGACAGATTTACATTATTAAATTGGAAAAATGGAGAGGGTAAGACATCTCTTATTCAAGCCATTGTATTATGCTTATTTGATAAAAGACCAGATAATTTAGATTTTGCTAGTTTAGTTGATACAAGCAAACCTACTAAAATTACATTAAATTTTACACATAATGCTAGTACATATATTGTTGAAAGAGAAGTAGGATATTCTTCTGGATATAAATTATATAAAAATGAAGAATTAGTTGCTCGTTCAAGAAATGATTGTAAAAAGATTTTAGATAGTATTATTTCTGATTCTGTATTAACTTCTTTATGGGGTTATGAATCTTTATCAGTATCTAATGTATTAAATTCTACATATTTATATGAAATTTTGGACAAGGAGTTTGAAGATGCACTTGCATTAAGACAGCATTTTACTACTGATAAAACTTATCATCAAAAGCATAAATCAACTCTTGAAAAGACTATTACTAATCAAAAGGTTACACAGGAAGAAATTGATACATTAAGAAAAGAACTTGAAGATATTGAAAGTAAAATTAAAGAAAAAGCATTTGTATCTGATAGTGATGTTGTTAAAGCAAAAAAGGCAAAGGAAGATTTTGCTGAATATCAAAGATTATTAAGTGAATTAGCCGATTCAGTTCCTTATGATAGAGAATTATGTATTAGATTAAATGGATATGGTGCAAAAAATCCTGATGAATGGACAAGTTATTTTGAAAATATCCGTAAAGAATTAGAAACAGAAAAGAGTAAAGCAGCAAAGGCAAGTCCACTTGCTATGTATTCTCGTTCTGTAATTTCTGACTTGATTAGTCAAAGTGAGTCAAAGGGTTGTTGTGAATTATGTGGAAAAACTGGTTTTACAAGACCTGTTATAAATTATGATACTGTTGATAATAATAAGATTATGAGATTAGAGAAAATATTGGAAGATGAGAAATATAATTTTGATGATTTATATACATCTAAAAAATATTGGTCTATTAAGAAGAAGATTGATGCTGTAATTTATTCAAAAGATGTAGATTTTGAAAAAATCTTAAATGATTATAATGAAGAAACAAATAATCTATATGAAGAATACAATATTAAGAAAGAAACCTTTGCTTGTTTAGATAAGGATTTAGCAAAAATCACAGAATTATTAAAAGCAAAAGAAGGATATGAGTTAGATAAAACTTGTATAAATATTGTAGACGAATATATTGCAGAGGCAAAGGCTTATTATGCTGATAGTATTGTAAAAAGTGCTACTGAAATTGTAAAGAAAATCAATACTCGTTATACAGAAATTCTTATTGAAAATGGTATTTATAAAGCGAGATTATTTGATAAGGACTTTACAAAGGAAAGTGTGTTAGCAGTACAATCATTAAGTAAGGGAGAAAAAACTATTGTTGCATTATCTTTAATTTTAGCAATTAGAAATTTATTTATGCCTAATTTACCTTTAATTATGGATGAGTCTTTTGCAAATCTTGATACAGATAATTTAACTGCTATTAAGACAATTATAAATGAAGATAAAAACCAATGGATTTTAGTATCTCACGATGAAAGATTTTTATAAAAGAAAGAAAGAAAGAAAGAAAGGAATGAATTATTATGGCAACACAATTAAAATATGCAAGTACACAAAGTATTTCTGTAAAACCTACGATTGTAGAGATTTCATTATATTTATTAAATTATGGAAAAACTCCAAAAGAAGCACTTGATTTATTACTTGATGGAAGAAATAAAATTAAAGAATTAGTTAGTTCATTGGGTTCTTATAGAGAAAATTCTTATAAGCAACAAAATGTTGGTGTTGAAAAATTATATAAATACGAAAAGAAAAATGACGGTTGTAATATAACCTCAGAAAAGGTGTTTGATAAATATGCAGCACATACCTATATCACTCTTATTTTAGAAAGAAATGAAGAAAACGATGATATTATTATAGAAGATTTTACAAATATTTTTAATTTAGCCCTTAATTTAGATTATAGATGTACTTATCATCATAATATTACCGAAACAGAAAGAGAATCTTATAATAGAAAATTGTATGCTAGTTGTATAAATAATGGTTTAGATGAGATTACAGCAATTATTGATGATACTAAATTAAGAAATAAAGATATAGAATTAAATGAAGTATTAGAAGATAAGTTAGGTTCTTATCCTATGATGAGAATTTGTTCTGAAAATAATTATAATGAAGAAACAGATGTAATTATTAATCCAGAATTAATTAAAGAACTATTTAATAATAATATAGTGATTGAAAAAACACTAACATTAAGAATTTCACTTATATAAGGAGAAATAGAAATGTATAAAAGGTTTCACGAATTTTGTAATGATATAAAATGGGCAATTCAAAATAACGATTTTTCATATTGTGCTTACAATAAATATTATCCAGAAGATGTAGATGATGATACTGTTTATTGGTTTTTAGACGATATTGAAAACATTATTCAAAATATGGGGCATAATTGTATTATAAAATATATATTCAACCCATTATATAGAATAATAGAAGATGAAAAAGTTATTTGGGATGGTACTTGTGAACTTGAAATAGATGATATTTCAAAAGAATTTTTAGATAAATTAAGTAATACTATATTATCTGAAATGAATTTAACAAATATATACATTACAAAATTCAATGAAACAAATACAATATTTATAAAATATAAAAAGATAATATCTTTTGAAGAATTAAAAAATTGGAAAGGAAATTAACTAATAATGAAACTAGCAATTTATTCAGATTTACATATTGGCAGAAGAATGTATCGTACTGATGAAAATAATTATAATAAGTATGAACAAATTGGTTATAGAACTTTAATGCACAATGTAAATGTAATTAAGAAATTTTGTCCAGATTTAGTTATAAATGCAGGAGATGTATTTGATACACCAAATCCGTCAGTATTGGCTATGAATAAATATTTTCAAGCACAGAAAATGTATGAGAGTGCTAATATTGAAACAATGACTATTTTAGGAAATCACGATTTTGCATTTAATAATAGAAGAAATCATTGTAGTGCAGCAGAAATGGCAACACATACATATTTTGCAGATTATGAATTAAAGACAGTTGAAAAAGACGGAATTTTATTTGTAATGATGCCTTATATTTATGATAAAGCAGAGAATATTACAGAATATATGAATAACTGTTTAGATTTAGCAAATAATTCTACTTGTGATAAAAAGATTTTAGTAACACACGGAGTTACTGCAAAATATTACGAAGATAGTTTTATTAGTGACCCTATAATGTTATCAAATGAATTAGTTGAGTCATTTAATTTAGTAATTATAGGACATATACATACACCTTTTGAATATAAACAAAAGAATACATTAGTGATTTCTCCAGGTGCTATGATTGATTATCAAGCATATGAAGATAGAACAGGTCCGATTATCTTAAATACAGATGATTGGTCGTATAAGAGATTATCTATTAAAACCCCACATATTATTAAGAAGAAATGTAATCAAGATAATATCAATACGGTACTAGAAAATGTAACAGAGGACATTTATCATATTAGTTATGATGGAAATACAGATTTAATTGATAATGATTTGTTTATAAAAGCAAAAAATACAGCAGTTAATTTAGTAATTGATGTAGTACAAAAAGAAATTGTAGAAGAAAAAGATACAAAAATGTCATCTATGAGTATATATGAATGGGTAGCAAAAAATTACCCAGATTATGTAGACACATTTAATAAAGCAAAGGAGGGTTTATGTTAAATTATGCTGACTAGACAACATCAAGAATTTAACTATTATTGTCTGGACAGATGTAAACCGATTGCAGAAGAATTTCCTATCACATATAATGATGGATTTATAATAAAGAAAATTAAATATAAAGTTGGTTTACGAACTCAAATTAAACACCAAGATTGTTTTGTTTTATATACTGAATCGGATGACGATTTAGAGGGTTTTACCTATATCGCTGCAGAGATATTCTATGATTATCAGCAGCGATTTTTTAATGATATTTTTTCATTAGAAGAAATAAAAGACCTTATAAAAACTTTAAGAACAATTAATATATTTGAATATACATCTTTATTAGAATTTACTTATATATATGATGATTTTAAGGAGTTTGTAGAATATAATTGGAATACATTGGATATGGACAATCTAATAGAAATTTAAGGAGGAAATTTATACAATGGATGGATTACAAAAAATTGAATTACAAAAAATGATTAATTCAGAAAATGGTATTAACTATCACAGAAATATAAATTTAAGTGGTTATACTGTATATCGTGATAAGTCATTTATATCATTTAGAATTGTAACAATTAATAATAAAGAAGTTGTTATAATTGAGTATATGTTTATCACTTCAAAGAAAGATTTAATGCAATTATTATCTTGGTGTGTTAATTTTTGGAGTGGAAATGCTGTTAAGTATATCTACTATAAAGAACATCATAAGAAATCTAATATTGCAGAAAAGTGTTTACCAACTTTGGGTTTTAATGTAGTAAATACCGAATATAAAAAGTGGAAACACGACTGGAAATCAACAAATGGTTTTGATGAATTTGACGTAATTGAAGCCTATACATCAGATGTTTAAATTAAAGAAAGGAGATAATATAAAATGTTTAGACAATGGTTGAAACAATTTCTTGCGTTGTGTTTATGTGTGTTGATTATATTATCTTCATTTACAACAGCTTTTGCAGATGATTATGTTAAAGATGATGAAGACGAAGGGGATAATGTCACATATTATATTGTAGACGGAGAAGATGTTAGTGAATTATTTGATTTTTCTTTAGGAGATGTTCCTGATATTTTAGCGTGGATTAAAAATTTTAAAACATATACCGTAATAAAGAAAATAGGTAGTGGAGATGACGCTGAATATAGATATTATTTCAATACACCTAATTTACAAACACTTGTAAAAAATAAAGTTACAGGAACAATTAGTGACGGTTATCAAGACCAAACTTATGACGTAAATGATATGGAATGGTTAGTTGATGTTGGTTTTGCAAATAATTCAACAACACCATTACCACAAACAGCGATTACTAAATATGGTTTTGCTATTGATAGTCCTATATATATGGGGGAATATCCAAAAGAAGTAATGTCTGTTGCTGGTGTAGTTCCTACATCATTTTGGGATTCAGTATGGAGATTTATTAAATCTATTGTAGGTATTTCATTTTTGAAAGCACCTGATGCCGATAATTTTAATACAATTACTTATATGAATCACGGATATGAAGACAAAAATCAATATGTAGTTGAATTTTTCCAAAAATATTATTTACCTTATTTTGAGGCACAAATTGCTACTGGTGACTGTGCTAATGGAGATACAGATTATTTTACAGGTCCAGAAGATGTAATTGCTTTAACTGTTACAGAAGACCAAAATCGTGAGGCTGACGCTTATAATCTAATGTATCAAGAAGATTATGAAATTGCTTATAATAAAATTGCAGTTTATAACATTTTTAATGATAATAAAAATGCTAGTGAAAAACCACAAGCAAATGGTATGTGGTATTCTACATTTAATCAAAATGGTGCTTATGATATTGATAATAAAGTTGAAAGTGCTGATGTAATTTTATGGGATTATGAATTAAATGAGTTGTATGACGGTAAAAATGTAACACAACATTTAATATCACAAACTAAATATAAAGACGCTTTTATTACTTGGGCAAATAATAATAAAAAACAAGTATTTATATTAACTTCTATTTATTATCTTGAAAATCCTTTATTGGATTCACCACTTGCAGGAATTACCTCATATAGTGATAGTTGTTTTACTGTAAACGAAGATAATTATTCACTTTTTGCTAATGCTTGTCATTATGCAAAAAATTGTTTTGGTAATTTATGTTGTTCAGTAGAAATTCAAAGTGACGAGGACGAAAATGAGGATGGAGAGGTAGATTCAAATGATAAGAAAATAGTAGAAATTAATGTATATGGTGCTTTAGCAAATGGTTATATTTCTACTGATAGTTATGGAAATGTTAAAAAGGTTTATATTTATGGGGTATCAAATACTGATTGGACATCTCCAAGTGGCTTGTTGTCTTTTTATAAAGACGCAAGTGTTGGTAGTAGTTTAGTTGAATGGAAATATAATGACTTTGTTACTACCGAAGAAAATGCTATTTATAATAACTATGTAGCAAACGAAGATACTATGGCAAGATATGCTGAATTTAAAACAAAAATGGAAAAAGGTGGAGATGACGACAGTAATCTATCAAGAGAAGATTTATTATATAAACAATGTATGATACCAAATGAAGGAGAAGACGGAGAATGTTGGTCAAAGAAATATGGAGATGGTAAAACTACTATTACAATGGCTAATGTTTATGCTTATAGTGGTATCTATAAAATAACTAGGGGTAATTCTAAATATTATACATCAGCAACATCAATAGATACATTAAAATGGGATTATGATGAAAATGGTAATAAAGTATATGTAGAATTACAAGAGGCAGATGTATATAAGATATTAAATCAATTACAATCTTATTGTGGACCATATTATTCAATCGTATTAAGTAATATGATTAAATTAATGTGTATGACTGCTATTGCCGAAGGAGATTTTAGTCCTCTTATGACAATGCAATCAGACGACCCTAGAATAATGCCTTATGATACAGATGCTATGACTACTGCTGACGCTGAAAATTATTCAGTAAAAGACCCTAGAGTTGAAATCTATAAATCACATATTATTGGTGGTTTAATTTCAGATTTTGAATTGATATTTGGTTTTGAAGTATTTATGAAACCACAGAAAACTATAATAAGTATTGCTGGAAAAGTAACAGAACTTTCTATATTTATGCAACAGTTGATGAGTTTTGATAAATTTGATGATTGGGGATTATCTCCAACAACATTATGGGATAATGGATATGTAGCATTATTAACAGGAATGTTAGCATTATTCTTCATAATTAAAACTATATCAGCAATAATTAAAATGGGAACTGAAAAAGCAAACTTAACTAGAATTGTAATAGCATTTATAATTTTAGTTTTAGAGTTAGGTTTTATAACTGCTATGGCTGTAAATCCAGAAAAAGTTTGGGGAACAGTTAAAAAGACAGATACATTTTTAATTACATTAGGAGAAAGATTATCTCCACAATTTAATGACCCAAATAAAGAATATTTATTTGGAGATACAAAAGATATAACTGTAATGTATTATTTACCTTATTTAGATACTTGGTCTAAATTTAATACAGGTTATGGTCTTGATGAACCAGAACAGTTAATGTGGCAACCAGGTGATGACGGAGAATGTCCACCAGAATTAGTTGATTACTATGATGAAGAAAATAAAAATCCTATTAAAATAGGTTCTAATAATGTAAGACATTATAGTGTTTTATTGGCTGACTCATTTGCTTTCTATGGAGAATCTAAATCAATGGTTAATTCTGTTATAGAAAAAGATGAAACTGGTACACCACATAATTATAATGGTAATTCAATAAATAATAATGCTTATAGAGTTGTTGACCACTTTTTAGCACCTAGAGTTAATTTAACTGATAATGGAGATGGAACTTTATCATTATCTGTAACCGAAAATGAAAATTATAATGGATATTTTCAAGGTGGTTTTGTAGATTTAATTGTTAAATTATTAAATTGTTGCTTAATTTGTTTATTATCTTTTATTAAATTTATGACATTTTTATGGCAATGGTTTATGTTCTATATCTTTATATTTAAAGTTATATTAGGTAAAGGTCCAGAAAAGAAAACTTGGGGTCAAATCCTAACTGAAACTTTCTCTCCAACATTATGTTTAATTGTAATCGGTATGTATTCTGGTTTAATTATGGATGTTGGTATGAGAATGGAAGGATTAGTAGGTATTGTTGTACTTATTTGTTTATTTATAGTTACTTTCTTTGCGATTAGATGGTGGCATAACTTAAATCGTGGTTTAATGTACCCTAAAACATTAGGTTGGTTATATCTATTACTTAATATGAAACAACATAATAGAAATATTGAATCTGAAAAATTGAATAATAAATTCCAACAAGATTTTGAAGATAGTGGAATTACTTTAAATGAGGATGAATCCGTTGCTGATTTTGAGGGTAAAACTAAAGTATTATTTGATAAAAATGGTACTATGGATATTAGATTCAATACTAGCAATCCATCTCATAGTAGTATGTATGAGAGTTGGTATAGACAAGCCAAATTTAGAGAATATGAGGGTAGATTAAATGCTCCAGAAGAATTAGCAGCATTAAGAACTATGGAAACTGATGAGAGATTTAAGAAAATTCGTGAAGATTATCAAAACGCACATAAACCTAAAAATATGAAGCGTTATGATAAATTCAGAAACGATGAAAATGATAAACAAAATAATAATTCAAATAATGAAAAATTTAACAATTCAAAAATTGGTTCTGAACAACAAAGTTCTGAACAAAAATCTAGTGACAAGGGGGAAGATGCGTAAATGAAACATAAAGCATTTAAAAATAAATGTATCAGTTTTTTATTAGTGTTTACATTTATTATAGGTATTTTTAGCAACCTTGCATCTTCTTGCTTGGTTGCTAAAGCCAACTCATTACCTTTTGAATTTACAGGTAAAGAAACTGCTGAATTAGATTATTTGGATAGTGATTTTGATGGAAATTATACAGCATTATGTGTATATCAAATTTGGAGTATATGTAAATCTTTAGGTATGACTGATAATCAAGCGTGTGCTATTTTAGGTTGTTTTTATCCAGAGGGTCAATGTCATCCAGAACCAATAGAAGCACACTATGGTTATGGGTCAAGTAATTATGCCGATATTGAAGATTATATTGAAACAGTAAGTAGGGCATATGTTCAAGATACTGACGCTTTTACATTAGAATGTTTACAAGTATATGATAATGAGGGTACATATCCAAATTGTAGTAGTGAAGATACTATTAGAAATGCTAGACAAGGAAGAGATGTTACAAGTAATGGTTTAGACGAGGCTGGTTATTTTTGTAATGGTATTGGTTTTTGTGGTATGGGATTATCACAATTTACAGGCGAGAGAGGTAGAATATTATTAGCTTTTTGTATTTTTAATAATTGTGATTGGTGGGTAATGGAAAACCAATTTACTTGGATGCTTACACCAACAGAAAATGGTGGCGATACTCGTTCTTCTTTATGGGCATCATATGTTGAACAAACAGCAGATATGTCTATTGAAGAATGTACTGAATGGTGGATAGAAAATTATGTAAATGGTGGTATGAAAGATAGTGATAGAACTATAAGAGTTAATTATGCTAATGATTTTTATGAAATATTAAAAGGTAAAAAATGGGATTCATCTTGGGGTTCAAAAGTTGTTTCTGGTGCTGGATTAACTCCATCTAAAATGCACACAGGGATATATGATAGGGGTATTATACAATCTTATGCAAGTTCATCTTTACATTATCCAACAAATGAGGGATTTATAATTGATTTTGAAACTAAAAAAGATTTTTCTGAAAGAGAAGATGGAGATACATCTGATGTAGTTGACCCTAGTGAAATTTCTAATTTAGATTATAAAAATACATTAGTTTATAGGGGTTTATTATATGAACTAATTGGAGAAAGTGACCCTAATACAACTCAATATAGTTTATATGAATTATATGGAGATGATTTACATTGGTATAGGTATATGGGAGAAAAAACTTATGTACCTGAATTATTAGACCATATATGGTGTGCAGTTGACCAAAATAAAACTGATGAATTATTAGATAATGTATTTGATACTATTGATTATGAAGCACCAGTATATTTATCTTGTAATGTATATCAAAATAGACCAAAAGTATTAACTGGAAATGATTTAGATAATGGTTATCGTGACCCTAGAGTTACATTAACTGGTACAAGTTTCTTTAATGGTTATGGTTATGTAGTTGGTACATTTGAAATGGGAATTGCAAAATTCTTTAATTCTACAATAGCCTTATTATTAGGCGATAAATTATTAGAATATTTTAAAGATGCAATTACTACATTAGAAGAGTCAGAACATTGGCAAAATATAATGATTCCTGTAATATGGTTATTTATAGGATTTGCAACAATTTGTTTTATTATATCATTAGTTAAGGCAGCAGTTAATTATGCAAAAGGTAGTGGCTCTGCAAGAGAAGCAATAGAAAGATTTCTAATTGGTTTTATGTGTATGGGCTTTTTATTAGCAAGTACATATAATCCGTCAAGAACAAATGACGCTATGTTTAAAATGGTAACTATTGTTAATGGATTTTTCAATACTGCTTTAGCTGATAGTAAAACAATTCAAAATGACGAGGTTATTTCTGTATCTGACCCAGATTATATAGTATCAGCAGTTTTATGGAAAAATGGTATATTTAATCCCTGGTGTAGAGGACAATTTGATGGTTTGAATTATGAAGAATTGTATACACATTATGCAATTTTAAGTGATTATGATGATAGTGATAAGCGTTCTGTAATGCCACAAAGTAATACAACACCTGACCCTGGTGACGCAACAAATACACCTGTATATAATAGTGCTGAAACTATTGGAGATGTATATGTTTATGTTGGTGGTGGAAAATATGTACGAAATTGGGCAGCTTATTTATATTCTTGTGGTAGTAAATATCATATAGATTCTTCACTAAATTCTGATACTGCAAAGAATATAGTTGGAGATATAGAAGACCCAAGTGTTATAATTGACGAATTATCTGTGACATTTCCAAATGCAAATACAACAGCGTATGATAGTTCTTTAATGGCAGATACATTTAGAGTTGTAGATGCACAAATGGATATATCACCACAATTTTTCCCAGATGGTTCTATATCCTATAATTATGTTGGTGCTCACAAATTAAAGACACATTTTATGGGTCAAGGAATGGTAATGTTATTTAATACATTATTATTAATATTCTTTATTCCAATAATTATTGCAAAATATAAGAATTTTATAATGTTAATTATATTACCACTTCAAATAATGTGGTATACATTATTAGAATTGTTTAAGCCTAGTGATAATGTTAAACAATTAGGAGATTCATTTGTAAAATCTTTATTTAATTATTTTACAGCGTGTATTAAACAGAATATTATGGTTTTATTCTATTTAATATTTGTAGATAAAGGAGTTTTTATGGCTATAATATATATTTTATTATGTTTAGTATTATTAGGTTTCAATTTACAAGACGCTAGAAGATTTATTAGTGATACAAAACACACTATACAAAAAGTTAAAAACTCATTCTAATTTAAAAATTAAGTGCTATTTATTTATATAATAGTATAAATTATGAAAATTTAATATACTGCGTGAAAAATGCAAGGAGGAAAATTATGTTTATAGTAGTTAGTAATAATTCACGAGTACCAAAAGACCTTGATGGATTTCAAGTTGAGAATTGGTCTGCCGAAGAATTTTTGGACAGAGCATCTTCTGATGACGGAATTGAAATTGATGAGGGTATTTGGTATGACGTGTCATATTTAACCGAACCTATTTATGAGGGTTTAAAGGCTTATAAAGAAGCTGGGGTTAATTTAATCTATTATCGCTTTGATGATAAGCCTAATGTAGATTTTGCTATGGAAGATAATGTAGTAGTTTATGAAACTGCAAAACCTAAAGTTGAGCCAGTTCAAGAAATTGCTACTCCACAACCATTAGTAGAACCTACACCACAGCCAGTAGTAACACCTACTATTGAGCCACAAGTAGTTGAACAGCCTATTGTACAGCAACCTATTCAGCAAACAGTAGAAACAACTACATATATTCAACCACAAGTACCACAACAACAAATGGTACAACAACCAATGGCACAGCCAATGGTACAGCAACCACAGATGGTACAAAATGAATATGCACCACAAGTAAATCAGCCTATTGTTGGTGGAGTAAAATTAGCAGGTAGTGGTGGTAATAATAATGCAACTAAAAATATTATTACAACTAATATGTCTAATATGTTACAGTTTGATGATTATGATTCAATCACACCACAAGCAAATAGAAAAGCAGCACCTGCAAAAGTTATCTTATTTGGTAGTTCAAAAGGTGGTACTGGTAAAACATTTACTTGTTTAATTAGTGCATATTGGTATGCAAAAACACATCCAACTGAAAGAATTGCATTAGCAGACTTTGATATTATTGACGGTCAGATTGGTATTACAATCAATAAATTAACACCAACAATGCAAGATTTCTATAAAGTAGCAAAAGCAGGACATAATGATTTTGCACATTTAGATAACTGTAAAGTAAAATCTGACCATTTTAGTCCAAATATTGATTTTTATTTAGCACCATCACAGGATATTCCTACGATTACTAATGACAATGAATTTTGGACAGATGTATTTAAGTTACTTATTACAAATTATGATGTAGTATTCTTTGATAGTGGTATTGATTATTTAGGTAAGCCACCTATTAGTCAGTTATATAAGATTGCAGATAAGATTATTATAACTTGTAATCCTTCTATCAATTCAGTTAAATCTGTTATTAAACAATTTAAAACATTATCTGGACAGAGAATTAATAATGTATTCAGACCTGGAGATGATATATTAAGCAGAACAAATGTAGTTCTTACTAGAGTATATGATAATCAGACAATTAATGATTTAGTTGTTCAGAATATTGTTAAATTCGCACCTGTTATTGCTGCATTTGGCAATATTGATGATATTATTTCACAGGTACAATGGTATCAACAATGGGAATTAATTGACCAAAATAGTGAAATTACAGACTCATTAGAAGATATTACTAGAATTTAGTAAGGAGGGAAAGTTATAATGAATGAGATTAAAATTGATGGTTGCGTTCAGAAAGATGTAAAACTTTTTGACGAAATTGCTAATTTTAACATTTCTGCTATAACTGGACAATATACTTGTGTGGATAACACGAAGAAGAATAGATTTACTTATATTCGTGTTATCTTTCCACACCAAGTAGACGAGTATATGGAAAGTATTTTGCAACCAAATTCAATGATTAGAATTTATGGTTCATTAGATTCTGAACAATATACTACTACAAGTAATAAGATTGTCTATAATAAAATTATTAGAGCAGATAAAATTGTTAGAATTAGATATGATAAAGATTTACAAGATTATGTGGAGGTAATTTAGTTATGGCAAAAGAGAAAACAAAGCGTTCTCCACAAAAATTAGCCAAAAAATTTGAAAATGAATTACCTGAAGTTGCAAAAAGACATAATTTTAGAGTTTCTAGTCCTTATGGATATTATCCAGAAGATGTAGATAAAGTCGTAATTCAATTTGAATCAGATGTATCTAATCTTACAAAGGAAAATAAAAAGTTAAGTGAAGAAGTACACGAAACAAAAGAAAGATTGACAAAAATACAAACAGAATTAACTCAATTAAAGATGCAAATGTCTTTAATGGAAATTCCAGATGTATCTCAATCTGAAAGTTTTGCTATGTTAAGTAGAATGAGTACAATAAATGGAGAAAGTATGGAAATGCCAGATGAAGATATTGTAATTAAACCTACTCCATCTAACATTAAACCTATCAGTACAAATAATAAAACTGAAAATAAATCCACTCCTAAACCTGCGACTTATTCAAATTTAATAAAGCCAAAAATTAAACTTTAGGGGGTAAATTAGTATGGCAAATGATGCTTTAGAACGCTTATATAATAGTAATATGCAAGAGCAATCTAATTATTCATTAGAAGAACAGATGGACTCTGCTACAAATGAAGAAGAATTTTTAGAAGGAATGTCAGACGCATCAAAATCAGCATTATTTAAAGCAACAGAGATTACTTTAGAAGATATTGAAGAAGATGTTTCAGAAGATGTTTCAGAAGAAGATGATGGAATTATTTTATCTAATCCTAATATTTTAGATACAAATACTACTGAAATTGAAGAAAATGTTCCTTCAGAATCAAAAATTTCAGATGAAATTGAAGATAATTCTTCTGAAATTGAAGATAATTCTTCAAATGAAGTGCTATTTAATAATAAGAAAGAGATTAAAAAATCTCGTAAACCTAGAAAACCTAGAACATTAGTTGAAAATAAATCTACGGTTGAAACAACAACATCAACTGCTGAATTTAATCCAATTATGGACCAATTAGCAAAAGATGTAATTGATGATTTGCGTATGAATAAGTATAAAATCAGTAGATTTGATAATTCAACTATGGAATTGGTTTTTGCTTATATGTATAATAAATTTTAAAAGGAGGAAATCACTATGGAGTTATTATTAGCAAAATTGATGACCTATCTACCTTTCTTAATGGCTTTTGCAGAAGATGAGGGTAATTTTATTAGTGGTATTGTTGGTTGGGTAGCAGGTATCGGTGGTGGTATCATTGCAATCTTCATTATTGTATCATTAGTAAAAGATGGTGTTGAATTTTCTAAAGGTCAAGGTAATTCTTCTATTTGGAAGATTATCGGTAAGGTATTATTCTTACTTATTATTTTAGGTTTAATTTATCTTGCTGTTAATTATGAATCACTTGGTCAGAGAGCACAGAATGTTGGAGAAGATGCTCTTAATATAATCGAAGATGAAGTCGATACAATGTTAGAATAAATAAGGGGGGAGATTATTATGTATGATGCAGAACAAATTCAAGAACTAGCAAAAAAGGATATGTTAGTATTAGAATTAGTTAAAGTCTTGTCGAATAAGACTCATAAAAATTTAATGGTGCATAGTAAATCTTCCCCATTAGATATTGCTATGACTTTAGGAGATAATGATGTACTTATTACTAATAATAAATATCAAAGTGAATGTAGTGATTTTTATGTAATTGTTAATCGGTATATATTTGATAAAAGATATTGGTTAATTAATGTTGATGAAGATGGTAAAACAATAAATAACTATGAGATAATTGATTATATCAATGATTTAGGGATTTGTGAAGATTTATCTCGAAGAGTTAATGCAATTATTCAACAATGTGAATTGGTATATTTACCTATTCAAGAGTAAGGAAATTTTAAAAATAATATTATAGGAGGAATACAAAGATGTCACTTGTAGATTTTATGCAACAACTTCAAGAACAAGATAATCTTGTATATAGTGAAGTTCCAGAACCATCTATTAGAGTTATTCCACCTGAAAAAACAGTAACAAAAATTATTCCACCTGAAAGCACGGTTGTAAAACCACCTACTACGATTAAATTAAAAATAAATCAAAAGTCGGTTGTGGTAAATAATGAAGTTCCTAATAAAGTGGAAGATACTCAAGTGGTTTCTAATAATTCTATATTAAAAACTCCACCAAAAGTACAAGAAACTGTACAACAATCTGTACAAGAAACAGTACGAGTACAACCACAACAACAAATTGTTGAAAAACAAGTAGTTGAAAAAGTTCAAGTTGAACAACCTAAAAAGTTGTCCGAAGAAGAACTATTTATTAATACAGGAACAGAATCAAGTAAAATGAATATTTGGTTAGAATATTATCATAAGGCTAAAAGTAGTAGGAAATCAAATCAGATTGTCGAAAGAATGAAAATGGGTAGATTTACTATTACACCAGATAATAAAGTTCTTTTATTACCAGACTATGATATAGTTGGTAAAGACCCTGATGATGTGCTAAAGGATAAATGGTTTTAGGTATCTCTTAACACCTCTCATATATTTATAACCTAAAAGTGTGTCTTGTTTGACATTAAGCATTTTTGTGGTATTAATACAATTTTTTATATATGATGTGTTATTACATACATTGACGGGTCTAGCAATTATTATATTGTTAGGCTCGTCTTAAATTTTGAAAATTTGTATACAATAATTATTTTTATTGTTATAATGATTATTTGAAATAAAGAACTATTTAATTAATAAGAAAGGAAATTAGAAAAATGAAAACAATTAGAGATGATAATTTCTTGAATGGTACATTGAATTTATGTATTATGGAAGAACAAAAATTGATTTTGGGTAGATTTGTTATTTATGACCCTAAATCAGACGAAATTTTTGAATTTACTGCTAAAGCAAAATGTCATAATGATGATATTTTTGATGAAGCACTTGGAATTAAAATTGTCAAATTGCGTATAGCAAAGAAATATTACTCTTTTGTGAGAAATGTTTCTAATGAAGCAATTCAACACTTCGTTAAATGCTTGAATATGGCAACTAGAGATTTTGAAAAATCTTCTCGTAAGATTGAAAACATTAACAATACTTTGCTAAAAATACACTCCTAATAGAGTGTTTTTTATAAATATTATAACTATATTATTTAATTTAAAAGGAGAGAAAATTATGAAACGCAAAACCAAAACTCTTGGTGCTAGAATTGTATCTAGCCTACTCGTTTTAGGTATGGTATTCTCTGCTTGTCCTGTAACTACTTATGCTGACTCTGATGAGTTTGAAAATGTTACAGTAGACGAAAATTCTGACGAGGTTGTGGTCGTATTAGATGAAGATAATACTGACCCTAATGTTGATTCAATTCCAACAGATGAAAACCTTGTTGAAGAAGAAATCGTTGAGGACACAGTTGAACCACCTGAAACAACTAATGAAACTGAAATTACAACTGAAACTAATTCAGAAGTTACAACTGAAACTTCTTCTGAAATTACTACTGAAGTAGTAGAAGATACTACTGATGTGACAGAAGAGAATAGTGAACTCACTACTGAAACAAGTGAAACTTCTGAAACCACAGATACAACTGAAATTTCTACTGAAAATACCGAAGACGTGACTACCGAAGAGAGTTCGGAAGAAACTACAGAGGAAACTACAGAAGAAGAAGTTGAAGAAATCGAATTGGTTGTTTTTGACCATTACTTTACTGAAATTAATGAATCTTTAGTTCAAACTCCTGATTTATTAGTTCAAACTAATGACCCTTCAATTTTTACAAAGAATACTAATGTCGTATCTAATTATGACGATGTTTATGTAATCTCTTGTAGTTCTGTTGAAGAGGCAAGATTTGTTTATTCTTATTATGTAGATAAAGTATCTAATATTACAGATATGTCTAATGTAATGTCTATTGCAACAGAAGATGTTGAAGAAACAGAAGAAGTTGTTGAAGATGTTGCTGATTTAGATAATCTTAATGAGGGTAATGACGCTATTGCAAATCTTGATAATATTGAGATTTCTAATTATAGTGGTTATATTGCTCTTATTGATACTGGTGCTAATGCAGATGCTAATTTCTCTGTTGTTGGAGATGATACATCTGACTCAAATGGTCACGGTACTCAAATGCTTAACTACATTAAAGAAGAAAATCCTAATGCAAAAGTAATGTCTATTAAAGTATTTAATGGCTCATCTACTTCCGCAGCAGATGTTTATGCAGGTATTAAACTTGCTATTGATTCTAATGTATCAGTTATTAACTTATCTTTAGTTGGTGCTAATATTGAAAAGAACGCTATTGTTAAAGATGCAATTCAAGAGGCTATTGATAAAGGTATTGTCGTAATCGGTGCTGCTGGTAACTATAATACTAATGCAAAGAGTTATATTCCTGGTTGTATTGATAGTGTAATTACTGTTGGTGCTGCTAATGAGAATGGTACAAAATATAGTTCTTCTAACTTTAATGCTGATATTTATGTAGTTGCTACATCTACATCAGAGGCATCTGCTAGATATACAGGTATGTATACTGCAAATAATACTGAAAATGATAGAGTATTTACTACTTTATTATCAGAAGATGACGTTGTAGAAGATACAGAAGAAGATACAACTGAAAATGAAGAAGAAACTGAAATTAATGACGACCTTATTGCAGTTGTTGAACATTATACTAATGGAGTATTAAATGTACCAAATCCTATTGATATGGAAGCATTTAGAATTGCTGACAATAGAAAGGATTTAGGATTGATTGCAAATGGTAAATGGGCAAGTGGTTTAAGTGGTATAGATTATGGTGTTTGTACACATACAAGTAACGGAAACGGTACAGGTAGTGCATCAAATTTTGTATCTACTACAAATGGTAGTATCACAGTTGCTCAAATATTAGGGGGTAATTCAGTTCCAACTGAATGTGAGGGTCACTTTGACAATAGTACAAATTCTAAAGGTGCTATTGTATTACCATCTGGTACAGTTGAATATAAAGCTGATTATAAAACATATATTGCTCCAGGTGTCGTAAATGGACAAACTGTGGATTGTATCTATGTTGAATTTAATGAAATTTTATATAGAAGACAAGGTGAATCAGATTGGTCAGTAGGATGGTCAACTCAAAATATTCCTAGAACTACTGGTACAATTACAACTACATATAACCCTAATAAAACAATTTTAGAAAATGGTACTGTAAGTAAATACACAATTACAGCATCAACAACCGTAACAGTTTTTGGTCAAACTGAAACAGTTAGAATTATTTCAGACGAGCAAACTTGGAGTAGTCAAGATATAGTAAATGAACAAGTACGTCAAGGTGTTATAGATAGTTTGACTAATCAATTAAAAACACAAATTCAAAAAAAATATGAGGGCTTACATTATTATGGTAAAAAAGACGTTAATTTAGTTGTTACAAGTGACGCATCAAATATTATTATAGGTGGTTCTTCTACTTATAAGCAATGTAATGAACCCCAAATTTTCTGTTCAGTTTTAACTGCTTATAGACCTGCTGAAATTGAATTATCTGTAACAAAGAGATGTAATCCAGATTCTAATAAAGTAGAAATTGTTAATGGAAATCCTAATTACTCTTTAGCAGGTACTCAATTCTATGTATGTTCAAGTGCATATAGTACAACACCTATTACAGATAAAAATGGAAATCCTGCTATTATTAATATTAATGCAAACGGTTCAAGTAATATAATCAAATTTGATAGTAGTGCAATGGCTAATCAAACCGTTTATTTATATGAGGTTTCTGTTGGTAAGGGTTATAGTATGCCTACAGATAGATATACTGATGTAACTTTACCTACTGCTGGTCCTATAAATGTGACAGTAAATAATGACCCTGTTGATGACCCTCCTGTAATAACAATTAGAAAAGCAAATACTGAAAATACAGATGGTGTTCCTACTGGTTTAGCAAGTCTTAAAGGTGCTGTTTATACTGTTGAGCAGTATTATAATGAATCGGATTTACTTGCTGGAACTAATAAAGTGAGAACTTGGAAATACACAACTATTGATGAAAGTGGATATATTTATTTTAGAAATCCTAATTATTTGTTAGCAAACCAAAGTGATGATGTTTATAACAAGGGAACTGAACTTACATTTCCAGTTGGATATTATAAAATTTATGAATCTGCTGTTCCTAGTGAAGACGGTATAAATACAGGATATACAAAAAGTGATATTGTGTATGTAGCAAAAGTTTCACAAACTTTTACAAATGACAATATTCCTACACAAAAAGCACACACAGATTTATATATTTTAAAGAATGGAGCATTAGTAATAATCCCTACTGAAAATTTTGATGAAAAGGGAAATGTTCTTGACCCACAAGAACCTAATAATGCTTTAAAAGAATTAGAGAATGAAAAGTGGTTAAAAATCGGTGTAAATAAAGTAGATAGAGATAGAAATAATTTATCTACAATTACATCAGGAGCACAAGGAAGTTCTTCATATGAAAATGCAGTATATTTAGTATGTTCTGCAAATCATAATGTACTTGATAATACTGATATATCAATTAACCATTTAAATTCATATTCATTTAGTAATACCGCATTATCAACAACAATTAGTGGAGTTGAATGTAATGCAACTGCCTTAAATAGAGTATCATTAAGTGATGTTATTTGGGTAGATGGAGAGCCTTTATATATTAAGACTGACGCTAATGGTTATGGAGAAACAAGTGTAGAATTACCTTATGGTAGTGAAAATTCATATTACTTAATTGAGGTTGCTGCACCTGAGGGATTTGAAATTAATCCTAACAGATGGTATATTGATGAAACTTGGACAACTGGTGCAAATGGTGTAACCGTACCTGGTGTTACAGATATTGTTGGAGTAAACCACTCTGTAGCTTCAACTAATGACGGTAAAACTGTAGAAGACGTATATCGTGGAACTATCAATATTAAAAAGGTAGATGCACATTCAAACGGTGCAACAAATGCTGATGCAAAAGTTGAAGGAATTAGATATGCTGTTGTATTAGATGTAAATAATAGTGTAACTGGTGAAGCACAAAATTCTATTATTTGGCCGCAAACAACTAACTCTTCATATGCTGGTGTAACACCAAAAACATATGCACCTGGACAAGTTGTTGCAGTTCTCACATTAGATGCTAATGGATTAGCAAATATTAAGGAATTACCTTATGCTAGTTATACAGTATATGAATTAAGAGAAGATGCACAAGTTCAAGCAGGACAAGTATATAGTTCTGCAAATTTAGGAACATCTAAATATGCAAACAGTTCATATTTATATACAGATTCAATGTGGGGTTCAAATGTTACAACTGATAACACATCAGATAATTTTACAGTAACAAATGTACCTATTGTAGTTGAAGAAGATGGTGCGATTTATTCAGCAAATTATCAAAACTATGTAAAAATGGGTAAAATTACCATTAGAAAGTTTGATAAGGAAACTGATACACAAATCAATCAAGGTAGCAATGAATTTGAAGGAATTAGATATGCAGTTGTAAACCGTTCTGCTGATAAAGTAAGTTATGCAACTGTAACTGAAACTGGAGAAGAAGTTGTAGTAAAATATGATGTAAATGACGTAGTTGCTATTTTAACTCTTAATGAGAATGGATATGCAGAAATTGAGAATATGCCTTATGGTACTTATGAAGTATGTGAGTTGAGAATGGATGCAACCATTACTCCTGGTGAAACATACGATGGTTCTAATAAATTAGGTACTTCAATTTATGCAAATGAATGTTATTTATATGCTGATGATATTATCACATATTTAATAAATTCAGACCCTATTATAACAAATGTAGCAACAATGTCAGAAGAAATTCACGAGGCTGCTTTTGTATTTGAAACAAAATACAGTAATGCCCCTGTGAGAGGCGACCTTGAATTTTATAAATATGATATGAATGGTCGTAAGATGCCATATATTCCATTCAAAGTAACATTACTTGATGAAAATGGAAATACTGCTTTAGATAAAGACGGAAATCCTATTTCACATATTATTATTACTGACGAGAATGGATTTGCTAATACACATAGTAGAAGTAAAGATATAAGCAACTTAAATACATTAGACCAATATTATGTAAATGGAGTTTATACTGGTCCATTAGATGCAAATGCTGCACAAGCAAATATTTGGTTTGGAGATATTGATGCAATAGTAAATGAAAACCCTGCTTATATTTGTGAGCAGAGAGGTGCTTGTTTATATGGTTCTTATTTAATTGAAGAATTACTTTGTGATGCTAATAAAGGTCACGCACCTATGTCTATCGAACTTACTGTATCACAAAACAAACAATTAGCATCTAGTGATAGAATCCTTATCGACTTTGATATTTGGATGGATTCAGAAGCAACTGACGGATATGTTGGAACAAATACATTAAGTGTTGGTTTTGAAGACGCACCACTTAATGATGAAGTTAGAGTAACTCATATTGTAACAGATACTACTTATAAACTTGAAACTGAAGCCTATGCAGTTAGAGAGTCTGATGGTGCTGTTATTTCATTAGGCAAAGAAGATTCAGAAGAGTTTATGTGCGTATATGACGACAATGGAAAGATTGTTGTAAAACAAGGCGATGAAATTGTTGGTCGTGGCGATGACTTTGTTATTACAGAGGCAAAGATTAAGACCGATGTACACGTTGACACTAGAAATCTTGAAGAATATGATTATGTTGCGTTAGTTGACAGATTATATATGAAAGATGGTGCTCAAACAACTGATGAAGAACATTGGACTTTAATACAAACTCATAATGAAGATTTTTCAGTTGAAACACAGAGATTATATATCCCTAAATTCAACTCAAAAGCAACCAATATCACAACTGGTACTCAAATTGGTTCTCTTGACCCTATAACAGAAGCATCTGATAAATTTATTTATGAGAACTTTGGAGATAATGATTATTTCATCACAGTACAATTAGTTGATGATAATGGAAATGTATTAAATGATGTAAATGGAAATCCTTGTGAATCAAATGTAACATTATTTACAAGTGAAAGATTTACTACATTTAGTAAACACTCTGAATTAGATGGAACACTTTATGGACCATCATCAGGAGAATGTTTACTTTCTGACTTAGGTATTGATACTTTTGTAATTGATAAGACAGAAGATACAAGTAGTGCTTATTTTGTTGTAACTATTAAAACAGCCATTACAGTTGATGGTGTACCTCAAATTAAACCTTTATTTGAGCATAATATCAATAGAGATGTAGATTCTGAAACAATTAAATGGTTACAGATTGAAACATCTGCTGGTTCTGTATCTGGTTATCAAGGAGTTATTCCTAATGATATTCAAGCAGAATTAGTTGATACACTTACTTATTCAAACTGTGCTGAAACAGTTGATGCTTTAATTGATGGTAAAGTTGTTGTTCGTGAAGATGTTCTTGACGGAAATGGCAACCCTGTATTAAATGCAGATGGAACACCACAATATAAAGAGGGCGAAGTAGTAGCAGAAAATTCTGTAACAAAAACTCTTTCTGTTGGAGAGGGTACTACAAATATTTCATATATATTTGACTCTTCAAAATATGCTGGTAAGACATTAGTAGTATATGAGAATGTATATATTGAAGTTAATGGACAGAAGACACTTATTGCTACACACGAAGATTTATATGATACAAACCAAACTGTTAGAATACCAGAAATTAAAACTGAATTAATGACAGTTCATAATGGAAATGGATTTAAGGTTATTTCACAAGTATATGAAGAAGTAACTGTAACAGATTATGTAACATATACAAATGTTAAACCTAATGAGTCTTGGGTACTTACTGCAACTGTTAAAGATGGCAAAACAGGAAATACTGTACTTGATGCAGACGGAAATCCTGTAACTAAAGACCATACATTTACTCCTACAGAAGAAAATGGTGTTGAGCCTGTGGAAATTACTTTCACAAGATTACTTACAGAAACTTCTTGGGAAGAAGATGAGAGTTGGGTAATGTTTGAAGATTTGAGATTAAGTGGAGATAGAGAAGATTTTATTTATGCTTTCCACAATGACATCAATGACGAAAACCAAACAATTTTACACCCTAAATTTAGAACAACTGCTGTTGAAGCAGATTCAGCAGGAAAAATGATTCTTGCTGATGTAGACCAAACAGTAATTGATAAGGTAGAATTAAAGAACTTTGATACTGCTAGTGGACTTGCTAAAGGCGATAAGTTTACATTAAAGATTGTACCTATTATTGTTGAAACCGAAGAACCAATTCTTAAAGAAGACGGAACTCCTTATTCAAATACTAAAACATTTGAATGGAACGGTCAAACAGAAGAAACAATCTCAATTACTTTTGACGCTACAGGTTTAGACGGAAAGACTATTGTATTTTATGAGTATTTGTATTATGGAGAAAGTACAAATGATGAAGATATGGTATTAAAAGAAGATGTACCTAATAATTGGGAACAGTCTGTTGTAGTACCTAAAATTCATACAAATGCAACTGACAAAGATACAAATACAAAGACTTTAGCAGTTAATGGAACTATTGTAGACGAGGTATCATTAGAGTATATCTTACCTAATACTGAATATACTATTGAAACAAAAGTAGTTGATAAGACACTTTCTGAAACAGAAGGAGAAATAATCTTTGTTAAGGATAAAGATGGAAAAGATATTGTAGCAACAGTACCTTATACATCTCCATTAGTTGTAACAACTGAAACAAAGACATCTTATGAATGTAATGATTGTGATTTTGAAACTGAATTATTAGATAGTATAACAGAGCACATTGAAACAGACGGACATAATTCATATTCTACTGTTGAGAAAGAAACTCAACTTGAAACAGTTGCAAATACTGTATCAACAAAAGTGAATGTTGAAATTGATATGTCAACTGCTGTTGATATTGCAGGTCACGATATTGTTGTGTATGAGTATATTTACTATAACGGTAAATTATGTGCAAAACATACAGATATTAATGATTTAGACCAAACAATTTATGTTCCTGATTGTAAAACAAAAGCAATCGACCCTGTTGATAATGACAATATTATTGACGGAACTTCAAAAACTGCTAAAATTACTGATACTGTAACATATAGTAATTTAATTGTAGGTCAAGAATATACTGTTGTTGGTAATTGGGTTGTTAAACCTAAATCAACAAATAAAGATTTAACTCTTGATAAAGATTATAAATACGAATATGTTAAGGACGCTGATGGTAATATCGTAACATCATCTGTAACATTTGTTGCAGAAGAACCTAATGGTACTATTGATGTAGAATTTACTATTGACGCATCTAAATATGCAGGAAAGCATTTAGTAGCATTTGAATCAATTTATATGGAAGATGTTGAAATGGCAATTCACGCTGACATAAATGATGATGCACAAACTATCATCGTTCCACTTAAATTACACGCACAAATTGCAAAGGCTGATAGAGCCAATGTAACTTATTTCTTAAAAGATGCAGAAATTACTATCTTTAAGAAAGGTGTAAATGGAGCACCAGATACTATCGCAAAAGATATTAATGGTAAAGATTGTGTTGGTATGACAGATGAAAATGGTCGCATTGACTTTACTGTGATTTATTATAGTGAAGATGACCAATTCTATGCTATGGAAACTAAAGCCCCTCGTGGTTATCAGTTATGTGAAGATAAATTTGAAATCTACCCTAGTGGAGATAGAGAAGGACTTGGAACTGACCTGATTAAGATTAGTGTTTTAGACGAAATTATTATTATTCCACCTAAAACAGGAGATAATACTCCTATTATTATCTTGGTGGCATTACTTGGAATTGGTATTGTTGGTGTAGTTATCTTATTTGCTACTCGTGGCAAAAAGAAATCTGATGAAGAAAATTCCGATAAGGAAAATTCTAATGAAGAAACTACTACTGACACAAACCTTGAAATCGTTGAAAGTGAAATTGAAGAAACTTCTATTGAAGAAAATTCAAATGTAACAGATAACGATAGTAGTGTTTAGTAAATAATATAGTTTAATATACAAAAAGAGAGATACTTACTGATTTATTGGTAGGTATCTCTTCTTTTTTATAAATACCTATTTAATTATATAGGTTTACATAACTTGTTTATATTATAATTATGTGTGGGCTTTTGGTTTACATAATATATTTACAATAATAATTACAAACTTTTAAGTTTACATAAGATATTTACCATAATTTTTAAAAATTTTGGACAAATTATTAAATTTTATTGCTTTTTTCAGTTATATTATAATGACAACTTGCATATTATATATAAGTAAGAAATTTATAAAATTTGTTGACAAATAAAATATTATTTGATATAATATAAGTATAAATCAATGATTTTAATATTACAATATTTAGGGGGCAATAAATATATGTATAATAATGAACAAGAAATTCGTAATAAAGCAATTAGTGATTTTGCAAAACAGTTAAAATTGAAATATCAATGTTATGATATTGATTTATGCTTTCAAGATAATGACCATTTGAGTTATACAAATAGTTGTATCGCATTTGAAAGTTTTGTTGACGAAATTGCAAAAGAATTGAAAGGTTAGTAATATGAGTAGAGAAAAACAATTTGTAGAAAAATTAACTAAATGGTTAGAAAGAGAAAAAGAAAATTATCCTTGTGATAATATTATATGTAATAAATGTAAATATAAAAATGATTGTTTTGAAGGAGAACTTTGTTATAAAGTTGAAATTGATAATATTATAAATATTGCTAATCAACTTGCAGAATATAATAAAGATTTCTGTGAATGGAAATATCATAGAACAATAGATGATGATAGAATGTATGAAACATCTTGCTATCACGAATTTGAAGAGAGTTTTGTTAAGCAATATAAATTCTGTCCGTATTGTGGTAAACCTATTTCATTGATAGAAAAAATATAAATAATATTGGCATTATTGGTATAAAATATATTATCTAAAAAATTAAAAAAAATTTATAATTTTTATAAAAAATTGTTTACAAATGAAAAAACTTATGCTATAATGTATATATAATCAAACAAGGGCAAGGTTGATTATAAAAAATAAAAAAAATTAGAAAATAATAAAAAAATTGTTTACAAATTCAAAAAAGTATGTTATTATTAGTATATAGTAAACAAGGGCAATATTAAAATGAAAGGAATGATTATTATGAAGATTAACACAACAAACACAACAAATAAGAATAAGAAGAGAGTAGCAATTACAACAATTATGTGTGCAATGGTAATTTTCGCAATGGTAGTAGTTGGTTGTGGTATCAAGAAGAACTCAACAGTTGCAGAAGCAGAGGGCGAGATTATTGCAGAAGTTGGTGCTACTATCGACACTACTGAAATCGTAGAAGATACTATTGAAATCGTAGAAGATACAACTGAAACTACTGAAACTACTGAAACAGTTGAAGAAACAACAGAAACAGTTGAAGAGCCTAGCGTAGAAACTCCTAGCGAGAATAAGCCTAGCAACACTACAACTGAAACTCCAAACACAACTCCAAGTGAGAATAAGCCTAGTGAAACACCTAGCACTCCTAGTACAACTGAAACACCTAGCACTCCTAGTCATACACACAATTATAAGACAACTGTAACAAACGCAACCTGCGTAAATAATGGTTATACAACTTATACTTGTAGCTGTGGAGATACTTATGTAAGCGACTACACAAATACTACTAGCCACACTTATTCAAATGGTAAGTGTACAGTTTGTGGTACAGCAGACCCTAATGTAGCAAAGTGTATGTGTGGTACTCCACTTGTATCTATGAATGGTTACATTCTTCATAGAGCAGAGGGTTATTACGCAACTTATGTATGTTTTAGTAATGGCGAGGATATGCCTTATGGTGACGGAACTTGGATAGATAAGTATATGACTGATAATGGTATTATTAGTTTTTCTATCGTTGAAAACTACTTTGTAGTTACAACTCCCGAGTGGAGAGAAGAGAATGTAACTAGAATGTGTTGTCCTTCTTGTAGAGCCACAAGTGAAGGTTTTATCGCATATTAGTATTGCCCTATATATACTCTCTTGGAGAGTGAGCCACCTTTTTAGGTGGCTTTTTTATTTAATTATGTAAACCAAAATGGTTGACATAACGAAAATTAGTTTACATAACTTGGTTTTAATAAAATCAGTTTACATAAAAAATAAAGTTTACATAAAAGATATTATGTAAACCTAAAGGTTTTAAAAATAAGCATCCTAAATGTTTGGAAACTAGCCTATACTTTCCCCATTTTTGGTTTTGTTTAATTTTTCCCTTGAAATTTTTTGTTTAAGATTAGTCGATTACTTATTAGTCGATGATGTGTTTTTTGTTTTTAAAAAACTATAGATAAACTGATTAACAGATATAGGAATATTAGTTATTGAAAAACTATGTGATATATTCCTATTAGATTTGAGAATATTCATTTTAAATATTCACGTTAGATTCAATGTAGGGTCATTTTTATAATTTCCTTTCCTTTTAAGACTTGTCCAAAGTGGGCAACTTTGAACTGTATTTAAATCATTTACTATACATATATTATAACAAAAACTATCGAATTTGTAAACAATTTTTCACTATTTTCCGTAAATTATTTTCTCGGAAATGCCCTATTTTCAAGGGTTTCAAGCGTTTTTTAATTGTTTATCGTGTTTATATATTAGCACATAATGTTCTACTTGTCAACTATAAATTTCAAAATAAATTAAAAAATTTTCAATTAATAAATATATAAAAATAAAGTGCTATTTAATTTATATAGGTATAACAAAAAGGAAGGAATTTAAGAAATGAGAAAGACAATAATAATATTGTTTATTCTATTATTAGTAATAAGTAATGTAGAAACAATCCAAGCCAAAGGAATAGAAGAAACAATAGACGAATTAGGAATAGAAACAGAAATTGATAATAATTTAGAATTTCTAAATGCTGTAACAAAACTATTCAAATTAGAAACGGATTATAAAAGCATAGAAGAATTTATTAATTATGCAGATAGTCATTATGAAAGAATAGAGCCATATCATAATGAGGGAGTAAATATAATTCCAAATCAAGCATTATTAAAAATAAATGAGCCTATATTCATAATTACGGATAACCAATTTTATTTAGTACACCCTACAACAAATAAAATAAGAATATCAACAGTAGGAGATGCCACATATAAAAATATAGAAAAGGAATATACAGAAATAGTAAATTCAAATTCAAAGATATATAAACCTAATATAATGGTAACACCTTTAAATGAAATAAATGTAACATCCCCATTTGGATATAGAAATAACCCATTTGGAGATAATATTACATTTCATAGTGGTGTAGATTTACAAGCAAATATTGGGGAGAGTATTTATGCTACAAAGACAGGAATAGTAATACAATGTACATATAATGATGGTTATGGAAATTATATTGAGATACAACATAAAGACGGAACAAGTACATTATATTCTCATTGTGACGAAATATATGTAGAGATAGGAAATTATGTAAGTGTAGGAACAATAATAGGAACTACTGGCGATACAGGAAGAACAACTGGACCACATTTACATTATGAATATAGAATAAATGGGGAATGTGTAGACCCAATGGAATACATAGAATAGGAGGCAATTTAAAATGAAATTAAATTTAGGAAAAACACCAGAACAACAAAAAGCAGAAGAGGCTAAAAGACAAAGAGAATTAGAGGCATCTATCCAAGAAAAGATAATGGAAAGACAAGCCAAGATACAAGCATTACATAGAAAGCAGACATCAAATAAAATAATCATATTTAGTGTAAGTGCGATTATATTAGTAGCCTTAATTATATTTGGAACATATAATACATTTTTCAAAAAAGGTTTAACAGCAGATGATGTAAACACACAAATCACACAAAAGACAAGTACATTATATTTTCCTATTGAGGGTGTAAATGAATATATTGTAGATAATAGTCAAACATTATTTGATAAATATATTAGATTAGACCCTAGTTATGAATATGCAAAGGTAGATAAAAATTCAATTTATATTGATAAGTTGATTAAGAAAACAAGTACATTTGCTATGGTATATTTTTCTATGGATGTTGAAGTTAAATCATTTGATACAGTTGTAACTGACCCAGAGGTAATTAAGCAATTACAGAGAAATGGTTTTGGAGTAGAGCCTACAACAACTACTGCAACACAACCAACACAGCCTACAACACCACCTGCAACACCAACAGACGGAGCAGACGGAAATGATATACAATCAGCAGAGCCTACAAGTGAAGAAGATGTATCTAATGAAGAAGTATCAGCAGAAGATATGTTAAATGCAGAAACAAGTGAAGAAGTAGTAACAGAAGAAGTAACTACTGAAACAACAGAGGTAGTAAATGAAGATGTATCAATGTCAGCAAATGAGATTAGTATGTCAAGTGGAAAAGGTCAAGATATAAATGAGTATTATATCACATCAGGTGGTCAAATTATGCAAAGAGGAAAGACCACAGTAACAAGATATGAATTTTGTTTACCAATAGAATTAGTAAATGATAAAGAAAAGGGAGTATCTTATTACAGACCTGCATCAGATATGTCAATATATTCATTAATTGACCCACATCAAAGTGAATTTGAAGAAATAGAAGTTCATAGTGCATTTTTATTTAATGAAGATACATTAGTAGAAGAATCAGAGAAGAATGCAGCAAAAATCAAAGTAGATAAGACATTAAGTGATTTATATAATAAGAGAGATACATCACAAGATTTCTTAAATGTAAGACAATTTAATACATATGATGCAACATATATTAGTTTAGACACATTTGAATTACACACAGAAACAAACGCATTAGGATATAATGCAACGGTAACATATACAATTAAGACACCACAAGGATTTTATTATTCAGTTTCTACATATTTATTAGTAGAAAAGAGTGGTACAAGTTGGGTAATTAAGAAAATGTTATAAATAGAAAGGAGAGATTAACGATGGCAAAAGCAGGCGTTATAAGAGCGAGAAAAGATGGTGGATGTAGTTTATGTAGAGCATCTGAAGCCAATGTAGGTAAAAAAAGATGTTGTCATATTCTTGATAATGCAGCAATAGCAGTTAGACACGAAAAAGGTGTAAATTTTATTGACATATCTGGCGATGTTGATAATAAAGAAATTTCTTTTTCTATGAAAGCATCTGAAAAAACTATTAAGAATTATATAGCATCTTTATCAGATGGTTTATCTAAAAAGGAAAAGGAAGAAATTTTATCTGTAATTAGGGATATGTAATTATGGGTCAAAAGAAATGGCAAGAATTTGCCTCAAATGCGACCTCTCGTATTAAGCAAAACGTCAGAGATAATACGGTAGGTAAAGTAAAAGAAAAAGGAAAAGAAATTTCTAATAATTCTAAACTTATACAATTTGCTAAAGCAAAAGATAAAAAGGAATTTCTTAAAAATGGTATTGCAAGTAAAATAAAAGGTTATGAAGCATATAAAAAAGCACAACAAGTAATTGCAACTGTACAAAAAGCAATAACATTTGTTGTTAGTAATATTAAAGTAATTGCTATTGTAAGTGCTGTTGTAATTTTAGCTTATAATATTACTATAATTGGTATTAGTATTGGTCAAACAATCGGAAAAACTCCACACTATTATTGTGAAATTGACGCAGATAGTGCTATGAAGAAAAGTGAGTTATATAAACAATATTGTTCTAATGGTAAATCTGGATTTGAGTTAGAGAATTTAAATGGACATTATGTTGTTCAAGATGGTTCATATCCTTGTACTTGTACATCTATGTTAAATCTTTTAATAAGATATTATGCTGGACAAAACATAAATTTATATGATTATATGTGGGATGAAACAGGACAATATGACGCTGAAATGTTAGCAAATACACAATACCAAACTTATACAGGTGTTTCTGTACGAGGTGTTACAAACGGAAACGTCACAAGTAGTACGGGTTCAGACCAATCTTCTTGGGGTGCAAAATATGGTTCGGAAGATTTTGCACTTAATAATGGTAAAGTAAATTATGATATGCCTAATTGGGGTTATTTACGAGATGATACATTAGATTATAGTGGAGAAGTAATAGACGAAAATTTTGCAGAAGATAATTCAAATAATGAGAAATGGGTATGGGATTTGTCATTAGAGAATCGTGGTGCAAAAACTACTTGGAGTGCTGTTTGGGATGGTATTTATACAGTAGACGGTCATACAGTAAAAACTGAATCTGTAACAAGTGGTTGGTCAAATGCGTCTGAATTAAAAACCATATTAGATAATAACCCTTATGGAATTGTTGCTTATAAAAGTTATACAAAAAGTGATGGTACAGAAAGTGCTCACGCAATCGTAATTACAGGATATGCAGAAGATATATTTTTTGTAATTGACCCTGGTTTAGGAATGGCTGGTGGATTTGAAGGTCCACATACAAGTTCTAATTTTGTATTGTCAATGTGGAAAGGCGATAATTTAACAAGTGGGGAAGGACTTCAACTTTATGTGACAGTCAATCCAGTAGAATAAGGTGGTAAGTAAATTATGAGTAGAAAAGTTAAAATAATAATTGCACTTGTAGTATTACTATTAGCCTTTTTAATTACAATGGTTGTAATTGTTATAAATAAGACTAATAAAGATAATACAATAGTGGATGACGATTTTTCAGATGACCAACAATGGGCAGTAAATACAACTGACCCTAATTGGAACGCATCGGAAGAAGAAACAACAGAAGAAACAGAAACTTTAATAGTTGCACAAGTTTCTTATAATGATTTAGAAAAATTATCTAGTGAGCAATATGCAAATAGAGATAGATATATGACTTTAGTAGATAATTATGCAACAAAACCAATTAAATCTGTAGATATAATTGACTCCAATGACGAAGTTTTATATATAGTAGCCAATTATAAAGACGAAACAACAGAAGAATTAGTAGTATTATTTGACCCTTATAAAACACACGGATTTATGAGATGTGTTTCAAGGGAATATTATGAATATATACAAAGTGGAGAAAATGCAGGATAAAATAAGAAAGGGGGTAAAAATAAAATGAATTTTAAAAACAAATTAAAATCATATAGTCCTGTGATTATTTTATCTGTATTACTAATAATAAGCACATTATTATGTTTTAATATTGTATATGCTAAAAAAGGTTTTAGTAATATTAAGTGGAATTGGAATAATATTAATGATGAATTAGATGCTGACGTTGATAGTACATATCCATTTGATGTACCGTCAACCGATTCTTCACAACCAGAAATAACATCTATTGGATTAGATGTATTATATGGTAAAACAAGAAATTTAGTAACATTTAATGCTGGATTACCAGAGGCAAATACAACTAATGATGATGGAGAGTTAATAGATACTTATGATAGTTGTATAGTAGAGGGAACATCTTTATCAAGTGACGGAACACCAAATCCAGGTAAAGATGGAAATAATACGGTATCTGCAAAAGATTATTGGGGATTTGATACATCTAATACAGATATATGTGCTTTTGATACAGAAGGAAAAGTAACATTAAGTGATTTACAAAATGTAAATAGTGAAGAAATAGTATCATTAAGATTATATGCGTTATCTCATTGTAAAAATAAATGGTTTGGAAATATTGGATATTGGTTTGTAAAATTATTGGCTACAGTTGCTTATTTTATTATTGATTTAATTGTAAAAGCCAAAAATATTGATATGAAAGCCATTTTAGAGATTTTACGATTAGACGATTTAGCAAATAACTTTACTGAAACTTTTATTGGTAATGCTGATGAGGGTAGAATTTCAGCGTTTATGGCATTTGCAATTATAATGTTTATTTTTGCATTAGTTATGTATGTAATTAGATATGTTCGTGCAAGTAATAAAACAGAAAGTTTAAGTAATATTATTGTTACATCCTTATGTGGTGTATTAGTAATTGGTATGTGTTTATCTGGAAGAATTTCTACATTAGGAAGTTCTTTATCAGATGTAACAGAAAAACTTATGTATGCAGTTGCAGGTTCATTAAGTAGTTCAACAGAAACAGATATATTTGTAACTGATATTGTGGACGAAAAACGACAAAATCAAGTAACACAAATGCAAGAAATGAGTTTAATCAATAAATCATTTATTGAATTACAATTATGTACTCAATTTGCAGTAGATGATATTGCTGATTTAGATGTAAGTAAATTTGGAGATGATGGTGGTACTTTAGCATCTACATATTTAAAATGTGGAGAAAATTTTGAAGATAACTTTGATAATAATTTAGGTTATTATTTTTGGTTTGCTAATTCAAGTGCCAAAGAAAAGACAGTTGGAAATAAAACATTACCAGAAACAAATACTGTTGTAGCAGAACAAAAATTAGATTCAATGATAACATATTTACAAGTATGTTATAATAATGCAAATTCAACTGAAAAGACTAGAATTACTAATATAATTTTAGGACTAGCAAATAACAATGTTGGTAGTGGTATTATATCACTATTATTATTTACTATAATTTTAGCAGTTTTAGCAATCTGTTTATTAAAATATGCTTTAAATGTAATGTTTGCTAAATTAGGAATGTTCTTTGCTTTAATAGGTATGACATTAGCAGGTCCATTTTTAATAACAGGTAATAAAAAACTTATTGAAACAGGTAAAACTATATTAGGTTTAATGGTAGTAAGTTTAATTCACATTACAGTATATAGTATTTTCTTTGATTTGATTTTATTTATAATTTCTGCTGTTATATCTCCTAAATTTATGGATTTATTATTAGCAGTATTTTTAGTTGGTTTATTATTCTATTTCAACCCTATGATTCAATCTACATTAAAGAGAATGTTAGAAAGAGCAGAACAATCTGTATGTAAAGATTATTCTCGTAATGCAAGAGCAGTTAAACAATGGGCTAGACAAAAGGCTAGTGGGGCAATAGATGCTTATGATAGAAAATCTAAAATCGTTGGTTATAACGAAAATGGTGACGCTATTTATGAGGCAAATAAGGGTAATAGATTATCTAAAATGTTACATCAAGCACAGAATAATGTATTCAATGAGGGTGCTCAAAGACAAGGTATATTTAAGATTAATTCTGAAATGAATAATGCAAGAAATTCAAATGTGGCAAATTCTCGTAGTGCGAAAAGAAAAGCAGCAGAGGCTTTGGTTGCAAAAACTCAAGCAAAAATTGCACAAGATTCTCTTTCATATCAGAAAAATCTTGAATTTGAAGAACAACAGAAGATTAGAGATACATATTCTTCTTCTGAAACAGGTATCAATTTTAATGAATCAATGCTTACTGCTGAAGAATTAGCAAGAAAGCAAGAAATTGATAAATTAAAGGCAGAACAGAAAGGTTCTGTATTTAGTAAAGAGGCACAACAATTTGAATTAAATAAAGAACATAATTCTTTAGAAGAACAAATTAAAATTGCTGAATCAAGAAAAGAGATTGTTGACCGTCAAGAGGGAGAAGAGTTTGACGCTGCAAAGAAACGAGCAGCAAATGAACTTATATCTCTTAAAATGAAAATGGCAGCAAATCAACAGAAAATCAATGATATTGCTAAAGAACGAGAAGCATTTGAACAACAACAAGCAGAAAGAGAGAATAATATCAATTCTAAATCTGCAAGTCTTGTATCTGATATAAATGAAAGAATAAATCGAGAAACATTAGAAAATCACGATTTAGGACAATATAGTTCATTTGAAGAGGCTGCTGACCATAAGGCTCAAGAAGACCATAAAGATGAACTTAAAAAGGCATTGGATAATCAAATTGCAGAAGCATCTGTTGACGCAAATACTAAAGTTCAAGATAAGATTGGTGGAAAGAAGACTGTTAATAAAGAGGCTATGAGTTCATTAGCAGCTGCTCAATATCAATCTAAACAATTAGAAGAGGGATATTTAGTATCTGGTAAAGCAGAAGCAGAATCAATAACTAAAGATATTGTTGACGCAGTTGCTCGTAAAAAGGGTTCAAGTACACAGAAAAACCCTGAAATACAAGCAGGATATGCTAAACACGATGTTGCAACAACTCGTAATTCTCATAAAGAAAGAGCCGAAGCACATAAAGACGCAAGACAATCTGTTAAAGACGCTAAACAAAAAGACAGAGAGAATAAAGCAACAGGTAAGTCTTATGTAAAAGAGGCTAAACACGATAATGGTAGAGTAATATCTTCTACAAATATATCAGAGGATATTACAGCAGCATTAAAACATCTTGAAGCACAGTCAAGACAGATTGATAATGAAAAAGCGTCATTAGATAAGGCAAGACGAGAAGAAAATAAAGCAACAGCAGGTCGTGGAGATGCGAAAGCATATAAAGGACATCAAGACACAAACACAAATCGTGGGGGAAATCCAACATCTGCTCGTAGAGAAGATTATAATTAGAAAGGAAATTAAGACAATGATTAAAGGATTTATGGGTAAAACACACGCATTATTAAGTATTATGCTTATGTGCATCTGTATGTTAATTCCTATAAATTTCTTCAAAGAAACAATATGGCTATTAAAAGAGAATGTATTATTTTTTATAGTAGGACTTATTGTAATTGTAGGTGGTGCATTACTACCTGACCTAGATAATAGTCAATCTAGTGCTGGTAGCACATTAGGTTTTATGGGTAGTATATGCACTATCTTTATGCAATCAATTAGTTCTATTGTTTGGACACTTTTTCACGGAAAAGGGGATAGACACCCTATGACACCACATAGGTATTTTTGGCATACATTATTAGCAAGTGGAATTATATTAAGTCTATTTATATTTGGAATAGAAAATGGAGATGAAACGATATTAAGTTGTATTAAATCGGAATCAATTTCTATATTTCTACAAAAGCATACCATATTATTATTTTTAATAATAGTAGTTTTTATGGCAGTATTATGTGGTAGTGATATGATTTTATATAGACTTATTAAATGGTTTAAATTACCGAAAGCATTAAGTTACATAATTCCTGTATTAGTGTTAATTTATATATTTGTTATAGATATAACACATTTAAGAATATTAGGAATATGTGTAGGACTAGGCTATTTATTCCATATAATTGAAGATTTTTTTGCTGATAGTGGATGTCCATTATTTTTCCCTATTCCAATAAAGAGAAAAATGTGGTACAGATGTAATTTTATAATTACTTGTCAAACAGGGGGATTAGTAAATACTATTATAGATATTATTATCTTAATAGTAGATATTGGTTTAATAGCATTTATTTTTCTAGGAGGTAATTTATGATAGAGTGGAATTATGCGGGTGATGCTGACATAACGATTGGCGAAGTCCATATTAGTAAAACATCAAAAATTCTCCTTATATTACTTATTATTGGTTTAGTTATATTAGGGGGACTTGCTATCTATTTCAGAGCCTATATTTATGATTATATCGCTAATCCTTCCATTATTCTGACAGATAAAGAAATTGAATTAGAAATTAATTCAGACTTTAATCCAGAAGAATATATTGCAAATAGTACCGAGGGATATACTTATGAGATTATTGGTTCTGATATTGATACATCAAAATTAAATACTTATAGAGTGACTTACAACTCAAAAAATAAAATGAGAAGTAATTCAGTAGAATTGATTGTTAATGTTGTTGATACAACAGCACCAGAAATAGAATTGATTAAAGATATGGATTTATTAGTTCGTGGTAAAGATACTGATAATTTCAATCCTAGTAAATATATTAAGAAAATAACAGATAATTATTCTGATGAAGATAATATAAAAGTTGATTATACAACTGATATTGATTTTTCTAAAGATACTGTTCAAATTGTATTTACTGCAACAGACGAAAATGATAATGTTGGTACTAAAACTTTAAATCTTGCTATCTTTGAAAATCAAGAAGAATTAGAATTTGAACAAGAAAAACAAGAAGAACAAAATAATAACAATAATAATAATGGTGGTGGAAATAATGGTAATAATGGTGGAAATAATACCCCACAACAACCCACAAATCCCCCTCCTGCAACCGAACAGCCAACAACACAACAACCTACAACACAGCAACCACAACAACAAGGTAGGTCAATTTCAGGTGTTCATAATGTAACAAAGAGTTGGGCTGACCAAAGTTGGACATTAGCAAGTGCTTTTGCTGAATTAACAAGTGGAGTATCTTGTACAGGAGATAGTGTTCAATTAAATGGTATGGGTCAACAAATTGCTGGACCTGGTACATATACATTTACTTGGGTATATACATCTGATGGTTCTACAGCAGCAACTTGTTATATCATTGTTACCGATTAAAAGAAAGGAAATTAAAATGATTAGATATATTAAATTAAGTTTTATTATATGTATTTTAAGTTTATGTCTAATCGGTTGTTCTAATAAAGAAAATATCGAAGAACAAAAAGTAGAAGATACCTCTATTGTAGAAGAAGAAACTTTTATTGACGGGGTTCACGATATTACTATTGATGAAGATACAGACCCTCAAGATATGTTTAATAAACTGATTGAGGGTGTATCTTATTCAGGATATTCATTAAATGTATCTAATGTGAATATCTTAAATCCAGGTGAGTATGAAGCATATTGGGAAGATAATAAGGGAAATAGAGTTGTTTGTAAAGTTATTGTAAATGATGTTGAAGAAATTACAACAGAAGTTATTGAAGAAACGTCAGAAGAAATTTCAGAAGATGTAACAACCGAAGAAATTTCAGAAACACCGATACAAACACCACAAGAAACAACTCAACCTACTCAACCCACAACAGAAACACCCACTCAACCAAAGGAAGAACCGATTGTAGAAGAAACTCCTACAACTACTGAACAAGAAATACCACAAGGAAATACAATAAGTGGAGTACATAATATAACAAAAAGTTGGGCAGATACAAGTTGGAATACACAAACTGTTTTAATGGAGTTATATTCAGGTGTTTCTTGTACAGGAAATGATACAGCGACATTAAAATATACAAGTGGACAACCAACAGGTCCAGGCACATATACATACACTTGGTATTGGTCAGACGGTAGTGTAGCATCTACTTGTTATTTATATGTAACAGAATAAAAATTACTAGAAGGGAATTATGCAAAAAATGGATATAATTGCAAAGAAAAACCAACTATTTGATGAAAATTTCAATAGTATAACTACCGATGTTGAAGAAATTATTTCATTTTGTGATATATTAAGAAATAAGACAGGAGTACAAGTTTGTAATTGTTTTGGAATGATGTATGAGTATTTACCTCAAGTATATAATAGTGTGGTAAAACTAAATGAAATGTAAAATATGTGGAAAAGATTGTGGCACTTATGTAGTTTGTTATGAACATAGAGAGAAAAAGTATAAAGATACTTGCAAACTACACGGTGTCACAAATTTTGTTAATAGACAATGTTTAAAATGTAAACAATTAAAAGAGCCTATGTATTTAATAAAGAATAAAAAAGATAGATTTGGTAAGAAGATTACTAAAACACATTTTTTATATCCTTATTTAGATAGGCTCACAAACTTTGATAAATCCTATCAAAAACAATTTCAACAAAGAATATCACAAAAAGCAGGTATCTATGGAATATTTCATAAAAACACTTGTCTATATGTAGGACAGAGTGTAAATATTTCTAATAGAATAAATCAACACAGAGAAAATTTTAAAGTAGCACAGCATCATATAAATGGTACTCGTGCTTGGAAAAAGAAAATTTCTATTAGTAAAATGAAACATAAAGTAGAATATAAATACTATGAAATGGCTAGTAGTTATAAATTAAACGATTTAACTTTCAAAAAATTATTTTCTATACCTTATATAGAAGATGAATTTGAATTTAATGAATTACTTACATACGCAGAACAGACAATGATTGAAACATATCAACCAAAATTTAATCATATTGCTGCAAGACCAACTAGAAAAGAGAATTTAAGAGTAAAAAATTAAGGACTATTTAATTATACAATAATAATAACAAAAATAATTTTTGTTAGAAAGGATGGAAATTATGTCAATGGATTTTATTATATTGTGTATTTTAATCAGTATAATTGCTAGATGTATATTACTTAAAAAGCACGATATAAAATGGTGGAAAGGATTAGTACCTGGTTATAATAAATATTTACTAGGGAAAATCAGTAACAAAGAGAAATTAGGAAAAATAAATGCGATATTACACCCATTTTCTACAATCTACTTATTTGCTTGTTTTGTATTTGAAATGTGGATTTTACAAGAATACAGTTCACAAGTAATAATTCCAACAAATGTAGAAATGGATAGTAAAATTTATTTATCCGTACCAGATACTATTGCAAATATTGCTATATGGTCAAAATATTTGTTAATTGCATTAGGTTTGGTAACACTTATTGTATGGTGTATGATGATGTGGGAATTTACAAAGATACATAAAAGGTCTGCTTGGTGGATATTATTATGGTTTTCAATACCAGCAATTCCTTATTGTGCTTTTGCAATGAGTAATGAAGTTGTAATTGACGGTAAGAGATATAAATATGAAAGAGTAGAAGTTAATGAATCACGAAAATCATAGTAGTTCATTAGATTTATTAGCCCTACAAGACCAAGAAGTAGTTAAAAATACCTTTTATCGTTATCCAAAAGTAAGTCCACATACAACATTATATGAAGACCATTTAGAAGTAAAAACTATAGATGAGTCCGTAGATTTATATAAATTAGACGAAGTGGTATTATATATTTTATCTACATATAAATGGATTCCATTATGGTTAATTCAACAATGGTTTGAAGATTATAATAAAGATGGTTTTCTATATGCGTCCAAATGGATAAAAGTTGGTTTAGTATGGGCAGAAACAACTGCTTTAGGGGTATTTATAAGACCAACTAAATATTTATTAGATTTAATGATAGATGAACCAGATAAAGCAAAAGAAGAAAGAAAAAAGAGTTGGGTTGATATAAATTTCAACCTTATAAATCATACTTGTGCCGAAGAACAAGCAATGTTTGATATTATGATGGGTAATCCAAAATCTGAACTATGGATGGCTATGCAAATGGCAGGGATTAAATTATTACCTTGTTATCATCCATTACATATCAAAGCACCAGGAGAACAAGGAACAATTATTATTCCAGAAACAGAATTTGGTGTAAATGTATTTGATAAAACAGCATTAGAGAATAGTTTAGATAAATTAAAAAGTTCTATTAATAGTAGTAATGCTTGGTCAGAAGAATTTAAAGATTATAGTTTATTTCCTATTATTACTTATAATAAGGATGATAAAATTGTAACACAAAGACCAGATTTAGTTATTCCTATTCCTAGAGTGAATGGAAACCCACAAAGTTGTTCTATTGAATTAGAATTAACAGCAAAAACGAAAGAAAAATATGATGATATTATGTATAATTATCGAAATAATTTAACTTTTGGTTGTTTATTTTATTTATGTGCTACTAATGGAATTGCTAATTTAGTAAGAAAATCATATATAAATATAGGTGGTTTAGGTACTTGTAGATTATTTATTGTACCTTATGTAGCACCAGCACAAAAAATATATGATGTAAAGCAAGATGAAATAGCAACAAAACAAATTGTAAAATTAACAGTAGATAATACTAAAAAGGAAGGAATTTAAACAATATGAGTGATAAAACAAACAAAAAACCATTATATAAAAGATGGTATATTATTGTATTATGTATTTTATTAGTGGTAACTTTTATTTTTAATTTGAAATATACCTTTGTATTAGTTGCAGGTAATTCAATGAATCCTACTTATAACGGAAAACAAGTTTTAATTGCTGATAAAAAAGACACAGAAGATTTAGAAAGATTTGATGTGGTAATTGTTTATACAGATAAAAAATGTTTAATTAAGAGAGTTATTGGTTTACCTGGTGAAACTATTGAATACAAAGAAAATAATTTATATATTGACGGTCAAAGAATTGTTGATGATTATAATTTTGGTCCAACAGAAGATTTTAGTGCTACTATAAGTGAGCACGGATATTATTGTTTGGGAGATAATAGAAATCATTCACTAGACTCAAGATTTTATGGAGAGTTTACTGACGACCACATTATTGCAAAAGTTTTATTTGTAAAATACTAAATAAGAAAGGGGGAATTTTAAATGGCAAAAGAAAAGAAAAAGAAAGAAAAAACAAGTGTAACTTTACCTAAAGCGTGGCAAAGTGTAAAACATAGAAATGAAATGGCACAAACAAGAAATAATTTTGAAGACACTTGGAAAGCTATTGGTACAATTATTGCTATTTTAGTAATTTTATTTGTTCTTTTGGGTGGAGTTAGTCAAAGAAAAATTATACATTTTGTTTTTTCTTGGTCAAAAAATGTAGGAGAATCTATTTCAAATTGGTTTGAGGGTGGTAGTATCATCACTAATGAAGATGGTATTTACTGGGACCCTACTGGTGAGAATGGAGAACCTATTGTTGATGCCCCAGAAGATAATGGAGAAACTTCAAATGGAGAAGAAACTTCTAATGAAGAAGAAAGTGTTAGTGATAACACAAATGATGAACCTGTAGGTAATGAGAATCAGAATGATGAGGTACAAAATGAATGATTAAAACAATGTTAATTCAATCTTTTATAGGATTGGCAATATTGATAGTCATTACTTTGGAAAATTTGATTTTATGTAAAAAGAAAACAATTCCTGTATTGTTATGTGACCAAATATTTGTAAGTCTTATTGTAATTAAATTCTTTGGTTGGATAACAATAGTTTATTCAGTATTATTATTAGCATTTCTATTATTTATTAAGTATCAAAATCATATTGATGAAGAAAGTGCTGATTTTGACTATTCTGGTAGAATATTTAGTATAAGTGCTGTATTTAATATGTTACAACGACCTAAAAAATTAGTTATGGGAAGAATATTACCTGTAAATCATAAAGAAATTAAACATAATATGAAACTAATTGAATTAGATGATGTTATATTATCAGGTGCGACTTTGATAACTGGTTCTACGGGTTCTGGTAAATCAACTACTATGAAAACAATTCTAAAACAAAGAATTGATGAAAGAAAACCAGTAGTATTTTTTGATTATAAGGGAGAAGAAGACATATTAGATGACATTAAATCTTATGCACAAAATGCAGGTATAAGATATTATGAATTTAGTGCTAGAAAGTGTACTTTTACTTATGACCCATTTGTTAATTTAAATGAAACAGGTAAAGTTGAGGCTTTAATGAATACTAGAAGATGGTCAACTGATGGTGCTGATGAACATTATAAAACATCTATGCAATTAGCAATACAAAATTTAGTTCGTGCTTATGATAATTATAGATTTGAACAAAATGAAACCAAAAATTATATTGTTGGATTATATGAATATGCGAAATCATATCATCCACAATCAAATGAAAGAGATGGTTTTAATAATTTAATTAAATCATTAGAAATTATTATATCTTCAAAGGCACAAGAATTATTTGGAGATGACCCAGATTTTACATTTGAAGAAGACTATCCATATGTAGTATGTTTTAGTTTTACAAGTGCAAATAAAGCATTAGCAAATTCATTAAGTTCTTTTGTATATACAGATTTAATGGATAGAGGTACAAGAAATCATTATCCAAATAAATTGTTATTATGTGTAGATGAATTTGGTACATTGGAATCTTCTACTTTAATTAAAGATTTACTTGAAAAAGGTAGAAGTGGTGGAGTACAAACTGTATTTTCTATATTAGATGTAAACCAAATCTCAATGAACGCAGGAGAACATTTTGTACAAGCAATTTTAGGTACTATAAATAATTATATAATTCACGCAGGGGCAACACAAAAAACTGCCGAATTATTAGCAGGTGTTCAAAAATTTGATAAATCATACGATATTATGAGTTTGAGAAAGCCTTATAAAGGAAGAAAACCTACTGCATTATTTATTAGTAAATATTCTCTTATTTCTAAAAGGGGTAATCAAGAAGTATTTCGTATGATACCTTATACAAAGGTTCTTAAAATTAGAGAAAAGGAAAATTATCTAATAACAGATAAACAACCACCAAAATCTAATTATACAGAAGAAATTGTTGATAATTATGTAAAACCTATTGAAGAAATTGATTTATCAATGCCAATAGATAATATTGACGATTATTTGTAAGTGTAACTACACTCTATTTAATTAAAAAAGGAGAGTAAAAAATTATGATGTATATTCAAGGAAATTGGTATATAGGTAATCGAAAAGTTACATTTGCTGATGTAGAATTTAGAGATGATGTTTACCCAAGAGCGTCTGAATTATTAACTCATTTAAGTAATTGGGATGACACTAATGATTTAGGCATCTATATTGAAAATAGTTTTAATGAGAATGATGACGCAATTTGGAAAATTAAAGGTCCAATAACTAATATATTACTTTTTGTATATAATTGGTTATTGGACTATAAAGACTATACAATTACAGATATATTGAAAGATAAAGATTTCGATATAAACATTGATATTTATTTGAAAAATGTGAGGTAATTTATATGAAAGTAAAAAAGTATAATAAAAAACTACAAGAATTTGATAAGTCCAAAATCGAAGAATCTATTCGACTTGCTGCAAAAGAAGCAAATGAAGAAATTCCAGAATTTATGGTTAAAAGAATTGCACAATCTGTTGAAGACGATTTAGTATTAGCAGATGTGTCTATTGTTCAAGCAGACGATTTGGCTACAGCAGTTGAAAATAAAATTATGTCGTCTTCTTATAAAAATACTGCTTGGCATTATATTACTTATCATTATGATAGACAAAAAGAACACGTTTATAATTCTGAATTGATTAAAGCATTTAAAAAGAAATTAAGTGGTAAGAATATTGAAAATTCTAATGCAAATTGTGACGAGCGTTCATTCTCTGGTAGAATGAAAGAGGCAGCAAATGTATTGTTTAAAGATGAGGCTTTAAATATGATGAGTAAAACAGCAAGATTAAATCATATTAACAATATTTCTTATACTCACGATTTAGATAGTTACGCATCGGGTCAGCATAATTGCCTCTCGATTCCGTTTGACCCATTATTATTACACGGAATTATTACAAAACAAACAGATATTAGACAACCTAAATCAATTCAAACTGCTTGTCAGTTAATTGCTGTTATTATCCAAATTCAGTCATTACAACAATTTGGTGGTGTTGCAGCAACACATATTGATTGGACTTTAGTACCTTATGTACGATATTCATTCTTTAAACATTTAAGAGATGGTCATAAATATCTTTGTAAAGACGTTTTTGTTATTCCAGATAATTGCTATGAATTATCTATTGACGATTATAAAGACGACCCTGCTTATGAATATGCGTTAGATTTAACTATTAGAGATGCTAAACAAGGGGCAGAGGGGCTTATTCACAACTTAAACTCATTACAATCAAGAAGTGGACAACAATTACCTTTTAGTTCAATTAACTTTGGTACTTGTACTTTAACAGAGGGTAGATTGATGATAAATGCAATTCTTGATGCTGAATTAGATGGTACTGGTCCTTTACATAAAACACCGATTTTCCCTTGTAGTATTTTCCAATATCATAGGAATATAAATGGTAAACCAAGTACACCTAATTATGATTTATTTAGAAAGGCATTATATTGTAGTTCAAAGAGATTATATCCTAACTATTGTAATTGTGGTTGGAGTGTAAATGTAAATGCAACAAATAAAGATATTGCACATAAAAAAGCAGTATTATCTAAACTTTCTAAAGAAAATATGGCAAAATTGACCGAATGGGTTAATAAGAATAAAGAAATTGCTATTAACTATAGAATGAAAGTAGAAAATAATGAAGTAGTTATTGATGAAAATATTTTAATTCCTGTTGAAATTATGAGCACGATGGGTAAGTGTAAACTACAGCTCATCTAAAATCTTTTGAACCTTGCTAAAGGGTGTGACTATAATAATATAGTTGCTAACGGTTAAGTCCTTATATAGTTTGTAAGTCTATATATGTGAGTAGACCGTGCTAAATATTTTAATAGTTAAATTATTAAAATAGAAGTGTATCGACTAGGTAATGATGAATTACACAAAATGTGTAAAGGAGTTTAAAAAATTATGAATAAATTATTATTAGCTTGTTCGTTAGGTGACGGACATATAAGCAAAGATGGAACTTTTGAAATTTTACATCAATCAAATCAAGAAGAATATTTAAGATATAAAGCACAATTATTTAATTGTGAAGATAGAGTATATAAAAAAAATAATAATGGATATGACGCATATATTTTTAAAAAGGGAGTTTACAATAATCACGATAATGGAAGAGAAATAAGAAAATTGTTATATGGAGTTATGAACCATAAATATTATTCAAAAACCATAGTTAATAATTTAGATAAGTTTTGTATAGCCATTTTATATTGTGATGATGGTAGTTTAATCCCTAAAAAAAGAAATGGAATAATCCACGCATATAATTGTACTATTAGTTTATATTGTTCTTATGAAGAATGTGATAGATTAGTAAATAAGATAAAAGAATTGTTTGATGTTCAATTTAAAATTTGTAAAGATAAAAATAAATATTTAATTAGATGTGGAACAAAAGAAGCTAGAAAATTTATTCCACAAATTAGAGAATTAGTTCCAACTTTTAAATGCTTTGAAGATAATAAATTAAAAAAAGATTTTTAACTAATGTAGGGTGTGAGATAAGCACACATCCGAAGCGGAAGACTATGGAGAAATCCCCTTTTGTGCGAATTAAGGCTAAATGAATAAACATTTAGGTAGAAGATATAGTCAGTGCTAATGGTAACATTAGATAAAAACGTGTAGAACTTACAACGGGTATGATGCTAACTTTAATTTTAATAAAGTGGTTAAATATATTCTTCGTTATAATAAAGCACCAGAAAATTACTTATATACAGGTAATCAAAAAGATGGTAGAGGAAATATTGCACCAGCGACACTTATTCTTCCTACTATTGCAATGCAAACTCGTGGTGATTTAGGACATAAGAGTATTAGTGATTTTATGGCTAGATTAACTAAAAAGATTGAAGAATGTAGAGATAGTTTAATTGAAAGATTTACTTTAATTGCTAGTCAATCTCCTACATCTGCAACTTTTATGTACTATAATAATACTATGGTTGGATATGAACCTGAACAAGGTATTATATCGGCATTAAAACACGGAACACTTGCTATTGGTCAAATTGGTATAGCAGAGTGTTTACAAATTCTTATTGGTAAAGACCATACTACAGAAGAGGGAATGGAACTTGCTAAACAAATTGAAGAATTATTTAATACAAAGTGTGCTGAATATAAGGAAGAAACTTATAATATTTTAGGACAAGATATTCATTTAAATTTTGGAGTTTATTATACCCCAGCTGAATCATTATGCCACACAGCATTAAATAAATTTAAGGAAAAATATGGAATTATTCCTAATGTATCAGATAAAGAGTTCTTTACTAATTCAATTCATATTCCTGTATGGTATGATATTACACCATTTGAGAAAATTGACTTAGAAAGTCAATTAACAGGATATTCAAATGCAGGTTGTATTACTTATGTAGAATTAGACTCATCTGCTAGTCATAATATTGACGCATTAGAAGAATTAGTAGTATATGCTATGGATAAAGATATTCCGTATTTAGGATTAAATTTACCTAATGATATTTGTCAAAAGTGTGGTTGGACAGGAGAAATCAATGATAATTGTCCTGCTTGTGGCTGTTCAGAAATCAAGAGATTAAGAAGAGTTACAGGATATATAACAGAAGATTATTTATCAGCCTTTAATAAGGGTAAGGTTGATGAGGTACAGCACCGTAAGAAACATTTAGGTATTGTATCAAAGATTTAAAGGGAAAAATAAAGGTAGGTAGAAAGAAATGGCGTTTGCACTTAAAGACAACTCTAAAGAGCAAGAACTTATTTGCATAATGGGTGGTGCTACAAATGAAGAAATTGCATTTCACGAACAATTTGATAAAGCCCATATTTATGCAGATGGTAATTCATATTTTATAAATCCATATGATGAATATGATAGATTGCGATTATTAGAGCGATTGGGAGTTCCAAATTACAAATTCTTTCACGAAACAACAGGAAACAAAAATTGGGTAATATACAATTCGGACCACTATCATACTGATAAGGATTGGGATAATCAAAGTATATTAAGATTTAATACAAGTCGATATGATGGTTGTCCGATTGAAACCCCAATAAATGCGTCCAGTTTAGTGGGATTATTTTCTTGGATGAAACTTCCAGACAATTTAAAATTTAGTAAGAGATTTATTGTAAAAGATATAATAGACTTATCTTTATTATTTGTAGGTAGTAGAATACCAAGTAATTTAGATATTAGTCCTTGCTTATCTAATACAAATAATCTAAAATATACTAGGTATATGTTTTATAAAACAAAAATTCCAAGTAATTTTCAATTACCAGAAGAGTTTAATACATCAAATGTAGAAAATATGGAGTATATGTTTGGACAGACCACAATACCTAGTGGGTTTATAGTGAATGTTGATACTAGAAAGGCAACAGACTTAAATCATATGTTTTATAATACTAAATTTTTAGATAGTAAACCGAAGTATGGGGAACATTTTGTGATTTCCCAAGATAAAAATACAAACTTTATGTTTGATAAGTTAAAGGAGAATAATTAGAGATGAAGATTAAATGGACAAACAAGTATAGCAATGAATCAGGATATGTAGAGTCTATTGATACTAAAGGTGGACATTTTGTAAATACCTATGATTATGAAAAAGCAAAAGTATATAATACAAAGGGAAATGCAACAAAAGCCTTAAATAAACTTCAAGAAATTGGAGAATGTGTAAATAATACTTTTGAATTAGTAAACTAATGAGAGAATAGACTTATGATTTATTATTTATCTGTGACAAACAAACAAATTTATATTGATAATACACCAATATTAAAGTTTTTAGGGTCATATGATATATCCTATGAAATTCAAAATGGTATAAAGACTTATACTATTGTTAATGTGGTATTTTGTAATATTAGTGGTGTTTTGAATATACATATAGATAGGAATAATCAGATTAAACTACTATTTACAGTATATAATGCCATTAATATATACAATTTACCTAACATTACTAATAATTTTGAAACAACTATAAACTTGATTAAGAATAATTTAGGTATGAAATATAGAAAAGTAAATGAATTAAATTTCCACAATAAGAATTATACTTTTACTATTACACATAATGAATTTAATTTATCAATACTAATATCAAATAGATTTTAGGAGTGATATAAAAATGGAATTATTGAAATATAATTTTATATGCGTAAATTGTGAAAAAGAATATTATACATATATAGAACGACATAAATATCAAGAATTTGCTATGAGAATGAAATCTACAAGAGAAATCTTTGAAAATTATGATAATGCTTATAGTCAATTATTTATATCGTGTCAATGTAGTGATTGTTTAAATCTTAAACCTTTTTGTCAAAGTGTAAACTTTGAAGATGAATTTTTATATAATAGAATAGAAGATTTAGAACGAAATTTATAATAGCCTAGTTTATAAATCTAGGCTATTTTTTTAATAGAAAGGAAATTATTAAATGACAGCATTTTATTTTGATTTAATTAGTATTCTTTGTTTATTAAGTGTGTTCTTAAATTTAAAGCATAAAGACAAAGAACAAATGAAAAAGGTATGGATAAAAGGATGTATTCCTATTTATATATCGCTTATATTAAGTTTTTTATATAATATAGTACCATTTCCTTTTATAACAGACATAAAATTAACTGTATTATATGGATTATTTATGTGGATAATTATTCACGGACTAATAATAATCTCGCCCTATTTAATTATAAGAGTGTATAAAAATACAAATAAGTTTAATCCATTTTCAAATAAAATAAATATTATATGTTTAAGTTTATTTGGAATTAGTATTGTTTGGAAATTTTTAACTTTAATTAGTTATGCAAGATATTTTGCAAAATGTATATATATGCTAGAAAACAATATACCTATTATAATGCAAAATATGATGAGTGATTTTGACCGTTTTATGATTAATTCTAGTGAGTTTATATCCTTATTACTATTAGTCATTTATTTTATATATAGACAACAAATGAAAAAGATATTAGAAAAAGGAGAATAGAATGAAATTTCAAGTATTTAGTAGAAATGAAGCAGAGAAATATTGTAAAGAAACACATAATGATAAATCAATTATGATTTCAATTAAAACTCCTTCGGATAAAACAAGACCAAATGTAGATATTACATTTAAAAATAATATAATGGCTATATTAAAATTAGCATTTGATGATGTAGAAGAACAATATGGGGATGAAATGCCTATATCAGAATTACAAGCAAAACAAATTGTTGAATTTGTAGATGATTATAAAAATTCTATTGATTTAATAATCGTACATTGTGACGCAGGTATTTCAAGAAGTGCTGGAATTTGTGCTGCATTGTCAAAATGGCTTACAAATGATGATAAAATATTTTTTAGTGGATATGTTCCAAATATGAAATGTTATCACACAGTATTAAATATAGCAATGTTAAAATAAAAGGAGGAATTATTTATGGTTGAGTACAGACAAGAATTAGGTTTAGGAAATAAACTTAAATCTTATTTAGGTGTGGATGAGTATAATGAACATCAAAAAAAATTGGTACGAAATGTTAAATATTGCTCGGAAAGTCAATGGCAATGGGTAAATTCTTATTATGACGGAGATGCAGAAGCTGCATATAGTTTCTTTGACAATCCACAAGATGTATTCGACATTATTTATGACGAATCTGGTAGTGATATATTTGGACCAGGTTATCAACATTGGGGTTCTGATGCAAAAGCATATTTAAAGAACACAAAATTTGCAGGTAAAGAATTTAAAGATAAAGTAGTATTTTATTATACAGCCAAATTATATGAAGAAGCAGTTGATGAGATTGAATATGATAAAGATAAACAAGTCAAAATCTTAAATATGTTGGCTAGTATTAAGAATGAATTAAATATTTAAAGATATATTTAATTATAAGAGAATTTGGAGGAAAATTATATGAATTATATGTCAATATACAAAACAAGTATTGCTGATGGAATAGGTTGGCGTACTGTATTATTTGTGAGTGGTTGTAGCCACCATTGTAAAGGATGTCACAATAAAGAGAGTTGGAATCCTAATAATGGAACACCTTTTACAGAAAAAACAAAAGAATATTTATTTAGTTGTATAACTGATAATATTGATGGATTAACTATTTCTGGAGGCGACCCATTATATAAAAAGAACATTAAAGAAGTAACAGCATTATGTAAAGAATTTAAAGAGAGATTTCCAAATAAGACAATTTGGTTATATACAGGAAATCTTTATAGAGATTCAAAGGATTTAGAAGTAATGAAATATGTAGATGTTGTAGTAGATGGAGAATTTAGAGAAGATTTAAAAGATACTACATTAGCATTTAAAGGCTCTCTTAATCAGCGTATCATTGACACAAAAACAGGAACTTTATTAGATTATTAAAGAGAAAGGAAATTATTATGGTACTTGGTAAATTCTTTTGTAATTGTGTCTTTGACGAATGGGATTTTAATGAGGCTCAATTAAAAGAAATTAAATTAGGTTTATTAGCAGGTATTGAGGTAAATTATGCTTTACCCACAATAGACGCTAATAAAATGAAAGAAATGCGTGAAAGTAAATTACATAAACACAAAATAAAACTATCGGTATAAAAAGGAGAGATGGAAGAAATGAGTATTTTAACAGATAAAGCATTATCAGATTCAATTTATACAAGTGACCAATTTTCTGCCGAACAGTCATTTGTAATTAATGATATGTATAATGCTAAAATTGACGAATCAACTATTGCACAAATTGCACATCCCTGGTTATCTCCACTTTCTATGGGTTTACTTATGGACTATGTTGTGGGTGGTAATAAACTTTCAGTTGGAGAAATTAGTAAATATCAATCTTATGGCGACCAAGCAGACGATGTAGTACAACAATTATATATTGGTAAATCTCGTCACTTATCTAAAGATAAATTAGATATTATTGCTAGACCTGATATTAAGAATAGAAAAATTATCCGTATCTTATTAGAAAAAGAAGCATCTATCACAGAAGATGATATTAACTTATTATCTAAATTATCAACAAACACAAAATCCACTTATGTTAAATTAGCAATTACTGATTTTATCAACGGAAAAATTGATATTGAGAGATTTAGATTATTCCTTAAAGTTCTTGATAGTTTTGGAAATATTGAAATTATTAAAGAGTTATATTATAATTTGGATAGTTTCAATACTACTACTATTAATAATTTCATTAAATTAAGTGAAATGTTAAGTCATATAACTATTAAAGAAACTTGGTTAAAGAATTTAAAATCTTTTTCAGAAAATGATTTGAATAAAATAATTAACTTTGCTGATAAATCAGTTATTTTTAGTAAGTCAGATATTATCAATTTATTTATTACAAAAGAATGTTATAAAGTATCAGATATAACTCTTTGTAATAAATATGGTGGTGCTGATTATACATTGTATTTTGCAAGTGGTAAGCCTACAACAGATGACCGAATTATTACATTACTTAAACGATTAAGAACTAATAAAATTTCACCAGATGTTTATAAAGCATATTTAGATAAATATGACGTATTTACTTTAATTTTCGATACAGCGTCATTATCTGATGAAGAATTAGTTATTTATATGAATAGTTTTGATAAGTTTGGTACAAGAGATGTAAAAGCAGTTGTAGATTTGTGTAAAGTTGAAGATACTAAAACTGTTGCTGAAATGATTAAAACTATTCCTACCGAAGATTTTAGTGATTTTATAACCCTTATTGAAAAGAGTGGTACAGATTCTTCAATTTTAGTTGGTTTCTTTAAGGATAAAGGACTTATTGATAGTGTTCCAACTCTTGTCGCAAAATATGAGGTTGTTGAAACAGAAGACTATGACGAAGAAGATTACTATGATGAAGAAGAATTTAAAGATTTATTTATATCTTCAAAGAGTTTTGTTCCTATGTCATTAGATATGGGTAAAATTGCTATTAGTTTAAAAGATACACCTGATGTTGAAATTATTACAATGGAAAAAATTGAAGATACTAAATCTAAAGAGGATGTACATAAATATTTATTCAAAATCGAAGAAGATAAACACGACCTTGAATATACTGTAAAAGTTAAAACAAAGGCAGACCTTAAAAAGGCAATTAAACGCTCAATTATATTGATTGAAGGTATTCCTGAATTTAAGGACTATTTAGTAGACTTAAATAATGCTTTAGATACATTAGAAACAATGTAACATATATAATAGGACTTATTCGTTATTTGGATAAGTCCTACTTTCTTTTAAGCCCTATTTAATAATAATAGAGTGTTAATATGCTTGAAAGGAGATGAATATGTTATGATTACGGAATTAGATAGGTTTTTCTTATTTTGTTTCTTTGATAAAAGTGATTTTAATAAAGAACAATTATCTGAAATTGTTTTAGGACTAAATGCAAAATTAAGTTATGAAAAAATATTTGCGTATGCTATTCCAATAAATCCTGCAAGTGAAATGGCTAAAATGCGTGAAAATATTGATTTACTTGAAATATAATGGAAATTAAACAATGACTTATCTTTATATTAAGATAGGTCATTTTTTATAAAATAAGGGGGTATATATAATGTATAAAGAATATGTAATTAAAGCAAATGAAGTAATTAAAAAAGTTCTTGATTATATTAATGAACATAAAGACGCTTTTAATTATATGGATTTAAAATTATATGACGCACATATGTATTATAGTACAGAGTTTGAAAAAGATTATCCATTATTAGCCGAGTATGAAAAAACAAATTTCCACAGTGGAACAGATTATTTTTCTATCTTTTGTGAGAATTATTATGAACGCTTTTTACTTGAATGTGACGAATATGATTGGGAATTTAAAAAATTACAACATTATATAGGAAGAACTAGCAGTTTTTATTTACACGATTTACAAATGGATAAACCTAATTATATTATTTATGATTTATATAATAATGCAGTTGGGGCTTATGATTTTGATTATATAAATTTAGACGCTAGTGGTATGATTGTCGAAGAAGAAGATGTAGAATACCAAGAAAGAGCAATAGAGGGATTAGAATATATTATAAATGAATTTTATTCAGACGCATTAAAATATTGTAAACCTATTATTGAATGTTATTCTATTATTGATAAGTATAAACAATACCAAGTACAATCATTTAAAGAAGATTTAGATTATTATTTAGAAGATTTAGATAATTAAAAGGAGAAATATTATGACAATACCAGAATTTTTATATGAATTAGATATTTCAAAACATTATATAGAAGAAACAGAAGATAAAATAATTATTAAAGATAACCATTGTAGAATTGAAATAATAAAAAAATTATTACATTTTGGTATCTGTGGTGGAATAGTATATTTAAATATTTTAGGTAAAGAATTACAAAATGAATTTAATAAATACATTCATCCAGGTTGTATTAACGGACTAACTATTCCAATAGAAGAAGATTTTTATATTATATTTAATTCAAAACAGCACACAAAAGAAGAATTTCCAGTTTGGGAAATAGGAACACTTTTAGGAATATACGCTTATTCTATAACATCATTGAATGATAAATCTTTAATAACTTATGTTATTACAAATAAAGTTAAAAACTTACCTGATTTTCCTTATGCACATAAGATTGAACAAACGAGTTTATATGAACTTATACAATAATAAATAAGGGGGAACAATTATGTTTAAAATGTATGTTGATTTAAATGAATTTTCAGATGGTAAATTACCAGATAGTATGTGTTATGATAGTAATACAAATATTTGTCATTATGAAGATGGAAATGACACAGTTGATATTGATGTTCGTGGATATGTTACTGTTGTTTTTAATGACGATGTATATAGTCATTTTTCTGATATGCCAGAAGAATTACAAAAGTTATTTATAAAGGGTACAGCTTATGATGACGACAGAGTTGTAATTAACGAAAATAATTGGTATGAAGTATTTTTTAATGACGACACAGATTATGATGTGGCAGAAATTGAGGGATATACAGAAAAAGAAATTAAGGAATATTGTAAAGAGTGTATGACTTTATTTAGAAAACATAATTAAAAGGAGATATTTATATGAACCCAATAACATTTTCACAATTTAAGAACCTACAATGGTTAAAAACTGATTCAAAAACAATGAGAATATTTATATTACCGTCAAGAACAGAATTACAAAGTTGTATAAGACCACATAATCCTAATGTAGACGATATGACAAAACTAGAATTATTTAATTTTATAAAAGATAATTTACAAGATTATTATATTACTTTAAGATATGACGGATTAGATGTAATTGATATGACATTAGAAACAAACACAGATTTATTAAATTTTTTTGTATATTTATATAATTCAACAGATAATACAATTATACTTACATCTTCATTATTACAATAGGATAATTATTAAATATACACACATATTATGTATCTAGTATATTTGATAATTTATACTATTGTAGATTCAGTTGAATCATTAGGCGATATTATACGCTATGGAGATGATTGTGATTTGTATACAATTTTAAGATAATAATATATGGAGGTAAATTATGTTTATATTTACATTTTTAGTAATGATTGCATTATGTCAATTTGCAACTAATAAAATATTAGGAATTAGTGATGATAATAGTGTTGGATATTCATATTCAAAAAGAGATTCACTTATTATATTAGGATTTTTCCTAATTGGACTATTATTACAGTCTTTACATTTAAGTAGAAAACTATTTTGGATTACTTGTGGAGTATATGCCACTTTAATAATTATGACTATGGTTATTCTAGCCACTATTAAAAAGGTAATTATTGAAAAACAAAGAGAAGAATTACAAAAAATATTTGATGTACTTTCTCCTGTATTACCTAAAAATGCAGAACTTGATATGAATAACCCACCATTTAAATTAGGTTATGACAAAAACCAAGTAAATAGAATTACTATTGAAATCAATCCTAATACATTTAAAGAAACAGTAGCAGTAAATTTATGTTTATCGTTAAATAAATTCTTACCTAATTATGAGTGGGTAAATGAATTTGATTTTGCTTCAAGAGAATGTGCATTTGTTGGCACACCATTACCACCTCAAATTGCTAAATATAAGGGTAGTTGGATGCGTCCAGCAGAATTTATACCTATTGGTCTTTCTGGTTTAGGAGAAGTATCTTGGAATATTAACTCTTTTAAGAATGAGGGTAGGTCAAATTATATTTATGAAGATGGTAAAATTGCAAAAACAGTTGATACTCCATCTGCCCCACAAGCATTGTGTGTTGGTTCTCCTTTAGGACTTGATACAATAATTCCTACAACTAAAGGTTATAAAACTATGGAAACCATTGAGGTTGGAGATTATGTATTTGGATATAATAATACGCCTGTAGAGGTAATTGAAGTTCATAATATTATAAGTAAACCAAAAAGTGTATATAAATTAGTTTTTGGTCACGGATTTGATTGTATTGAGGTTATTTCTGATGAAATTCATAGATTTCCTAAAATAAAATATACACCTACTAATTTGGAAGATGATAAATATTTTGAACCAATTCATTGTAAAGATTTACAAGAGGGAAATACTATAATTGGTTATAATAGAGATTATTCTCTTTTTGAAAAGAAAAAACTTTTATTTAAAAAACCTGTTAGATGTATTACAGTAAATTCTGATTATCATATTTTTATGATTACTGATAAGAAAAATCCTAATTGGATAGGTGGAAATAATTATTGTTATCCCGCAATATATACCTATAATACAGGTGGTGGTAAGGCTATTTATATAGAACAAGAAGTAGAGGTATTATAATGGAACATATACAACAATATAAGAATTATGAAACAATATTAAATTGTTTGGGTATAGTTTGTTTCTTTTCATCAATTCTTTTTATGGCTGTTTTAGGTAATTTCAATATTATACTTGGAATATCTTGTTTTATATTATTAGTTATATTAAGTATTATATTATTTATAAAAGCAAGTATATATAAAAATAAATATACATATTTATATAAAGAGAATTTAGTATATCCATTACTAAATGAAAATTTTGATAATGTTTTATTTAACGCTAATGGTGGCTTTAATGAAAGTTATATAAATAATATAGGTTTAATAAAGCGTGGAAATAGTTATCATTCAGAAGATTATTTAGAGGCAACATATAACGGTGTTAATTTCAAACACGCAGATGTAAAGGTTATAGAAGAATCTTATACAGAAGAATATAATTCTGATAATCAAGATTATGAAACTAGAATTAACCACAATACTTATTTTATGGGTAGAATTTTAGAAATAGATTGTCCATATAAAGATATAAAATCAGTACAAATATTTACAAATTCTTTTAAAAATAGGGGAAATTCAAAATATGATATGACCTACATTGAAGTTGAGAGTGTGGATTTTAATAATCAATTTGATGTTTTTACTGCAAATGATATGGAGGCTTTTTATATTTTAACACCACCACTTATGGAAAAACTTATTGAATTGAAAGAAAAATATAAGAATATAGGTTTATGTTATCAAGATAATAAATTATATATCGCTATTTGGACACCTACTAATACTTTTGACGGTATGGAAACTAAAATTAATAGTTATGATAGATATATTAACTATGACGAAGAACAAAATAAAATAATAGAGGAACTTAATGTAATTAAGGAATTTATTGACAAATTAAGCACTATTTAATTATATAAAACACCTAAATAGAAAGGAATTTTAATGATGAAAAAATATTTATTATGTATTGGTGTGTTAAGCACCATATTATGTTTAACTGCTTGTAATAGTGGTACAAGCGTGAGTGAAAAGCCTTCAGAAAGTAAGGTAACTGAATCTTCAGAAGAGGTTGTAGACGAAACTGTTTATTTTGACGATGCTAGACATTGGAAATTAAAAGAAGATGGTACAAAATATGAGGTATCAGTTCATAAATGGGATGACGGAACAACAGAAAAAGAGGCAACTGATGATGAAGATGGTTTAATTGTTTATGTATGTAGTGATTGTGATGCTGAAAAAGAAGAAGTAATTCCTAAATTAAAGCAAGAAGAAACTACTGAAACTACTACAACATCACCGACTGTAAATAACACTACAACAACCACTACTAATCATACACATAATATTACTGATGTGGCATTTGATTCTGATGATGTATTTCATTGGAAGACTTGTAGTTGTGGAGAAAAGATTGAGAAAACAAAACATACTTGGGTAAGTAAGGTTATTGAAGACGCAACTGAAACTAAAACAGGTGTAAAACGTCATACTTGTGCTGTATGTGGAAAAACACAAGATGAAACTATTCCTAAAAAGACACATACTTGTAGTGCAAACGGAACTGAATATGAACATAGTAATTCATATCATTGGCAAGTTTGTAAATGTGGAAATAAAATCAATCAAGAAAAGCATAAATGGAATAGTGGTGTTGTAAATATGACACCTACGGAAACAACAAAAACACTTACTTGTACTACTTGTGGATTTACAAAAACTGAAACAGTTGAAACTGTAGCACCTGAAACTCCTAGTGATGATACTGAAACCGAAACTCCCAGTGAGCCTGTAACACCTAATGAACCTGTAGTTCCTAATGTACCAAATGATGATGACGACAATACTACTAACGATGACGATAATAACGATGGTGGTAATAACAATAATGATACTGACGATGATGGTACTGACGATGATGATAATGACAATAGTGATGATAATGATACAACATCGGAAGAAACTACATAGTATGAATGTGATAAAATGACTTATCTTTTATAGATAGGTCATTTTTAACTTATAAATATAAGGAGATGAATTTATGAAATTAAATAAAACACTTAAAAATGATATTAAAAGATTAACAGAAGAATTATGTAAAAATCATAGTTTTGGTAAACATTCCTTAAATTTTAATATTGTTAATGAAAATACTATTGTAAGTTATATAAATAATTTAAATTTATATTATGTAGATTGTTATTTAACTATGGAAACAGAATTTGATTTTATAAATGATTATTACACCTTTTATATTGATATTACAAATAATAAAGATAATGATAAATTTACAACAAAACAACAATTTGATAATATTATAGACGCTTTAAAATTCTTATCTAGTATTGATAATTATGAATGGTCATTCTCTTGGAATTATTTTAAAGATTTACAATAAAAATAATAATATAAAGGAGAGATATGCTATGAGTAAAAAGAAAAAAGAAGAAGAAAAAGATTTTAATTTATTTTATTTACTACTTATGGGAATTGTAAATATATCAGCAGTTATCATAGCAATTCTCTATTTATAAAAAAGTTACCTTTATTTAGATATAAATATAATAAATAATTAAATATAACACTACAACATAAATAATATGTTTGGCAAATACTATTTAATTATAATAGAATGAATGTGAAAAATGCTTAATACAAATGTGTTAGGCATTTTATTTTTTAAGGGGGGTATTTATTATGACTATGGAATATTTAGAGGCTAGATATGACGCTAGAGCATCATTTTATAATAAAGCGTCAGTTGTAACAGAAGATAATGGGGATAAAACATTATTTAGTTATAATACAAAAGTTGCCACTATAAAAAATGGTAAACCTACTATATTAAATTATGGAGAGCCAACACAAACAACTACAAGACATATAAAAGAATTTTTACTTCAAAATGGTTTTGAGGCAGAGAGTAGAAACCAAATGGAATCTGATTATATGGAAGAGGCATTAGATGTTGGTTTACATAAGTTTTTAAAGAAAGTAGATAATTGTAATTTAGTCACAGTAGAAACTGACGGAAATATTAAAGAAGTTGGTTCTATTGATGCTGTAAAAATTAGAACTAGAGATATGGATATTTTTAATATTACAAGAGAAGATATGGAATTTTTCATATATTTTACAAATGGAGATGTTTCAAAATCTGATTATGTAAATACAAAACATCAATTAAATAAATTTTTATTTATGTGTATTTGTGAATTAGAAGAAAGTAATTATGAATTATATCAAGAATTATTAGAATGTTTATAAACATTTCAAAAAAAGTTTGATATAATAAGTTTAAAAAAGATATAAAAGAAGGGAAATTATGAGAGATGACGATATGGTATTCGTATGGATTCTAATAGGTATAATCGTTACTCTATTAGGTGCATTTGTATTACCAAACATATTTATATGGCGTAAAAGAATTAAAGATAAGAAGATAGATAAAAAGGTATTAAAATACTTTAAAACTACTGAATTTTCTAAAATCAAGAATGATATTTTAAATGATGTAATTGAGTTTAATGATTTAAATTTATATTTAGGGGAATTAAAACAACAAATACCAAGTATAGGTATCAATGAAATTATACCAAAAAAGAAAGTTTTATCTAAAGATGTAAGCAAGAAATTTGTATATGAGTGCAATTCAGATATTATTGATTATGCAAAATATTCAGCTTTTGCTTGTTTATGTGAGAAATTTGATATAAATGTTAGTTGTTTACCTAAATTTGAAGAAATGTATAATATATTTCTATCAATAGAAAATGGAACTAATTTATTGAAAGAGAAAAGAGCCTATATTTTCTCTAAAATAAGTTGTAAAATTCCTGACTATGCAAAGGTAGATTTAGATACATTATATGAAAAATTACACTTTGATAAGATTAATGAGGATATTTATTTTCCTAAATATACATTCAAGAGTAGAACTCAAAATATAGATATTATTTTAAATAAAGAAAATTTAGTTAAACTTATTAAATATCTATCAGACAAAAATAAAACAACTCCAACAATGTCAGAAGAGTTTAGAACTAATATCTTAAAAAGAGATTATTATACTTGTTGTAGTTGTGGTAAAAATAATTTGGTTGACATAACATTATTTTTAGGAATTTCTCCTATTAAATCAATGAAATATGGTGGTAAAATTGAAGAAGATAATTATGAAACACTATGTTGGTATTGTAATAGAGAGAAATTTAGAAAATCTAATATTGTTATTAAATTAAAACCTATAAAACAACCAAAAAAGCAAAGAATTAGATTGCGATTATAAAGGAGATTTATAATATGAAATGTATTATTTGTGGAAAAGAAATAAACAAATTTGGAAATAATCCGATTCCATTAGTTGCAAAAGGAAATGAAAAAGAAAGATGTTGTGATGAGTGTAATGGGTATGTAGTTCAGGCAAGAATTTTATCTATGAAATCCGAAACTGATATAAATAAAGCAAATATAGGCGATTTAGCAGTCATTTTTGCTGTGAAAAATGAATCATACCCTTATGAAATATTAAATAAAACAGGTAAGTTTTTAGCAGGAGAGATTACAAGTATTGAAGATAAATTAATTTTTGGTACTTGGGGATATTTTGCCCTTACTAAAGATGACTCGTTTATTATTGTAAAAAATTAAAGGATGTGGAAAATATGTTAGGAATTATTGGTAGTTGTACAACTTATAATGTAAATTTATCAAAATTATCAGATGAAATTAAGGAACTTATATATCTTGAATATGATAATAGAGATATAGAAATGGCAACATTAAGTGTAAATCAGATAAAAAAGTTTAATATTCCATCTAGTGCAATAGATTATAATTCAGAAGAAATTTTTGAAGATGATTTAGACGCTATGGTATTAAATTTAGTGGGTAATTATAATCATTATCTACTTATAAATGAACGATTAACACATAATGGTTTAAATGGTCATACTTTTATATCTAATAGAGTTGAATTATTAGATATGTTTAAAGAAATATATATACAAAGTGAAGTTGTTCCAAATAAAGCAATTATAGGTAAAGTTGATTTTTATGAAGATTATATAAATCAATCCATAATTATTATTGGACTATCAGATTTAGAATATGATAATATAAAGGAAATGGATTACTTTGCAATAAAGGAATTTTCTGATACTATTATAAAGAGAGGAATTTAATAAAATGTATTATAGTGATAGTATAAGTCCGAATGAAGTACATAATATCATAGAGTCTTTTAGAAAAATGTATTATATAACTCACGAGGGTTTAAAAGATAAAAAGGAAAATTTGGATTTATACTTTAAAAAAGCAAAAGAATTTGATACAGGACAATTTGCTTTTAGAATTGACGAAAAAGGTTTTCTTCAATTTGGTACTCCATATGAAGATTATGCAAAATTTTCTATGCACGGAAGATATAAACCAAGTGAATATGGAAAACGAAATGAGTCATTTTTATTTGCAATGAAAAATGAAACTGTACGATTATTATGCAGAACTAATATGTTTAATATATACATTGATTTTTCAATGTGATTTTTAAGGGAGGGTTTTATATGGCAGAAAAGGTTAAGTATAATTGTTCGTTTGCTATGAGTGGGGATTATTCTAAATTTAAGTTTAGAGTAATTGATTTTATACTCAATGGTAAATATTATAATTGTGCGTCACAAAACATTTATAATGATTGGATAGATATTCATTTTGATAGACCATTAGACATTGAAGAAATTAAATATTCCGAAGTTGAAATGGAATTTATAGATGATGTTCTAATTATAAATGGTACTAAATATTTAGTAAAATCAGATGAATTTTTATATTTTGTACAAGATATTGGTGCAAATTTTGAAGATTCTATTGAAGATGTTATGGTAAATTTCTGTAATTATTTAATTGAGAATATTAGCGATTTATAATACTTGCAGAAAGGATGGAATCTTGACTGAATATGGGTAAATTATTAACAGATAATGATGAAATATCATTAGAAGAGGTTTCAAAGGCATTAGTCATAATTCACGATTTTTGTAATCAAAGAAATCGTAAATGTGAAGATTGTCCTTTATCTAACTTTAATGATGAATGTTTAGTTTATGAATATCCTCATTTGTGGAAAGTTAAATCTAAAACTATTGTTAAAGTTATGCAAGATAAATAAAGTAGGAGAATAAAAATATGATTTATAGAACTTATTTTAAATTAGAATATCCTGTTTTGGATATAAATGATGCACAAGAATATTTATCAGAAGACGATATGACTAAATATTTAAAAGACGATAATCGTATTTCACAATCAACTAGAAATAGTGTAACTAATATTGCTTGGATATTACAAGATGAACAATCTGGTTATATTGAATTAGAAACTACTGTTGAATTATCTGATTTAGAATTAATGTCTATTAGTAATTGGGTTTCTGGTCAAAATTCAGATGGTCTTGGAGAGGGCTTTGAACAACAAGGTTTTGCTAATTATCAAATTGATGATGGTTGGGGAAATGGTGACGAATATGACGCAGATTCAGATATTTGGATAATGGCATCTTTTGATTGGAGAACTAATGATTATAAATTTGAATTAGTATCTAAATGAAAGGAATGACTTATTATGCAAAAATATGAATTTTTATATGTATTTCAAATATCAAGAAAAATTATCTTTGAAGTAAAATATTATACATTAGGTTCTAATCAGTCACCATATTTTTCTACAAGTGCTTGTGAATTTAATCAACCAAAAACTGATTATAATAGATGTGGTCAATGTCAAGCAGATTTATTAAATGGACTAGCATTAGATTTTTATGAAAAATATGATTGTTTTCATTTAAAAGATTTAGATGATAGTCAATGGATTTCTATTACTGACGATATTGAAGAATTAAAGGCTAAATATAATTATATTGAAGAAATCCGTGATACTTTTAGGGGAGAAAATTCAAATATTGGTTTTAGTAGATGTAAAGAATTATCTATGAGAAAATTACAATAAATTATTAAGAAAGGAATTTATAAAAATGAATTACAAAGTAAGATACGCAAATGAAGAAATGACTATTGATAAGAGAACTCCTAGAATGGCAGCACAGGAATTTAAGGACTTATTAAATGGTAAGGTCACTTTTAATAATGCTGATGAAATTACTGTTTCTAATACTATGGGAGATACTTTTAAAGTAGCCATTAGTAAGTTAAATTAAATACTATTTAATTATAAGGGTGGATGTTATAAAATAATTTAACAAACACCCATATTTCTTTTATGGAAAGGAGTAAAATAATTATGTTAAGTAATGTTTATATTGATAAAATTATGGCATTATTAGATAATCAAAAAATAAGAGTTTGGGTAGATGCTTGGGATGATGATTGTGATGATTGGGCTAAATGTGAAATTGGTGAGTATTGGTTTTATTTTTTATATATGAAAGATGACAAATGTTTAGAAGATTATTCAACAGATGAATTAGCAGAATATATCTATAATAATATCAGTGACGCAGACGCTTATTGTTTAGGAGATGCCGAGGCAGATTATTATGTTTGTGTAATTGACGAATTATTTGAAGAATTACCATTAGAAACACAAAAAGAATATGTGAAATAGGGGGGATATTATGTCAGCAGTTCTTATTTTACCTGATGGATTAGAAACAAGTGATTGTGTTGTATTAAATAATATTTATAGAGTTCCAAAAGATGTTGGAGAATATAAATATATATCATATCACACAAATGATAGTAATGGTCTTAATTTTTATGAAGACGGAGATAATTGTGAGGCTAGATTAAATAAAAATAGTATCATAATTGAAAATCCTATTGCAGGATGGTCAGAAGAAGAGATTGTTGCTAAAATGTTTGAATGTATGTTTGAACAACCTGATGAATGGATGCAAGAATATTATCAAACAATTTTAAAATGTTATAAAACTGCATCTGAAAATTCTGAATTTTTAGGTTATGAACATTTCTTAAAGATGACGGAACTTAAAGAAAAATATAGATTAAATTAAGGGGGGATATTATATGTATATTGATGATGTAATTAACTTCTTTTCTAGTGAATTATATTTAGTTTATTATAATGATAATGTTTATTTATTTTCTGAATATCGTTTTGGAGATAAATCTTGGGATTATGGAATATATGACCACGCTAAAGTTGGAGATACAAAATCTTTAGTTGTTCCTGATGTATGTGTTGATTATTTTATGGACTATATGATAGATTTTTCATTAGAGGACGATTACGATGTTTCAACAGAAGATTTAAACAATTTTATTGAGGCTTATTTGTGCGATTGGGCAGATTTAGCACTTAAATTAAATTATACAAAATTATATAATAGTATTAAAGATATTTGTAATTATTTTAAAGACACTAATAGTCTTGAAGAATATACAAAGGCAGAATTACAGTCAAAATTTTCTGCTAACGAAGAAGAAATTAACTATATTAACTTATTTAATGCAGAAATGGAGTAATTTATTATGGAGCATTTAGAAGAATTGTTAGAAAAAGTACAACCATTAAGAAAAGAAAAAGATTTAAAAGACGCAGTATATTATATTCAAGAAAGGGGATTTTTTGAATTATTAGATTTTTGTATTGACCTTAAATGCTTTGACCAGAATTTAGCAGATGATTTATTTGATGAAATAGCAGAATTTGATGATGACGACCCTAAATATTGGGAAGAAGATGTTTATAAATTATATAAATTCTATGACGCTATTGGTGTAACCGAAGAAATTTTTGATAAATATTGTGAGTAAAATAAGAAAGGAGATAAATTATGCAACCGAAAGTATTAGAAATGGATTCAAATGAATATTTTAGATTGGAAATGCTTTGTAAAATGTTAAATAGAGATAGTCCTAATAGATGTTATTATAAAATTGATAATATTTATTTTGATATAGGACAAGATTGGATGTGGACTACTATTGTAAATAAAACTATTGGTTGTCAAATTTTATCTCCTAGACAATGGGAAGATGTTATATTAGATAAAGTTGACATCGAACTTATAGAAGACGAAATATTTACAGATAAATATAGTCAAGATTCTTATTGGTGTATATATACAGTTGATTCTGATGGTAATAAAAACATTGTAAAAGACAAAACCACAGAAAGAGATTGTATAGAAACAGTTACTTGTTTTGGAACAAATGCTAGATATGGTAAAGTTAAGGAGATATTTAAATAATGACAGAAAAAGACATAATCATTAAAATTTGTGACCGATTTAAAATTACTTATGAAGTAGAGAATTGGGAAAATGGGAATGGTGTAATTAAAACCAAAAGTCACGAATTAGGTCACTCTGATTTTGAATTTGATGAAAATGGAAAAATTGTAGATTTATATTAGTTATCGAAACTGATAATATTTTATATGTAAAACTAGAATAGGTGGGATAAAATTATGTTATATTTTCCTAAAAGTGACGACACAATAGATTTAAAAGTGTTAATTAAAAAAGAAATCTTTGAGTACACTAAAAAAGAGGGTAATTTAAGAACTGCTTTAATAAGAAAAAAAGGTGGTAAAGCAGGGAATGGTTATATATATGAGTGGAATTATAATTATGATAGGGTAAATTTTGATAATGATTATATTTATATCAATAATGAGCAAGTATCATTAGCAGATTTATTAGTAAATAAAATAATTCCAAATGATTTGTTAGATGATGATGTTACTTATATATTAGAAAAACGAAATCTAACTACTGAACCTATAAATTATGGTACTACAGAAGCCGATTTTTATGAGGGAGAATCATTTGGTAGTACAGATTATTCTTATTATGGATATGTAATTGTAGAAAAGGAATAGAGTTAATTGGAGGTAATTTAATAAAATGAAATGGAAAGATATTAAAGTTGGCGATATAATGCGAGATGGTAGTATTGTAACGCAAGTACATAGAACTCACGAAGAAAATTCTTGTAAAATTATATATGATACAGATAAAGAATTTATATGTTCTTATAAACATATTTTACTTATAGATGTTCAAAATTTGTGTGAAAAGGGTAAAGAAGAATTAGAGAAATTCTGTACTTTTGTACCTTTAGAAGAGAATTATGAAATTGAAAATGCTGATGATTTATCTGCAAAAGAGAAATACATTGTTGAAAGATTTTGTTATAATGAACCTGTAGAGATACAAGTTGATATTATTAGTGAGGGAGAAATTGACGTATTTGATTTTCATTTTGAAGATAGAGTGAAAAGAATTTATGTCAAGAATGTAATCACTAAAAGTGAGCCACAAAAAGTTGATGATAATACATATTGGTTAAATATTTATGGAATTGAATATTTAATGAAAATGTATGATGTAGAACTTTATTGTAATGGTATGATTATAAATGAAATTATCCCTATGGGAGATTTACCTTGTTTCTGTATATCAACTAATACAGGCAAATATGAAACTTAAAATGTTAATAAACTAATTTGGAGGAAACTTATGGAAATGAAAGATTTACAAAAATGGTACTTTCAATTAGATGAAAGAGCCGAACAAGTCAAGCAATATGAACAAGCAATGTTTAAATTTCACAAGAAATATAATATTTCAGCAGATTATACAAAGCCTTATAAAACAGGTTTTTATAATAAAGAGAGATTTGGTAAGTATTTACCAAAATTACTTTTAGGAAATCTTGGTGGAATTTTTATTGCAACGGGTATTGCAATGCTTGCTGCTTGGATATGTTTTACATTTAGTAAACACGCAAATAAATGGACTGCAATGACAAAACACGGTGTAGATAGTATTAAACCTGCTATTATTATAGGTGTTATTGCACTTGTTGTGTCTATTTTATTTGTAATCTTTAGTAATATGGCTACTTTTTCTTCTATGAAAAAGAAAATTGCTAAATATGAAAAACTTATTTTAGATATGATTAAAACAGTACCACCTAATTTTAGGAGTTATGATAGAATTAGTACATTAGCAAGAGTATATTTCACTAGACAAAATTTAGAACCAGAACTTGCATTTAATGTATGTGAAGAAGTTGTAGTTAAAAATAGTGAAACACCATATCTTAAAATTATGTTTGATACACCATATTCAAATCATTTATTAGAGGGAACAGTACAAGTTGAAGATAATACAGAAGAAAGTGATATACCACAAGATGTATTAAATAATCCAGATTTACCACAAGATATAAAGTCTAAAACTATAGAGGGTTCAAAAGACTCTGCAAAAGATTTAAACGCTATGATAGGTCTTGATACTGTAAAAGACCAAATTAAAAAATTAGAAAATAGAATGAAATTCTATGGAAATTCTAATAATAATGGAAATCATATGGCTTTTATGGGTTCTGCTGGTGTAGGTAAAACTTGTATTGCTAGAATTATAACAGGTATTTTATATGATATTGGTTATATTAAGAAAAATCAATATGTTGAAATTAGTGGAGATTATCTTCGTTCAGGAAATACTGCTAGAGCATCTGCAATATTAGATTATGCTATGGGTGGAGTATTATTTATTGATGAGGCATACTTATTATATGATAAAAACGGTATGGGTGCTGATGCTACAGGTGTTTTATTAAAAGCAATGGAAGACCATAGAAGTGATTTTGTTTGTATTTTAGCAGGATATGAAGAACAAATGACTAAACTTATTGCGTCTAATGAGGGATTTAGTTCTCGTATTAAACATACTTTATATTTCCCAGATTATACTGAAACTGAAATGTTGAATATTTTCAATTCATTTATTGGTAATTATAATGGTAAGTCTTATATAGTAGATGACGATGCAAAGGAAGAATTATTAAACTTATTTACATTAGAAAAGAAGTCTAAATCATTTGGTAATGCTAGAACAGTTAGAAATGCTGTTGATGGTATTATGGACTATTTTGCGGATAGAAATATGAATAATAAAAATAAAGTTAGTAATATTATTACATTAGATGATGTAATTCCTTATGTAAATGATAGAAAGAATATTTTACAACACGAATTAAGAAATTCTTCTGCTGGAAATCAATTAGATGAATCTATTATTAGACTTGCTGAATTAAAATCTAAATTAAAGAATGGTTCAGAAAATCCTAGTGAAGATTTAGAACAATTTGTTGGATTAGAAACTTTCAAAGACGAAATGAATTTATTAAAAGGTCAAAAGGATTTTTATGATACTGTAAATCAACAGAAGATTTTATTTATTGGACAAGATGGTTGTGGAAAGAAATCATTAGTTAAAGTTTTAACAGGATATTTATATCAATTTGGATATATTCAAGAGAATAAATATCTTGAAATATCTGCTGAATTTTTAAAAGGTTCTTATGTAGGACATACAAGTAGAAGAGCCGAGTCAATTATTTCATATGCTAGTGGTGGGGTTTTATTTATTAAGAATATTAACATTCTTACAGAAAATAAAGATTCTTATTCACAAGAGGCATTATCTGCTATTATAACAGCCTTAAATGAAAATAATGATGTTACTATTGTTATTGCAGATACACCATCTAATTATATTGATAGTATTAAATCATTATTTACTATGATTTATGAATTTCCTAAATATGACGCTATGCAATTATATCAAATTTTTGCAAATTTGGCTATTAAAGACGGTTTTAATTTAGAACAGTCGGCAGCAGATACAATATATACACATATTGTAAATAATTCCGATATAGATATTAGAGAAATTATTAGTATTTATAATAATACTAAAAAGAAACATATTAGTAATTTCAATGAAGAAACTAAATATTTAATCACAGCACAAGATATTACTATTGTGGATAATATTCCTTTAATTGATTTAAAACCAAATAAGTTAAAATTAAATTTAAAAATATAATAAGAAATTTATAAAGGGAGGGTTTTTAAATGGCAAAATTTAAACAATTAAAATTAGATAATGAAACTTTTGAAAAATGTCTTACTGCAATTAGAAAAATCGCAAGTTCTGAATTGTGGCTAGACTCATTTGTTCAACAATCACAAAAAGAAAATAGAATTACAAGTTCTATGAATGTTCTTTTACATTGGTGGCAATCTATTAAAGATACTAATGTAGATTGGGAATATGAGGCAACTTATCAAGAAAGACCTGAATATTACTATGAAAATTATAGGGGATTATTACTACATATTGCAGAAGACCCTTATACAAGAAAATCAAAAGTATATCATTCATATGGAGTTCCTGATTCAATCGTAGAAAAATTAAATGATTGTAATAGAGATGAACTATATGATAAGTTAGAAACTTATGTTTTTGATAAAGTTATCGGTTTTGATGATTGTGAACTTAAAATTTCAGAAAATCTTAAATAATTAAAGTAAGAGTGTCTTAATAGGCACTCTTATTTTTTTAAAGGTATATTTAATTATATAAGAATATTATAATTAAATTTGGAGGTAATTTAATGAATTGTAAAATCTGTAATATAGATTGTAAATCAACAAAATCTTTATTATTTCATATTAAATATTCTCATAAATTAACAACTAAAGAATATTATGATTTATTTAATGAAAAGGGTTATTGTAAAATATGTGGAAAACCTACAAATTTTATTAATTTTAATGACGGTTATAGAGAATATTGTTCTGCTAAATGTTCAGCAAATTCAATAAAGACTAAACAAAAAAGAGAAAATACTACTTTAGAAAAATATGGATGTAAAAACATTAGTCAACAAGAAGATATTAAAAAGAAAAAAGTAGAAAAATATAAAGAACAAGTTGATAAAATAAAAGAAAAAGTAAAAGAAACTAATAGAAAACGATATGGTTGTGATTGGATAACTCAAAGTGATGAGTTTAAAGAACAATATAAAAAATCTTGTTTGGATAAATATGGTGTAGATAATTATACAAAATCTCCTGAATATAAAGATAAAACAAAACAAACCCATAATCAATATATTCAATTTATGTTAGATAATGAGTATATTCCATTAGTTGACATAAATATGAAATTTGGAACTGGTTGGCATCAACAAAATCGAGATAAAATAGTTACATATAAAAATAAAGGATATATTCATTCATCTTTATTAAAAGAAATAGAAGAATATTCTAAACGAGTAAATTCTAAATTTCAACAAGAGGTTTTTGACTATATAAATGATACAAATGCTATTCAAAATACTAGAAAAATTATATCCCCATACGAATTAGATATTTATATTCCAAATAAAAATTTAGCAATAGAGTGTGATGGTGTTTATTGGCACTCTCAATATGATAAAAATTATCATTTATTAAAAACTGAATTATGTGAAGATAAAAATATAAGATTAATTCATATAACAGATTGGTTATGGAATAATAAACAGAATATTTGTAAATCTATTATAGATAATGCCTTAAATAGAAATCAAACTATTATTTATGCTAGAAAATGTATAATAAAAAATGTATCTAATAAAGACGCAAAACAATTCTTAAATGATAATCATATTCAAGGAGAAATTAATGCTTCTTTACATATTGGTTTATATTATAACAACGAATTAGTTCAAATTATTTCTTTGGGTAAATCTCGTTATAAAAAGAATGAATATGAGTTGTATAGAATGTGTTCTAAATTAAATACTAATGTTATTGGTGGTTTTTCTAAATTATTAAATCAAATTAAAGAACCACTTGTTTCTTATGTAGATAGAGCATTATTTACTGGTATTGGATATGAAAAATCAGGTTGGATTAAACAATCAATCACACCACCATCATATTCATATTATAAACAAAATATAAAATTATCTCGTAATCAAACACAAAAACATAAGTTATCTAAATTATTACAAAATTTTGACCCTAATAAATCAGAAAAACAAAATATGTTAGATAATGAATGGTTAATTTTGTTTGATTGTGGAACTTTTAAATATATTAGGAGGTAAATTATAATGGCAACAAATGAAAAAAAGTCTGAATCTAATAGCATTGCCGATACTAAAGACCAAGAACAGGTCTTACGAGGTATACAACCGAAACATCAATTTTGCTATAAAGTGTTTAAAAGTTGTAGAACACTATCTATTCTATTATTAGTAGGGGCAGTTTTATTGTTTGGTTTAACTTTTGTACCAACATTCTTTATGATTACTAAATTAAAAATATATAGAATGTTTATTCTTATTGTTATTTTAGCAGCAGTTGCTTGTGTGATTATAGCAGTAATTGATAGACTTTTATTCCTAAGAAAAGCACCCTTTGATGACTGGGTATTTGAAATTGCAGAAAAACGATTAGGAACTTCAATCATTTTCTATGATTCTAAATATATCTATATAGATTATGATAGGGGTGGAAAAGAAGTAGATAAAAAAGAATTTGTTACTGAAATGTCAGATAAATCAATTCATTATTCCTATTTCTATGTAAAAACTTTTATTGACCAGGGTGTTATTATGGTTCAATGTAAAAAAAGACAACCTATTCCAGAAAGAGCAAGTTTTTCTCCAAAAGATGACCCTTATTGGAATATTGTACCTATGGGATTAACGATAAATCCTACAACTCAAAAAATCAGTCCTATCGGTTGGTATTTGAATGACCAAAATAAATCAGACGAACTTTACGAAACTGTGCCCTCTACGAGCATTTTAATATGTGGTGGAACGGGATGTTTTGACGGAGAAACTCCTGTGTTAATGTATAATACATTAGTTTAATATTAAACAGATATTAGATTAAATTCTAATATCTGTTTTTATTTTTATAAGGTAATTGCTATTGGTAGATTATATAATGAAGAACTATTTAATTATAATAAAAAGAAAGGAGAATTTTTTATGAAATGTTTAATATGTGACCAAGAATTTAAAAATAGAGTAGCACTTTGTAATCATTTAAGTAGAAAACATAATTTAATTGGGCAACAATATTATGATGAATATATTAAAGGTAACAAAATTTGTAAAATTTGTGGAAAAGAAACTAAATTTATAAATATAGAAGATGGATATAGAATAGGTTGTTGTTTAGAACATACAAATTTAGCAAAATTTGGTGTTAAAAGTAATTTAAATTTAGAAGAAACAAAGAAAAAAGCACAAATAAATAGTCATACACAAGAGGCTATTCAAAAGGGATTACAAAAAAGAATTGATTTATATGGTGGTTCAGGATTTAGTAGTGAACAAATTAAAGAAAAGATTATAAATACAAATCAAGAAAGATATGGTGTTGATAATCCCTGGAAGAATGAAAATGTACAAAATAAATGTAAAAAAACTAAATTAGATAAATATGGTGATGAAAATTATAATAATAGAGAAAAAGCAAAAGAAACAAATATAGAAAAATATGGTATTTCTAATCCACAAGCATTAGATAGTATTAAAGAAAAGACCAAAAATACTTGTAGAGAAAAATATGGAACAGATTATTATTTACAAACAAAAGAGTTTAGAGAAAAGAGTAAAAATTCTTGTAAATCTAAATATGGAACTGAAATAATAACACAATCTGAACACTTTAAGAAAAAATCTAAAGAAACCATTATTAAAAAGTATAATGTTGAAAATGTTTGTAAATTAGATGATATTATAAAAAAACGCATTTTAACTAAAAAATTAGAAATTGAAAAATTTGAAAAAGATAAAGATTGTACGCAATTATGTAAACTTATTGACTTATATGGTCAAGGATTTTTAACTATAAAAGATACTTTAACTCAATTTACTTATAAATCAAATAAATTCATAGCAAATTCTGATATTCAAAAAATTATTAACTATAATAACACTCATACTAGAAGTAGAATTGAAGATGAAATTTATGAATTTGTTAAATCTATATATGATGGAGATGTAATTAAAAATACAAGAAGTATTATTAAACCATATGAATTAGACATATATATTCCAAATAAACAAATTGCTATTGAGTATAATAGTAATTATTATCATAGAAATGTTGGTAAAAATTATCATCTTAATAAAACAGAATTATGTTTATTACAAGATATTAGACTCATTCATATTTTTGAATGGGAATGGTGTAATAATAGAGAGATTTGTGAATCTTTAATAAAATCGGCTTTAGGTATATATGAAAATAAAATATATGCAAGAAATTGTATAATCAAAGAGGTTTCATATAAGGAATCAAAACAATTTTTATTAGAAAATCATTTACAAGGAAATGTTCCGTCAAGTTATAGATTAGGTTTATATTATAATAATGAATTAGTTCAACTTATTACTATGGGTAAATCCAGATATAATAAAGATGAATTTGAATTATTAAGAATGTGTACTAAACTAAACACACAAGTTATTGGTGGTTTTTCTAAATTGATTAAACACCAACCTTATAATAATTTTATATCCTTTATAGATTTAAGTAAATTTAATGGTAATAGTTATTATAATATAGGATTTGATTATATTAATGTTACAAACCCATCATATACATATTATAAACAAAATAAAAAATTAAACCGTGTGTCAGCACAAAAACATAAATTATCTAAATTATTAGGAGATAAATTTGATTCTAATAAAACTGAAATTCAAAATATGTTAGACGCTGGTTATTATCAGATTTACGATTGTGGTAATATTAAAGTGGGTTATTATTGTAAATAAGAACTATTTAATTATGTTAGGAGATAAAAATGAAATGGAAAGAATTATCTAGCAAGGCTAGAAGTATAATTAAATTAAGTAATAAAGAAGATATAACACTTGAATTAAATAAAAAAATTTCAATATCTAATAAGGTAAAAATTAAAATTACACAAGAATTATTTGATGAGATATTAGAGTTTTTAAACAGTTCAAGTGAAAATATGTATATACTTAATGAAAAAATGGGTTATTTAAAAATAATATCTGAAAGGAAGTAAATTATATGAAAAAATCTATTAAAGTGATACGAATTATTATATTACTTATATGTATTTGTATGATTGGTATTTCTGGATGGTATTTATATGATTATTTTAGTGAAACCAAACAAAATGAAGAAACAGTTGATGATTTAAAAGAACTTATTATTGAGCCAGAAGAATTTGAAAAGAAAGAAGAATGGAATGAATTAGAAAGAAATAAGTATGAACAAATTTATCATTTGAATAATGATTTTGTTGGTTGGATTAAAATTGACGGTACACCTATTGATTATCCTGTTATGCAGACACCTAATGATGAACAATATTATTTACATAGGGATTTTTATAAAAATTACAATGCAAATGGTACAATTTTCTGTGGTGCTGACGCAGATATAGAAAAACCGTCTGATAATATAATAATGCACGGTCATCATATGCAATCTGGAAAAATGTTTAATCAAATAGACGAATATGAGAAACAAGATTTTTATGAAGAACATAAATATATACATTTCGGAACAATTTATGATGACGATGCTATGTATGAGGTAATTGCTGCATTTAGAACTGACGTAAACCCAGGTACTTATGAATACTACAATTTTGTAGACGGTACAGAAGAAGAATTTAATGAATTTATCAGTTATGCAAAAAATCATACACCATATACAATAGAAACAACTGCCGAATATGGCGATAAACTAATTACATTATCTACTTGTGCTTATCATACAGAGAATGGAAGATTTGTTGTAGTTGCCAAAAAAATACAGTAGAGTTATGTAAACAAATAAAAAACTTTTTGATATAATAATATAAATAATACTTTGGAGGAAACTTATATGACTAATAAATATGGTAAGCGTTTTACAGAAAAGAAATTAAATCTTATAGAGTCATTAGCAAAACAGAATAATAAAACTATACGAAAAAGTGTTATTGTAAATGAATTGTGGAATAATAAAGATTTTCAAAAGCAATATTATATAGATATAGCTTTAGAATTTTGTAAAGATAAGAGAATTAAGGTTATTGACGATTATAATAAGACATTAACTGAAATGTTAGAGGGAGTTGCAACTTTAACAAGAAGGGCTAAAGAAAACAACAATAAACTCACAGACCAAGAAATTGTTGACGTATTATCAGAAAAATATACCTTAAATAAAAATAAGTTAAAATCTGTATTTGCATATTTCAATAAATTAAATGTTGAAATTATTTCTATTGAAGAAGAAACAATTTCTGAAAATAATGATGTAGAAATCAATATAAATGAAGAAATTGATAAGATTTTAAATTATGTGGAAACATCAGATATAGAATTAGATGGAGAGTTAGACGAAGAATTAGATAGTATTGATATAGAAGAAACTGAAACCGAAGAAGATACTAATTCTTATGACTTATATTCAGACGACTCTTTTAAATCATACTTAAATGCCATTGTTGCTCAAAATCTACCTTTATTAACTTTAGAAGAAGAGATTGAATTAGCTAGGAGAGCACAAAAGGGGGATAAAGAAGCATCCGATAAAATGGCAAAATCTAATTTAAAATTAGTTGTTAGTATTGCTAAACATTATATAGGTTTAGGAGTAGATTTATTGGATTTAGTTCAAGAGGGTAATATTGGACTTATGACAGCAGTACAAAAATATAATCCTGATTTAGGATTTAGATTTTCTACATATGCAACTCATTGGATTAGACAAGCAATTACAAGAGCAGTTGCAAATTCTTCAAGAACTATTCGTATGCCTGTTCACGCAGTTGAACAAGCAAGAATAAATAATAAGGCTATTGCAATATTAAGCGAAGAATTAGGTAGAACACCAACATTTCAAGAGGTTGCTGATTACATAAATGAAAATAAACTCTTTAATTCATCAACAAAGCATATTACTCCTGAACAAGTTCAATTATATTGGACTTATTATGACGCAAATTCAGTAGTATCATTTAATATTCCTGTGGGAGAAGAAGAAGACTCAACTTTAATTGATTTTATTGAAGACGAATCAATGAGTGTCGAAGACCAAGCCATTCAAACAGAATTAAGAAATATAATCAATATCATTTTGAATGAAGTTTTATCTGAAAAAGAAGCAGATATTATTCGTAAGAGAATGGGAATTGGTTATACTGATTATATGACATTGGAACAAATTGCTATATTATATGGTGTTACTCGTGAGAGAATTAGACAAATTGAAGAGAAAGCAATTAGAAAATTAAGACGGTCAGGAAAGGTTAAACGATTATTACAAGATTTTGGAGGGTTTCGTAATATGTATAGTTGGTATTAAGGAGAATGTTTATGTATAAAATTTTATTATCTGACAATAGTTTTATAGTGGCTGACGAAGAATATCAATTAAAATTACATAAAGGTATCTTTAAAAAGAATATTTCTATTAAGGAATATTTGGCAAAAGATAAATACCATAAATATTATTTATTAGATTTAATTGATGGTAAAAAGGAAAATCGTACATTCACTATTGAAAAAACCGATGATTTAGATATGCCTATTGGTTCTCGAATTAAATTAGCCAAAGATATTCAAATTGGCGATTTAGTTATGGGAAAAGATGGGGCATCTCGTAAAGTAAAAGAATTACATACAGGGGAAGATGAAATGTTTGAAATTACTGTAAATGGTAAATCTTATACAGTAAATGGTGGGCATATTTTAGCATTAGTTGACCGAGAAACAGGAGAACATTTAGAAATGCCTGTTAATGTTTATATGCACTTAAATGAAGAATTTCATTCCAAGTATGTAATGGAAGTAGAAACAACTGAATAATAAATAATGGCTACTATTTTATATAGTAGTCATTGTTAATAATATTTTAAAAAGGAGATTTTATGATAGTATCAGAAAAAATTAAAGAATTTAATAGCAAGGCAGAGAAACTTCGTATAAAAGAAGAAACAGATTTAATTATTTATAGTTTAACAGATTTAACTTCAAATGAAGAAAAAGAAACGGAAATCATAAGAATTAGAAAATTTGATGATTGTTGGGGATATAAAATCACAGCAATTATTGAAAATGAAGATTTAATGTATAAAGCAAAAGTACATAATATTGATGAATTAAAGAAATCAATTAAAAAGACAATTATTATAATAGACGGTACTGATTTTAATATTATATCAAAGGACTTAAATTTATTAGTATCAATTCTATAAAGCACTATTTAATTATATAACTTGACTCAAATTTGAGTTAAAATAATAAACCAAATAATGAAAGGAAACTAAAAATGAAAAAGAAATTGTTAGCAATTATTACAATGACAACTATTCTTTCTTTAACTTTGGTTGGTTGTAGTTTTGGAAAAGACGATAATCAGTCAGGTCAAGGAAAGAATGACAAAGACCCTTTTGAACACGAAGTAACTGTGAGTGATGAAGGAGTAGAAGAAGATGTTGAAAAGATTACATATTCAAGTCCAGAAGATGTAATTGACGCATTTTGGCAGGCTTATGCTGATGTAGATAGAGATTTATTTGAATCTTGTTTTGCTGATATTACTAATTCAGACGAAGCAGTTACAACAAATTATGAAAATGCAAAGGCATTAAAGGATTCAACAGTATATCATTTAGATAAAACTGAAATGAATTTTGAATCTGACGCATCTGAAAAAGCAGCAGAATACAATTATAGTGAAGATTTCAATACTGCTACATATAGTGTAAATATCTACATTACACAGAATATTGATGGTGTAGATTATGACGCTGTTGATAGATATAATATGTATACTGTATATTATGAAGATTCTTGGTATTTATTCTGTGTTGAAAATTTAGGTGCTGAATTAATTGATACAACAGAAGAAATAACAGAAGAAACAACTACAGAAGATATGTCAAAAGAAGATACTGAAACTACTACTAATACAGACGCAGTAGATGGTTTAAGTGATATTTATGCTGATTTAGATAATAGAAGTTTTATTCTTGACGGACATATTTATACTTTAGGTGTATCTACTATTCAAGATATGATTGATAATGGTGTTGTATTTTCAAATGAGGCAGACGCAGGAAATAATGTACAACCTAATTATGAATCATCTGCTATGAAAGTTGAATTAGGAAAGTATAATACATTACAGATTTCAGTAGGAAATTTCACAGACGAAAATCATAAACTTTCTGAACTTCCTATTTGTCAAGTATATCTTCCTGTTGATACTGAAAAAGAGGGTACAGATAGAGTACAGTTTGCTTTTCCTCTTGATGTAACAGAAGAAGATTTAGTAGCAAATTCAGGTGAACCTACTGAATTTAGAGAATTTGTACCAGAGGGAGCAGATTATTCAAATAATACTTATGAATATAAGGTAGATTCAGAACAGTATATTGGCGATTCTGGTTACGAATTTCAGTTTATGAAGGGAAAACTTAAATACTTATATATTACCTATAAATAAGTTATAAAAAAGACGAATTGCTTGAAATATAGTAATTCGTCTTTTATTATGTATAAAGGAGAGAAGAAAGAAATATGTTAGACCTAAATTTATTTACTGCATCTTCTATTCCAACTGCAAAAGGTTTTGCAAAAGGATATAAAAAAGACGCAGTAGAACAAAAATTAAACCTTATTCAACAAGAATACAATAGATTAGATAATGTACTTGCTGAATTATCTGAAAAATATTCAGGTGTATGTCAAGAAATTGGCGACAAAACAAAGGAATGTTTAGAACTAGAGAAAGAAAACGATGCTCTTACAGATGAAATTAAATCATTAAAAAGAGAATTAGAAGAATTAAAAGAAAGTATGAGTGTTTCAGTAACTACTGAACCTATTTCAAATGAGCCTAGTTACAATGAACCTAGTTATACTTTTACCGAACCAGAACCAACTAAATCAAAATTATCTTTAGCAAATGAGCCTAAATCTTCTTATGAAGATGAAGACTATGATGAAGATGTTTTTGTAGGGGAAATAGAAGATAAAACTGTTAATGAGCCTTTTAGAATAAGTAATGAAGATATTGATAATGAAAATGATGGATTTAATTTTCTTTAAAAGGAGGGGTTTATTATGATAATTTTAAAATTTAATAACAAAATAATAAAAGAAAAAGTTATTGAAGTGCTAAAATCTAATAAATTTGATATGGATGTAACTGATATACTAACAAATTTAGAAGAAAATTTATCAAAGACAGAATATAAACTTAATGATGAAGAATTATATCTATATAAACAATTATTAACAGAAATTAGTAGAGTATTACCTAAAAATTATTATTATATTACTTATAGGGGTTTTAATAATTGGTTTGTAATTACAGATTTATCAAATGATGAAGAACTTTGTAGGGCTAATTTAAACGCTATAAGTGTATTTGAATATAATAAATATAAAAATGACGCAGATATTTATATTTGTGTAAAACACAAACCTGATAATTCATTATCTGGAAGAGATGAATGGAGAAGTAAGTGTGGTATGGACTAATTAAAAAGGAGATATTATTGTGAAAGAAGATTTTAATAATAAACATTATTTAGGATATTTGTATGATGGAAATGGTTATCATAATGGGGCTGTTGATTTATATGGTGTTGACGAAGTAGCAAAATTTGTTTGTGATAATATTAATAATGATAAGATGATTACAGATTTATTGGATAATCATATTGTAAATACTTTTGGATTTTTCATAGATAGGTATGGACAATTTGTAAGTAATGAAGAAAGAAATCTATTGCATACAGCAATAATATCATTACAAGAGAAATTAGGACTATCATTTTAAAGTAAAAAGAGAACATATTTTATATATGTTCTCTTATTTTTATTTAATCTTTTAAATCGTCAAATAAAACATTAGTATAATCAATGAAAAACATTCCTACATCTGCCCATTGATAATCTCCTGTATAACCACTAACTTTATTTCCGTCATAATCAATCAACGATGTTACTTGTAACATTAAATCAGACATTTCTTCATATACAAATTCAAAACTATCATAATCTGTACCTGATTTTTCACAAATTGTTATTTTTTCTTCTACTTTTTCAAGTTCTTCTTCTGAATATTTGGTTTTCATTTTATTATAATAAGCCTTGATTTTATTAAACTCTTCTCCATTATCAAAATTAAATTCATCCTCACAATAATTTTGCATATAATACATATACAAAATAGCACCTATTTCTTTCTGTGTCATAAGTAAACCCCCTTATATATTATCAATTATATATAGAATATCATCTATATAAATATTTGCTGATGTATTTTTAATCATTTCAATAGTTTGGTTTAATGCTAATATTAATTGCTCACTTGTTTTAACCATAGTTGAAAAACTTAAAGTATTACTAAAATCGTCTATACAAAAGACATATTTATATACAGTATTCATATCTATTACATTAGGAATTATTTCAATAATTTTATCTCTACCAAAAATATCATTTTCATTTGACTTTGGATAAATACTTAATTTATTTTCTTTTTTTATTCCAGTTTCTTTATAATATTTATCATAAAATTCAAGACTTTTACAACTACTTGTGCCAATACAATTTGATAGTTTACAATTAACACAAGGACTTGATATAGAAAACTCTAAACAATCAATTTCCGTATATAAATTTTTAGTTTCATTAATAATTTTACATAAATCATCTATATTAATCCGAATACTATTAGCGATTGTATTAATAGATTCGGAAACAACAATATCTCTTTCATTCATTATTTGTTTTGCGACATTAACAACTAAATTAGACTTATCTGTTTTATATAAATATATAATTAATTTTTTTGGACATTTTTTATTTTTTATAATAGATGCTCTAACTTTTGCATTTTTGTCTTTTGACAGTATTTTAAATAAATCTAATGAGATATTACAATTTTCTGCTACAGCCATCCTAGTTGCCTCATCGCCATTATGTGCTAATTTTGTTAATAAATCTATTGGACAACTAGGATTTTTAGCTATACATTTTCTAATTAATTCTTCATAAAATAATCTTGCATCATAAAATTTATATAATTCTAATATTGGAAGATTGGGATTTTTTAATACCTCCAATGTAATACTTACATAATTTCTACTATGATACTCTTTTAATATTTCCATTAGTACCTCTGTTGGGGTATCAGGATTTTGTGCAATTTCTATAATATGGTTATCGCATCCGTCTATAAAACTACAAGAATAAAATGTGGAATATTTAATAAGAGTTGTTAGCAAATCTTTTGGAAAATGTTTATTTACTGACATTGCGTGTAAAACATCTCTATGGCTGATTGTTGCTAATTTTTCAAACGATTCTCTTGAAAATTGTTTAGTTTTTAATAATTCATATAACATTTTATTATTAGATATTGCTTTTTTAGGATTATTATATATACAATCAATAATTTGTTCTTGTATTAGGTCTGTGCAATTTTTATGTTCTAATATTTGTACATATAGATTATCTTTATTTAATAATCTACTAAGAACTTCTGGTGTACAATTTGGGTGTTTTACAATGATTTCCTCTAAATGTAACATTTTTTTTGTTATTGGAAATGTGTGCATAAGTAATGTTAATAACACATTCTCACTACAATTTGGATTAGTAGCAACTGCTTTTAATACATCTGAATTTCTATCTCTTGCTAATTTTTCTAATATACTTAATGGACAATTTGGTTGTGATGCAACTAATTCTCTATCTTTTGCATCCTTTGAATCATAATTCAGAAAAAATTCAGCTTCATTCATTCATACTCACCCCTTATAAATTTATTTCATTTTTCATATTCCATTATAATTAAATAGAATTTATTTTTAAAATTTTGTATAAATTTCCTTTATAATGAATATAATAGTAAATATAAAAGATAAAACATTATAAAAGGAGATAATCACAATGACAAAAACAGATTTCATCAACAATTTAGACTTTGAGGTAGCAAAAAATTCTATTGCAAGAAAATTGGGTATTAAAGCAAATGATTTAGATGTAAGGGCTTTTAAATCAGGTAATTTTAGAATTAACCTTAAAAATGATAAGGCAAATCCTTTATTTTGTGGTGCTGCAAAGGCTATGTTATTTACAGATAAGTTAAATATTAAGGAGAATAAAGATGACACATTTTCTTATGAGGCTAACATTTTGCTTGATATTAAGAATAATAATGGAGAATATATTAGTAAGGTAGGTAAATTAAACCTTAATAAGAATAAATTCGTGTTTTATACATCAAATGATATTAAAAATAACAGAAAGAAACAAAAAGAAACTGTATCTAATGTGCAATCAGCATAATGAAGCACTATTTAATTATAAGAACGGACGTGAAAAATGACTTATACTTGTTGGTATAGGTCTTTTTCTTTTACACACAAAATTTGAAATATAAGGGAGATGTTGATATATGAATTATAGTGAACTTTTAAAATTAGCAAATTCAACAAATGTGGAAGATTTAAAACTATTATTAAATTCAAATATTAATTTAGCACTTTTAGTAACAGTAGTACAAAATCCAAATTGTACAGAGGAAATATTTAAGATATTATTAGAAAAATATTCAGATTGTTATGTTATGTATAGTTATATTTTATTAAATAAAAATTGTACGTCTAATATCAAATACAACATTTTAAATATAGCAAAAACTACTGATAACTCGGAATTATTATATGCTTTATATAAAAGTAATTATTTAAATAAAGATATAGAAAGTGAAGTTTATGTAGAAATAGCAGACAATCCAAATTGTCCACTTGAATTATTAGAAAGATTGGCAAACTATAAATATGATAGTTATGTAAGAGAAACTGTTGCGTGGAATAGTAATATCACATTGGATATGCTTTTAGAATTTTCAAAGGACGAAAATGGCTTTGTTAGATGTAAAGCAGCACTTAATAAAAAGTGCCCAAATGATATATTGGTTAATTTTTATAAATACGATAACTTTGAATATAAATCTGAATATGAAGAACAGTTTAAAAATAGAATTGAAGAAAGAGGAATTAATTTATCTGAATATTAAAGGAGGTTTACATAATATGACAGTAAAAACTTATTTAGCAATGTCAGACATTGAAACAAAATTATTATTTTCTTGGAGTTGTAATGTAGCGTGTTCAGAACAACTTGAATTACAACAGAAATTCTCTTCATTAAGTGATTTTAATATTGGAGAATTTTATCACATTTTACCAACTCATTATTCAGAAATTTATGAATATAAAGTTGTTAGTCAAAAAATTTGTGATGACGGAACTGTTTTATTATTAGTTGAGGTATAATTATTAAATAATGAAAGACTTATATTTTTATAATATAAGTCTTTTACTATAAAGGAGAAAAATAAATATGGAAATAAGAATAAATGATTCTAAAAATGACTGTGAAGAAATTACATATTTATCAATTAACTTACCTGCACATATTAAATTTGATTGTGATGATAAAATATTAAGAATAATAGAATATTTATGCAAAATTGATATTATGAGAATAATATTAAATGAGTCATTAAATAATGTTATTTGTGATAATGAAAAAGAAAAAGATTTTATAGACACATATGAATTTATTGATAATGAATTAGTATTTCATTATACAGCATATTTTCCTATGATTTCAAGAATATATTATTATGGAGAAGTTGAGGAATGGGAAGATTTTCTTTATTTTTCAGATATAACAACATCAGTACCATTTGAATCTGACGAAGAATTAAAACCAGAATGTATAGTTGACACACTTAAAGTTCTTAAACAATATATAAAAGATTATTTTTATAAATTTATTGAAACTGTTTGTGAGTATGATGATAAACAAGATAAATATATTGGAATTGAAGAATGGGAAACAATATTTGATGATAATGGGGATATAATTGGGTTAAATATTACTGACCTTTATACAGAAGAATTATCAGAAGATGAATTACGCAAAATATGGTAATATTAGTTAAGTAAAGACTTATCTTATTATTTTAAGGTAAGTCTATTTAATTATATATTAAATATAAAGGAGAATTACTATGAAATTTAATAATGATATTATAGTTTTAGCAAAGGCTGCTTTAAATAAAGAACAGTTGGACAGAAAAATAGAAATTGGCTGTGACGGTATTGAAATACAATTATTAGCCGAATTAGTAAATGGACAAGTTGGTAAGTATTTTCAAGCAGAAGATGTATATGATTTAAAACAATTTAATGACTATGATATAAAAGTTGTTCACGCACCAATTTTATGTTTTTATGGATTAAGTGATGTTACTTTAGAAGATTTTGTTGATGAAGATATGATGTTTTTAGAACAAGTATTTAAAGTTGCTGATTATTTTGGTAAATTACATAATAGAAAAACGCTTATTGTAATTCATTCCGAAACTACTGTAAGACTTATGAAAGCATTAGGCGATATTTGGGGTAGAGTTATTAAATTTTTAGGTTATTTATTATTAAAATATCCTAATACTGAAATTGGTATTGAAAATGTAACTCCATTAAGAGGTATTTCAACTAAACCAATTCAATTATGTAATAATTTTAAATTTGATAATGTAGATATGGCAAATACATTAAGAAAAGAATTAAATACTGATAGAATTGGTACAGTTTTAGATATTTGTCACGCTAAAATTACTAAAAAATATATGGATATTATTTATCAAGCAGTAGGAGATGTAGAACCAGATAATTATGATTTAGAAGAATATTTTAAGGCTAATAAAGATGTAATTAAACTTATTCATTTAGCAGATTTTACAGGTAGTGGTTATGGTAAAGGTAAACACGGAATCGGCATTGGACAACATAATGAAAATTCAATGAAAGAATTTGTTGAGTTGTATAATAAGTATGATTATAATTGTATGGTTACTTTAGAAGTAGAAGAAACTGATTTTTTGATTTCTGATAATTATGAAATGACCAAACAAACTATTGATAAATATAGATAATACAAATAAAGGGAAATATTTTTATAATATTTCTCTTTTCTTTTTAAGGACTATTTAATTATACATATATAGTTATATATGTAAATATTACTTTTATGCAAAATAAATTAAGGAGGAAAATTATATATGAGTGTAGTAAAACAAGTCGATTTTTCAATTAAACCATTGAATAAATCTGACAATTATTTTGGATTTTCTCTTGAAAATGACCCATTGCACATTATGCCAGATGGTACTATTTTTCATAACTCTGGTAAGAGTGTAACAGAGCAATCCATAGTTGGTCACATTTCAAGATATTCTGATAGATTCCAACTTGTAGGCGTAGACTGTAAAAGAGTTGAATTTAACCTACTTCGGGGCGTAATGGGTGTAAAAGGTGTTGCACTTGACGTACCTACAGCAGCTGCAACTGTTGCGAACTTTCAGAAAATTATGATGGATAGATTCAAATTTATGGAACAAATGCAAGTAAATAATGTGTATAAAATCAAAGATAAAGAAGTAAATTATTTTGAAGTATTTGGAAAAAAGGTTCAATTCGATGAAATGTATGAATTAACCGTAGATTTGGACGAATCTGATAGTAGAAATTATGCAAAATTAAAACTCATTTATCAAGACGGTAGACAACCTATGATTTTAACTATACAAGAGATATATGATGGTATGCAAGAGGGTAAATGGGATGGTAGAAACCCACAATTACCAGAAGTAAAGGGTTTTAATTCATATATTGATAAAAATAGTATTAGAAAGACAAAAGGTATTTATACTCCTAAAGCATTATTATTTCTTGCTGACGAGTTAAATGAGTTAATGACATCTGATGATTATAAATCAGTAGATATAGTTAAGGGTGCTTTAGGTTCTATTGCTAGATTAGGTCGTGCAGCGGGTGTACATTTAGCATTGGCTTGTCAGAGAGCATCTGGTAGTACGATTTCTACAGATTTGAAGAACAATATTCAGATGTCGGTTCTTTTAGGTGGCTTCGATGATGGAGCATCGCAGTTGATGTAAATTCTTGCATCCGTATACAGTAATGTGTATGAAAAATAACCTATCTAATTGCTGGGATTCCGAGGGTTGACTTGGGCTACAGCATAATACCTTAAATGGTATAAGTGCGAATGCAGCGAAAGCAGAAAAAATCAAGTCAAACAGACTATGGTTAAATCCTACGGTCTTGATAAGAAAGAAAATCAGCAGCCAAGCCCGAAAGGGAAGGTTCAACGACTATCGAAAGTGTAATACAAGAGAAATACTTGTATGAGTAAATGAGTAGAGTAGTGCCAAGTGGTTAGCCTTTAGATGAGATTAGTCTAATGTAAGTCTATTAAAACGAAAAGGTAGGTATCATAATGGTTTAAATAATTAAGGAAAGGAGAAAACTATGTTATGTAAAATATGTAATAAAGAAATTGGTTCTAAAGCAATGGGAAGACATATAAAATTACACGGATTAACCACAAAAGAATATTATGATATATATATTAAATCCGATGAAGAGGGTAGATGTAAAGTATGTGGTAAACCAACTAAATTTAACCGTCTTTCCAAAGGTTATAGACATCATTGTAGTAGTTTATGTGCTCAAACAAACCCAGAAACTAGAGCAAAAATTAAACAAACTAATTTAGATATATATGGATATACTAATGGAAATAGAGAAAAATGTAAAGAAGTTTGTTTAGATAAATATGGACAAACAAGTTATTTAGCAACTAAAGATTGTAGACAACAATTACAAGATGCAAATATAAAATTGTATGGAACTAAAACACCATTTGAATCACAAATAATACAAGATAAAGTAAAACAAACTAATCAAGAAAGATTAGGTGTAGATTATCCTTTATCTAATCCTAATATCCATAACAAAGCACAAACAAATAAATTAGCTGATATAAATAATTATGCTAAAAATAACAATATGACTATGTTAGTTAAACTAACTGAACAGTATGGTTGGGGTTGGTTATATGAATTAGATATTCCATATAGTATTTATAAACACGTTGCCTTAGTTGATAATAAATATTTAGATATTATTATTGAGTATAGTGAAACTCATCCAATTATTCCAAAAGTATCTAAATATACTAGATATAATTCTGGTGGAAAAACAATATCTAAAAGAGAAGAAGAAATTTTTAATTATATTAAAGAAATCTATAATGGTGATATTATTAAAAATACTAGAAAAATTATAGCACCTATGGAATTAGATTTATATATACCTAAATTGAAACTAGCCATTGAATATAATGGTATATATTGGCATAGTATTAAACATAAACCAAAAAGTTATCATTATAATAAAAGTATTATGTGTAAAAATTTAGGAATTAGATTATTACATATATATGAATTTGAAACTTTAGAAGAAATAAAACAACAATTATATAATATAATTAATAATTTAGAGGTTATTGATATTAGTAAACCTTGTAATTTAGATAAAGATAATTGGAAACTATATGAACAAATTGGACAAGAATTATTACAAACAGGTCCAATTAAAATTTTAGATTTTCCAGAAATCTGGGGTTCTGGAAATATTATATATAAACCATTATGATAATGATATAGTCTGTTCTTATATGAAAATATAAGTCTATTTATAGAAATATGAAATAACGAATCATATTAAACACAAAGTTGAAAAAGACATTAGTAATTTGGCTAAACCTCATATAAAGGGGCGAGGCTTTATAGGGTCGGGCAACGAAATTATTGAAACTCAAACCTATTATACACAACCAGAAGATGATTGGGTATTTGATGACACTCAAAAGTTATCATATAATAATCCTGTATTTACCGAACAATGTAAGCGTAAAGGTATTAAATTAGAAGAAATTGATACAGGATGGGTTCCTCAACATAAAATTGGAGATGTACAGGAAGAAGATTTAGAGGAAGACGAGTTAAATGATGATGAAGATGGTTTTGATGAAGATGATATTGATGAGGAAGTTGTAAAACCAACACCTACAAAATCAGAAAGACCGTCATCAGAAAGAAGAGAAAGACCTACAAGACCTAAAAATGATGATGACGAGCCTATATTTAAGTTTGGTGACGATAAAAAGAAAGAAGAGCCACCAAAACCAACAACTAAAGCAGATGTAATAAAACCAGAGGTTAGTATGTCTGATTTAGAGGCTATGTTCAATGTACAACCAAAAACTGAATCTACAAGAGATAAAGTAGAAGAGGCATTAAAAGAAGTAAAAGCCCCTACACCTGTAATAAAGTTAAATGTAGATAAAGGAAATGTTGATAAACCAAAGATTAAATTAAATATTAAGCCTAAATAATATAATTTATGTATAAAGTAGTATTTTTTTAAAAAAAGTTACCTTTATATAGAATATCTATATTAACAAAATATACTAATAAATACTACAAAAAAAAATAATATGTTTGCAAAAAGAAAGATACCTAGTATTATATTAGGTATTTTTCTTTTTTATTACTTATATAAAATATAGGGGAAAAATTTTTTAATTAAGAACTATTTAATTATAATAGAATGGATTGTGTAAAATATTACATAGTCCATTTCTTTATTATTGAAAGGAGATTATTAAAATGGTACAGAAAGACGCTTGTTTAAGATTATTTAAAAAAATATATCCAGAAAGTCCTATATTAAAAACTTGGGATATTGAAGACGGAATAATTATATATACAGAACATATGGGTTATAATGATTATTTTAAAGTAACTGAAAACTTTGTTTCAAGTGCTTATTCTTCATTAGAATATGCAAAAGGAGATTAAGGAGGTATTTTATTATGGAATTTAATGAAAATGAAAAAAAGGAAATAGAATCTATTATAAATATTCTTGAGAGTATTAAAGAACACGCAACATATTGTTTAGAAGATATTCAAGAAGAATATTATCCAAATAGTACAAAGCAAGATAAATTTGATATTTTATCTATAATAAAATATAGATGTGATGAAGATTTGATTAAATCAGCACAAAATATAAAAGATAAGATTAACAACTTATATGATATTTTAGAAATTAAATAAAGGGGGGCTTTCAAAATGACTATAAATGGCTATGAAATGCAAACAACCTTTTGGCAAGATTTTTCTATTGCTGATAAATTTGGAATAAGTGCTATTGAAGATACTTATGAAAGAGCATTTAAAGAGTGGAAAGATAATTATATTTATTTAACAGAATTAGTTATTGTAGTAAATTGGAAATGTTGGCAACATTATGAAAATAAAAATGAAGAAGTATCAAGACTTTATGAGAAATTATATTATAAATCAAGAAATTATGCTTTAGATACTTTAAAAGACGAAGAATTAACTTATTATTTAGACACAACAGATTAAAATTTATTAAGGGGTGTTTTATATGAAAGAAATCCACAAACAGAATAATTATATAATATATGAAACTGATGACGGATATTTAATACAAAATAGTGATATGGATAATTTTGCCCATACACATATACACAATTATGACACTTGTTTGTGGATAATTTCTTTATTAGAAAATAAGAAATGTCCTTATGATATACCTAAATATTTATTAATAAGTTTAATTAGACTTACAGATGATGAAATATATTTATACAAATTAAATTGTATTTTAGTTAAAAAGAGTGGAAAACAAAAATATCACAATAAAAATGCGAATTTCAGTAAAAATCGCTGTTATTGTTGTAGATGAGAAAGGAATTTATTTTATGAAAAGAAAAGAGTTAATTGCAAACTATAAAAATGGAAATTATACAGTTAAATTATATGAAGACGGTACAAAAATCAAAATGAATAATTTAGATAATTTCACACCGTCATTTGCAGAAAGCATTGATTGTTGTATTACTGAAAAATGTTCTGGAAATTGTCAATATTGTTATTTATCTTGTGATGAAACAAAACCACACGCTGATTTAAACCAACCATTTTTTGATACTGTTCATAAAGGAACAGAACTTGCTATCAATGTAAATGATTTATCACATCCTGATTTAGAGAATTTCTTAATTAGAATGAGAGATAAGGGTGTATTTGTAAATACTACTATCAATCAATTACATTTAATTTCTAATATAGATAAATTAAAAGATTGGCAAGAAAGAAAATTAGTTTGGGGAATTGGTATATCATTAGTTAATTCAAAAGATAAGAAATTCCTAGACGCAATTAAACAACTTAAAAATGTTGTAGTACATACTATTGATGGTTGTTTAACAAAAGAAGATTTAGAAAATCTTGCTAATAATGATATTAAATTACTCATTTTAGGATTTAAACATAAAGGTAGGGGTTTAGATTATTATAAAGCACATAAAGAAGATGTAGATAATAATATTGCTTATTTAAAAGAACATTTATATGATTATAAATCTAATTTCTGTGGATTTGGTTTTGATAATTTAGCAAATGACCATTTATGTATTAGAGAAAGAGTAGGAGAAGATAAATGGGCTATTTATCATATGGGAGAAGAGGGAGAATTTACATTCTTTGTTGACGCTGTAAATAAAACCTATGCTATTTCTTCTATGGAAACAGAACATATCTTTCCTATTGAAGAAAATGATACATTAGATACTATGTTCCATAAAGTAAGAGAAATTGCAAAAACCATTTATAACTTTTAAAGGAGAATAAATTATGTTTGGTAGTTGGCGTAATAATTATAAAAGATGGGAAGATAAAGAATTATCACAACCATTAGTTATTTGGGTAAAAGATAGATTTAATGGTTGTGAATATCTTTACTATGAAGATAATGGGGTAATTCATACAACACCTAATTATGATAGGGCAACAAAATTTAATACTTGGTCAGAGGCAGATAGTCAAACATATTGGGTAGACAATTATAATGGATTATCTGTTATTATAACAAAAGACGAAATTGATTTTAGTGATTATACTAGATTAAAACCAAGAGAAGATATTGTAAGTAGATAAGGGGGAATTTATTATGTTTAGAATTAGAAATGGCATATTTGAAACAAATAGTTCGTCTAATGATTATTATTATGATTATTATGACGACAGAGATGATACACCTAGTATTGCTTGGGGTCATCAACTTGTTAGAGTTATTCCTGAATGGAGAGATGATGTAAAAGATAGTCAAATTGAAACTATACTTGAAAAAATTACAAGTGAAGACGAATTTTATAACATCATATTGGAATTATTTGCTGATGATAAGATAACCGAAATTGAAGTATTTGACCTTGATGATTATAGTATTTGTTTATCAGTTGAAGTATATGCCCATATTGAATGGGAGGGTGGATATAGTCCAGCAACTCGTTATTCTCCAGCAGAATATCCTTATTGGATTCCTTATGATGGACCATTAGCACCATTAAAGAAAGATGCAGGTAGTGTTACTATAACCAAAGCAAAAGAAAAGTTAATGAAACTTTTTAAAGAAAAAGGTTATACCGAAATTATTGGTATTGAAAGTCTTTATGGAGAAGAAGTAGACGATTATGATATTTAGTATAATTTTAAATAAGCCTATTTACAAAATTATAAAATGTTCGTATAATAAAACATACAATACGAAATAGGAGAGTAAATAAATATGGCAGATATGAAAAAATGGATTCCAACACCTAGAGAAATTAAGGAATTTTTAGATACAAGGGTTATTGGACAAGAAGAGGCAAAGAAAATTGTATCAGTAGCAGTATATAACCACTATAAGAGAATTTTCTATGGTAGAACTGATATTAAGAAATCAAATATATTATTAGTTGGTCCAACAGGTTGTGGTAAGACAGAAATTGCTAGGGCAATATCTGAAATTGTACAAGTTCCTTTCTGTATTTGTGACGCTACTACTGTAACAGAGGCAGGATATGTTGGAGATGATGTAGAAAATATGTTATTAAGACTTATTCAAACTGCTGATATGGATGTAGAAGAGGCAGAGATTGGAATTATTTATATTGATGAATTGGATAAAATTGCTAGAAAATCTGAAAATATGTCTATTACTAGAGATGTATCTGGTGAGGGTGTTCAACAAGCATTACTTAAAATTATTGAGGGTTCAGAAGTTGATGTTCCTGAAACTGGTGGAAGAAAACATCCATTAGGAGAAAGAATTAGAATTGATACTTCTAATATACTATTTATTTGTGGTGGTGCTTTTGAGAATTTAACTATGTCAAAAGAAAAGAAATCTACAAAAACTATTGGATTTGGTAATTTTGAACCAACCGAAGAAATTGATTCTAAAATAGATACAAAGTCTATTATTAAACAGGGAATTATTCCTGAATTAGCAGGTAGATTACCAGTTATTGCTGAATTAAAAGAATTAACAGAAGATGATTTAAAACAAATCTTAACTAATGTTGAAAATTCTATTGTAAAGCAATATACCGATTTATTAGAATTAGATGATATTACATTAAAATGGTCGGATGATGCAATTACATATATTGCACACGAGGCATATTCAAGAAAAATCGGTGCTAGGGGCTTAAAATCAATTATTGAAGAGTCAATGAATGATTTAATGTTTGATGCACCAGATATGAATGTTTCAACTATTACAATTATCGTAAAAGATAATAAATTATCATTTAAAACAAGTGGTAAAAGAAAAATAGCATAATTTATAGGCATATTCTTATATAGGATATGCCTTTTTTAAAAGGGGGATTTTAAAATGATATTAAATAAAGAGTTTAAACCGTTAAGTAATTATTCACAACTTATAAAACAATTAGAATTTAAAGATATGTTTGATAAGTATTCTATTTGTAAGAATTTTTATGATTTATTAGACACTAAATCTCAAGAAGATTTATGTAAAGATTTAGGTTATGAAGATAATCAAAGAGAACAAGTGCTTGATTTATTAACAGAAGTTTCAGTTATTGAGTGTAGAGATGATATGATTAAATTAGGTAGTGAGAGTGCTTATATTAGGTTTAGACCTAATGAAGATAAATTAGAATATTTTGGAAAATGGCAAATGAATTATAGAAGAAAATATTGCTAATTATCTCAAATTTTGTGTGTATAAGGAGTTGAATATATATGGTAGAAGTAACTTTATTATTAGATTACGATGAAATTAAATTATTAGTTCATAATAAATTTAATAAAATATATAAAGGAGAATATCCTGAATTATATTTATTATATATTGACAGTTTAATTGATTCTGAAAGTGCTAGATTTTTTTAATACTACTATGAGTATTGAAGATTGGATTTCAAGAATTATAAATATGAATTGCACTACAGTAATTAGTCCTACTCATAAAGATTATGACAGAATAAATAATTGTTATGAACAACATATGGATTATGTTGGAGATGGATTATATATTGTTGCTAAACATAATAATTGCTTTTTGTTGGATTATAGTGATAATTATTAATTTTATAAATTTTTGTTTACAAATTTAGTTTATAATGATATAATAAAAATATCATATTATGTTATAATAAGGTTAAATTATTCTATTCCCCATAGGGGGTGTAATTCTATGAGTGAATGAAAATCAACAAGTCATAATAAATATTTATTATAGTATCATTTGATATTTGTATGTAAATACAGAAAGAAACTATTAGTTAATCAAAATATAGCAAATGATATAAAACGATTATCAACAGAGATATGTAATAAACACAAAGTAAATATCAAATATATGGAAACAGACAAAGACCATATACACTATATAATAGAAACTAGACCTAATATAAATTTATCAAATTTTGTTATGACTATGAAAGGTTATATTACTTATCATATATGGGGAAAATACTTTGCTTACTTATGCAAATGTTTTTGGAAAGAAAAAACATTCTTTACAGATAGTTATTTTATTTGTTCAGTTGGAAATGTAAGTGAAAAGACACTAAAGGAATATATAGAAAATCAAGGATAAGAGGTGTAGTATGTACAAATCAATCAAATATAGATTATATCCAACAAAAGAACAAGAGGAAATGTTTGCCAAGACTTTTGGTTGTTGTCGTAAGATATGGAACTTAATGCTCAACGATAAAATTGAGCATTATAAATTGACCAAAGAAATGCTACAAACTACACCTGCACAGTATAAAAAAGAATATACATACTTGAAAGAAGTAGATAGTTTATCACTTGTAAATGTGCAAATGCACTTACAGACAGCTTATAAAAACTTTTTTCGTGATAAGAAGATAGGTTTTCCGAAATTCAAATCAGAAAAACATAGTAGAAAGACTTATACAACCAATAATCAAAATGGTACGATTTCTATTATTGGTAATGGTATTAAATTACCAAAGATAGGTATTGTAAAAGCAAAGATACATAGAAACCCTAATACAGATTGGAAAATCAAATCAGCAACCATATCACAGGATAATGACGGTAAATATTATGTATCAGTATTATTTGAGTTTACCAAAGTAATAACAAAAGTGCTTGTATCAGATAGTGTTATCGGTTTAGATTACAAATCAGATGGATTATATGCAGATAGTAATGGTAATGTCTGTGGCAGTCCAAAGTATTACAGAAAATCACAAAAGAAACTTGCTAGATTACAAAGACAGTTATCTCGCAAAGAGATAGGCTCTAATAATCGCAATAAGGCAAGACTAAAAGTGGCAAAGTTACAGAAGCATACAGCAAACCAAAGACTTGATTTTCTACATAAAAAATCAACTGAGATAGCCAATCAGTATGATATAGTTTGTGTAGAAACATTAAATATGAAAAATATGTCTAATAAAGGCTTTGGTAATGGTAAGTCAACTTTAGACAATGGGTACGGTTTATTTCTTACAATGTTAGAATATAAACTTGCAGACAGGGGCAAATACTTTGTGAAAGTAGATAAATGGTATCCTAGTAGTCAGTTGTGCTATTCCTGTGGTAAACAACATAAAGAGATGAAGAATTTACTTACCAGGCAGTTTGTATGTGATTGTGGATATAAGAACGACAGAGATACAAACGCAGCTCTGAATATAAAAAAAGAAGGACTTAGATTGCTTACTGTAGCCTAAATCCTAAATATAGTAGGTTAGGAACTAGCCAAACTTATACGCTTGTGGACTTTGTGTAAGACACTAAATAACCTTTCGGTTGGATAGTGCAGTAGAGGTTGAAGCAAGAAGCACCGAATCTTTAGCTTCGTGTGTAGTTCACCTAGAGAATATATTTTAAGTAAAGATATTCAAGATGTACCATTAAAACCATTTTGTGAATTAAAAAATGTAACATTAGAAACAACTCTTCGAGTAAATAATGTTGAATAAGGAGTAAGTAAATTATGATAAAAATGAAAAATTTATATTTAGGTTTAAAAAGTCAATTACCACTAAAAAGAGCATTTAAGAATTTTTTCATTACAAGAAATGCGTGGGGTTTATTTAGTATTAATTCTCATATAAATCAACATACAAATGAACCAAAAATATCTTATTCATCAATAGAATCTGCTACCAAAGCAGCAACAAAGATGGAAAAGAAGACTGGTAAACATTTCAGTATTTATAAATGTATCTTTTGTGATGGTTGGCATATAGGTAAAAACCGAGATAATAAATAAAGAACTATTTAATTATAAGAAAGGCTTATCTAATAGATAAGTCTTTTATTATTAGTAGGAGGGAAATTTTATGATTGATTTGAATAAACCAATACCAACAATAGAGATGCCATCTATAAAAGATTATGATATAAATTATAGTTCTGATTTAATCGTAAGTTTATCTAATGCAGGTTTTAAATGTAAACCTATGTATTATGAACAAGGTTATCCAAATGCTTTAAATGATTGTTATGTCAGAATATCTTTGGTAGATAGATTAAAGAAAGCAGAATCTTTATTACCTAATGGTTATAAATTTCTTATTTATGACGGTTGGCGACCTGTAGAAGTACAACAATCATTATGGGATGAGTATTTTAATAAAATAAAAGAAGAAAATCCAAATAAATCTAATGAAGAATTAGAATATTTAACATCTTTTTATATAAGTAAACCTAGTTATAATATGAAAAGACCATCTTTACATAATACAGGTGGTGCAATAGATTTAACTATTATTGATGAAAATGGTAATGAATTAGATATGGGTACTAAATTTGATGAATTTGGTCCTAAATGTTGGACAAACCATTTTGAACCTAATTATGAATTTGGTGCGAATAACGAAACTATAATGAAAAATAGACGCTTATTATATAATGCTATGATTTCTGTTGGTTTTACAAATTTACCGTCAGAATGGTGGCATTATGATTATGGTACTAAATTTTGGGCTTATTTTACAGGTAATAACGCTCTATATAAAGGTATTAGAAAAATCAATACTTCTTTATGGGGGTAATTTGAATGGTACAATGTAAAATTTGTGGGAGAGAGTTTTCAAAATGTATTGGAAAACATTTAACTGTTGCACATAACATAACCTTATCTCAATATTATGATATGTTTTATAAAAAAGATGAAACAGATGGACATTGTAAAGTGTGTGGTAAACCAACTAAATTTTATAAATTATATTATGGTTATAGACATTATTGTTCAAGAGAGTGCCAAACTAAAGGTTCTATAGAAAAATTTGGTTCTTATAATAATAGAACACAAGCAAAACAAACTTGTGAAGAACAATTTAATGGTAAAATGAATAATGGTGCTTGGAATACTAGAAATGTTAATATAGAACAATTTGAAAAAGATAATAATTGTACTAGCGTTAAAAAACTATATAATTTATATGGACAAGGGTGGAAAACTTTAAAATTACCTAAAATAAAAATAAATGAACAAAATTCTGCTATAAGTAATGATTATTTACCACTTATAATAGATTATTCTAATACATATCATAATAGTTTAGTACAACAATCATTATTTGAATATATACAATCTTTCTATTTTAAACAAATTATTCAAAATGATAGACAAATAATAAAACCACAAGAATTAGATATTGTTTTACCTGATTTAAAACTTGCTATTGAATTTAATGGAATTAGATGGCACTCTATAGAATTAGGTACAGATAAAAACTATCATTTAAATAAATCTTTAAAATGTAAAGAAAATGGATATAGATTAGTACATATTTATGAATTTGAAGATTTTGAACAACAAAAACAATTATTAAAAGATTTAATTTTAGGACAAGATAATTACCCTAAAAATGATTTTAATAAAAATAACTTTTTAAATATACCAAACCCAGAAATTGTGTATAAAGACAATAAATATACTATATATGGTGCTGGTATATTATATTGATTTATGTATAATTACATAAAATTTATATCAAGGAAAGGAAGTGATGTATTATGTCAACTAATAAAGGATTGATTTCGCATAATAGTGTTACCTTACGAAACGTAATTTTCCACTGTATTCAACATTCCAACCGAATCAGCGTAGCGTTAGTTGATATTTAGCTCAAGCAAACAGAGTTTTATCCATTCAAAGGTATGAATGGAGTAGTAGCAGTTGCAAATTCAGTAGCCGAAGCTGCTGAAATATTAAGAATTGGTCGTGCAGTAATGTATAGTAGAAATAAGAAAATGCAGGCAATAGGACTTAATGATGTAGCAGATTATCAACCAACCGAATATACAGGTAAAATTTGGGTTACTGGTCGAGAATTTAAAGAAGACGATATTATTAAGTGTCGTGTTAATGGAGAAGAAAAAGAAATGACTGCATTAGAAATTTATGAGTATTTATATAATTAACTTCTATTTAATTATAATGGAATAAATGTTTTATTTCAATTAGGTGTAATTATTTGGGGGTTTATTATGACTGGAAATGAATTGATTAAACATATTGAAAAACACAATTTATATGATTGTGATATTTTCAGAGAAGATGGAACACTTATAGGTTATCTAAATACTGACCAAGCTGCAGAAAAACTTGGTGTAACAGATATTGCAATTAGACAATGGATTAGAAGAGGTAAATTACCTAAAGCAGTTAAATTTGGGAAAGAGTGGTATATACCAGAAGACCAAGAATATCCTGGAAGAATAAAATCAACAAAATCAGCAGATATATATTCAAATCAACTTATAACTTTGATAAATCAAGATAATTTTAGAGATATTTTTATTAGAAAATTTGAGGACGAATTAAACGGACGAGATTTTTATTTTGACGGTTATGACGTAATAAACGCACAAACTTCAAAATATATAACAGAAATAGGAGAATATACTACTTATGAAGATTTAACTTTATTTTTACTCCGTTATTTTGATTTGAGATAGTAGTAAGAATGTGAAAAATGACTTATCTTTTATAAGATAGGTCATTTTATTTATAAGTAATAAAGGGAGAACATTACAATGAACAACAAGATAAAATATGACTACAAAGGTTATATAATAATACAAAATGAATGTGACTATGATATAGTTGATGGTAGAGATAGAGTTGTAGCGTCTGTAGATACAACTAAAGAAGCAGAAGAACTTATAGAAGAATTTATAAATAATGGTTATCCTGACTATATTGAAAATAAAGCTACACATAATACAGTAGATTTATATGAAGAATTTACTAGATATTGTAGTGCAAGTAAAACTTTTTGTATAAATGAAAACGGTTTATTACAATGTAGTAGTCATAATGTATTAAATAAATTTATAGACGCATTTATAAAGAAAAGAAATGATGTAACTAAAATAGATTATAAACATCAATATATTCGTCAAGATGATACATATGTTTATGTTGTAATTAAAGTAGATTAAAGAAGGAGATTTAATATGCAGGCAATAAGAGTATTTGCAACTTGTAGTATATGTGGATATAGTGACACATATTTAGTATTAGATAATGAAACTGATTTAATGTATAAGAAATGTGATAAATGTGGAGAAATTATGTCGATTGATAAAATAAACCACATTCACGATGATTGTGACGGAAATAGAATTGAAGAATCAGTTGTAAATGTAAAGGAAGGAAATTAAAAATATGAATGAACAAAAATATATGTCGCCCTGGATTTTTACTACCACTCGATGTAATTTAGAGTGTCCATATTGTTATGTTAAACAAGACGGTAGAGATATGTCTGATGAAACATATAAAAGAATGAATGAAGTATTTTTAAATATGCTTAAATCAGGAGAAAAAGATTATATTATATATAGATTAGCTGGTGGAGAACCATTATTAATGTTTGATAAATGGAAATCACATATTGATGATTTTATTAATGATTCCAAAGGTAAAGGTTTTGTATCAGTAATTACTAATCTAACATATCTTACTGATGAGATGGTTGATTATTTTAAAGATAGACCTATATCATTTGGTGTATCATTAGATGGATTTTCATATTCTAAACCATTTCATAATGGAGAAAGTTCAGCAGAAGTAGTTAAGCAAAATGTAGATAAATTATTATCTATTGGAAAAGAAATGGAAATTTCTACTGTTATTGATAAAAATAGTTTTGATGATATAGAAGAATTAGCACATTGGATTGCTAAAAGAAATCTATGTTGGGGTGTATATTTAGACCATTTCTTTTGTGGAGAAATGGATATGAATATTATTATTGAAAAGATGATGAATGTATTAGATATTTTAGTATCTTATGATTATGATTTCTTTAATAAATTCAAATTTAGTAATATTAAAATCAATTCACAATATGAGGGTTGTACTGCTGGAGAGAAACTTATTACTATATTTGTAAATGGAGATGTATTTCCTTGTCAAACTACAGTATATAAGAAACCAATTTGCAATATATTTGATACTAATGATATAATTGGAGAACTTAAAGCACAGAATAAATATAAACTTGGCTATAACTTTGAATTGCCAGAGCCTTGTAAAAATTGTGCTATTTCAGATATATGTGGTGGTGGTTGTAAAGAAAATAATAAAGAAATCAATAAGAATTATACTTGTGATATTCTTAAAGCAGTTATTCTTTATATGATGAAATTAAAAATTAGAAAATAAGGAGGATATTATTATGCCTAGTTGTGATGGTTCAAATTGTGGTGCTTGTAGTAGTAATTGTCGTACAGAATATGTTCATTTAGATGATAAAGAACGTAAAGATTTAGAAAAAACGATTGCTAGACTTGAAAAAGAATTAAATAAAGAAAGAAAAATAAATCGACAATTAGTTGAAAAATTATTAGATGCTGATAAATTATAAATTTAAAACAATTTATTTTAGTTGGAAAGGACACTTATGATTGTTTATGTATCAGTTGGTTTAGGAAAAACTACATATTGTAAAACACATCTAAATTGCTATGATGCAGATTACTATAATTATCTACATTCTAATTATAATACTTATAAAGATTATGTATTAGAGATGAGTAAATTATATGATGTAGTGTTCATAAATCATATAGAGGGAATATCTTATATAGATAAAGTATATTTAGCTGATAATTTTGATATGATTGTAAATAGAGTGACTAAAAGAGAAAATCATAAATTTATACCTAATAAAGATAATTTTATAATTGAGCATAAATTATTTCCAAATGCAGTTATTCTAAAAGACAATCAATATTTATCTGATGTATTTAATTAAATTTAAGGAGTTGAATTAAAATGAGTTATAATGAATATTTAAAATTAGCAAACTCTTCAAATATTGAAGATAGAATAAAATTAGCAAAAATGCCCGATTGTCCTATTGATATTTGGGAACAAGTATTATCAACTCTTGATGTTGATACTAATACTAAAATTTTATATCATATTGTCAAAGAACCAAATTGTTCAAAAGATATATTATATAAAATAGTAAGTTTACCAGACTATTCCGAGTATTTCCACCACGATGATTTAGTGTTTATTAAACAAAATATAGCACAACGAGATGATTGTACACTAGATATGTTACAAATACTAGCAAAGCACGGTTGGGAAGATATTAGATGTTTTGTTGCTTCTAATAAAAATGTTTCAATAGAAATACTTCGTGATTTATCCGATGACGAGGACTTTTTAGTATTACAGAATATATTACTACATAAAAAATGTACTAATGATATAATTGTTCGTATATATAGAAATGTATATGATTTAAAAGATTATATAGATTGGAAAGACGTATTTGAAACAGCCGAAGAGTTAATTAAAGAGAGAAACATTGACCTTTCTAAATATTTTGAAGAAAAAAAAGATGAAATTACAAGTGATTTTATTGTTGAGTTAAAAGATAATATTGAAGAAACAACAGATTTTATTGCTGAACTTCATTGTATTGAATTTAATGATTCTGAAAATGAAACTTTAAGAATTTATACTAAACCAAATTCAAGTTTAGGTAGAATTAAACTCATTGAATTAACTAAAAATGAAAATGAAGATAATACTACATATAAATATATTTTAAATATTGAGAAAGATGAAACAGATTTAAGATATAGAACAATAATAAAAGTAAAAGACGATTTAGTAAAAGCATTAAATCAAACAATTATTATGATAGAAGAAACTCCTTTAAGATGTTATATTGATGACATTCAATATATTATTGATAATATTTAAAAAGAAAGGATTTCTCCATTAGTATCTAAACATAAAGTACAACGTATGTTAGAAAAATATGGTTTTGAAATTAGAGATTTTTCTCAAATGGGAAAAAAAGAAAAAATATTAGCATATGAAATTTTTAATAATTGTGCAAACGAAGTGAGTGTGGCTGAAAAATTATTATAAAATAAAAAGGAGATGATAAAAAATGTATATATCAGATAATTGTAATTGGACACCTTATGGTACAAATCCTGAATTAGATAAAAAAGTTGATTCTGACGATTGGCTAAATCGTTTCTCATTAGCTGTAAATGGGTACGGTCTTGATAAACTTATTAATGACGAAGATTGGAGTGTTCGTGATGTAGTAGCAAAACAAGGATATGGTCTTGATATACTTATTAATGACAAAGATGATGATGTTCGTATAGCAGTTGCAAAACAAGGTTATGGACTTGATATACTCATTAATGATGAATATAAGTATGTTCGTAAAGCAGTAACAAATTATTTAAAAGATAATGGTTACAAATCAATAGAGGAATGGGCTAAAGCTAATCCTGATAAAGTTTATGGTGAAATTGATTTTGACTTAATTAACACTATAAAAGATTTTGTTTATAAAATTGACGGTTCAAACTCAATACATATTGAAAATTATGATGAAGAAACAAAACTATTTGAAAAAAATATTTGTATATATATAACAACAAGAGATACAAATGTGCGTTTAATAAAAATAGAAAAAAGACTAATAGACGAACAAAAAGTATATAAATTTATTGTTGATATAGATGATTATGATATTTATATTAGTTCTATAGTTGATTCAATAATAACTTTTAATTCAACACTAGAGTATATAATTGAAACATTAAAGAAATATCCACAATTCAATAGATATGTTATAGATTTAGAAAATTGTTTATAAAATAAAGCACTATTTAATAATAATAGAATGGATGTTGAAAAATAATAAAATTCAATATCCATTCTTATTTATTATAAAGGTGGTGTAATTTTATGGAATTTAAAGGTTATTGGTCGTCATATGATAAAGAAATTTGGAAAAAAGTAAATTGGTCAGAGAGAAATTATGAAGATTATCCTGTAGATGGAGATACATTTAGAAGTAAAATATATATTTATGGATTAGGGGATGTTGTTACAAAAGAAGTTGAATTTCAAAAATTTCTTCGTGCAAATCCGATATATCCACCATATTATAGACCTATATATACAACAGAACTAATGGAATATATGCAAGATAATCATTTATGTTATCCAAGTTATGACGGTAGAACAGACGGTTGTTATCAAATTCACGATAGATTTGAAACAGCAGAATTAAATGATATGTTAAGTAGATAAATGGAGGAAACTTATGATGAATAAAGAAAAATTTGATGAATTATATTATAATTGTTTTGACAAAGATGATAATATCACTTTTTGTGGTAGAGATAATTGTAGAAAACTATTAAATTATATTATAAAAAATACAGGAAACCAAACAAAATACGGAGATATGAAAACAGGTAAATTAAATATAGAAGAGGTAATTAATTTACATAAATCAATACAATAAGGAGGAATTTTATTATGGGAGAGATGGTAAAACATTATAAAAATACCTATTATAAGAGAGATGACGGATATTGTGTATATTTTTATTATAAAATTGAAAAATATATTACACAAGAAATGGTAGAAAACTTATTAGAGGGTAAACCAGCAACATTTAAAAGAAAATCATTATTTGGTTATTCTGAAAATTCTTTAAAGTTAGAAAGCAGAGTTAGTGAAAAAGGCTTTCCTTATGGTTCAATCGTTGAAGATAAAGAAATAGCAACATATGACGATAGACCTACTGTAAAAGGAGCATTAAATAGAATTATTCCTAATGATTTTATGGAAAAGGCAGAAGTAGAAAAACATATTAAAGGTGTTTTAGATAGTTTATCTTTAATTAAAGAGTATAAAATTTTTGTTGAAACACTTGCACCTATTGATGATTTAGGCGATAAGTTTATTCATTTTACTATTTATAGAGATTATAAATATCAAAGTGGTTTACATAATCCACAATATCAAGTTATGGATAAATATTTAAGATATGAAAATAATAGTTTTGTGGACGAATGTACTGAACTTGTATATTTAACAAATAAAAATGAATATAAAATTAAAGCAAATGAATTAAAAGCAAAGAAAGAAGAAGAACAACTTCAAAGAAATATTGAAAATTTAAAGGAAAATCGTAAAAAATTTATTTTACCTACTGTTACAAATGAAAGTTTTATGGAACAAGAATTACAAGAACTTTTTGATGAAATTTGGGATGGTAAATATAATGAATATATAGAAGTTGAAATAACATCATATAAAGATAATGCTTGTTCTCGTTATAACCATATGTCTAATGAAGAAATTACTATGTTTTGTAAAAATAAAAATACTTATGTGGAGGTTTCAATTCCATATCTAAATACTATTTATTTAGAATATGATGAGGACAATAATCTTATCGGAAAAATCACTCAAGCAGAATATAAAAAGGCTATTAAATCTATAGAAGATGAATATGGAGAATATACGTCCAATAAGCGTAAAATTCAAGCTGTTAGAAGTGATTTATATAGTGAATATTCAAAAGTAGGATTAGCAGAATTAGTAAGTAATGTAGATATAGATAATGTATTAAATTTAGACACCTTTAATAAATTTAGTACAGGAATGGTTAAAAAGCAAGGAGAATCAGCTGCGGTTGAATATATCTGTTTTGACTTTTTAAAAGGAAGTTTAAATGCAGAGTTATTAAAAGAAGAATTACTTAATATATTAAAAATATACTATGAATTTAATAATATTAGTGCAAAAAATATTGCAAGTTTAGCACCATTCATTGTAAATAATAATCTTAAAAAATATTATGACGATATGTTATTATATGATGAGGCTATTGAACCTATTATTAAAAATTCAAAGGATAAGAAATTATTAAGTAGAGTATTAAAAAGAATTGCTGGTACTTCATTAGCAGCAACTTATGCAGATAGAAATAGTACATTCTATTTTGAAAGAAAAGTTCGTGCTAAAAATATTGTAATGAATCCAGTACAATTACTTAATGAGTTAGTAGCACTTATTCCAGAATATAATGATAGGTCTGATGTTGTAGTGCTATTTAATATTATATTAAATGCAGATGAATCATTTACATATCAATTCTATACTTTCGCAGAAGACGAGAGTGGTGGAGATATGGACGGTAGAAGAGTGGGTAATATGACTAGAATTTATAATCGTCATCATAAAACACCTATTGCATTTGAATATGAATAAAAATTAAAAAAGAAAGGAAATTAAAAACAATGCAGAATGAAGACAAAACTTTTACACAACCTAGTTTAAAGAAAGTTGATAAATCTATCAATGACTCCTTTAATGAGGTATTAAAACCATTATATGAAAAGCTGGGATTAAAACAAAATCATATTTATGAATTTGAATATGATAAAGATGAAAATTTATTTGTAGCAACTGAACCTTATGAAACCGAATTAGAATTACAACATTTTGTTATTGAAATGAAAAATAATCGTGGTACAGTAATGTTATATTCAACAGCATTACCAGAACATCCACATCAAACAGAAATTTTAGGTTATATTCATATGGTAGACGGTAAAATGGTTTTAAAATAAGAATAAAGTGGCTTGTCTTGAAATAATAGACAAGCCATTTTAATATTAAAGGAGATTTAACAAATGATTATGATTCCGATTAAAACAAAATTATTTTCACAAGAAATAATGTGTTTAGAAACACCTAATAATATGATATTAAATCATTTAAAAAATAAAAAAATTAAATTAAAATATATTCTAGGTAAGGCTAAAAATTCTAATCATAAAATAATTATTATAAAAGTATCAAAGAGATATTTATTAGATTTAATAAATGCTTTAAAAGAAATGGATAATAAATTTTTATTATGTGGTTATCCAAATTATGAAAAAGAAACAATGGAATATTTTACAAAAGTATGGTCAATTCCAGAAGAAGGACTTGTAAAATTATAATAGGAGATGTTTATTATGGATAATATTACTATAGAAAAAGTTCTTAAAGAACAAAATATCTCATATAGTCAAGAATTATTAGATAATCAAAAAATTGAATATATAGTTAATGGGTGGACTATTCAAGTTGAGAATGATATATGTAAATATGTATCAGAAACTTGTGAAGAGGGATATGTATTAGAAGAAAAAGAACAATTAGAAGATTTATTAAAAGTATATAAGGAAGACGATAGATGTGTTGAGGCTTGTATGATTAAAAATAAAAATTATACACAAGATACAGCATTAAAAACAATGGAATACTTAAATTTGCGTGACCATTATGCGTCAATTCTTCGACAATATGACACTATGAAAATTATTGATAAAATAGAATGGAAACTTGAACCAGATACAGAAAGACATTTCATATATGTATATACTAATTTAGGTGTTCCTGTATTTTATGATAATCAAATGAATAAAATAATGAATATTTATTTTGAAAATTTGAAAACTGAATGTAATTGTATTGGAATTAAATCAACAGATTTTCAACCTTTAGCATATAATTGGTCATAAAAGGAGTGAGTTTATGAGAGATGAAACTAAAATATTCTTAAATACTTGGGGTGCATACAATAATGGTATTGTAGGTTATGGTTGGATGACACCAGAAGAGGCTCGTAAATTTATTGATAAAGACCCAGATAGAGATGGTGGAGAATGGTTTATTGCTGATTTAGATAATTATGTAAATGTTGATACTAGAATTTGGGGCGATTTAGAATATGCTAATGTTGATGAGGTTCTTAATGATATTGAATTATTAGAAGAATTAGACGACCAAGATTTAAGATTAGTTAATGCTATTATTGAATGTCATCATATGTCTGTTGAAGAGGCAATAGATTATAAAAATGATTATATATGGTTTATTGATGAAGAAACTTGGGAGGATTATTTAAGAGAACAAGTTGAAATAGACGCACAAGAACACGATGTTCCATCTAAATTTTTAGATTATTTTGATTATGACAAATATATTCGTGATGAAAAATATTCTGTAACTATTGCATCTAATGGTGTTGTGTTATATGATAATTAAATTATTAGGGAGAAATATAATATGCAAAGATATGGTACAAATCGTGAATTAGATAAATTAGTTAAGAGTAAAGACTATAAAGAAAGAATAGAAATAGCCAAACAAGGATATGGTTTGGATAGACTTGTTTTTGATAAAGATTATAGAGTTCGTGAAGTTGTTGCTGAACAAGGATATGGTTTAGATATTCTTGTTAATGACGAAAATAAGAATGTTCGTTTTGCTGTGGCTAAAAAAGGTTATGGACTTAATATTCTTGTTAAGGATGAAGAATGGTTGATTAGGGATATGGTAGCTCAACACGGTTATGGTTTAGATATACTTATTAATGATAAAATGTCAGAAGTTCGTAAAACAGTAGCCAAACAAGGTTATGGTTTAGAACAACTTATTTATGACGAAGATGATTGGGTTCGTATAGAAGTAGCAAAACACGGATATAGTTTAGATATACTTATCAATGATAAAAATGATTTAGTTAGAGATAAAGTAGCAAAACACGGTTATAGACTTGATATTCTTATAAATGATAAAAGTGCTTGGGTTCGTACTACTGTAGCATCACAAGGATATGGGCTTGATATTCTTATCAATGATGAAAATGATTGGGTTCGTAATAGTGTGGCAAATCAAGGATATGGTCTTAATAAACTTATTTATGACAATGCTATGGATGTTCGTGATACTGTAAAATTATATTTAACTAATAATGGTTATAAATCTATTACTGATTGGATTAAACAAAATCCAAATAAAGTTTATAAAACGATTGACACACAACTTATTGACGAGTTGAAAAATTTTGTTTATAAAATTGAAAACTCGTCTAAATTAGAAATTCAATTAGATAGTGATATTGACGAATTTTTTGATAATAATGAATCTAATATATTGGTTATAGTTACAATAGATACAAAGGAAACACTTATTAAAATCGAAAAAACAAGTGACGCTTTTAAGTTTATAGTAGATATTACTAATGAAGATGATGAAAAATTTATTATTAGTACAAAACTTTATAATAAGGCTCAATTAAATAAGTTAGTAACTGACACTATCGAATCTTTAAGATTATATGAACAATTTTATAAATATGCAGACGAATTAGAAAATTGTTTATAATATAAGGGGGAATAATTATGAGGCTACAAGATGATTATGGTCATTATTCATATAATGGATTTTGGGCTATAATAAATTTAGTAATTAATTGTAATACTAATAATAGTAGTAGTAAAATAGATTGTAATGATGAGGAATTATATAAAGTATTAAGTTCTAATTTAGAAAATACAATATTTGAACCAAATTTCTATGGTAATAATAATTTACATTTAATCAATCAAAATGATAATAATTATTTAATTAGTATGTCGCTAGGTATTATGTTTCCACTTGATTGTGTGATTCGTAATTCTAAAAACGATGTTATATCAATTCAAGAAATTAAATGGGATAAAGATACAATATTATCAATATTAAACGACAATTTATATAATTCTAACTATAATTATATTAACATAAAAGATATTTCATTGGATTATAGTGAGATTGAAGAATGTTTTTATGGATTTTTAGGAAATTTTTGACTATAATAAAGCACTATTTAATTATAATAGAATGGATGTGAAAAATAACTTATACTAAATGTATAGGTTATTTTCACTTTTTCTATAAAAATAAAAGGGAGGATGGAGAAATGATTGGTTTTTTAGATAATAAAATTTTTGAATTTAAAGACATTCAAGATTTATCAGAAACCTTATCTCGATATGGTTCTGACCATATGTGTGATTTACTAATTATAGTAGATAATGGTCATTCAGTAGTAGGTGTACTAGAAAATGAACGATGGAACATAATGGCAACCTTATCAGAAAACAAATTATATTATTTATATGGGGTTCATAATAGAAGTGAAATTGGAGAATTAGAAAAGGGAGAAAGTTTACCTAATCTATCTAATTGGGTTTTAGGTCCAGAGAAACTTATTTATGAATCAGTTAGATACCCTAGAGTTATCAATTTTTAATTGATTAAAATTATTATATATTAAAGGAGATTAAAAAATGGGAAAAGTATTAGAAACTTTAAAAGACAAAAAACTTACACTTACAGGAAATATTGATAATAGATATTTCCAAGATAACGGAGATGGTACTTATTCTCCTACCACAACACTTATCTATAATATTTTAAGAGATGCTCAAAATTATTATAAGGATAAAATTTTCCAATTAGATAGTGCTTGTAATTATCATTCAGAAGAATATGATGTAATGCTTAAAGACACTTGGACAGAGAAAATTACAAAGGAAGAAAGAGAGCGTAAATACGGTCCACAACTTAAAGAATTAGAAAAGAGAAAGAGAGATTGGAGAGAGGCTAATCCTGATAAATGTAATGTTATTTCAGGTCCAGTAGATTTAGGAGATATTGACGAAATGAAGTTCTTTGCAGGTTATACTCCTGATTTAACTCCGTCATTATCAGACGCAGTTTCTTTATATAAATATCTTTATGAATTTGATAAAGAACATAAAACAGAATTAACAGGTTCTATGGAACATAAGCCAGATTATTTAAAGGTTAAGAAAGAATATGAGTCTGAATATACTGCATTTTATGAGAAAGTGGCAGAGGAATTAGGTATTCCTGTTGAACCAACAGTTGTAAAAATTCCTAGAACAAAATATTCTATTGCTCGTAGTAACTCTAAAGTTATGAAAGCAGTAACACCAGATGATACAGGTCTTGAAGATTATATCAATGGTCTTATCACATTCTTAACAGGAACAGATAAAGAGGCTTTCCTTAAAAAGCGTTCTGAAATGATTACATTTATCAATAATGATTTTGTTATTGATTTTAATGAATCTTCTAAAGACCTTAAAGCAGAGTCCGATACTGTATTTACAGACGGAGTTGAAACTGTAACAACTATTGAAATTTATACAAAGGCTACTGAAACTGAAAATGCAGAGAAGATTATCGTTATTGAGAAAGAAGACCCTGCTGATAAATCATATAAGTATAAATTTAGTATTACAACTGATGATGAAACACTTCGTTATAATAAAAATATCAATACTAAAGCTGATTTAAGAAAGGCTTTAGAAATGACTATTACTATGATTGAAGATATTGATACTTTCAAGAAATATGTTAAGGATATTGAGAATACTATTGATAAACTTAATTAAGAATTAGGGGGAGTTCTATATATTTAGAACTCCCTATAATTTATATAAATGGGGGTTTAATATGAATTATTTAGAAATTTGTGACGAAAGTATTGACCAATTTTTAGATGCCTATATGGAAATGGTAATAGCACATCCGTCAATAGGTTATATTTATGAGGAAAATGGGAATTTTGTATTTTCTGATACAGAACGAAATGAAAAAGATGTATATAAATTATATTTTGAGTATCGCTATGGCGATAATTGGATTTCAGCACTTATGCTCTCTATATATAAAGAGCAACCTAAACAAAAATTAGATTTTATATTAAAATGTTTAAATATGACAAAAGAAGAGTTTATTCAAAAAATTGATTATAGTGGAGATTTAGATACCGAACAAGATATAGACGATTTTATGAATCATCGTCATTCAGATGTAAATAGAGTTATATTGGAACATTCAGAATCACATAAAATGATTATTGACGAATATAAATATCAATTTAAATCTGATTCTTCTAATAGAAATTTCGCAAGAAGAGTAATTGAGCATTATATGGTATACTTAATGGATATGCACGGTTAAGGGGGTATATAACAATGGTACAAAGTATTTTTAAAGTGAGAAAATCTAGTGTGTCTGCTATTGGTTGGGAAATTGAAGATACTAAATCAGGAAAAGTATTAGATATGCCTGAATGTATTTATGAAGAAATGAATGGTAAATATATAAAAGCAGATGATATGTTAGAATTGGTTGGTACTTTACAAATTGCATTAGCAGGTGTAACTGACAGTCTTAATATGGTAAATAACACATATTTTGATAAAAATAGTGTGTTAAAATCAATTCTTTTAAGAGATAGTATTGGTACTATTGATGATGAAATTGATTTTCTTTTAGATAATGTTGCTGATTATGAAAAATATCATACTATTGAAATGGGTAGAGATGTTGTTGGAGATGATACATCAATTCACGCATATATTGAAACACCTAAAAATGGTAAAGTTAGAGCACAATTTGATAGGTCAGTTAGACTTGAGGCAAAAAGAAATAATATCAAATATTGGATTGAAGATTATAAAATCGCCACAGGTACAGCAGGTGGTGTCTTTATTAGACCTATTGGAACACCTATTGAAATTTAATATTTAAAAGGTCTAGTTTTTATAATTAGACCTTTTTTATTTTACAAGAAAGGAATTATATATTATGATAGATAAAGAATTATTTAATGATTTACAAGAATTATACAAAACAAATATTGAAGAATTTAAGAAAAACAGAACAGCCTTAATAATTGGAAAAATACATCCATTATTATTAGAAAATGTCGAAAAGGCAATAGATGTGGAAGATTGTTTAGTAGATAAAAAATATATAATGCAACATTATGTAAACTTCACAATCAATCCACAAATTACAGAAGAAAAGAATTTTAAAAATGGACAAACTTATGAAGTTGAAATAAGTCCAGATATTAGTTGGGATATGAAGAAATAATAAGGGGGCTTATTATGGAAGATGTAAAACTTATTATGGTTACAGCAGCAAACAATAATAAATTTTATAATATGCACGATAATGGAGATGGTACTTTTACTGCTCATTATGGTAGAGTTGGTACTGATGGTACTAGAATTGATTATCCTATGTCTAAATGGAACGCACAATATAATGCAAAGGTTAAAAAAGGATATACAGACATAACAGATAATAATAAACAAGTTATTGGTTATACTGCTTTGACTGATTCGGAATTAAACACATTAGTAGAAACATTTTTACAAAATTCAAGACAATTTGTAAGTAATACAACTAATGTAAAACAATTATCAACTGCAAAAGCGTCTGAATTTCAAGACCATTTAAATAAAATGACAGTAATTGTTAATACAGGAAATGGAACAGTTACAGAATTAAATAATTTTAATCAGCATTTAATAGAATTATTTAAACTTGTTCCTAGAACAATGTCAAGAGTACAAGATTATTTAATACAAACTTGGGATGTTAATAGAATGAATCAAAAAATTGTTCGTGAACAGTCATTATTAGATAATATTGTTATTTTAGAGAAGAAACAACCAACAAAAGCAGGTCAAACAATTCCAGAGGTATTTGGATTTGATATTGCTAAAGCAACACCACAAGAGGTTGATTTTATAAAAGATAGATTAGCAAAAGATGGATTTACTAGATTTTCTGTTAATAGAGTATTTAAAGTATCTACTCCATCAAGAGAACAAGGTTTTCTTGAATATTTAGAGAATAATAATCTTAAAAACAATGATACAAATGTTAAATTCTATTGGCACGGTACAGGAGAAGAAAACTTATTATCAATTCTTTCCACAGGATTACTTATAAAACCGTCAAATGCCTCTCATTGTGGTTCTGCTTTTGGTGTTGGTATTTATAATGCACCTAATGCTGATAAAGCTAGTGGATATACAAGTATTGCAGGTTCTTATTGGAAAGGTGGTTATAAAAGAACAGCATATATGTTTTTAAATGCTGTTATTGTTGGAAATGTGTTTGATTGTAAGGATAATTATGATAAATATGGTAATATAAGCATTTATAATTTAGACGGAGATAAATTTAGTCAAGCTGATTTAGGTTATCATTCTATTTATGCACACGCAGGGGGATATTTAAAGCGTGATGAGGTTATTGTATATAATCAAAATCAAGTCGCTTGTAGATATTTAATTGAATTTTCAGTTTAAATTTATTCTAAAATTTATTAAAAATACTATTTACAAATTACTATAAATTTGATATAATATAATTATATTAAGGGAGGTAATTAAATGGTACAGATAATTGTAAAACCTATTCCAGATAGTTCAGCCCCTTTGGGTTGGAAAATGGAAGAAATTGAAACAAGCACAATTTTAGAAATGCCTAGTATTATTTATGATGAATTAAAGGGCAAGTATATGAGTGCTGACGAGATGTTAGAAATTATAGACACAATGCAGGTTGTACTTGCTGGTTGTACTGCAAATCTAAATCTTATTACAGAACACGAATACTCATATGATAGACGTTCTGTATTAAAGACTTTCAAATTAAAGTCATTAGGTACTATTGATGACGAGATTGATTGGTTTTTGGAATCAGTTGCAGACTATGAGAAACATCACACTATCTATATGGATAGAGATATTGTGGGAGATGATTCATCTATCCACGCTTATATTGAAACTCCAAAAGACGGTTTTTTGCGTTCAAGATTTGATAAGGATATTAGACTTGAGGCAAAACGTAATAATATTAAATATTGGGTTTCAAATTATCAAATTGATTGTGGCTCAAAGGGTGGTAAATTTGTAACACCTATTACAACACCAGTAGAAATTATGTAAATTGTAAGATATAAAGGAGAGAAAAATTATGAATTACAGACCAACTTATCTTGTTATGGTTACAGCCAATAACAATAACAAGTATTACAGAATGATACCTAATGGCGATACTTTTAATGTTGAATTTGGTAGAGTGGGTGCAAATCCACAGAGAGCGTCTTATCCAATGAGAGATTGGAATAAGAAATATAATGAAAAGGTCAAGAAAGGTTATGTTGACCAGTCCGATTTAATGGATGACTTAATTAAGGAAGTAAAGCCAAAGACAGATAAGGAATATAAGGAAATTGAAAATAAGTCAATTAAGGCTATTGTAGATTATTTACAGGACAGAGCAAAAAAGACTATCCAGAAGAACTATAAGGTTGGTGCTGGAGAAGTTACACAGGCTATGGTAGATAAGGCACAGAATAAGATTGACGAGATGAATAAGTCTTTGGATAAGGTTACATTAAAGAAATTTAATGACGATTTGCTTGTATTATTTGGTATTATCCCTCGTAAGATGGCAAATGTTAATGATTATCTTGCAAAGTCAAAGGACAACTTTGATTCTATTATGAAACACGAGCAGGACTTGCTTGATGTTATGAAAACACAGGTAGTACAGGTTGCAATGGAAGAAGAAGATGATAATACAGAGAATAATGCAACACAGACTATCCTTGAGGCAATGGGGTTAGAATTTGCAGAAGTAACAGATGATGAAATCAAGCATATTAAGGAACTTTTAGGAGAAAGTGCGAAGAAGTTCAGTAAGGCTTGGAAAGTTACAAATAATAAGACACAGAAGAGATTTGACGATTTCATTGCTAATGAGAATATTACAGATATTAAGGAATTATGGCACGGTTCTCGTAATGAGAATTGGTGGTCAATTATCAATACAGGTTTAGTATTACGACCTGTAAACGCAGTAATTACAGGTAAGATGTTTGGTATTGGTACTTATTTTGCCCCTAAAGCACAGAAGAGTATTGGTTATACATCATTAAGTGGTTCTTATTGGGCAAGTGGTAGTGAGAATAAGGCATATATGGCAGTTATGCAAGTAGCATATGGTAAGCCTTATAATGTCCACTCATTTGACAGTAAGTATTATTCCTTAAATTACAATAAGTTGCAGGATTACTGTCCTGGTGCAAATTGTTTACACGCACACGCTGGTAGTATGTTGCGTAATGACGAGATTGTTATTTATAAGGAAGAACAGTGTACTATTAAGTATCTTGTAGAAATTACAAACTAATAAATTATATATCCCCTCTTAATGAGGGGATATTACAATATAAGGGAGATGTTTATTATGACTATTAGTAATGTTAATGTATTATGTAGTTTTACAGAAGAAGAGTATGATAATGCAATTTTTGACGCATTAGATAAGTATTTAGACGATAATTATACAATGACTAATTCTCTTAAAGACGCAATTAGTGAAAGCTATTTGCCTTATTTTAAGCATTATATTACTTGTGATTATGAAAATATTTATATTGAAACTAACCGAATGATTGACCCTGATGAAGCAATAGACATATTGTATAAGAATATCAGTAAGTTAGTAGAAAGAACATTTAAAAATGCTTATGTTAATTTTGATGAATATGATGAAGACGATATTCAAGTAGATGATATTCATACTGAACACAATGATTATTATTTATATCAAGATAAGAACCTTTTAATTGTGTTGGAGAAGTATTGTACAACTGTTGAGTATTTTTTAGATTAAAGGGATAGTGATACTATGTTTGAAATAGAAGATATATTAAAAATGAATTACTCCGAATGTATGAAATTTGAGGGTATCATTTGGGATAATTTATCGGATATTGAACAACAAATTGTGGAAGATTGCATAAAAGAAATACAAAATACTATTCAATTTATTGATAATTATGAATTAAAAAACTTATTATATAGGATAAGTAGAATTTATAATGTTGATAAAATTGAAGATGTATATATTTATATGTTAATTTGGACACAAATTGAACATTTATGTTCTAATTCAAAAGGAGATACTCTATAAGGTATCTCTTTTTTGATATGAACTATTTAATTATATAAGAAAGGAGAATAATTATGGATAAAGCAGTATTATTAACAAAACTAATTCAATCACAAGATAATCCAAGTGATTTGTATGAATATTATCTTGATGCAACATCAAGAGTATTTGAAAGTGAAACTGACGCATTTAATAAGTGTGTAAAAGATTTAAAAGTATTAAGTGATATGCAATATGATTTTGAATGGTTGAAATATGAGGCATTTAGTTTTGGTGTTAGTAGAAGAGATTATAAAGATTTAATGGACTCTGTTTGTGTATTATTAGGAGAAAGAATAAATGAGTTATGTAAACTAACTAGAAATGGAATAGTTACAAGTCCTACTCAATTTGAAGATTATTGTCCTTTTAATCACGAAGATTTAGTATTATATGCAATATATAATATAAACTCTGTTGAATATGACGGAAATATGTATAGTGTTGTTGATACAAAATTAGAAGAAACACCATACTATACTATTTATTGTAACAAGTTGGAACTAATGTAAATACCTTATATGAAATATAGGGGAAAATTTTTTATAAAAAAGAAAGGAAATTATGAAAAAAGCAATTAGTGATATAAAAATAGGAGATAGAATATTAGGTACTGATGGTAATTGGCATAAAGTTATTGATAAAACTGATGTGAAATTATCTTATAATATGTATGAGATAAAATTCAGTAATGGATATGTTAAATGTTCTAATACACATCAATGGAATGTTTTTATCAATGGTAAAATGTATACTATTGACGCAGAGGGCATTTATCAAGAATTTGATTTTTATAAAGGTAGAAATGTTGGTACTATTGATGGTCCTACAATTAAAAGTATTAAGAAAATTGAACCTGAATTAGTACAATGTATAACAACTGATGCAAAAGATAGTCAGTTTGCTATTTATATAAATAAGGAGTGATATTAAAATGGTAGGAAGAAAGGATAAAGTATGAACTTTTGGGATTTAGATGTAGGAGAAATCATTTATATGAATGTAGGTTTAGATAAAGAAAAGGAAAATTTTCATAATAGTAGTCTACATAATAGTAAAAAATACAGCAGAAGTGGTACAATTTTATCATTAAATAATCGTGCTTGTGTTAAATCTAGTGGCTTTTTTAAAAAAACTAAAATTAATCAAGGGGAATTAAGAGTACAATTTACTAATGATGAAATACAAATTTTTACAGAAAAAGATTGGGAAAATCAACTAATTACTTATGAACCATTATTTGAAATAAATGATTTTGAAATAAAACAAGATGTTATTCAAGAACAAACATCAATAGAACAAACAACACATATTATGTGTGAACAATGTCCATATATGCAATATTATCAACAGCAACAACAACAGTTGGCAGAACAAAATCAAGAATTTGAAAATAACTTTACAGAAACACAATATATAGAAGAAGAATATACACAACCACAATATGTGGAAACACAAAATATAGAAACACAATATGTAATTAAACAAAATTTTGAATTTTAAAAATTGTAAGATATAAGGAGGAAATTAAAAATGATTACAGATGTTTTTGAACCAAGATACTCAAAGAGAGATGTTATAATTGCTTATAACAAAGTTGTTAATGGACTTAATTTATTAAAATTCTCTTCCATTAATGATAGAAATGCAAAGATTTATGGTGGTTTATCTGATGAGGATATTGAAATCTTAAAGAATACAACATTTGCGTTTGAAATTGAAGATAAGACTAAATTAAATAAATTTACTAATAATGGTAGATTATGTGTTGTAGTTCCTTTGGCTAAACTTAAAATCTATAAAGAACCAGAAAAGGTTGAAGAAGTTAAAGAAGATATAAAGGAAGAAATCAAAGAAGAAGAAGTGAAAACAGACGAGATTAAAACTAATTCCATTGAAAATTTAAGTGGTTTTGATATAGTTATTATTAGCAAAAATGAGTATAATATGTTAAAATCTAATAGTGATAAATATTTAAAACTTATGCAAGAACGAAAGGAAGATTAGTATGGAAAAGTCTATTAAAGAACGCTTGGAAGAAATAGAACTATATAAAGATGAAAAGAATGGATATAATTATGTAAACCTATATGGTATTGCAAATGAAATTCTAAATTCAGTCAGTACAGAAGAAATGTTGGATATTGTAATTAAGAAATTTGAACTTGATGAGTTAATTCAAGTATTATTAAGTATAGCAGTTACAAAGGAATTATAATTATGAGAGAACAGTTAATACAACAATTAAATACAATAAAAAATAATTCTACTAATACTGAATGGCTTGTCTTTGTCCTTACTTATTATGAGAGATTATCTCTTAAAGAAATAAGTTGTATTTTGGATAAAAGTATAGTTGAAATTGAACAAATCTTTGATAGCGTTTTAAGAAAAGCAGTTCCTATATTAGGCAATAATGTTGAGTTATTAAGGGGGTTGTAAGTATGATTACAAAGAAAGAAGCGTCATTATTAACACCAGAAGAACTTACTAAAATTATTCCAAGAGATTTTATTGGTCAAGGATATGGTTATAAGAATTATGATTTTAATTGGGAATCTGGTAATCCAGACGAAATCATTTATGTACCAGAATATTGCTATAGTGGACTTAATAATGATGGAGATATTGAATTAAGTTCTTGTTACACAAAGAAAGATTTTGAAGATATGTGTGAAGAATTTAATCGTAATAATAAAAACAAATATATAAGTGCTGAAGATTTATTTGATATGGTAGATTGGCAACATCCTGGTTCCTTATTAGATGACATAGAAAGTGTGGTGTACTAATTATGACCTATTGGTATTTAACCAAACACGGTGTTCAACCAGGTAGTGTTCCTAAAAACGCATCAATAAATATGTTATTAGATTTTCCTAATGGTACATATTTTTCTACTGATAGAGTGTTCTCTACAAAAGAATTAAATGATTATGATTTATCAGAGGCAAGTCCTAAAGAATGTCTACAATTATTTATATATAATTTAAGAGAATGGAATAAAAGTAGAGAAAATTATACTAATTATGAATTTAAGGAATATAGAGATTTATTTGATAAGTTAGAAGAGATATATAAAAATAAAGACAATAATTATCATCTTCTATATAAAGTTGCTGACTATATGAAGAATAATAGTGAGTATAATAAAATTTTATATGCTGATTTTCAAGAAATTGTAAATATAGCACATAATTTTGATATGAATTATTTACAAGTAACAGAATTATATTATGATTTACATTTATATAATTAAGGGGGGTTAATAATATGCAAGAATTTGAAACTTATATATATGTTGATACAAATATATTATCTACAGACCTTGAAGAAAATGGGGAACATAATGAATATAAGGACTATGTAGAATATATAAATAATATTTTATATAAGGAGTTCCAAGAAAATGAAATGAATTTACATTATTTTATGGATAATTTGGGTGATATTGATTTAAAAATTGTATTAAATACCTATATTTATGAAGATATAGGGGATTTACGAATAGACGCTAAATTTTCTATACCTGAAAATAAAGGAGATATTGCTTGGGAAATTGTAAAATCAGATGTTAAATTTCATAAAGTTATTAAAGACGGAATGGAAAAATTAGTAGATAAATTTAATGAAACCATAGATATAAAAATACCTATGGAAGATGCTATTTTTAGAAATGGTTCTTTTTATTTAAAAGTATCTATTAATGATTTAGTTAATCAAAACATTAGTTTACCAGAAATATATAATCTACAAATTGAAAAAGATAAACTTACTATAGAACATATTAAAGATAATATGGATATAAGAGAAGATTAAATTATAATATAGGAGATATATTATGATACGATATAGTATAAATATAAATTATGGAGATAATAATAACACAAAGAAATTCTATTTTGTACATAAAGAGTGGAATAATATTTCTAAAGAAGAACAAGATAAAGAATTTCATAAAGCAGTAACAGAATTGAATAGAATTTATAAAGATTATGGTAGATTTGCTACACAAGTAGGAATTACAAAATTTTTCAATTCATTTGGATTTGAACATACAATTCCATAAAGTAGGGGGAAAATAAAATGAAATATATTTATATAAACCTTATTATTAAAACTAATTTAGGATATTTTAATTATAGTATTGATGACGGTGAAAGTAAGTTTATATATGACATAAGTGATAAAATATTTGAACAAATATATGATATAAACGAAAAAATAGTTAATTATAATTCAGATTTTTTAGGAAATATAAGAATAAAATTTTCAGTTAATGACACACTAACCGATGATTTTGAAGGTTCAATTTATATTAAAATTGAAATACCTGAAAATAAATCTGATAAAGACATTCTTAATTATTTTAAACAAGATTTTAAATTACAAGCATTTGTAAAAAACACTATGGAAAACTTAATTAAGAATTGGAATGAGCAAATAACTTTTATGTACCCTATTGATGTTGATTTTATTTATTATGTAGATAGTATATATATTAAACTTAGGTCAGAAGACGATATACCAAAATGGGATAAATTTAAATATTATGCGTATATAGACCAACAAGATTTAATAGATTGTGCCTATATAGAAGAAGTTGATTTCTTTTAATTATATTTATTTTGGAGATTTTTTTTACAATGAATGAAATTTTAAAATTTATAGAAAAATTTAAGTTTAAGTATAAAGAAGAATTAGTGGATGTATTTACAACTGGTAATTGCTATTATTTTGCTATAATACTAAAAGAAAGATTTAATGGGGAAATTTATTATATGCCTATAATAAATCACTTTATTTGTAAAATAGAAAATAAATACTATGATATTACAGGAGAGGTAAATCCGTCTGAACACCCGTATAAATGGTCAGAATATAAATTAGAAGATAAAAAACACACTAATTCTATTACTAGATACTGTATAACTTTTGAGGCAGGAAGAACTATTTAATTATATAAGAATGGAAGATGAAAAATAATAAAATTCATCTTCCATTTATTTTATTATTAAGGAGAGATAAATATGAGAAAATTAAATTGGTATGAGGCAACTGAATATTTAAGAAGTTTTAATAGAGAACACAATATTAAAAGTAAAGGAAATGACGAAAAAACTTATATTGTCGCAGTTATTACAGAAGATAGTTTTACACAAGAGTATTCACTAGATGCAAGAAGTTATTTAATTTCTAGTGATAATAAAGCCTTTATTGACGGTATGGGTGGTTATTCTATTTTTGCTAGTAGTTTAGACGGTAGTGATGTAGGTGTTAGATTAGAACAATATTTAGAGGTTGAGGGCAATAAAAATGGTTGGAAAATTGATTATTGCTATATTAAAGAACAATAAGGGGGGAATTTTATTATGAGTATGCGTGATACAACTATGGGAATTGGAATTTGTTGTGAGAATTTAAAAACAACACCAGCAAAACTTAAAGATTTAATTGCTATGACAACAGAATTTAAATCAGAGATTTGGGATGATATTCAAGAATTTGATAGTTTAACAGATTATTGGGATTTAGCAACAAATTTTGAACCCCCATATGTCTGTTGTAAATTAGGTTTTTATATAGCAACAGTAATGAATGAGTTAGAACCATATCATTTTACTATTTGTCAAAATGATGATGGAGATGAATATGTTATGTATGAACCATTTGAAATAAGTGATGAAGAAAAAGAATTAACATTAGAAAAATTACAATCAATTTTCCATAAATATACAGATGTTGTATGTGGTTATGATGTTGTAGTTGAAGAAGTTAGTTGTGAAGAAGTTAGTTGTGAAGATGAGTTCTTTTCGCAATTAAATGCTGGAACAGCAGCAATCCCAACTCCAGAAACTATGGATTGGATTCTAGGTAGATTAAGATAATAAATTGTGGGCTTAAAGTCCACAAAATCACTTATAACAACATTATGTTTTATTACACTACATTTGGTTAGGGGGGTATATAATATGTATATTAGATTAAATGGATTAGTTTGTATGGTTGATGATTTAATAAACAATATGGAGCATAGTATTGAGGCATTTGACGGAAATTTTAATACTAATTTTAAGGGTAATATTATTGATAGTATTTATGATAGAATTGGTAGTTGTCCTGATGTATTAGATGGAGAAAATATTGCTGATTATTTACAAGTTGATATATCAGATGATAAAGTTTACAATGTTTTATATAAAATTTATGAGAATTTAAGTGATGGTTCTTATGAATGGGAAGATGTTAAAGTAATTTTAGAAGATGATAAATATTTAGAATGTTATTTCTATGTAGATGTAAATATAGATGAAATAGTAAAGGAGATATAGTATGAAGATTGATATTACTGCATTAGTTTTAGGTTCGGAAGATTATAATTATATGGCTGAATTAGTTGAAACAGGGGAATCTTTTAATCCTAGAAAAGCCTTTATAGACCAACTTTCAATAGATTATCATTGTGACGGAGATAGTTTAGATTGGTTATCTAATCTTACAATGGACTTAAACATAAAGGAACATACAAAAATAAATAAAATTTTTAAATATATTGAAGAATTATTTATTTCTAATAAAGAAATTTGTGATGATTATGTTGGGGATATTGATGAAGATGGTGCAATTTTTGTAACTTGTAAAGGTTTGCAATTAGATGAAAATAAATTAAAATCTTTATAATGGGGGATATGTTCATATGAGAGTTTTAAATAAAGAGGATATTAAGAATATGACTTTGAAAGAGTGGACGGAATTAAAAATAACATCGGTTGAACAAGCAAGAAATTTAATTGGAGAAGAAAATTTAAAGTCTTGTCTTTTGGATTATTGCAAAGATAAACCAGATGAGATTGAAAGCTACGATATGGATGATATAGCAGATATTGGTGCAGATATTATAAAAAGAGATGAAATTATAAGAGATGAAATTATTAGTAAATATAGTAATAAATTTGAAGATATTTATTTAGGTGGTATTAAAAGATTTTCAAAATTATCATTAGACGGATTAAAAATTCTTATTGAAGAGGGATATGTAGATATAGATGATAGACAAAATTATTCTCCAACAATAGATAAATTAGTAGAATTAGGTAAAAAATTTCAACAAAATGACTTGAAACTTTTATATTCTGGTTATGCTGTGTCTATTGATAGAGATGATTATAGGGTTTCTATTGATACTATATATGGGGATTTTGAAAATATTACTGACGAAGAACTTAAACAAGAAATTGAAAATTTATCAAAAACTGCTGACGAAGTAAGTAATGATAGAATTTGGTGGGATTAGAAAGGAAATTTATTATGGGTTATAGTGCAAATGGATATGGTTATTTAGAAACCAAAAATACACAAGAGGTTTTAAATATTTTATCAAGTTCAAATTTAGATTTATCAGTAAATAATGTAGACGACTATTTAGCAATAGATTGTTATTTAAATGATAATTATAATGAAGACGATATACACGATTTTTTAAGAAAAATAACACCTTATGTATTAAACTGTGATAATATTGAATTTACAGGAGAAGATAATTGTTATTGGAGATTTGTTTTTAAAGGTGGTAGATTTTATGAACAAAATGGTTATATAGAATATGAAGAACCAGGTAATGTAATTTAATAAGAGGGTGTATAAAATGAAAAAATATATTTCAGCAAGATATATAAATGAAAAAATAATGCCTATTGAACATTTACAAACTATATTAGCAGATACAGACGAAGACGATATTTCCGAACAAGTTTCTGATTTTTGGGCTAGAGAAATTGCTTTTTCCTTTGCTGTAATTGCTAAAGAATTAGGTGTGAAAATTCCAGATGTATAAAATTATAAATAGTAAGGAAATTATTTAAAAAAGGTGGTGTTTAATTTGGGTAAAAAGAAAAATAAAATAACAGAAGATATGGTTTTTACTCATAATTGTGCTGCAAGAATTGTAGCAGGTAGATTAGAACAAACTGCATCTATGATGGCATTAGGTTCTACATTAGGTACAACCGTAGATGGTAGTCATAAAGGTGCTGGTATTACTAAAATGCAAGGTCAAGTTTCTCGTGTTCAATATTATTTTGAACAACAAAAATGGATAAATGAAGTGTATTTTAAACAAAGGGGTTTAGATGAATTAGGATATACAAATACAATGTCCGATTTTAATTTAGACGATATTGAATTATCTGGAGAAATTGAATTAGATGATAATAACTCAACAACTGTTATTGATTTTGCAGGACAACACGCAGAAATTGATAATAGAAAAGACCAAAAATTTGAAGAAATCTAAAAGGAGTTGTAAATATGAATGAGAATGAAATCAGAAATATGATTAAAGAACTCTTAAAAAGTAAAGATATTTCAGAAACTAGATGGATTACTCTTAAAAAAGAAGAAGATAAGATATGGGCGTTAGTTATTGCTTGGCAAGATGAATTTGAAGAAGAATATGAAGATGGAAATGAATTTTTATATGGTACATATCGTATTTGTGGTAAAGTAGCCTATAATGATTCTTATATGAAAGATTATGATATTGATTGGATAATGCCGATTGATACAACAACTAATGATGTGTATAATACAGAAGTTTCTCTTAATTGTGAATCTGATATTAGTTATGCTATATCTTATTGGATAGAATGTTGGGAAGAAATTAAAAAATTAAATACTATTTAATTATAATAAAGAGTGGATGTTGAATAATAAAAACATTCACTCTAATTTTTTATATAATAAGGAGGAAATTAAATATGATTACAGTAATGATGGAAGAAGAAGATGTAATTGAGTTATTGATGGAAAGATTAGATAGTTGGGTACACGATGACGAAATTTCAAATTTATTTAGAGATATGTATACTAAAAATGTATATAATGGGGTTTATAGAGAATTAAATGTTATGGATATTGTAGATAATGATTATGTAAATTGGTGTACTGTTCTTTATAACGATGATGACAACTATGAAGAAACCTTAAAAGCATATCAAGAGGGTATTTATGAATTGAATTGGGGATATATTGAAGCAGTTGGACAAGGTTCAAAACCTATTATTTTAGTTAGAAATTATTAAGGAGTGATAATATGAAAAAAGAGGCATTATTTGAATACTTATTAACTGTTGATTCAGAAGTTGAATTAGACGAAATTAAACAAGCAAAGTATGATGATAGTTATTTTGAAACTCCTTATGGAGATTATTATGTATATACTAATTATGAGGCTGATAAGGCTTGTGTTGATTATATTGAAAATTTAATTGACGATTTAGGTATCACAGGTATTTGGAAACCTGGTACTTGGCAATTTAACAAGGTTTTAGAATTTATATCATCTAATTCTCTTTGGGAAAATATTGATGAATATAATCGTAGTTATTTAGAAGATATTAAATATGAGGATGATGATATTTTTGAAACTAGACAACAAAGAGAAATGGTAGAATTATTAAATGAAAAAAAGAATTTACCAGTTGATTATGACGAATTAATTGAACATCTTTGTAATGGTGTGTATAGTGAAAAATGTTCTAAATTCTTATATGATTGGGAGAAAAATGAGGAAGAATATTTAGATATTTGTACTAATATTTTAACTGATAGAAATAGAGAATATTACAATTCTCCTATTGAATATTATATCAATGAATTTGGATATGGTTCTGATGAAATAAAAAGTTTAATTGATAATAATAGTTTATCTATTGATTATAAAGGAATTGCAGAATGGTGTAATTCTGTTGACGGAAGGGGTCATACTTTAAGTGGTTATGACGGAGAAGAACACGAAATTGATTATGAAGATGAAACATATTTTATTTATAGATGTAATTAAGGAGATATGTGAATATGAATATATTAAAAGTCACATTAAATTTTAAAATATTAGCACCTTATGTGGTAGACGAAAATAGTCTTGTATGTTGGCAAGAGAAATTTGCAAAAGAAATGGATATAAGATTATTACCATTAAGATATACAATTAAATTATCAGACGAAATATATATCTATATTCGTTATAGATGTTATGACAATAATCAATCATTACTTTTTTGGATAGAATCAGAAACAACTGATGATGTAGACGACATTATAAAATTGATAAAAGTATATGAAAGAGAATTTAATAAACAATTAAATGATTTCATTTTAGCACTTGACGATATTTTAAAAAGTGGAACTTGGTCAGTTGTTCCAAATAGACTTTTTATAGTTTTAAAAGAGTTTGAAAGTTATTTTGTAAAAAGTGATAAAAATGATAAAGAAAATATAAAATATAATCCATTATCAGTTTTGAGTATTGAAATTGAAGGTGTTGATAGAATATTTTTAAAATAAGGAGTAATAATTATGTTATGTAAAATATCTAATGAACGAGATACATTTACAGTTGATAATTTTCAAGATTTACAAGAGGCAAAAAACTGTTTTCCTAATTATACAGTAGAACCTTGTAATGATATTATTGATTATAAATCGTTTACTCAATGGGTTAAAAATCTTATGATAGATTTTAGAAATAAATATATTTTTTGTAATGAGAAGGCTTTTATTGAAGAATTAAAAGATAAAAATTCTGCTATTGAAGTAGAAATTGAAAGACCTGATTATTCTGTTGGTCTTATACCAAATATTTCTTTATTTTTACCAAATAATATTGTTTTGTATTATGATTATTATATAGAAGACGATGGTTGTTTTAATGTAGGAGATTATTTTGATGAAGATACTTATTAAAAGGAGAATTTATTATGTGGGTAAAAAATGAATTAGATTTTATATATTTAAGGAAAAATTGTAATGTTTTAGCAAAAAGAATTTTAGAAGAGATATATAATGCTGATAAAGAAGAAGAATTTATAGAATTTTTAGAAAATGTATATATAGATGAAATTCCTACATTAGACGATTTGAATAATTATATAGTAAGTAAATGTTCAGATATTTATTATAATATAGGAATGAAAGGGGAAATATAAATGTTTAAAGTAGCAGTCATTGACGATTTAGGAGATAGATTATTATTCCATATTGATGTATTAAAAGTATCTGAAAAAATTATTGAAAAAGCAAAGAGATTTGATAATCAAGAAGATTTTTCAGAACGATTTTGTTGTACTGTTGGATTGGATTCTATTAGTTGGTATATTGTAGAGGGAGATTTTGGCTCACATTTATATTATTCTGATATTAACGGAAATTCAATTTATATAGAGAATTTTGAATTTTCTATTGAAGAGAAACAAGAATTATATGAAACTTGTTTAAAAGCATTAACTGAAAAGTATTAAGGAGGAATTTAGTTATGGGTTTAGATATGTATTTATACAAGAGAAAAATCGGTGCAAAATTAGATGAAAAAGGATTATATAAACCAGAAGAGTTTATTGAAGTTGGATATTGGCGTAAGGCAAATGCTATTCACGAATGGTTTAATCAGAATTGTGCTGATGGTTATTTAGAAAATTGTGAAGAATATGAGGTTACAAAATCAGATTTAAGTAAGTTAATAAATGATTGTGAGAAAGTTCTAGCAAATCATAATTTGGCAGAAGAAATATTACCACCATCATCAGGATTTTTCTATGGAAGTACAGAAATAAATGAGTGGTATTTTAGAGAATTACAACAAACAATAGATATTGCAAGTGACGCACTAAATACTGATTTTGATGAGTGGACATTAATTTATTATGCGTGGTGGTAATAAATATAAGGGCTATCTATATAGATAGTCCTTTTTTGTGCTATTTAATTATAAAAGGAGTGATAATATGGAAAAACTAGCATTAGTATTTTGTTATCTTGATATAATTAAATTAGCACCACATATTGATATAAATGAATGGAAAAATGTATTTACAAAACAAGCAATATCAACATTTGAAATACATAATATAAAAACAAATATTATTTTAGATATTGATAATCAACACGATATTCATATTAAATTAGCAGATAATTGTTTTGGATATACTATGGAAAATTATAATTTAGCATTAGAAATAGAAATTAGTAGTAATACATTAAATTCAAAAGAATTAAAAGAACATTTATATTTAATTAAACCACTTATTATAAAAATGATAAATAATATAAATAATTGTATGAAATATATTGATATTGCTAATATTCCACAAGACGATTTTATTTTATATAAAGATAAATTTTATACAGAAGTAAATACTAATTCAAATCAAAAATGTATTTCTATAACAGAGGCAGATTTACATTTTTTATATGATATTGAGGATATAGTTAAATTATTATAAAAATAATTAAGGGGGAAAATTAAACAATGGGATTTTTTGATAATCAAGATAAAGGAACTGCTGCCAAATCAAAAGTTACAGTTCAAATACCTGAATTAGAAATTTGTTTAGATAATGAAAATTGGATTCCAATAAATAAACATTCTGTTGATAAATGTTATACAGATTCTATGCCTAGATTACTTATAGTTGTAGATGAGATTGCTGAATTAACAGGTAAATCAGGTATTAAAACCACAGAGGGTAAGGCAGAAGACGCTTTGAAAGACGAAATTTTGAGTAACATTCAATCTATAACACAGTTAGGTCGTTCAGCAGGTATTCATATGATTTTATGTACACAAAGAAATGATGCCACAATATTGCCTGGTGTTATTCAAAATAATCCTTTAAGTATAGATACATTAGTTGAGGTTAAAGAGTAAATACTTATTATAAACTATTTAATTTATATAAGTGATAATTCTATAGTGTCGTGAAATTAAGGGGGAATTTTAATATGATAATTATATGTACAGGTGTAGTTGGAAGTGGTAAAACAACATATGCACAAAATTATATTAAGGATATTTTAGATACAAACAAAAATGCAAAAATAAATATTATAAATGGCTTTGAACAAGAGTATAATATGTTTAAAGATAATATTGTTTTTTGTAAATCTATTGAGGATATAAGTAGTAATTATGACTTAATCATATTTGAAAACTCTAATTTATCTGAAACTGATTTAGCAAAAATTGAAACTTTATCAAAAAATAGTACAATTATATGTATATCACAATATATTTCAGACGCTCAAAGACAAAAATTTATTGAGATGGGTGCAAATATACATCATTGTGTTAGATAAATAAGGAGGCATTATGGAATTATCATTTAAATTTAACGAAAAGGCTAATTGGAAAAGTGGAAAATTTATAATTGATGAATTAGAAATTATAAATGAAGAAATTGAATATGACGATATTAAACTTTATTTAGATGATAAAGAGTATGATGGTGGAATTTCAACTTTTACAACAAATGACGTTAGTGCTGACTGGTTATTTGAAAGTGTTTTAAATGGCTATTTGCGTGGCGATAGTAGTTATCATTCATTTAGTGAAGAATGGAAAGTATTTAAGGATATAGAAAATAAAAAAGAATATCAAGACGATTTAATTATTAAATTGCCTAAATATAATTATGATAGAGTAGAACTATATGAATTAAAATTAGCAACAAGAAAATATCTATATTATGAATATTCAGAAAGTTGTTTATTATTATCAACTGACTTTGTTGTTATAACTGATATGGAGTGTTTTTATATGGATAGTTTATATGAAACTATTGCTGAAATTTTATTAGAAAAAGAAAAGGCTTTATACATAAGTGATAGTATGAGAAGATTTATAAAAGAAAATGAAGAAGATATTTTAGACGAATATAGAGATTAAACAACGAGGGCATATCTTTTAGATATGTCCTTATAAACATTTTAAGTTCTTATTGATATAATAATAAAAACTGAAAGGAAATTATAAAAATGAAACTAATGAAATATTATAATCGTGATAGATTTACAGAAGATGAGAAACAAAAAATTGCAAGAAAATCAAATGATTGTTGTTGCCATTGTGGTAGAAAAGTATTTTTTGGATATGGTGCAACTGTTGACCATTTTATTCCATTAGATAAAGGTGGTTCTAATAGTATGTATAATCTTATTATGCTTTGCTACGACTGTAATCAAGAAAAAGATAATAAAATACAGTCTATGGAATATATTCCTTATTTATCGGACAAGTATTTTAAGGAATTAAATGAATATGTAAATAGTTATATTCAAGTAATGGATTATTGTCAAAGAAATAGAATATTTGCTTATGACGAATATAAAGTTCCTGTTGGTATTTTATCACAGGATTATACAAAACATTCTAAACAAAAAATGGTTGTATCTAATTGTAAACTTAAATTAGCAACTTGGAATGATTTAGATAGATTACACGAATATTTTGTTAAATATTTAAAGAAATATAACCAATTAGATGATGAACAAGCAGCAAGAGAAAATATTATATTTTGGATGCAATTTGGTTGTATTTATTATATTGAACAATTAGGAGAAATTAACACATTATTAGCAATTACAATTAAACATTTTGGAGAAAATGAAGATTTTAGGGGAATTGATTATATTCCACAACTCTATGTTTTTCCTTATTATGCGTCAGATAAGACTATTTCTATAATTAGAAATATGGTTATTTCTTTACCGTCTTTACTTATTGCTGAATGTGATTTAACCTTTTTACCATTCTCTATCATAATGTTAGAGTGTGATAAGGTTTTTCCTAGAGTAGCATCTATTTTTGGAAATGTGCAAGATGATGATATTTGTGATTTTAAAAAAATGAATTATGTAATAGGAGAAATTGGTGACTTTGATAATAAACATTTGGAAATAAATGAAATGAATGAAGAAGAGAAAAAGGTTTATGAGTTTTTACATAAATTTGATAATGTGACTAATGAAATGATAAAATATTTTAAAAAATATAGTGATAGAGAAAGTATTTCTTGGATGATACAAACAGTTTTATCATATGAATTTATTAAAGATACAGAATTAGAAAACTTTATGAATTATAAAGAGTAATAAACACTATTTAATTATAAGAATATTGTATGGAGGTATAAATAATGAGTACAGTAAAATGGAGTCCAACAACAGCCCATATGTGTAATAATGCTCCAGGTACTATTGTAGTAGGTTCTCCAGGTTCAGGAAAAACATTTGCATTATTAAATTTTGCAGCAAATTGTTTAGGAATGGGGCAAAGAGTTATAGCCATAGACCCTAAAAATGACTTTTCAAAATTATATAATGTAAATCCAAATATTGAAATTATTGATATTAACAGAATTAGACCTGGTGCGTTAAATCCATTTGAATTTTTAAAGAAATATAATAAAGATGGAAGTGTAACTACAATAGATACTGCTACACTTATGACAATTATTGAAATTATGTGTGGTAAATTGGATAAACAAACAATTATTGATATTACACCTATTGTAACAGACTTTGTTACTAAAAGTAGAAATAGTACAGATTACTATGATATGCAAGATGTAGCAGATTACTTATATGCCAATCCTAGTAGTGCAGCTCAAACTGTTGGTACTATGTTAAAAATGTTTGAAGATAATAAATATGGTAAACTTTTATTTACTAGAGAAACTGATGTAAAACCATTAGTATTATCAGCAACAAGTTCAATGGTAATTTCATTACACGGATTATCATTACCTGATTATACAAAGAAAGCCGAAGATTATGACGCTAATGAAAGATTTACTTCTGTTATTTTATATATATTAACAAGTAAATTAATGGAAATTCTTTCAGAAGATAGTAAAATTCCTACAACTTTAATCTGTGATGAGGCTCACTTGTTATTTGGTAATAAAGAAATGGGTGCTATTATTGATAGGTTCTTGGTTTTAGGTCGTTCACTTAATGTGGCTACAATTTTAGCATCACAGGGTATTTCACATTTCCCAGATAATATTGCAAACTATATTACAACCAAATTTATGTTTAAGTCGTCTATTGATGAGGCACAATTATTTTTAGATAAGTTTGATACATCTAAAATTGACCCATCTAATGCTATTGATGTTAATTCTATTGTATCAGCAGTTACTAACTTTCCTACTGGTGTATGTTTTATGATGGATAGACTTGGACGAAATGGTATTATTCGTATTAAATCTATTTATGATGTCAAATTACTTACAAGTAATCCATTTGATAAAAAGAGAGAAGATGAATAATGAGAAAATTATTAGTAATTGATGTTCAAAAACAATTTAAAGATGAAAATGGTGGTTATGAAAATTGCTTATCATTTATAAAAGAAAGTGATTATAATGAAATTTATGCAACAGTATTCACACAAACACTTAATGGAGAAGTAAATTACAATTATAAAGATAAGATAAATTGGGAACGCTGTTTACATTGTTCTGAAAATGATTTAGAATTTAATGCTGATAAAATTATATTAAAAAATGGTTATGGTATTAAAAATATAGAAAATATTTTTAATAAAAATGATAAAATAGATGTTATTGGGTGTAATATTGACGCTTGTGTAATGGCAATTTGTTTTCAATTATGGGATATTGGTATTGATTTTAGAATTTTAACAGATTATGTTTATACTACATCAAAAGATTTTTCTAAAAATGATATTATTAAAATAATGAAACCAAATTTTGGAAAATGTATAATTTAAGTTTACATAATATTGAAAAATAGGCACTTATAATAGGTGTCTATTTTACTTTATAAGGGGGAGTTTAATATGAGTAGAGATTGGTCGCCAAAAGAATTAAATATGGCACAAAAACATTTTAAAATGGGAAATTTAGTAGATGGGCTAGTATTTGTAGGTACAGATGGTGTGGAAACACCATTTTATACACCAGAAGAAATAGCCTTATCTCATAAATACACTCAATTAGGAATGTTTGGCTTTGATTTATTGTTAATGTGTAAAGAAAATGGCACACTATCTAGTGAAAAAGGAAAACAACTAATAGAACAAATAGACAATTATTTTAAAGGTATTGAAATTGAAGATACAGATTTAAAAGAAAAGACAGAATTATGGTATAATGGTCAATTAGTACCTGGATATTATTTAGAACACAATAATATGGAGTTTGCAGATTATTTAAAATCTAGGTCTAAAGATTAAGGGGGAATTTATTTGAATAATAAGAAAAAGGCTTATTATAGTGATATACACGAAACACCAATAATAGGTCAAAGAGGAAAATTAATCTTAAAAGACGGAACTATTATACAAACAAGTAGAATTATTGCTATAAATGGTAATACTATTGAAACTTTAAACACAATATATGAAAAAGAAGTAGTATTAAAACTACATCAATTATCATATGAAGAAAAATTAGAAAAAGCAAGAGCATTAAAAATAATCTGTTAAAAATATAAATTTCACTTAAAAAATTGTTGACAAATTCAAATAATTTTGTTATAATAATAACAGTTAAGAGAATTAAACATTTAGATAAGTGGGAGGACACAGATATGCAGATTAATGAAAAATACAGTATTGCAAAGGTAAGAGGAACAAACACAATCAATACAAATATTATTGACGATACAATGGCAGTTTATGACGAGTCTAATGCTAATTATAGATTTGCACATACTATCTATAATATTTGTAAGAGTTCTGTATCAAATGACGAGAAGAATCGTCAGTTAGCAAGAATTTATAGACAGATGGGCATTGAGGGTGCTGATGCCGAGAAGAGAATGTGTGCTGATGTTAAGTCAACTGTATCTACAACTAAAACTGTTAAGGCAACAGATAAGGCAAAGACCTATTCAGCAGAAGAAAAGAAGAAAGCATTAGAGAATTTGATTAAGTTCTTTAGCGAGTTTAAGTTTACTCCGTCTTTTAGATTTGTGAATACACTTGCTAGAGTTTCAAAGCCTTTGGAATATGTGAAAAATTACTTTATGTTACAGGACTTTCAGTATTCATTAGAAATTCAGGACAAGATTAAGTCACCTGAATTTAAACAAATTTTAGAGATTATTCACAATGATGATGTAGAGCCTATCAATAACAGATTTAAGTTATACTTTGGAGAACCTGGTACAGGTAAGACTACACAGGCACAGACAGAGGCAGACTATACAATTATTTGTGCTAGTGATATGATTCCTGCTGACCTTATGCAGAATTTCGCATTTTCCGATGGTAAGGCAGAGTTCCAGAAGTCTGACTTATGGTTGGCTATGGTCGAGGGTAAGAAAATCGTCCTTGACGAGATTAATATGTTACCTTTTGAGTCACTCCGTTGGTTACAGGGTGTACTTGACGGAAAGAAATCTTTCTCTTATAAAGGTTTCAATATTGATATTAAGGACGGATTTGAAGTAATTGGTACTATGAACCTTAATGTAAATGGACAGATTATCTCTATGCCTGCACCTTTGGTAGATAGATGTTCTAATATTTGCGAGTTTGAATTAGACGCTAATGCTTTAATGAGTAGTATCTTGTAAATAATACATAAGCACTCAATTTCGGTTGGGTGCTTTTTATAAAGGAGAAATATATGAATTATAGAGAAGAAATAAAAGATTTATTTACTGTTCCAAATGATTATTATTTAGCACATTGTATTAGTGCTGATTTTGGTATGGGTGCTGGAATTGTAGTTGAATTTAATCGTAGATATGATATGAAAAATATACTACAAACAAAATATCCTATGTATTTAACATACTATACAAATAATAGAATAAATGGTAGTGTTATTTTAGAGGGTAGAACTTTTAATCTTATTACTAAAGAAAGAGTTTATCATAAACCTACTTATGATTCATTAAGAAATTCTTTAATTCAAATGAAGAAAATTTGTTTAGAAAAGAATATTAAAAAATTAGCAATGCCTTTAATTGGATGTGGAATTGATGGACTTGAGTGGGATAAGGTTTCAACTATTGTAAAAGATGTATTTGAAGATACTGATTTAGATATTTGGGTATGTATTTGGGGATAAGATATTATGAATAGTGAATTGAAAGTATATATTTATTCTAAACCTAATACTATGAATGGTTATTTACAGAATGGAGATTGTCATAGATATACTGACGATGTTGCTTTATGTTATGCAACATCAGTAGAAGATGCAACTGAACAGTTTTGTAAATTATATTCTAAAGAATATGTTGTTGGAAATGTTAAAGAAATGAAAATGAATAAGTATGGAATTTGTATCTGTACTGATTATTAAAACCAAAAACAGATTTATTGATTTATAATAAGTCTGTTTTTACTTTTTTGCAAACATATTATTTATATTGTAGTATTTATTATATTTATAAATATGTTATATATCTATATAAAGGTAACTTTTTTATAAATTTAAAGGAGTTTTTATATAAACTAACTTATTTTTTTATAATTTGATTGAAAATTTTATTTACAAATTATTTAAAGGTTGATATAATAAATATAAAAATAAGGGAGTGTTGAGATGAAAAAGAAAATAGTAGAAGAAAAGTATATAATTAAACCTATATTCATAATAAATTTGGGAGATTGTACAAGTAAATATAAATGTGAAGAATGTGGAGATGTGTTCATTGTTCATCACGATAGGGGAGTTTTTGATAATAATGACGCACCTAATTATTGTAAGAAATGTGGAAATAAATTTAATTGGGAGATGGATTAACTATGAAAATTACAAAGATTATTTATGAGTGTGATGTTTGTAAAAACAAATTTGAAGAAGAAAACAAAATAATTACTACTACTGTACCTTGTTATGGTGGGGAAAGAAATGAATATAATACAGAGTGTACGATAGATTTGTGTGACGATTGTGGTAAGAAGTTGAGAAAAGTAATTTATGATAATTTTGCACAGATTACAGATTATTATGGAGTACAAATTACAAATATAAGGAAGTGATATTTATGAATTTATTAGAACATTTTATTATTAAAATTCATTCTGTTGTAGATATTTCAAATGAATTTGAACAAAAATGTGGATATAGTCCAAAAGAACCTTTATATAAAGTCGATTTAACTTATGATTGTTATGGTGTACTTACTAGAACTACTAGAAATTTTTATAAGTCAGAATTAGAGTTTACAACAAATAGAGGATATTTTTTAGCATAGAAAAGAAGATATTTATAATCCTAGTATTTATTCAGAGTGTTTAATTAAAAAAGAAGTTTAGGAATAGGGGGTATTTACATATGAAAATTGTTGTAGACGAATTACCAAAAAAGTATAAAGAGTGTGATTTTGCAATTCATTGTAAAGATTTTCCGTCTGTATGTAAATTAAAAATTGATTCTGAATTACCATTTGGTCTTCATTTTGGATATAATAATAAATATAATTGTGAATTAGAACATAAAGACAGTTGTAGTCATTTATGTACTATTAAATTAGGAGATTAAATATGAAAAAGAGAGTAGAATACATATTAACAGATGAAGAAATTTCTTGTGTTGAAGATATTAGATTAGCAAAGCGTGAATTAGATAAAATGGTAGATAAAATATTATCAGAAAAACCAGAAGATGCACATTATGCTGATTTTATGATTAGTATTTCTGATAGATTATCATTTGCATTAAATGTATTAGAAATAGATTAGGGAGAAGTTACAATTAAAATCTATTACAAAGGAGATGTAATTATGAATATAGAAAGAGAAAAAAAGAATTTTGAAAATCATATTGCTACCTTTACTGATTATGGTAATATTAAAATACTTGATTTTAAAAATCCTAATTCTTCTAATTATCGTATTAGATTTTTATTTGAAGAAGATTATTGTCGATTACATATATCAGGAGATTTAGGAGAACTTATTGCTACTAATTATAATAATATGACTTTTGATAAATTCTCTGATTTTGTCAATAATACAGGCTATTTTGAAGAAAAGATAGATTGTCACAGTAGAGCAATTTATTATTATGATGAAGAATTAGCAAGAGAGAAATTAAAAGAGTATATTAACGAATATGAATTATTGGATTATTCTAATAAATATGATTGGGCAAATGAAGAAGATAGAATGGACTATATTATCAATGATATTTTAGAAGATTTTACAGACAGAAATGGAATTGGTAGTAAGGGATATGAAGAATTACACGAATTAGATTGTGATTGTTTTGAATATGCTTGTGATTTAGGTAAGAAATCCACAGGTATTCTATCTTTATATATGTTGGCTTTTAAATTAGCAACTGAACAATTAACAGAAAAGGAGAATTAAATATGTCAATTACTTTTGAAGAAATGGAACAGATGATACAAGAATGGATGGCACAAGCACTTACTGTTAAGGATTTAGCAAAAATTTATTCTGTAATTGTATCAGAGGCAGATAGACAACTTGAATATTTATCAGAAGAATTAATTAAAGAAAAGATTGAAAGTTTACAGAAAAATGGATTTTAAAGGAGATAAATTGTATGTATGAATATCCTAGACCTAATTTTAAAACAATGTTAGATATGTCACATTTTTTTGAAGTTTTAGATGAACAAAATATATCAAAATCACAAAAGTATGAACTTACAAAGAGATATGTTGACGAAATTCTAAAACAACATAAGATTGACGAATTTAATGCTAATGGTGGTATTTTAAAATTTTCTTTTAAGTTTGAGAAATCTAAATTAGTTAATTTTAAGTTTATCTAATGCTATTTAATTATAAAAGGGGGGGTATTTATAATGAATACAAATATGTCTTTTATAAGAACTTCATTAGAAGAAATGGTAGTAGATAAGTTAGATAATCTTTGTGATTGTGAAATTTCAGAAGAGGTATATCAATTTCTACAAGGTAAAGAAGATAAAATTGTAGAAAATGCGTATTCTCTACTTGAAAGTGGAGAATTATTAGATGGATATGATTATGATTTAATTTTAGATTGGTCAAATTATGATGAATTTCAAGGAATTTCTAATATCACAACTGATATAATTAAGAATTGTTCTACATCTACTATGAATGAAATTAGTCGTGACGCATTATATAACTATGATTTACTTTGGGTAAAAGCAATTTATAAAGCATTTCCTAAAAAAGTAACAAACCCTAAAAATGGTATTATTACTTTAAAAAGTAAATGGGCAGAAATCAGATGTGATTTCTTTGACGAAATTGAACAAAAATGGTATGTAGATGCTTGGAAAACTAATAGTGATAATGAAGAGGGTAAAGTTATTGCTAAAATTAGTTTAGATAAATCTATTGAATATTTAGATAAAGATGCTGAAACTGATAAGTATGCTCAAGAAATTATTCAAACTAAAATAAAAATGTTATAAAATTTTATAAAAATACACCTTACTAAATAAATAGTGAGATGTATTTTTACTTATAGGAGAAAAATATGATAGAAATAACAGATGAGTTAATTAAGTCAATACTTATAAAAAATTGTATTTTTACATTTATACTAATTGCTGTATTTGTAGTAATAGGAATATTATTATTAGTATGGTGTAAATATGGTAAATTTGAAAAATTACAAAAAAGATTAGTTAAATTATTTGGAATATTACTTATTGTAGTAAGTTTATTGTGTTCTATATATGGAATAAGAAATATTTTAAGTTTAAATAATTATGAAATAAAATATGTTAATATTATAGATAAACAATATTCTTGTAAAGGAGAAGATTATACTGAATATTATTATTTATATGCAACAAATGAAAAAGAAAATTTTGAGATAAGAGTTTCTGAATATGATTACCACTTTGTAGCCGACATTGGAGAAAATGTATATATAGTTACATCTTCATCAAATAAAGTTTTATGTCATTTTTTTGAAGATAATACATCAAGTCATATAAATGGAGATTCTGTATATTATATTGACGAAGATATTAAAGGTAGATATAAAAAAATAACAAATATAAAAAACTATTATCATAAAAGAACTGATGGAAATGTTCTGGGATATTATATAAATTATTAGTATATTATAAAAATTGTTTACAAATACATCTTACTGTGTTATAATAATAACATAAGTGAGATGTATTTTTATTTATATGGGAGAATATAAGATGTTAGAATTAAGAGAAAGAAACGGAATAAAACATATTATTTCAGATAATGAGTTAAACGCATTTGCGTGGGCTGGATATTACGCAAATTGTTCAAATATTATTATCAATGGAAAAGACTATACTGTTGTTCATATAACTGATTCTTCTATTGATTTTAGTGACGGAACATCTCTTCCTATTGGATGTTATGCTATTTTTGAGGGAGAAGATGGTATTGTAGTTTATAATGATTATGAATTAAGGGAAATTAGAAATAATAATCCTTTAGATAAAAATATTTATTGTTTTGATGACGAAACCTTTTTAAAAGTATCATAGGAGTATTATATGGATATATTTGCAAGAGATTTAAAAGTAGGCGATTTAGTAAATTGTCACGAACAAGGTTGGCTTACAGTAAAAGAAATTGAATATGATTGGTTTATAACTATTACTTATAATAATGGTTGGACAACAAAATATTCAAGAGATAAAAGATTATTTGTAATAAGAGATAAGGGGTAAATAAATGGATAAAAGAAAATTAAGTCAATATTTAAGTTATATATTAAGACATAAACCAGAAGATATTGGTATCACATTAGATACTAATGGTTATGTTAGATGTGATACTTTAATTAAATCAATAAATGATAAAGGAGAATATCATATAACTTTAAATATTTTAAAAGACATTGTGGCAACTGATAATAAGCAGAGATATTCATTTAAAGACGGATATACTTATATTAGGGCAAATCAAGGTCATTCTACAAACCAAGTTGATTTGAATTTTAAGGAATATACAAATACAAACACATTATATCACGGAACAGCATCTAGGTTTATTAAAGATATTACTAATTCTGGTGGTTTAAAACCTATGAGTAGACAATATGTTCATTTAAGTAAAGATATTGATACAGCAAATAAAGTAGGTAATAGACACGGAAATGTAGTAATTTTATCTATAAATACAAAGGCTATGATGGAAGACGGATATAAATTCTATGAATCAGAAAATGGTGTAATTTTAACAAAAGAAGTGCCTATGAAATATATTATGTTTTAATACTTTTGGGGGTTTTAAAAATGTCAAGATATGTATATGCAAAAATTGAAGATGGTTGTATTAAAATTCCACAAGAAATGTTAAGTAGATTTGATATTATGGATAATTCTATTGTGGAAATATCTCAAATTGGAGAAACCGATTTGCAAATTTCTTTTGTAGAAGATTTTTGTTGTCCTTATGGATATACAAAGACACAAGAACGATGTTATAAATGTGCTTGTTATGAGGGTTGCAAAAGAACTGAAAGAGTACAAAGATTACATTTATAAGGATAGAAAGGAATTATAAAAATGGAAAATATAAATAACGCAATTAAACATAAAACTATATCTGTTTGGACAGAAGTTCCTGACGGTCTAAATAGTGTAAGAGATGAAAGAGAAAATATTTTCAAAAATTTAGAAGATGCAATTTCTTTTATGCACGGAAAAACAGTAAAAAACTATGTAAATAGGGAATTACAAATTAAAGAAAATGAGAGAGTTGCGTTAGTTGAAATGAATATAGTATTTGACGAAAATAAATTATTAAAACTATAAAAGGGGGGTACAATTTCCCTTATTAATCTTTTGTGTTTAAATTTTACTATTTGTAAAGGAGAATAATATTATGGCAAGTGTTTATTGTTTTGAATTAAAGAATGTTAAAGAATTTCCTGGTAGAGAGGGATATGGGGGAATAACTGCGTCTATGTATCTTTATGGAAAGAAAATTGGAACTTATGAAGATTATGGCGATGGTGGTTGTGAGATAGTTAATTATAATACAAAGAAAGACGAAGAAAATATGATGCACACCATTATTAATTTTGCAAAAAATTATAATAATGATTTTATTATAAATTTATATAAGGAAAGACCACAACAGTTTAAGGAAGAGTGCGAGAGATTTAAAAAGTATCATCCTTATATTAAAGACGAAGATATTACTATTCAGACAATGGCAAGTAATTCTATTGTCTATATTGTTGAAGAATTTTTAAAACTTTATCATATTGAGAAAGATTTTAAGAAATTTAAGAAGAAAGGTTATGACGGATTAGCCATTAAAGAAGATGGTTCTGGATTTGCATTTACTGGTTCTGCTGAAAAATATAAAAAGGACGGATATACTATTTATATGGAAGAATTTGATTTTGTTAAGTAAGGAGTGATATTATGAAAATCAAAGCATATTATTTAGGTATATTTACAGATGTATTAGGTATTGATTTTAAAAATAATAAAGTTAAAATCAATGATGCAATAAGTAAAGATGTCTATACGGAAATGGAAATTTCATTAGATAGTGTTACCATTTTATATAATGTTGGCATAGATAAAAATAATTCTGAAATTTATTCAGGAGATATTGTTGAATGTTTTATTGATACAGACGAAAATGGAACACCTAAATATAAAGTATATCAAGTTATTTGGAATGAAACTTATAATTGTTGGTGGTTATCTGATTTGTTTGGTACAGAAGACGAGTATTTTCATAGATTTAATTCTAATGAAATGGAAATCGTAGATAATATATTTCAACAACACCGTTATTATAATAAAGATGGTAAATTCTATAAATGGTCATTTTAGGAGTATTTTATGAGTAAAGTAGTATGTTTTACAGGTCGTAGACCAAAGGATTTGTGTGGTTATGACCGAGAATGTTATTTAGAATTTAATAATCAGTTAGTTAAATTTGTTAAAAAGTTATATGATGACGGAGTACGAACTTTTATAACTGGTGGTGCTCAAGGATTTGACCAACTTGCTTTTTGGGCTGTAAATAAATTAAAAACAAAATATGATGATATAACCAATATTGTTTATGTGCCATATAAAGGACAAGAGAAAATGTGGGCTAAAATCGGAGTATTTTCACAAGATGATTATAAACAAATGTTAGAAAAAGCAGATGAAGTTAAATATTTACAAGGTTATTGTGTTGAAAATTGGAGTAAAGCCTTAATGGACAGAAATCATAAAATGGTAGATGATTCGGACTTTGTAGTTGCTTTATATCAAGGAGATGATTGGGCATCTGCAAAAGGTGGAACTGCCGAATGTATGAGATATGCAAATAGACACAATAAGCAGATAATTCAATTAAATTATCGTATAGAAGACGGAGATTTGCTTATATAAAAGGGGGTAAATTTAATATGTTTACTATAAACGGAAAATATAACAATGCTATTATATATACTGATAATGTTGATAATGAAACACAATCACAAATTATTCAGTTATTAAATCAAGAATTTATTAAAGAGAATCAAATTCGTATTATGCCAGATACTCACGCAGGGGCAGGTTGTGTTATTGGTACTACTATGACTATTAACGATAAAATAGTGCCTAATCTTGTTGGAGTAGATATTGGCTGCGGTATGTTATCAGTTAAATTAGAAGAAACTGAAATTGATTTAGATATGTTAGATAATGTAATTCGTAAATATGTACCATCAGGTTTTGATATTCACGAAAGAGCCATTGCTAAATCTAATATAGATAAAATTAAAGCACCTATTGATGTTGATAAGGCTTTTAAGTCTTTAGGTACTTTGGGTGGTGGAAATCATTTTATTGAAGTAGATAAAGATAAAAATGGAAATCTATGGTTAGTAGTACATACAGGTTCAAGACATTTAGGACTTGAAGTTTGTAAGCATTATCAAGATTTAGCATATCATACTATTAAAAATAATGGTATTGAAAAAAAGATAAAAGAAACTGTAGAAAAATTAAAATCAGAGGGAAAACATCGTGATATTGAGAATACAATAAAAATTATCAAAATGCAAACAGGTCCTATTCCAAAGGATTTATGTTATGTAGAGGGTCAAAACTTTGAAGATTATATTCACGATATGGAATTAGCACAAGAACACGCAAAAATCAATAGAGAAACTATTATTGCACAAATTCTTAAATATGCTAATTTACACGATGTAGAACGATTTGATACTATCCATAATTATATAGATATAGATAATATGATTCTTCGTAAGGGTGCTATTTCAGCACAATTAGGAGAAAAAGTTCTTATACCTATGAATATGCGTGACGGTTCTTTAATTTGTGTAGGTAAGGGAAATCCAGAATGGAATTATTCAGCACCACACGGAGCAGGTAGAATTATGTCAAGAAGTCAGGCAAAAGATTTAGTATCTATGGAAGAATATCAAAAATCTATGAATGGTATTTATACAACTTGTGTATCTACTGCAACTATTGACGAATCTCCAATGGTATATAAGCCAATGGATGAAATTGTTGAAAATGTAAAAGATACCGTAGATATTATAGATTGTATTAAACCTATTTATAATTTTAAGGCTAATTAATTATTTAAGGGGAATTATTTTTATAATTCTCCTTTATTTCATTAAAACTTAATTGACAAATTAGTAAAAATGTGATATAATTAAAGTATAATAAATATTCAACATAATGATATTATTTATTCAGTAATTGATAACTATGAATTTAGAATTTTTAAAAGAATAATTTATATGAAAGGATAATTAAATTATGAGATATAATGCAATTTTAGGATTTAATACAAAGCAATGGTGGGCTTATGATAATGAAACAGATGAGTATTGTGACCCCCCTATAACAGTATTAGAAGAGATTAAAAAACATTCAGATGATTTAAAAGAACAAGAAGAATATTTTAATAAAATTCTTGCAGAAAAACCAAATTGGTTAAATGACACAAGGCATCGTTATAATGAAATTGAGTAAATAATAAGAACTATTTAATTATAAGGAACACAAATATTACAAAATTGTTACAAAAATTTCAAAAAATTGTTTACAAAAATGGAAACTTTTGGTATAATAAATACTGTCGTTGAGTTATTTTTAGGACAAACGGAGGTAAGTTATTATGAAGAAATTTGTAACAATGTTGACAATTATGGTACTTTTAATTGGATTTTGTCCAACAGAGGTACAAGCTGCTAACCATAAACTAGATGAGGAACAGACAGAAATTGCAGAATATTTAGCAGAAGTGTGTACAGAGAATTGGGAAGAGTATGGTGTACTTCCTAGTGTGTGTATTGCACAGGCATATATGGAAAGTCATATAGGTAAGTATTGTTATTCTAATAATCTTTGGGGATTATATGGTGGTTATACCTCATTTGATTCATTAGAAGAGGGTACATACGAATATCTTGAAATTATCAATAATGGCTATTATGATGACGCTTTATATCTAACTGATTATGAAAAGCAAATCAACGCAATTTATGATGGTGGATATTGTACATCAAGTAGAGAACATTATGTTGGTGGTATTATTTGGATAATTGAAGAATTTGATTTAACCAAGTATGACCAAGAAATATATGAGAATTGCTATAAGAAAACTTCAATGACTGATAAAACTTGGAAACATAGATAAAGTTTTATAAGAGTGTTTTTTATAAACACTCTTATTTTTATATTAAATTATAATAAGGAGGTAACTTATGAAAACAAGAGATAATTCATTATGGAGAGATAGAAAGCGTATTTGGTGTGGATTGCCCTGGACATTCACAATATATGAATTAACTGATAATAGATTGTTTATTGAGCGTGGATTTTTCAATAAACAATATGATGAGGTTAGATTATATCGTATTTTGGATGTTGGGTTATCTCGTTCTTTAATACAAAGAATGTTTGGACTAGGAACAATTAGAGTTCAATCTTCTGATAAAAGTATGAATGATTTTGAATTGAAAAATATTAAGAAATCACAAGATGTAATTGAAGTTTTATCAAAACAAGTCGAAGAAGAGCGTATGAGCCATAGAATTATGGGTAGAGAGATTATGACTGATTTTGACGAAGAAGACGATTATGAAGAAAACTAATTAGTATTATACTCTTATAAAGAATGAAAGGAAAAAATATGATTAATAAAATAGAAAAATTTATATATTTTATTGGTCTAACAGAAAAAGAATATGAAATTATAAAACCTAACATTTCCATATATAATAGAACAATGTTAGATTTATTTTTACATATATCATCAATATTGATGACTATATTATTTGGTTTATCATTTTTCTTACCAACCATTTTTAAAAGTCCATTATTATATTTATGTGTTTTTATATTTACAACAATTTTAATATTTATTATTAAAATTATAGATAAAAAGAATTATAAGTATACACAAGCATTAGTATATATAAACATAATTGCTATAATGTGTTATAGTATAATTGTGGGAACTATATTAAATCCTACACAGTCGGCAATAATGTTTATGGTAATGTTAGTATTCATACCTATATTATTTATTGATATACCAATAAGAACAACTATAATTTCTTATGGATTTACTTTAATATTTATTATATTAGATTTTCATTATAAAGAATTAGATTTAATTATAACAGATATTCTAAATGCTTTATTATATAGTACATTAGGAATTATAAGTGGAATTATTGTAGATAGAATGAAAGCAAGTAATTTTTTATTAGAATATAAATTACAAAAATTAGGAATTACCGATATACTAACACAAACAAATAATAGAAATTCATTTGAAATGGATATAAAAACAATTAAAGAAAAGGTAAGAACTGCCTTAACTTGTATTTATATTGATGTAAATGGTTTACACGAACTGAATAATGAAAAAGGTCACGATGCAGGAGATGAAATGCTTAAATATGTGGCAAATCAATTAAAAGATGTATTCTTTTTAGACCAAGTTTATAGAATTGGTGGAGATGAATTTGTTGTTTTTGTTATAGATAAGAATGAAATCGCTATCCAACAAAAAATTGAAGAATTAAATAGAAAAATAACTAAAGCATCTTATCATATTGCTATTGGATATAGTTATAAAGAACTAGAAAACATCAATATAGATGAAATGTTAAAAGAAGCAGAGAAAAGAATGTATAAGGATAAGAAACAATATTACATTCAACATAAATTAAAGGAACGGAGGGAATAGTGTCTTATGAACAATTCATTAGAAATTTTAAACCTATTTCTATCTAAAAAAGACACTATTACTCTTTTTTGGAAATATGAACAAGGTTGGCAAGTAATCAATGCTAATACCGATTGTATTGATGAAAAATATTATGAGAGTGGTATTCAAGCATTAGAGCCACTTATTGTTAAGCAAGAAATATCAAAATTTAAACGATTTATAAAAATGATTAAATCAAATTTAATGGGAGAAAATAAAACTCCTAACAATAAAGATGTATTAGAACAAATATTTACTTTTAATGTAAATAATAGTAATACATATTATAAGATTACTTGTAATTTTAATTATGTAGAGAATGTGGCTGATACTGTATTAACCACAATTACAAAATTAAGTACAGAAGATAGTTATAGATATACACTATCACAAACTATTACAAATGATAAAAACCCAGATAGTTTTAATATAGAGGTTCAAAATCTATTTAATGCAAATCCAGATAAAACCTTTGCTATTATTCAATTTGATATAGAGGGATTTAAAAATATCAATTCACAATATGGAGAGCAATTTGGAGATGAATTATTAAAATATATCATAGATAATTTAAAAATTATTTGTAATGATGAACAACTATATACTAGATTAACTGCTGATGTATTTATGATTGTAACCACTTATGAAACAAAACAAGATATATTAGATTTAATAGAAGAAATTAGGAAAAATTTATTAAATTATAAATATAAGCACTATCGTCTTGTTTTTGGTATAAATTATATAACAGATAAATCGAAAATTTTGAGATTTTATGGAGATGGTGCTGCTATTGCTAGACAAAGTATTAAAGGCGATATTCTTAAATATTATGCTTTCTATGATTTTGATAATATGTCAAATGATGAAGATGAAATTTGGATATTATCACATATGGAGAGGGCATTGAAAAATAAAGAATTTCAAATGTATTTACAACCTAAATTTAATGTAATAACAAATAAAGTAGTTGGAGCAGAGGCATTAGTTAGATGGGTACATCCAACTAAAGGTGTCATTCCACCTATTAAATTCATTTCATTATTTGAAAAGAATGGGTTCATTATTAAATTAGATTGGTATATTTGGGAAGAGGCTTGTAAATGTTTGTCTAAATGGCGTGATGAAAATAAACCTATTATTCCAATTTCAGTAAATGTATCAAGAAAGAATATGATAGACGATAGTTATATTGAATATTTAGATTTACTAATTAAGAAATATAAATTAGAGAAATCATATTTAGAATTGGAAATCACAGAAACTATTGATGATAAAACTATCAATAGAAGTATAGACTTATTAAAAGAACAAGGATATACATTACTTATGGACGATTTTGGTTCTGGATATTCTTCTCTTAATATGCTTAAAGATACTAAATTTGATGTTATTAAAATTGATAGAATGTTCTTAAATAATTTTACGGAATCAGATAGGGGTCAACAGATTATTAAATCTACCATTTCTATGTCACATTCTATTGGACTTGATATAATTGCAGAGGGTGTTGAAACACAAGAACAAGTACAATTTTTAAGTGAATGTGGTTGTGATACAGTACAAGGTTTTTATTATGCTAAACCTATGACAGTATCAGAATTTAATGAAAAATATAATAAATAAGAGAGGTACATATATGATTATTAGTATTGTTGGTTTAACGAATAGTGGAAAAGATTCAGTAGCCAAATATATAAATGAAACATATAATATTCCTATGGTAGTATCATATACAACAAGACCAAAAAGAGATTATGAAACAGATGGTAAAGAGCATTGGTTTGTTGATAAAGCAAAAATGGCAGAATTGATGAAAAGAAATGATGTTATTGCTTATACAAAAAATAAAACTACTGAAATTGAATATTGTGCTGTTGGTGGATTAAAACCTAATGAAAATTTAGTTTATATTATCAATCCAGAGGGTATTTATTGGTTTGAAAATAATGGTGGTAAAGCAGAAATGTATTCTATTTATATTGATGCTGATGAAACCGATATTTATAATCGTGGTATAAATCGTGGAGATGATAAAAAAGTTTTAACTACTAGATTAACAAGTGAAAAAGCAGAATTTATTGAATTTAGAGATAAAGGACATTATGATTATATTATTCATAATGATAAAACTTTGGAACATATGTATAATGAAGTAGATAAAGTTATGTATTCATTAGGTTTTAGAAAGAGTTAAGTTTATGGAGTGGTATTTTAATAATATCACTCCTTTTTGTATACAAAATTATAAAATATTATTATAATAAAAATATAAGGGGGGGGTTTTTATTATGATAAATCAACATAATGGTAAAAGATTAAATGAAAAATCAGGAAAGGAATATTTACCAAAACAAAAAGATAATATAAATCATTCAAAGAAAGCAAATAAAAAATATAGATGTAATGATTGTAATAAAAAACTACCTATATATGCTTTGGTAGAACAACCACCTAATAAACACGGTAGAGTTTTTATTTGTTATAAGTGCTTGAAAGGAGATACAAAATGAAAATAACAGAAGAAATGGTAATTGAATTAAATAATGAACTTAAAGATATGGGTTGTCCATTTAGATATGAATATGACGAAAATGGTTATACAGGAAATCCACATATGAAAATTACTTTACCTAATATGACTTATGTAGATAGTTTTATTATTAACCCATCAAGAGAATATTTTAATTGGTTAAAATTATGGTTTAAACATAAAGGAATAGATTTAAGCTGTAATAATGACGGAAGTATTATATGGTCATTAAATGGTTGGAATAGTGAGGATATGTAAAATGAATATTATTAACGCTTATAAACATTTTAAAAAAGTTTGTATTCATAAAAAATGGGTATTTTATTATTGTGTATTGGCAGGTATTCCTATTCAAGGATTATTACACGATTTATCTAAATTTTCTCCAACTGAATTTTTTGAAAGTGTTAAATATTATCAAGGAGATAGAAGTCCTATTGATGAATGTAAAAAACAAAATGGTTGGTCAAAAGCGTGGTTACATCATAAAGGTAAAAATAAACACCATTACGAATATTGGCAGGATGATTTTGATAATGGTGGAAAACCTTTAGAAATGCCTAAAAAATATAAAATTGAATTATTATGTGATTATTTAGGGGCAGGTAGAGCCTATTATGGAGATGATTTTACTTATGAAAAGGAATTAGATTGGTGGAAAGTAAAAAGAAATAAACCATTATCTATGCACCCTAATGATAAAAAATTTATTGATAAATGGATGTATTTATTAGTTAAATATGGAGATAAAGCATTAAAACATATAAAATAGGAGAAATTATGAAAAGAATTGTATTATTGATTAGTGTATTAGTAATGTTATTGTTGGTTGGTTGTGGTAATGAAGTTGATACAATTTCAACTAGAACACAATATCCAAAGAATACAAAGGATTTAGATTTAGACTTTAAAAAAATTGAAAATGATTTTAAGACATCAGAAAATGGACTTATTTATAATGATATAGCATTTTATGTTTGTAATTATGATAAAGTTCCTGTTTTAATGCTTAATATTCCAAATAATATAAATATAGATTTAATTAAAAGTGATAGTAATTATATTTATCTAACTAATAATATAAAGGTAACTTATTCTGCAAATACAGAATTGATTGATTTTTCAAATAATAAAGAAATTGAAACATTAGAATTATTAGATACATATTATATTGATGGTCGTACTGTTAAAATTATTAAATCAACACAAGAAAATATTTATTATGCTTTAGTTTTAATTGGAGATGAGTTTGTTTCGATTGAAATAAATGAAACCAAAGAAACAGTAGCTATTGAATTATTAAAAGAATTGTGTGGTTTATTAGTGTTTTAAGGAGAATTATATATGACAAAACCATCAAAGAGAAAGTTAATTAAATATTATAAAAAACTAAATAAAAAATATAAAACAACTGATAATGAAATGGTTAGAATTATTACTTTAAAAGAAAAAAGTAGAATTAAAGAAAAACTACTTAATAGTGGGGTTGATATAAGAAAATTAAATAAATTTGACGAAAAATCTAAAATATTGTAAATTTTTTATTTACAAATTACTAAATATGTGCTACACTATATATAGTAAATAAAAAATGGGGAGATGATACTTATGAAAAAGGGAAAACTTAACATACTTGTTGGAGTGGCAGGTTGTGGAAAAAGTACATATATAAATTCTGTTAAAAAAGAAGATGATGTGGTTATATCTTCTGATGATATTAGAGAGGAAATATATGGTGATGCTGAAAATCAGCAAAATGCTGGACTTGTATTTTCTATTTTTCACGGTAGAATTGCAGACGCTCTTGTTAAAGGAAAAACAGTTTGGGCAGATGCAACAAGTTTAAGTAAAATTGCAAGAAAAGACTTTTATAAGTATGCTAAAGGTTTTGCAATCAACTCTCATATTATTGTAGCATCTCTTGAAAAGTGTAAGGAACAGAATAATTCTCGAAGTAGAAAAGTTCCTAATGATGTAATTGAAAGAATGTATAATAATATCGAATTGCCTAATAATGAACCTACAGGCACAATCGTTGTTAGAAATATTGATGGAAAGTACATAATAACAAAATATAATGGGGAAACCTATGAAGAATTAGTAAGGAGTGAGTAAAATGGATGTAGGTAGTGGTACAGGTTATCCATCTAGTACATTATCTAATTTTGCACCACATCCATTTATAATTGACGGTGTTCAATGTAATTCAATGGAGGGATTTTTACAGAGTTTGAAATTCAAAGAAATTGAAATGCAAAAACAAGTATGTCAATTAGTTGGAAAGGCTGCAAAATTTAAAGGTAAGAAAAAGAAATGGTATAGAACACAGACATTATATTGGCAAGGTGTTGAATATAAAAGAGATAGTGAAGAAT